AGGTGTGAGAGAGGGGCTTAAACTTCCTAACCTAACTCCCCCTCCTCACAGAAAGGTTTCTATCATGGGATACGTCAAGATCCTCAATATCATTCTAGCTCTCCTGAGCTGGAACGGAGCGCCGACAGGTCGCTTATTGAGCGCACCTGTCCTCGACCACCTGACTTCGGTAGCAAAAGCTATCGAGTCAGCGCCAACCTCGTATCAGGTGCGCGTCATCGCGCTCGGGTACGAGGAGTCACGCTTCGGGTTTCAGCACGTCCTTAAGGGGCGCAAGCTGAAGGTGTCGAGCGGTGCGTGTGGGATTTTCCAACAGTTGCCTCGGTACGCTCTCGCGGGGAAGACCACCTGTGCGAAGCTCCAACAGCCTAAAGAGGCTGTGAGGCAAGCTCTCGCATACCTGAAGATGATTGAGAAGAGGTTCAAGCCTCGTCACAAGGGCAAGGGTGAGCTTCGCATGGATCGGGCGATGTGCCATTACTTCTCGGGCAACCGATGTGATCGGAGCGCGAGAAAGTATTCGCAACGCCACCGAGCCACACGCCTAAAGACTCTCCGTCTTTGGAAGGAGTGGAGATGAGGAGGTGTCAGCGTTGCGATAATCACGCCCGCATGTACAAATGCTCTTGGTACAACAGGCAGGAAATCTGCCTGTCATGCGCCGAGAAAGAGACACATCGCGCTGACTATCGAGCTTGCCGAGAGGCGGAGCTTGAGGCGGTTCGATCGGGTGACTTCAACTTCACTTTCCTTTCAGCTTGGAAGGAGGGATGAGGTCGGGGGGGGGCGCGAACGCGCTCCTCCCTTATGAGTTCACGAGGGTGTATTTTGACCCCATGTTGTAGAACGACAAAAGGGCGCTCGCAAGGTCAAATCATCGACCTTACGAGCGCCCTTTTGTTTTGTTTTCTTTTCTCAGCGTCTTATTAGAGTAGCCCGTTTTGCTTGAGGATATTTGAGAGGTTGTTTCGGGCTTCCATCGCTTTCTGTTCCGCAGAGGCGAGGGGGGCTGAAAAAGAGGCTTCTAGTTTATCTGCGCGTCGGGAGGAGACCCGAGCCTCCTCTCTAAGTCTCGTGACTTCCTGTTTCTTGATCTCGGCTTCGCTGAGAAGATTTTCAAAGATGCGCTTTGCTTCGCTTGTAGCCATGAGAGCTTCAGCTACGGTCTGCCATTTCTCTTGTTGGAGATTCTCTTGTTGGGTTTGGAGTTGAGGTAGAGGCATAACTTTGTAGTGTCCGTGTGAGATACGCTCAAGAGCGCCTAGTCTCCTCAACGTGGAAATAACATTAGTGGGCCACTTAAAGTCACCGACAGACTTTAGGTCGCTAGAAAGGACATCTTGTCTATGTTTGATTTGGTCGTAAAGAATATCCGCATCGAGTGGGTTAAGCTCTCCTTTCAAAATAAGCCCTCTCTGTAGGAGAATAGAGTTTGAATCTACTAAAGACTTTATGGCGCGCGCGAAGCGATGCCTTGTACACTCTGAAGAGAGCGAGGTTACGTCCTCACGGACTTTATCGTAGCTGTTGATGTCAGAGGTCAAGTGATCCCAAATAGCCCTCTGAACAGGGCATACAAGTGCGATTGTTTTTATGTTACTCTGAGTAACCCTGTATATAGGGGGGAGTTGCTGACAGATGTAACGTCCTTGATCTACTCGGAGTAGTCCTTGATCACTAAGGAGGGTTTCGAGAGCGGAATCGGTGGTCGAAGATTCTTTCTCTGAGAGGGAGTGAATATCTTTGTATCGGTATGTAGTCCCTTCAGTCAGCTTATTGTAGAGTTCAGCCGAGTTAGTGGGTTTCCACTCGCCCTGAGTAAGAGTGTAATAGTCACTGTTTCTCGTAGCGAATCCTCGATGAACAATGCCGTTGATGTTGCTTCTGATCTCACCTTCTGAAGCATTTGGAAACATCTTAGCGATGTTTCGATAGGAAAGAGTCTTTTTTGGGGAGTTGTCGAGGAGGGCGACGATGGATCTTCTTAGTCTGTGTGTGTCTGTGATCATGTTTCTTTCTCGATGAGGTCTAGCGCCTCAGTGACGATATCAGGGAGAGCCTCGATGAGTGGCGAAGCTCTATCGACATATATGATTTCGGAAAGCTCTTTTTGCTTTCCCTCAACAAAAACGAAAATTTCTTTCCTTGACCGCACCCTCGCGCTGAAGAAATAGGGGAGGGCTTCTTGGGTCTGTGTGTCAGTTAGTCTGAAGGAAATATGGTCTTCTCTCACCTCTTCTTTCTTGAAGGTTGCGGTCACTCCCTCGCTCTGTATGTGGATGTGAATCATCAGGTCATCTCCTTAAAAATCTCCCCGAGGGGTAACACTTCATCAGGCACTTAGCGCATACACATATGATAGTCTCGACAGGGTAAAAATCGCTGTTTCTAGTGAGGACTCGACAGTACTTTCTGATGAGTCTTCTAGGGGGCTTAAGGCCAAGTATACTACAGCGAGCCATTTCTGCACTGAGTAGGTCAAACACTCTCTCTGCTATCTGTACCTGAACGCTTAGTTTCTTGGCTTCCCTCAGTTCTTTCTCAAACTGATTGGGAGAGATAATCTGAATAGGGACAGAGGGGCATCGCCCTGTAGGGAAGCAGTCGGACGTATTCTTGTACGCCTCGTCTCCTGTCTTTTTATAGAGGTGTCTCAGCTTAGCGTAGCTCGTAAGCAACTCTACCGTCGCGTTCTCTGCATTCAAGTGCCTATGGAAGAGTGTAAGCTCCTCAAGATACTTGATCGGCTTCATAGTCTTACGAACCTATCGCCTTAGCGTTCATGCACATTGCGCTCAGAGCGCAGACCTGAGCGCACTGAGTGCGATCAACACCCTCTGCTCCGAAGCATCCAAGAGAGCTTCCCTCGACGTGGTGAGTCTTCCAACCCTCTAGTCCCTTAAGGGCGCGCTCGCTCGTCTTCTCGATCACTTTAAGGATTTTTGACGTGTAGCCCTTCAGCCCCTTCTTCTTAGCGTCTGCGAGGATGAGTGCCTGCTTCTTTCTGCGTTCTTCAGGGATGAAGTCGAGGGGCGTTACGTCCTCAGAGAAAGAAAGGACAACCTCTCCGCTCTGCGCCTCGCTCAAGTAGACGTCACCACCCTCAATTGCGCCCCACACGTTACCCTCGACAAGCTCTAGGAAGATACTCTGAGCATCCTCTACGGTAGGCTCAATCTCCACCTCATCATCAAAGAGGTTATCGAGGTTGAGCGCGTCAGAAACCACAGTGTCTTCTGTGGACTCGTCAACATCGAAGGGAGGCTCGGACTCAGAGTTATCTGTGAGTGTGTAACCCTCAGCTTGAGGCTCAGTAGGCTCAGCAGAAAGGTCTTTCTTGACAGTCTCGACCATATCAATGGGTCGGGTGTACTCAAGACCCTCAGCGTCAACACCTACGCGGATCTCTTTCTCCTCATCGACCCAAGCCTGAGTCTCGATTCCGAACGTCTCCACCTCTTGGAGAGTGAGCGATTCTCCCTCCTCATCATCAACCTTATTTCCCTCAGCGTCGAAAGTGACTCTCACAGTAACGGAGGCGTCGTCTACCCAATCAACCTCAACCTGAGTCTGACCCTCTTCAAGTTCAGTGTCGATATCCATCAAGTTAGCTTCCTCTGAGAAGCCAATCGCTTCCTCATACGCTTCCTCAAGTTCAGTGTCGATATCCATCAAGTTAGCTTCTTCAACCTGAGCTTCAACCTGAGCTTCAACCTGAGCTTCAACCTGAGCCTGAGCCTGAGCCTCCTCGATAACCTCTTGAGCCTCCTCTACAGGAGAGAGGTCATTCTGAGGAAAGAACTGAGCACGCTCAACGGCTGTGATCTCAACCTCCCAAGCACGCCCTTTCTCATCCACCTCTACTCGGATTTCTTTCTCACGGTCGAGGTAAGCGTAGATAGATCGCTTTGAGGTAGGTTTGAGTAAGTCTCCGTCAGCGATATCATCCTCATCTCTCGCCATAGGGGGCTGATGCTCCTCTTTCTCCTCATCCTGAGACATGGACGATGGGATAGTCTGAGTCTCCTCGACCACCTCTTGCTCGACCACATTTTCAGCTTTCTTTCGAGGCTTGCGCGTTACCTTCTTCGTCTCTTTCTCAGGGGCTTCTGCGTTAGGGTCAGTGCTGATATAGAACCATCGAGGGGAGAAACAGATGCCCTCGTTCTTCATCTTCTTAGCGACGTGGGCGAAGCTCTCCACGAAACGGAAACGACCTTCAGGGTACTTTGCATTGGGCTTGGTGCGCCCGAAGTCCTCATAATTTGCCCCCTCAAGCTCTAAGATCTTATCTTTAACCTCTTGAGTGTGGGCGACACCTCCGAGCGCGTTAATCGCCTCAACCATACGAGCCTCAATCACCTTGCTTGTGTCTTTACGCATTGGGCAAATATCTTTCTCTACTCTCGTTGAGTAGTCTTAAAGTGTGTGTTCTTTCATATCGGAAAGTGAAGCCTTTCGGCCTCATAAAGCCACATAGGGGAGTCGAACCCTCCATCACATCGGGGACAACACTCTATGTTTCAAAAGTGCTATTCGTTCACCTTCTCTCTCAAAGGCTAGATGTGAGACACCATTTGTCTGTGACTGTGGACTGCCCTTAAGGGCAGAACTACCTCAGCTAACGCCCCTAGAGGAGTGTTACTCTTAGTTACCCATTTCGGATACCTCAACTCGCCCAACTCCAAGCGCGGTAGTCCTCAACGCCAACCTTGAGATACCACTGACCATTGATCGCCATGAAGACATCGCCCACTGAGAAAGTCTTAGCGGTTTCCTCATCCACGTTGTAGTCTCTCAGCACAAGAGCCCTAACCGTGTCCTCTCCCTCTGCTTTCTCGTAGAAACCACCATCGAGAATGATGCGCTCGTCAATGTCGTCAGTCAGAGCCATGAGCTTCTCCTCAAGAGACAGTCTGAGCTTATCCTCCTCCGTCTCAGGCTCTTGCTCCGAGAAATGGCAGTAGTCATCTTCAAGATAGACAGGAGGCTTGAGAGCCTTATTTGACGAAATCTCGTAAGCGCGCTCCAAGATCTCTTTCTTTTCAGGGATGGGCAAGTCACCCATAACTTCTTTCTTAAGAAGGGTCACTTGCTCTACGGCATCTTTGAGTCGCTTGATGTAGTGGTTCATAGATATTTTCCTTTAGGGGTGGTGACGTATGCCCCTCCACGATGGAGTCTTAGCTTAGTGGGCGAGGGAGTTTGACTTGATATACTCAAGTGTCTCTAGCGCGTAGTCATGGTTCGCTTGCCATTGTTTCAACTCCTCGTCAGAAATGATCTCCTCAATAGAGAACTTGGAGATGATGCACTGACGACCCTCGAAGTCCGTAAGAATAAAGTCTCCGTTCTTCTTTCTCATCCAAGTGGCGCGAGCCGTGATTCCGCCTGAAGTCACAGAGATGAACCCGTCAGAAACAGGTCTAAACTCAGTGAAGTGCGTGTGTGTCTCGGGCATCTTGAAGTCCTCAAACTCCTCTGCGTGGATGATCTCCACAGATGTCGAGATTCGACATCCCTTAGATGCGATCTTGAGGTCTGAAGGGAGGTTGTGATGTCTCCACGTCCTAAGAACAAGACGCTGTGTCTCAGGGAAATCATACGGATCGACGAAAGAAGTCTCGCAATACGTCTCGCGCACCATGTCTGAGTTATGTCGAACGTCTTTTTGGAATACAAGCTTGAACTCGCTCATGTCTTTTCTCCTGAGCCCTCTTTAGGGGCTCTGTCTAGTGATTACTCTTAGTTACCCAATCCTGTTACCTCACCAATACCTCAACTTGAAACTTTCCCTAAGTGCCTAGAATCTCATCCCAAAACCACATCACGCCCTCTGTATCTACCGCGCCGACGAAGGTTGTGTACGCTACGATCTTAGCCCCTTCTCCAACTAGGATCTCATCGTCAGTGTCAATGTAGTCATGCACCTGACGCTGAGTGCTCCAACTGTTAAGAGTACGAATCATAAAGTGCTGGAGATCCTGAAGAACATCCGACTTGGGTATCATCTCAGCGCCCAAGATCTGATAAAACTCAGCTCCGTTGTTCTTTTCCCCAATGAGGCAGAAATGAACGGCAAAGCATCCCTCAACACCCTCTTCAGAGTGAACCTTCAAGTGAGATCTTTTGAGCGCCCCTGATCGTCTTAGGTCATGATTGAAGCACCTACCATCAAAGAACTCCCGATCCTCGGGGCGAGAGTTGCCTAAGTCGATGATCAACTCTGTAGCTACGGCCTTGATTGATTGGAAAGTAGGTGGAAGCCCGCTGACGTCGATTCGCTTTAGTGTTCCCATCATTGTTAGTTACCTCTCTGAAGTGGTGTTTACTCTTACTCTCTCAATCCTGTTACCTCACCAATACCTCAACTTGAAACTTTCCCTAAGTTCCTAGAATCTCTTCTTATCGAAGATTGATTTCTTTGATCATAGCTTTCGCAGGGGCATCTGCGCCCATAAAACTCTTCGTACACTTCGCATGAAGAGGGTTGTGAGGGGTGTTGATGAAAACGCTCGCTGTTATCAGCTAACCGTTGCTCTTCACAATCCGAGAAACTCTGAGAGCTCATTGAGAAACCTCCTTAGAGCTGTACGGCAAGCTCTCCCAACCCGACTGTGCCACCACCACTGTTCCGTAGAAAGAGGGGAAATGCTCGTTGCGAGGGAGGGGGATCAAGCGCGCCTCTTCATGAACGAGATATGACTCGTTACTCTGAGTGTCGAAATGAATGAGCTCCCATGAGGGAAACACCCTCTCAAGATCTCGTGAGTGGATCTCCTCAACTGCTTGGAAGCCCTTGCCCCCGATCAAGTGCTGAATGTCGTTGAAACACTTAACTTCGCGTGTCTCCATTGCTGAGTTTGTTGGATAAACTTTTACTTTCATGTATCTCTTTCTCCTTGCCCACTAGTCAGGGGCGTAATATCGGGTTAGTCTTAATATATCGTAAAGGTAGCTCTTCAAGAGCCAATAACGTCAAGCCAAGAATAAAACTCTCTGTGCTTGACGGTGACATCTTCACCGTCAAGAAGGGTTTCTTTCTTGTACTCAATAGTCTCGAAGCCGAGTGAACACATTCTCTTAACCTCTCTTTCTCCGTAAATGAGGTTTCCATCATCATCCTCAGATGTAATGACGAGAAGACTCTCACCCTCTGTGGTTGAGGTTAAGAGAATCCTGTTAACGAGTCGCTGAGCGACCTCAAGACCCAAGATAGGGAGATCAACCTCCCTCAAATGATCTACCGAGCCGAGATTCTCAACGATCACCTGACCAAAAACAGGACTTCGATCTCCCTTTGAGGGGAAGAAAGAGAAGAGAACCTCTGCCCAAACCTCTGAAGGTTTGTCTCCACCTAAGTTTAAGTAACAACTGAGCCAGAGATCAGATAAATCAGCGCGCTGAGAAAAGACATTTTCCACCTCATCCCTCACACCCATTGCTCTTAAAGCTTTACGAATGCATTCAGTGAGTGCGTTTGATCTAGATAGGGAGATCTCTTGATACTCGGGTCGATCTCTATACTTTGTGGCATGAAAGTCTGAGTCATTTACCTCAAGCTCCCCTGTGTGATCACACTTAACGTACATAATAGTCCTTTCTCACATATAGGGCTTTAAGATAGGGAAGCCTCCCTCCCAATCATCAATCACCGAGAATGATTTCTCGCGCTCCATGAAGTCCTGAGCAACTTTCTTAGCGTCAAACTCCACTCCGAAATACTCCCAACCGTCAGGGATGACTCCCAACACACAGTCTGAGAGGTTATCTTCTCTCGGAAGCGACTCTCCATCCTCCATAAAGGCGGTTAACTGCTCTATTGTGTACTCGTTCGTAGTAAGAGTCACATCAATCAGCTTCCCATCGAGCGTCAGCCAAGCATGATGGATAGGGATGCCCCCTTTTCGACAGAAAAAACCCTCACAATACTTAAGACGCTCGCCTAACTGAGAGGAACTCATCAGGCTCATGTACTGCGCGTTGAAGAAACACTGCTTCGCTTGCGGTTCAAAAGCGATGCACATCGTCTCCACGAGGTCTTGCTGTTCCTCTGTCAGACACTCTGAGTGAGTAAATGCTTTTCCATTGTCTGTCAGATATCTCGCCATAGGGTCTTTGTGACCCATCATCTCCGCGCTCTCTGCTCGAAACTTCAAATAGCTCTCTACCCCGTTGATTTCCATGACTTTATCTTTCCCCTCGTATGAGGATCGCTTAGTGATTACTCTTACTCTCCCAATCCTGATACTCCACCAATACCTCAACTCAAAATCTGATCTATGTCGCTGAAAAGGTAAAAGAAGATTTCTGAGCACCTCTCAGGAGTTAAGAAATCCTTGCCGAATCGAGGGTAAAAACTAAAATACTCAAGGGATGACTCGAAAGCCCTATCTCTCAAAGAGGTCTTGTTCTTAAAGATCTCTTTCGCGAGATCCTGTGCCCCCTCAAGAGTCTCTGCCTTACTTAGCTTGAGGCGTCCCCCACAGTCGTTATAACGAATAGAAGTTAAGCTATGGAAGTTAGCTTCGATGACATAGTAAGACCCTATTTTATTAATATAGCTTCCTTGTACGACAACTCCATCAGACTTGATCTTCCACAGACGATACCCTCTGACTTTATTAAAAGTGATCTTTCCCACGTCAAACCCTTTCTAGTTGAGACTCTTAGTTACTTTCCCAAACCTGTTACCTCACCAATACCTCAACTCAACCTCCTCTGATTCTCTAGCCAAAGACGCGCCGAGTGAGAGAGATCCACCACATCCACTCGGTTCACTCCAATAACCTTTCTTTCTGTTACAGCCTCCGCGTCCCTCTCCGCTAAGAGCCTCAGACTATATGCCCGACTAACTCTCCCAATGTGCGCCGAGTCTATAGGCTGACCCGTTAATCTGTCTTGTAAGTAGTACACATTCTCTCTCTTTCTTTCTTAATAAGCCCTACTCTCTTCCCATGCCCTATAAAGACTACACAAAATCACCGCTGTATCCAAAAACCCTCCCTTGAAATCAAAACGAAAGATTCTTAAATACTTATCTGTCTCCACTCAGGGGGGGAACCTCACTTAACCCTATAAAATCCCCATCTAACTCTCTCTTGTAGTGCGATGCGGAGGGTATAACCTAGAAGACTTTCTTAAAGTAGGGACACTAGACAACAAAACACAGTGAAAGAGAGGGATGTATGCCAACACCGTTAGAGTTGGAGAGTAGTGTAAGGGCAAGCGACCCTACGGGTATCTTTCTCAGTCCTATGGGTGGGCTTAAGTTGAAGGGTATTTGTGTGGGTATCTCTACATGGTTGAGGGTGGGCTATACAGTGAGTTCTTTCTCTGTGGGTTCAGGGGGGGTGGGTGCTTGTCAGGGTAGTCTCTTTCTTAATGTGGGGGGGGCATCTTCTCTTATGTTGAGGAGTCTAACAGGGACAGGACAGATGAGTGGTTTACTTGTATCGTCTTATGCTTCTGCACTAGGAAATGGGATAGCGAGTCTACCTTATCTTATTAGCGGTGTGAGTCCTTCAGTGGGGGTAGGTACATTCACAGTGACGGGTGGTGTGGGAGAGCCTATTAGTTTAGTGGGTGCTCTTCAGAGTGGATTAGTGAGTGTGGGTTATAATGGAGTGGTGTCATCTTTGGAGATAGGCGGTATTTCTGAGGGTGTAGTGAGTTTATTTACTGTGGGAGTGAGTGGAACAGGCGGAGTGGTAGGCACACCTAGTCCGTCGGGTTTATCTGCACCTAATGCGCCATTGTTTGTGCTTTAAGGAAAAGACATGAAAGAGATCATATTAGACGCGAGGTCAAGTAACCGTAATGACACCTCTACAGGGTTAGCTCTACGAGAAGTCTTAGACAGGGGGGCTTATGTAGGGGGCTTACGAGGAGACTTGATGTTTCTTTCTGAGGGTAACGGAAAGATCATTGATCGTGATGTTTCCGTAAGCGAGTTGGGTGAGGGTTCTTTCTTAGAGGTTCGTGGTGGTGATGTTCTTTATGGTGGGGTGAGGGGATTGAGTGAGGGAGACTATGTGAAGAGGGGCGTAGTTCTTTCTTGGACTCGTAATGACACAGAGCGCGTAAGATTTAGCGGAGACTTTGATTTATTGGGAGGGGGAAACCGCTTGTCATTGGGTGTAGTGGGAGGTGATTTAGCTAGGTTGGTTTCTTTCTCTGAGGGTGTGGAGTTACGCATAGGGGGGGATGGTTTAGACGATAGCGAGTGGTCATCGAAGATTGGGGGTGGCGAGATTGTTTTCACGGATGGGGAGTTGGGTGAGTATGTGTTCTTGGGAGATGAGAAAGTAGTGTATGGAGGAGACGGAAGTCTTAGGATAAAGGAGGGTGAGTTTGATGAGGGCTTAGAGGTTTGGTTTGTGGGGGTGGAGCTTTTGGGAGTGGAGGTGTTGGGAGTGGATTCAGGAGAGGCTTTTCTTTCTCCTGTACCTTATGTGTATGAGCACATTTATTTGAGGGTAGGCTCAGAGGGTCACATAGGCTCAGAGCAGATGACGTATTGTTATTCTGACGCGGAGTGTAGGGGGTTAGATTTAGGGGAGTACGGAGTGGCTTTGAGTCTCTCTAGTGGGCTATTGAGGTTTGGTTCTAGTTACGAGGGTAAAGAGATCAGGTATGAGGGATTACTCTTAGGTAGGTGTGGTGAGTTAGTCTCTGAGCAAGTGGTGACGAATGGAGGTTTAGTGAGCGAGGGAGATATTCTTTCTACGGGTGTGGACAGTGTATCGGGAGAGCTTGTTGGTTTAGGTTATGGGAGTGTGTTTCTTAATGTAGGGGGGGTGTCATTATTGCCTGTGGTTTCGGGGGACAAGGTGAGGTCGGGAGACAGGGCTTATTTCGGTAGTGATGGGCGCATTAGATTGAAGCGTGGGGTTGAGTTATTGGGTCAGGTTCGAGGCACAGGTATTTTGAAGTTGGTTCAGAGTTTCTTTCCTTGTCGCATGGAGAGGGTGGGTGTGTCACAGAAGAAAGTGTTGGGTCTTGATGGGAGTGTGGACTTAGCGAGTGGTGGTGTGGTGAGCTACACGCCTGATGGAGTTGTGACAGGAAACGGTGTGATATCTCCCTCGGGTCATTTAGTCTTAGGAGATGGGGAGGACTTCGCGAGCTATGATGAGTCTTTGGGTGCAGTGCCTTTGGGTCTAGGTACAGGAGTTGTGTTAGCTCTTAGGGGCGAGGGTGTGAATGGCTTTAGAGAGCTTGAGGATTTCATTGTTTCTGACGGCTTGAGGTCGGGGAGTACTTTCTCTTTCTTAGACTTTGTTCCGCGCACTGACTTTAGTGGTTATGGCGTGGGGTCTAACTATTTCAAAGCGGGTGAAGAGGTCTTGAAGCTCGGGGAGGACTTGGAGTATGACTTCGCTGACAGGAGAGCGCCGAAGGTAGGTTGGATAGAGGGGCGTACTCGTGCTTCAGAGTTAAAGAACCCGACTTCTTTCTTTCAGTTGGAATCGGGTGTTGTTGTGGGCTCGACCTCGATCAAGCTCTCTAGTGGTACGAGCGTGGAGGTCTTAACAGAGGGCTTAGACTATGACTTACCCTTTGAGGCTCAGGGGGGCTTTGCGCGTCAGATCGCTGAGTTAGGTGGAGAGCGCACTAGGGGCTATAAGAGCGTCAAGGTGAGTGACACTGAGGCGATTCTTTCTGACTTGGTTTTAGAGCCTTCGGTGGGCAACTACCTTGTCTATGAGGGAGACTCTCTTTACAGGGAGGTTCTTTCTTTCTTAAAGGAGGAGAGTGGTGGTCATCGTGTAGAGTTGAGCAGTGGTTCTATCTATGACCTGAGAGGAAACGAGACTGTGGGAGACTTAACAGGAGGTTGGGTCTTATACGAGGGGGTGTTAGGGGATGTCTCGGGTGGTGAAGTGAACCTCATGAGAGTCAACGATGAGTGTTTCGTGGACTTGCCCCTCTCTGACGAGCCTTTCTTGAGGGTCTACAAGACGTATTCAGCGAGTACAGCTCAGGAGGTGGGCTTAGTCTTATCTAAGGTGAGTCCAAAGAGTGTTCTTTCTGCTCGTCTTGAGGGTGGTTCAGATGTACCTCTCGTTGTTCTTTCTAATGAGGTATTGCCTAATAGAGTCATGGATGTCTCTTCGGCACATTACGTGAGCGGAGACTATAAAATCTTAGTAGACGGTGTAGAGAACACTTCTTTTTCAGTGGGCGCTGAGGGTTTGATTTCTTTCTCACCTGTGATTGATGACTTAAGCGAGGTAGTTTTTCAGCCTCAGCCGAGATCTCTTGAGACTCAAGTTGAGTACCTGAACGGAGTGATGGGTTCATCTCTCCCTGTGGTAAAAGTCTTAGAGGAGCTCGTGGACACTGAGTATCGGGTTCAGCCGATCACAGGGGTTATTTCTTTCTCACAGCCTTTAGACGAGGCTGTTGGCGTGGAGGTCTTGTATACTCCCGTAGACCCTGAGACTCAGGAGGCTCTTTCTCAGAAGAGAGAGACGATTTTGTTTGTCAAGACGCTTGAGACGTGTACTCGCGTTAGTGACAGGCTTTTTACTTTCTCTGAGAGCGCATACTTGGATATCACGCCACAGGTGTATGTGGACGTCTTAGAAGCATCAGGTGTGGTAGTCAGAGATGGCGAGATCGAGTTTGTCTTTGACGTGGCTGAGTCTGCGACGGTAGCTATTTCTTATGTGAGGGAGGGATCACTTGGCGGTGAGTACACGGTCAAGGTAGCAGAAGAGATATTCAAACCCTTTATTCAGTTGAGCGCCCACGCTAGTGAGATGACTCTTTCTGAGAGGTCGAGCATCCCTGAGTTATCTGTGGGTGAGGTGTTGGATTTGGGTTCTCACAGTGTGCTCGTTTCGGGAGTCTCGGGGAACGTGATTTCTTTCTCGCCACCTTTGAGGTTTGGCTTGAATGTGAGCTCAATCAAGCGCACGAGTAGAGCGGATTTATTTCTGTCAGTGGAGGGCGCGGATTTGACCTCTAAAGGCAAGTCCTCAGACCTTTTCTTAAAGGGAAACTACAGGGATTTAATCGCCCCTAACTCAGTGTTGATCCTTGAGGGATCGACTCCACATAGGGTCAGGAACGTAGTCTTCTTAGAGGAGGGGGTAACTCAAGTCGCCGTCTATGGTTACGCTTCGGCTCATGTCCTTTCTTCTTTCTCGGTGTCTGTTAGGCCGATACCGAATGAGGGGGATGTGGTCTTGGGCGGAGTCGGCGCGGTAGCGGTGGACTTGGGTTCAGTCTTAATCAAGGAAAGGAACGGACTTGGGTTGCCTTTAGAGCCGAGTGTGGACTACTTACTTGAGCCCGACACAGGAGTCGTGACCCTCATTAACGGACATCGCGTTGAGGAGGGTACGCGTTATACTCTGAGGTACACCGCGATCAGCTCTGTTTCACCCACCTATAATGCTGACGGTTCAGTGAGCTATCCTAAGTACAGCGCGACTTATTCTGTGAGAACGGACGCGAGCAAGTATGAGGGCTTACCCTTACTTGCTAAGTGCGTGATTGAGACGAAAGACAAGTTCATTCTCCCTATCGTGGATGAGGATTCTTACTCAGCCGAGATTTCAGCACAGCTCCTTCAGGAATCCTCTCCTACTTCGGGAGAGAAGCAGGGATCTACGCCTTCTCCTAGACAGGGTGTGTCAGTGGGCTTGTTTGATAACCTCGCGAGAGATGTCATCGCGAGGAATAAGATTTCTTTCTACCACGCAGTTTCTAACGTGGTGGATGATTGGGTCAGTACCACCACAGGTAAGGTTGTTGGCGATCAAGATGGACGCTTTAGGTTCGATATTGAACAGGGAGACCTCAACTATGTGGGAGACGGACTCGAAGACCCTGTAACAAGAGTCTTAAAACCACGCTACGCGCCTCTTGAGTTCCTAGAGGGTATCGACATAACCCTCACCGAGAAAGATGACTACAGTGGGCTTTCTGTGAACACTCTGAGAGGTGTCTACAGAGGTCAGGTTTCTTTCGTAGAGAATGAGATGGACGATTACGTTTTAGTAGGGACAAAGACAGTGCGGTCGTTGAGCCTGATCGCTCCTTTCTTAAGTGTGGATCTCGTGCCTCGGTACGCTCAGATGTGGAAGCCTCACGGATATTCTAGACTCTACCCTGAGCGTGGTTCTTTCTTCTCCGTTCTCTACCCTTCTGACGTGGGTTACTCTTACCCTGAGACGGAGGGCTCTGTGATCGGTCAGATCGAGAACGGCTCTAAGGGGGAGATCAAGGGCATTACAGGGATATCTTCACTGAGAAAGCGCCCTTGTCGTATGAGGGTTCTCGACTTCAAGCCGTATGGCTACCCTTCAGTGGTGGGGTCTAAGGGCAGACCGACTTTCTTAGTGTCTGTCGTCTCCTACGACGAGTTCCCTTATGACGCTCAGGGCAACCCTGACACGTCTAAGTTGATTTATGAGGGTAATCCTACAGGTGAGTTCCCTTCGGTGATTACAGGCAATCCTAGTCTTTCTTTCGGAGGTCTTTCTGTAGGCTCTGTTCTTGAGCTTGGGCGACAGGGATCAGGTTTCTCTGTGCTGTTAGATAACTCTGAACAAAAGCAGTCAGACGCTAATCTCTTTCCCGATCTCTTCTCGTCAGCACCCAAGAAAGTACGAGTGAGAGAAGTCGTTGAGGGGTGTTATGTGGTATTGGAGGGGCGCGCTAGTTCAATGGAGTGGAGTGGGCTAAGTCTTACAGAGGCGAACCCTAGAAAGGGAGATACTCTCCTTGAGTCTTTACAGGGAGATATTGACGACACCGAGAGCAGAGGAGGCTTCTTCAGAGTCGGTTCTGACGTGGGAGTCAATAACGGCTCGGGTGAGGTGGTCGATATATCTCTCCCTTCAGTGAGTGATCCCAACTTCCCCTTAAAAGAAATCTTCGAGCAAAACACGCCGAGCCCCCTCTTGTCTTTCGAGGGAGAGGTTCAGTTCGCTAACCGAGAAACATCTCCTTTCTTGTTTTCCGCGCTCTTGGGTGACGCACTCAATGACAGTGGAGACGAGTCTATCCCTTATCTCTCTCAGTTAAGCGAGAGGGAGCTTCTCGCTGACGTGACTCAAGCGATGGGAGGTATCCTCAGAATAACTGAGGGAGGTTCTTATGTGTACCCTGACGAGATCCCTGATGACGAGGGTGAGATCGCTTCAGGCAAGCTCATTCTTTCCTCTAGCCTAACGCCTTTCTCAGACGGCGAGATAGGCTCTAAGGATGTTGAGCAAGGGGATTTAGTCTTAGTAGATCTCTCTGATGGCGCTTCAGGTCTGATTGAAGTCTCTACTGTAGATGGAGGCATCTTACCTCCGAGGTTTAAAGCCCCTGTAAGTCAGGGTAATCTTCAGTACAAGCTCACGGACTACTATGAGGCTGATGTTTCTGTTTCGGGCATTGGGTTGAGGATAGGTCAGTTTCAGTTTGGAGGGGGCTACCTCACTAAATTCTTACTTGCTACGAACGCGACACCTACGGACTACTTGACCTATGACGCGCTCATCACTTTCATAGAGCAAGCGACGAGCGGAAAGCACAACTCTTTCGATCTTTCTTTCTTAGGGGCTATGCTTAACTTCGTCTATGACGGTGCTTGGGAGATCTTTGACAATTTGTCAGGCAACCACATCTCCGTAAATATAGACACTTACGGCGCTAATCAGGGACAGCCTATTGTGGATCGAGGCTTTGAGATTTTCTCTCCCACTCCTGTCATCAGCCAAGCTGTGTGGACTACTGTGATCATCCCTAACGGCGGTGTTCTTTCTACGATAGATCACGTCACTGAGACGTATATTCTTGACGGCGCGTCCTCGACAGGACACGACTTTAAAGTCTCGCTCAACTTCCTTGAAACGGACGTATACTTGGGGGGCAACCCAACAACAGAGGTCGGAGGTAGCCAAACTGCTCAGATTCTCTCTGACAGGCTCTCTCTTTCCGAGAATGGGTCTTTCTTAGGGGGGCTTGCTTCCTCTAACGCAGAGCTAGAAATTGGGGTCTGTGACGTAGGCGCTGTAGCAAACAGTGACATCAACTCTACAGCCAACATTAACGGCGGAGTAGGGTTCAACCCACTGACAGGATCTGCCAATACTCTTAGAGTCCCTGCTTTCTACGGCTACGGAAACACACCCATTTCTAAGAGTGGATTGAAGCTCACAACTCTCGTCGGCTCAAGGGTCACAGAGGGAAGCACGATCTACGAGGAAGTGGGAGCTACTCTTAACTATGACTTGGGTGCTGTGGAAGCTTCAGGCGACCTTTCTTTCTCAAGACCTCAAGACCTGATCTTCATTGATGGTGGGCATAGCTCAGGAACTCATAGGATTGAGGGCGTCATAACTGAGCCTATCACCTCTGCTGAGTACACAGTGTTTGCGCCCAAGATAATGAACCTTACTGACAATGGAGACGGCACTTTCGATATAGAGCTTTCTTCCCTAGTAAGTGAGTATTATGACCCTTCGCCTGTAGAGGTGAGCGTGATCATAAGCCAAGCTAACATCAGGAGCGCAGACGCACCCACCGCGAATGCTTCGGGAGTTATTCTTACTGTAGACTCGGTTGATGGCTCGACGCTCACTGTCTCAGGGATTGTATCTGATCTTGATGGTGTGGGTGTCGAGGGAGGCATCTCTGACTTGATCCGAGAGGGACAAGACCTCATAGGATTTGATCGAGTGTCTTTTGACCCGAACAAGACAGAGATCGGTTTTTCTTTCTTAAGGTTCAGCGCCTCAGCGATTGACGGCGATAGTAGCTTCACACCTCATGGCGTGGGTCTTTCTTTCGACATTAACCCGACCAACAGTTCTTTCTCTAACGGCTTGGGTTATCTCTATCTCAATAACAGCGCGCCCCCTCCAAGTGTTCACTACTTACTGACAGGAGATAAGATCACGCTCACAGTGGATATTAAGAAAGGACTCTACATCGACCCTTCTTTCCCTCGTATGTGTAACAACTATGGGAGCTCAAACCCTAACTACTTCGGCACAGCGACGGCTTATGGTCTGTATGACCCTAGTGGGGCTTTCACCTCTGAAATAGTAGATGTCTCTGTGAGGAGGTTGAGGCGGTTCAGTGACATATTCTTGAGGCTCTCTTCTTCTTTCTCCGCGCTCAACCCTCTCTATGAGATTAGGAGAGGGCTTGTAAACACTTTAACGAAGCTCGGAAATATTGTAACTCTTACCGCGAGCCCTGTTAATCGTGAGGGAGTCTCAGACCCTAGTGGAAAGGACACTCAAGTAGGAGATTTCGCCGAGGCGGTTTCTATGGGCGATAAGATCACAGTTCTTAATAGCGACGGTGATCAGGCAATGAGACTCAAGGTTCTTTCTGTTGGCTCTGAGGTCAAGTGCCTCTACATCTCGGGTGATATCCCTGTAGGTGCTTCTTCTTTCTCTGTTGAGGTGAGAAATGGGATTGTCCCTCAAGAACAGATATTCGATAAGTTCGTGGGTCTTTCTTTCTCTGAGATATACAGCTCGGAGCTTGGGAAGGTTCAAGGGGGTTCTCTGAGGGATGGGAACGCATCTCTCAACTTCCTTTCTTTCGAGAGTCTCATCGGTCAATATATCTTAATAGATCCACAGGGATCACTAGACACTCCTGACGAGTACGGCGCACCGCCTCAAGGTGATACAGGAAAGATTAGCACTACAGGCTATGTCGTGGGATCTGTGAGCCCCTTCGACGACAACCGAGGACTCTATAAGATCGTGGGCGTGGAGGCAGATAATCTTACGGTTGAGCCTGTCATCCCTGTGGAGGGCATTGCGCCCTCTGACTATAGCTTCCTACCTAGCGTGAACGGTGTTGATGGCACAGCACTTAGAGACACCGCCCCTCAAGCTAACGGAACACACGACGACCCCTCTAATAGCTCTTTCTCTATTGAGCCTTTCTCATACAAGATTCTGAAAGCTAACACAGAGGTGGCTGAAGAGATGATCGCCTCGGTGATGATGATGAGGGAAAGAACGCTCTCTTGGATGGAGCTTCTTTCTTCTTTCAACGAGATCAGACCCTACACATGGTCTGAGTATGTGTCGGAGGGTCTGATTTCTGAGGTGGGTGAGGACGATAAGACTTATCTCACGAATGAGGAGCTTTTAGTCGTAGAGGGCAACACAGGAGTCACACCGCTTGACGTTCCTTTCGTGACGAACAGTAGGTGTCTTTCTGTGTTGGCTAGGCGCTTTTTAGTGGAAGACGACAGGCTTCTCTTTGAGGGTTACTCTGAGGTTGGAGATGCCCTCCCAAGTCTATTAGAGAATGGTATCTCCTTTATAGAAGCGCGAGAGAAGAGGTACTCTTGGTTAAATGTACGGGCGGGTTTGCTTACAGGCACACTTGCTAAGATTGACCGAGTGGACTTCAACAACCCTAACAACAAGGCGTTAGAGGACATTAACGATGAGTGAGTGGAAAGCACCTACAGACAACCCTAAGTATCCTGATCAGATCTCGGAGATGATTTCTAATCTTAAGAAAGTCACTGAGATGCTTGAGGGTCAGATCAGACAGGACGAAGCCTCTATTAAGCGACTTGAGCTTGAGATGAAAAAGTTCGAGGCGCAGAGAAAGAAAGGAGGCGGTAATGGCTGATTTAAAGGCGCTCCCACCACCAACATGGGTTGATATCGTTGACTCAGACAAAGCGAACAAGTGGATTGACGACAATGTAAAGCCGATTCAAGAAGCGATTGATGGGGCGTATGTTTTCCTCATCTCGATATTTGAAACCCTCTCTAAAGGGCTCGATTTTGTCTCCTCTCTTGTGACAGATGTCGCCGACCCTATTTCTTTGATTCTTAAAAAGATCATTGAGGTCATCGAGACTCTCCTTAAAGACCTGAGAAACGCAGGTTTTTACATCACTTGGGACAGTGCTTTCAAGACGCTCCCGAACTTCTCGAAATTCAGAGGAGGTTACGGTCGCGTTTCTTCTGATCTGACAAAAAAGCTCACCGACCCTCAAGATACGAGCCGACCTCAGTTTAGCCCTCTCACTTCTGTGATTACGCTTACGGCTTATGCGGATTTGGGTGTAACAGGCGCGGGCTTTGACGCGAAGGATTTCGCTCAGAAAGGAAAGACAGGTTTTTCTGCGCTTGATGCTTTTCTTAATCTTTTCAGCGTGACGAGAACATCCTCAAATTACCTCCCTCCTCTCTTGCTGAAGCCTGTTCTCTTTGCGGAGAACAGCGACGGCGATGCCTACGCACTTGATTCAAACCTAATCAATGCAGACACAAACATCGCGGGATTCTCGGCGGTATGGCAGAACCCTCCCTCTAAGAAACTTAACTTCTTTGACGTTGACCTTCCACCAGGGTCGTATGTTGTCACTGTCACAACGCGAGCTAATCCTCTCGACCTGTATGTTGAACTACCCTTAGAGAGAACCTCATCGCCATCTGATAGTGTCTCTACTGTAATATCTCCTGTTTACTTTCAGAAAGAAAAACAGGGTGAGTTTACGGGTCACGCTACTACGCTTGTCGCGCCCCGAATCAGAGATGTGTCAGACTCTCTGTTTGTGAAATATAATGGCGAGAAAGTGTCGTATACCAAGTTCGCTGAAGAGACTAAGAGTTTCTATTACCATACATTCAATGTTGGAGTGGTCTTTGGGAGCTCAGAATACAACCTCGACCTCAAGTTTGATGAGCTTCCTACCAAGCTGTACGATCTCGATAAAGGGGAGTACACAGAGAACATAGAGACGTACTATATCTATGTTTCTTCACACACAGATGAAGTGAAGGCTTACCGCGATAAGTCTGAAGTGACTCTCGGAGAAACGAGCGGAACTGACCTAGACTATGTGCTGACAAAGGATGAGGGCGCGAACTACCTCTCAACCTCTTCAGGTAAGCCACCTCCTCCGTTCAGTAAACCCTCAAGCGCAAGTAGGAAATCCTCTGAAAAGATCAAGTTTGTAAGGGCGCTCAGGGAGAGTCTCTTAATGTTCATGCTAGCTGAAGAGTACTTTCATAAGTCTCCATCCAACCCTCTAGGTATTTCTAGAGTGACGGACTCAGATCGGGCTAAGATTTACTCCGTGTTTTGGGCGAAGGACGCCAAGTCTCTCTACGACAAGTATGATCATGATCGAGATGACGTGAATAGCTTTAGAGATGAGTTAGAAGATGAAGTGAAAGACGCGGTGACTACCTTTCTAGGTCGAGGCACACCGTCGAAGAAAGTCCTCAGCTCTTTCGAGAGCGATATTGACACAATCTTAAGTGAAGATGACTTCCCTCTGATCTATCCCACGCTTGATCTAGAGTATAGAGAAGAGGATGACTTTGAGTCTCAATATGGTCTCTTTCCTGACAGGTATTTAGGGCTGTCGGAGAGGTTAGATAAAGAGGATAAAGTCCAAGATTTTCTTAGCGACCGTAGGGATAATATAGTCCTACCTTTACAGAGCTTCGGAGACACCGACTGTTCTTTCTTCTACAGGGAGGGAGAAAAGGCTGAGAGTATGCCTTCTCTGTTATTTAACAACTCTTTCTTACAAGAAAAGTATTTGGCCTCTGTTAGACTGTTGGGTTTGACCCTAACCGAGCCCGACCACGCTTCTGCCCAAGGAGAATGGATCTTCCTAAGACTTCTTGCAGATGGACTCCCCTCAGTAGAGCAGTTCTTGGAGTCCATTCTCGCGGCGGTCAAGTCATTGTCCGACGGCATTAATGGGATCATTGACGCCATAAAAAGATACATCGCGCTCTTACAGCAGAGGATTGCTTCTATCAGAGCTTTTGTTACTCGGCTCAAGAGACTCTTAGATGCAATTCTTTCTATTCGACTGCCTAGTGGACTTCGTTATCTCTTAGCAGAGGCAGATGGGACTGAGGGTCTTATTTCTGCCTTCAGAGGCGCTGAGAACCAACCGCCTTCAGGAGAGCTTGTCTATAGTACATATGCAACCTTTGTGTTTGGAGGTTTACCCTCTATCTTTGTTGACTTTCTTCTTTCTCTTATCTCCGACCAATCAACGATAGATCAGGTGAATGAGGTGTTCACAGGAAACAAAGACGGGGAGACAGACAATCAGATCTTCTTAGGGGTTGGAAATGAAGGTGGGGGGGGTCAATCATGAGCTTTCAGTGGTCAGTCTTATTTCGTGAAGGATCGTGGCGCGACTTCAGGGACTTCGCGCTCAATCAAAGAAAGAACGTGCAGGCTAGGTTCGACACTATCAACTATGAGCTTGAGCGCATAGGTCGAGTCTCTGTCGTCTATAAGAGGCAAGATCCCGACGACTCTTTTTCACGCATGACAGAGAGAAGGATTGGGGTCAGAATAAAGACCAACACAAGCCTCTCTAAGCTCCTCAGAGCGTATGTCGCTCAAGGCGGTAACTACTTTGACATTTCTATGTTTCTCAAGCCCGATTCTTACGAAGAAGTAGAGGACGAGGAGGGCAACGTGAGGAGGAAAGAGTTCCAACCCTACACGGGTGTCATCGCGCCCGCGAGTGGAGATGTGATTTCTGATAAGATTGATCTCACAGGTGTCACAGACATTTGGAAAGACCCTACTCGTAAACTAGGTGACAAGGGTTCTATATGGGAAGAGGACTCTACCAAGCTCGTAGGCGACCGCGTATTAGCGATGCAAGGGTGGATATCTCAGGAAATCAAGCAACTGAGAAATGACCTTGAAGCGCGGATCATCAAGCTCTGCGATCTCAGGGAACAATTAATCTTAGAAAGAGATGAGATCATCATTTCTGCGATAGGGGGCTCGGTGGCTGATACTGAGTTTAATCCTGAAGCTACCTTAGAAGACCTCCACGTCTCCAAAATTGTATATGCCTTTGATACTGACTTCTATGAGGTGAAAGAGGACGGAACTCCCGACTTCACTAAGCCAAGATCTGGGCGCGGTGTGAAGCAGTTCTTAAACCTTTTGGAAGATGCCCCTACAGGGGAAGAGAAATACACAACACTGTGAGGTAAACATGAGAAAGACAGCGTATGAATATGGGTTGATGACCCTCGAAGAATTCTTAGATCACAGAAATCCAGGCGGTAAGACACATGAGAGTGGGTCTTATTCTTTCTCTGTAGACTCGATGAATCAAGACTACTCAATCGTCGGGTACAGGATGGTTGAAGAGAGAAAGAGCGAGTACACCGTCTATGGTAAGAGTGACAAGTCGGCTTTCTTCTTCTGTAAAAACTACAAAATCAAAGCAGTCATCGCTAAGGGCGTGATCTATTACACCTATACGAGAGAGAAGAATCATATTCTCAGCCGTCCCCTCACAAGAGGTGTGCATTATGGCTACATCTACCCTCGTGACATGGGCTTGAGAGAAAAGAAAGTAAAGTACCCTGAAGACTACATGGGATTAGTCTCGGACATCGTAGAGATGAACACTAGAAGATACCCTCATCTCCTTGAGAGGTTTGAGAATGACGGCGAATGCTTCTCTGTTAGGAGTGAAGAACCGCTCGTAGGCAAGAATCAGGGAGTCTCTATCGGCATCTTTAATGAGTCAGGCTACAAGGTCGCTACAGCACAAGATGAATGGGGGGCAACCTTAATCGGTGTGGCTCGCGAATATCGAAGCCGAGGGTTCAGCAAAGTCGTCTCTCGTTATTGGCTTCAGTATAACCCTGACAAGAAGTCAGGGGGGATGACTCCCGCAGGGCATAACGCGGCGGTCAGCTTTTGGGCTGACACCGTGAGAAAGATGCACTCAGAGGGAGTGTACGAAGAGAGGATTCTTAGTGGGGAGATCACTCAGGATAGAGTAGATGAAATCCTTGAAGCTCTCCCTCCGAAAGAAGTCAGAAAGATCGAGCGAGAAAGAACGATAGAGCCCACAGGTGAACTCCTCATGTTAGAGGGAGACTTTTCTTTCGTCGTCTACGATAAGTCTTTCTTAGTCGAGCAAGACGATAGGTTCATCTATGGGTATGGACTCTTGAGAGACAGTAGCGACGTAGGTGATTTTTTCTTTCAGTTAGACTATGACAGAAAGTACGATGATACGGTGACTCGTATCGCGCTTCAATTCGCTAAGAATCGAGACAATAACCCACTCTATGATGGTCAAGGTGATCACTACAGTGACCTCCTTGAAGTAGAGGGCATCTCAGAGATCAGAAGAGAAGGCGAGTACCTCTACATAGAAAGAGATTTAGTAGACTACTCTCCGCTCGTATATCGAGATAAGATTTACAGAGGTCGCATCGACAAGTACGATGAGATGAAGCTTAACCTAGAAGAAAGAGCAGTCGCCAAGTGGTGACTGTAAAAAGGAAACTCTTATGCTAAAGCAAGATGACATTAGGATGCTCTCGGTGATTGGCGAGATGCCTGAACTCACAATCACGGAAGTGAAGAGAGAGTGGAGAGCTCGCTCGGGTCGAACTGACGCGGAGGCAGTTCTCAACAACCTCAATGCGAGAGGTCTTATTCTTATCGAAAGAGAGCTAGACGCAATCTTGATCTCTTCTAAGGGCGCGACCTATATCAAGAGGGGCTCTTAAAGCTCAGCGAGGTCGAGAAACTCTTTCGACACAAATATGGGCGTGTGATCTCCGTAATACGCGCCCTGTACGTTATACTCGAACCACTCAACCGCCTTGAGGTGAGCCTCTTCTTCTGAAGTCTCCTCATCTGAGAACTCTTCTTTCCAATGTGATATGAGCGCGTCTTGGTCATAAGCGAGCACTGCGTTGTGATTAACGCGGGCGATTCCTATGATCATCGGGTCAAAGGCTTCTCTCGGCTCTAGAAACACTAGATTATCTTCCATAACTCAGACCTCTTTACTATATGATGTATAGTGGGTGAGCGCGGTGCTTACCCTTACTAATCTTAGTACCGATTGAGGAGCATGGAAATGGGAAAGACTCTTTGGGGGTTCGACAAGGAATGTCTAGCTATGGGTCGCTTACACAACTACCTGTCAAACGTCGATGGTATCGACGCTGAGAAAGTAGGTCGCGTGATGGCTTGGGCTCGCGAGGTGTTCGATAAGGATCAGCTTTACACGAAAGAAATAAAGCTGACTATCGAAACACTCTTAACATCAGGTTCAGATGAGGACAAAGAGTTCGCTCAGTATGCTAAAGACGCAGTTGAGAAAGACAACTTCGGCATCTTGAGAATGCCCCGAGATTACCGTATGAGGTATCGACGCTGATTACCTTGAGGTATTGGTGAGGTATCAGGATTGGGTGACTAAGGGTAATCATCATACTCTTAGGAGAAAATCATGGGCGCAAAGAGATACTACTACGATAAACTAAGTCACTGCAAAGATTGGATTATTTGGACAGACCCCTTCACATATCGCCTCATTAGGCTAATGAGTGGGGAGATGCCTTGTGGCATACAGACCTCATGCGGAAGTCGCACTTACATCTTCAATGGGGAACATTCGTTCACAATGACTAACTCGGCGTATGGGATGTATAACTGTTCAGAGTCTTACTCTGAAAAGAAGATGTACGAGATGCTGACCTCTTGGTGTCGTAAGGAATGTCACATAAGGGATGGCTTAGACGAAAAGATCAAGTGGTGTCTCCAAGCGCCTGATGACCTGTATGACAAGCTCATGCGTTTTCCGAGAGACTACACTCAATGCGAGCTGAGAACCGCTTGTCTTAACAATGATCGACATCATGAGGTTGGAGTAGCCAAGTTTTGGGGGGCAGACCAACAATCAGTTGAGGTCAATGGTAACCTTCTTTACTTAAGCCTAAAAGGTTATCGGGAGAACACTAGAAAAACCTTAGAAAACGTCTACTTGTCTAAGACAAGAGGATCTATGTATCAGACTTTTAGATACTCCGCTCATAAGATCACTAGGCTTTAGATGTCTTCAAGATTGACTAAGGTTGTTTCCATCACTCAAGGCACTCTTAATCGCTTTCATCATTGACCCTGACTCTCAGGCTTCCAACAACCTTTTCTTGACGTAGTTCTGAAGCTTCTTACGGCTAGCACCCTCGATCTTGAGGTACTCAGCGATATGATTTCTTAACTCTCTGTCCCTATTGATTATGTGTTGTAAGTCAACAGAGTTCTTGAATGATTCGTCTAGTTGGACAAAGAGAGTCTCAAGAACCTTCGTCTCTTTATTAGGATCTTCAAGTTCAAGACGGGCGATTCTCATTTCAAGATCTTGGATGATTTCTGAAGCTGTTCTTCTCATGACTGATTCCTTTATTTTAAGAGTACTTCTGAATATCCGTATTAAGGATATCTTTCATGGCGTCGAAAGAAACAGGACCCCACCCAACAGCACCATCAGGTGTTAGCGCCAAGAGTCCATTTCTCATGTGTATCTCATAAGAGAGTACGTTTCCATTAGCTAGATAGATAGAGACACTATTTCGACCAGAACTCTGAAGCTCTTTCTTTACGCTCTCAACTCCCCTTTGACGCCCAAAAAGCAGTGCGAGTTTGTAGATATATTCGAGGTCAACGTACTTCACAGAAGCCTTTCTTTCGAGACGAGTGATGCGCCTCTCAAGCTCATTGATTACTTCTGAAGCTGTTTTTCTCATAGTCTTTCTCCATTCATGGGTGGCTGTACACATTCAGGCTTAATAAACTAACTACCAAAGTGTAAAGAGACAAAAAATATGAGGAAGCTCGTAGGGAAAAGCTAAAAAATCTTATTCGGCCTGTGCGGATTACGGTATAATGTAACATGGCGCTGAGAGGACTTCGATCTCAGCCCTCTGATCTTTGACATTTCGCATAAGTCTTACTCCACACCTAAAGCTCAACGGAAAGAGCGGTCAGTGGGCTTCCTCTGACTACTACAGGTTCGATTCCTGTTAGGTGTGCTAGACTACCTCCTTACTTTCTTACAACATCGTAGTTTGAGAGTAAGGTTTAGCAACTTCGGGGGGGGGTGCTGTAGTCTTTTTAAGCACTCATAGCTCAGTCGGAAGAGCACCACTTTCCTAAAGTGGGGGTCACAGGTTCGAGCCCTGTTGAGTGTATTAGACCATATCTACTTTCTTTTATTACTTCCTTAAATAAAAGAAAATCGTGTAGGTGCGATTTAGCTTTAAAGCAAGCACAAGGACAGTAAACTCACAAAAGCCCTTAGTCGTGAGGAACTGATATGGAACAAGGTAGGTCAAACTCTTAGACCTAAGAAGCTAAGAAACTTCTCCACTACACTTAAGAGTACAATATAAAAATAGGAGTATAGTCATGGGAAACCCTAACTATCCATCTTCGACACCTAACCCAAGCGGTGGTGGTCGAGGTAACGCGCCAAAAGGTAAATAAGGTATAGATAATCACGTAGCACTTAAAGTGCTTCTTCCACCCACTGTCGTTCCTAGTGGGTTGTGGTAAAAAAGGAACATTAAGCACCAATAGCTCAGTCGGAAGAGCAGGGGCCTTCTAAGCCCAAGGTCGTAGGTTCGAGCCCTACTTGGTGCGTTATCTAACCTTATTCTTTCTTAATAGGATAAAGCCCTTGCCCTCAGAACAGATATTGCCCGACTATTCAGTGTTCATCTATTGTTTTTTGATGGGGGTGACTCTCTTCTATTTATTTAAGAAAGAATAGGTTCTTATCAAGTACATAAATAAGAATGAAAAAAAGGGTCCTGTAATGAAGATCAGTCAAGAGACACTCCATATCACTGAACAAGCAATCTCAACCTCAAGAGATCATCTCGTTTACCTACATTCCTGTGGCTTAGGGGATTACCCTACAATTGAAGACATTCTGAACGGCGCGAAGATCGTGGCAACGTATCTTTCTCAGGGCAGAGAAATGAGCCCCGACATCAAAACCTATGCACTCGATTTTGCGTTCTCATATGAGTATGGGAGAGCGGAAGAGGAGTGTACAACTGATCTTTCTTTATATAATATCTTAGATATCGCCCAAAAGATCGAAAATGAGTTTCCCTCGATCTGTGATAAGGACTCTTAACAGAGATCGAAATCGCGCTGATATCCTCTGACAGCCCATCCCTACCCACTTTACATTAAGAAAGGACTTATGTGAAATGTACGCAGAGCGAACAATCTACTGCTTAAAGTGTAAACGCGAGACGTGGGAGGGGTCAAAATGCCCTACCACTAACCGTAAAGAGAATTGCTCAGACAGAGAGTCATCTAAGAAAGAAATCAACCCAAAATGGGGCTGAGATTGAGGAGGGGGTCAGAGGCGTTCTTATTCGGTAGACTTTATATGTTTTCTCACAAATGATCTCTTTAACAGCTAAACGGAGAAAAACCATGAGAAGATCTGCATCAGAAGTCCTTCATAATCTTGAGAACAGGATTGCTCGTCTTGAGAAACAGTCAACTCATTATGACGGCGATCTGTACTGTCCCGATTGCTACCACACGCCACTTGAAGCTTTAGGTGGGGGTTATTATTTTTGTGAGAAATGTGGCCATCAGCCCCACGTTAGTGAACTTGATACATCGGGGAAAAAAGCGTCTACTATCAGGCCCTCTTTTGTTTCAAATCGAGAGTCTGTTTTAAGATTCTTTGAGGATAAGATCACGCCTATCATCGCGGGCATGGGTCTTGGGGAAAGCTTGAATCGTAACCTTGTTTCCATTAGAGTTACTTCTTCTGAAGATCGGTTTAACTTTTTGGTGTCCTTTAACCATCAAGAGTTCTCTTTCTCACACGAGTTTCCTGAGCAGATCGCGTTCAGTTATCTGTTCGTGTCGGACTCTGACGGAAGAGTAGTATCTTCCACTCGAAAATCTGGAAAGGCGATTGATCTTAATGAATTTATGAGGCATTGGGACTTATATGACTCTAGAAGAAAAGGGGATCATGTTAAGGTTAGTATTAACCTTAGTTAAGTCAGCTTTTAAATAAATACGCTCTAAAGTCCTTTCTTTGCGTATTCTCTTTTGAGCTTTCTTGTTAGGTTGGACATAGTAAGTCCCATCCCTTAAAAAAACCTCATGTTTTTGGTGTTCTTTGCTTCACTGAGAGGTATTCTTACACACCTAAATCTATGTGGAAAAGAGGTTTGCTGTGTGGTGTATCGAGGTAATCAAAAAGATGAATGAGTCTCCCTCACTTCCTAGAGGTCATAAAACTACTAAGAGAGATAAAGAGAGAGATCTCAGAGAGCAGATTGAGAAGACAAAAGCTCAGTTGGAGTGCCTCAAAGAGTCTTTAGCCGAGCTCGAAAAGTAAACTCTTTTCTCTTCTACTTTCTTAGGCTCTGCCTGAGCAATACCAAAGAGCGCGAGCAGAGAGAGGACGCAGGCACACAGCTTGTAAAGCATCTCAGCCCTCACCGACTGCTAAGAGTAAGGACGGCTAAAAGCACTCTGTTTCTCATGGCGGTTTCTTTCTTAACGTGGTGGGTAGGCAGATACGCCAAAAGGTCATCTCCCCGATAAATAAACTATGGGAGGGCTCGCATAGGTTCTGATATGTGGTTGGGAGACTCGAATGAAAGGGTATAAGAATGAGAGTCAAACACTATACAGGAATCGGCTCGCGTGAGACACCACAGAAAGTCCTACTTCAGATGGAGAAGATCGGCTCTTTCTTCGCTGAGAAAGGCTATGTGCTTCGCTCAGGAGGGGCAAAGGGCGCAGATACTTACTTTGAGCGTGGGTGTAATAACGTCAGGGGGTTCAAGCAGATATGGCGACCCTCTGAGAGTCACTTCCCTCTACAGGAGTGGGCTATTGAGAAAGCCTCTGACGTCTGTTGGGAGTACCCTCTCGAAAAGATGAAGGCTTACACCATCGGCTTAATCACTCGAAATATGTATCAAATCTACGGTGATTCTGAATCCGTAGAGGGTATCATCCCCGTAGACTTCGTGGTCTATTGGAGTAACGGAAATCCTTTGGAAGAAGGTCGGGATTCAGGTGGGACGCGCTATGCCGTGAGAGCAGCGAGCGCCATCGGTATTCCGACCTACAACCTGAGAACACAGAAAGAAGAGTTCGCAGATTTTCTGAGGGCTCTGAAGGAAGAGAACTGAACATGGAGAAACTAGGTGCAGTCGCCTTTATTGGACTCTTTATCTTATTTTTTTACCTAGACCTCACAAGGATTGTGGAAGTCCACATCTGTGAATCTCAAGGTGTAACTCAGTACGTTAGCTTTAGCCCTCGACCTGATCTCTTAAGCGTGGGTGACTGTAGGGTCGTTGAGATGTCAAAATCATCCTACTATAATTTGAAAAGACTTATGAAAGAAGGTCAAAGATGAAGCATTTGAGAGTTGTGTTGAAGTGGGTAGAACCCACCGTAGACGGCCTGACTTACGAAGGTGAGACCCCTTACTCTGAGTTGCCTGAAAAGATCGAGATTCCTCTTGGCGAGGATCATGGTGAGATTGATGAGCACGACTTACTTGACCACATCTCAGACACCTATGGTTGGGTCATTAAGTTTTACGAAGTCCACGTTATCGAAGAGTGAGTTAGAATGGGCGCTCCTAAGTGGTCAGTTGAAGATGTGCTTACCATTTCTGTGATGGTGGACTTTCTCACTCTTAAAGAACTGAGCGAGAGAATGGGGCGCAGTGAAGGCGCGGTGAGGCGAAAGCTCCATTCTTTGGGTCTGAGGGTCAAGCACCATCAATCGAGAAAGAAGCCTCCTAGCTCGTGGTCTGAAGATGAGATCAAATATCTTAAGACAGCGGTAAAGAAGAAGACCATCCCTGAAATGGCTTCTCACCTCAAAAGGTCTGTCAGTTCGGTTAACTACAAGCTCCGTCACTTGGGGATTCCTGTGCGCTCGGTTAGAGGTTACAAGAGAACCAAGAAAAGAAAAGGAGAGTGGACTCGGAAAGAGACTTCTTTCTTAAGGGAAAATGTAGGTCTGATGACATCCCTAGAGATCTCGGAGCATATAAAGCGTACTCCCCTCTCAATCAAGTTGAAAGCCACTAAGATGAATCTTTCACTACAGATCAATCCTTGGACTGAAAGTGACTTTGAAACCTTAACTCAACGCATTCAAGAGGGAGTGTCTTTCACCGCGCTCTCTCAAGAGCTAGGGAGAAGCCCTGAAGCTGTAAGAGCGAAAGCGAGATGTTTGATGATTGCGCCGAGCAATCGGTGGACAGATGAAGAGAATTCCACCTTACTCTCTCTTAGAGATGATCAAGGGCTTTCTTTCCGAGAAATCTCAGCTCGCCTACAGAAGTCAGTTTTCTCTGTGAGAAAGAAGTACAACCGATTAGTCAAAGCCTCTCATACAGGAGGCAATCTTAGCGATCAAGGGTAGGTTAGGACATCTACCGCACCTATATTTTCAGGTTGTGGAAAGCGACGGACTCAATCGGTATAAATCCCCATCAGAAAAGTACCGATTGAAAGGCAGTAGAGATGAATAAAAAGTCTGTCGCGAAAGCAAGAAACCTTAACAAGCAAAAGAAAGCCCTCCGCCGAAAGAGAAAGGCTAAGGCTCGTCTCAAGAAGAAAAGACTCCTCAAGAACATGGTGGGGAAGCCTCAGATTAACATTGAGAACTTCCTCTTCCGCTATGCTGTAGAGAATATGGCGAACGTCTCTTTCTCCTACTTGGAGAAAGGCACTAACTACTATCTCAGCAACGATGACGTTGATCTGACTCTAGAGCAGTTCTTAACGAATCGTAAAGCAGACACCTATTTCTCCTGTGGTGTTCGTGGCGCTTTCAAAGATGGGGATCTTCAAGTCTCAAAACCGCTCACATGGATACCTGAAGCGGAGCGACCCACAGTCAAAGATTACCTCGCTGAGCTGTGGAATCCTGAAGTCGAAGCTGATGGGGTCAAGCAAGTGAACTCGTTCACGTTCTTTCTCTATGACGACGATGACTTTGCAGAGGATGAATACGGCGATCATTTCTTAGTGTGTTGTGTCATGGTTTCGGGAGTCACAAAAGACCACATTGAGGGCTATCTAGTGATGAGAAACGCATACGAGAAGGACGGCGCTCTCTGCCTTGAAGGGGAGAACCTATTCTTAGACCATGAAGATGTTCTTTCTGTGATCGTGCCTCCAATGATAAACCTCCCTGAGCCTCCTACAGAAGAGCCTGAGTCTCCTACAGAAGAGCCTGAGTCTCCTACAGAAGAGCCTGAGTCTCCTGTAGAGGATGAACCTAATAGTTCAGAGAAAGAAGTTGAGGTCGATGGGTAAGTGCTTCGTTAAATGGGAACTGCAAGAGGACGTTACTTGGAAATGGAGGTGCTCTCGGTATTGGCTCAATCAAGGTAAGGCGTTCAGAGAATCTTCTGAAGTCTGCTATCACTACCAATGTAAAGGGCGCGCTGAGCGAGTCATACACCCTCTCATCGAGGGGGGACTTGAAGAAGTTCAAGACCCCCCTAAGACTACTCCTATATGTGCATGGTATCGGTGCGATCAGCCTGTCGCTCCCAACAAGTTAAGACATTGCTCAGAAGTCTGTCGAAAGAGACAGAACCGATGGGATTACAAACAGCGCAAGAAGAAAGAGCGTAAGGATGCCAAGAGACAAGAGAAAGATCACAATCTATCTGACTGAAGAAGTCAGACAAGAGATCGGGAAAGAAGCGGAGAGACTTGACCGCACTACGAGTTGGCTACTGAGGAAGGCTTGGCTCATCGCTCAAGAAGAGATTAAGTCTTATCCCTCAATCCCTACTTATGAGGACGATAGCGACCCCACCTGACTCGTCGGCATAGGTGTCTCTGACTCATCAGTCTCACCTCTTGACTAACCACCGCTCTTAACGAAGCCCTGTCTCCCCCCTCTTCTACATACACTGAGGGTAGTGACAGGGCTTTTATTATGTGCGACATCATCATAGTAACAGAGCCTTTATCTTGATCTTTCTCTAAGTGGTCTTGATCAGAGAAGTCCTCTGTTTGAAAGTAGATAGAGAGGGCTTCCCTTATTTGCGCTCGATTAATACTCACTTTATATCCCGAATGTCTTAACTGAAGAAAGAAGGTGAGTCATGGATAGACTGTATGATTTGATGGTCAGGGTAGCTCGCCTTGAACGCACATCGAAAGTAAAAAGTACGAAAGCTGAAGATGTGTTTTTTGACAACCCTCTCCATAAGTCTGTGAAGCAACTCGCTGAGTCCAAGGCTCTTTCTAATGACCCCGACACAGCTAAGCACAGCATAGGGATGTCCGACAACCCTGACAGGACTAAAGAAGAAGCTAAGAAAGAGGCTCTCGTAGCTCCACCCCCTCCTTCAGAAATCAAAGAAAAGCCTGGCGGAAAAGAGTTTTCCACTCTTAACCAACTCGTCATCGACACAGAAGAGAAAGTAAAGGGTGTTCCAAAGGGCTTCGGGGAAGCGCCGAAAGTAGACCCTGAAGAGCCTCTTCCTGAAGCATCTAAAGACATGAAGCAGATCAAGAAAGAGGTCGTTAAGAAAGTAATGAGGAGAAAAGGCTATGTCATCACTAACTCTAAATGAGACACCCGAGAACTTAGATATCATCCGTAATGGTGATCGCTTCGCCGCTACTATTGGGCCTCTCCTCAGAAGGTCGAAATGGAAAGGTGGTACTTGGGTTAAGTATGTCGAAGATGAAATCGACACTACGAGCTTCACGGTAGAGAAATCAGACGGCATTTATACCTGTGGTTTCGTGATCTACGGGAGTGAAGATTATGACAACGCGAGAGTGTCTAACTACCGCAACTTCACTAGCTATCAGAATACCTCTTCAATCGCACCCGCTCTAGGTACTGCGACGCTTACGCTAGTGGCAGGTGGAGGGCGCTTTCTTTTCAAACAGTTCGAGTCTTTCAGACTAGACGCTCAGGGAAACAGGACTCTCCCCGCCAACTATCAGCTCAATCAAGAGCTTAAAGTCTCAGAAAACGGACTGCTCTGTAATGATGATGACGCTGACCTTATAGCTAAGACAGGAGGGGCTAAAGCCCTGATCGTAGGGATTTGCTGTCTTTTACCCACCACCCAAGTCCCGAAACTCGGGCTCGATTACAAGTTCTAGGAGATACTATGAGTACTAAGAAAAGAATGATTATAAGAGTCGCTTCTGCTCACATGGAGAAGCAAGCTTTATTCGGGTTATTTGACAAGATGTTCAAGGACAGCCCTGACAGTTCAAAACATCATAAGACAAGCTACAACAGCTATACTCTTATGATGTTTGGTAGCCCTCAGAGGGGCGTTCAGGCTGAATGGCTTAAAAACAGTCTCGGCTTCGAGCGCGGTCAAGATTCCATTACATTGAGCCTCAAAGGGAAAGAGATCCTCGTCACTGTCGGGACAAAAGTTCTTCAGAAAAACAGGGACTACAGAGACAACATCACAGACCTCTTCACTACGATTACGGCGTCGGGCGTTGATTCTAACATCTCAGACAGAGAGCTTGAGAGCTTCTTGAGAGATCTTCTTAGGAAAGAGCGTGTTCCTAAAGCGTACATCAAGACTCAGGATGAGGTTGTACGTCAGCTAGACATCAGTACTACGAGCGTTTACAGGTAATCTCCCATGCCTAGCTTGCGAAACACCCCTCTGTTTAGAATCAAGAAATTGATCAAGAGCATGGTGAACTCTGTGGATTCGATGTGGGAATACCCCCCCTACCAAGAACATATGCTTCCTCAAGAGTTTGAGGCGGTGAACCGCGAGCTAGATAGAGACTTCAGGCTCTCAGTTCAACACCTCTATGGGCGCAGAACTGTTGCTGAGAATAACTATTGGGGGAGGGACTTCGGCTATTTCTTGGAGATCTTCAAGATGTCTCAGAATACCTACGGGACAATCAGAGACTATGAGGATTTACTTGAGAAAGTAAAGACCCTAGAGCCTCTCGTCAAAGAAAGAGATCGTAGGTTCAAAGACCAAGAGACGATAGAGAGAAAAGCCTTTACCCATAAAGGATTTAAGGTTGAGGCGAAGGATCTCAGTGAGGCGGTTATTGAAGCCATGCTTGAGCCTCTTGATCTCCTCGACCACCTCTTTAAGAAAAGAAAGGTCACAGTTCTCCTTCATGAGTCTCTCAGTAAGGTCGTTCTCCGATCAAACCCTGAAGACGAAATAGAGGGCGGTTGGGGCATCTCTGGCGCGGTGTATGTTCAAGGAAAAAAGATCGTCTGCCTCTACGACACTTTGCTTGACCAAACCTGTCACATCTCAGGCTTAAAAAGCATCGTCTTCACCTTTGTCCATGAGATAGGCCATTGGCTTCATTTAGACTTTCTTTCTGTAGACGCTAGAGATTATTGGAATAAGTCATGGGAAGGCGTCATCCCGAAAGGCATGAACTACCTCACCTATGAACAGGCGTCTAAGAACGAAACTCTTAGAAGTCTAGGCATCCCCACGCCTTATGGACACAGAGATCCGTATGAAGACTTCGCGGAGACTTTCGCTCACTTCATTCTTAAGCCCGAGATGCTCTCTGAGAAGGCTCTTGAAAGAATGAAAGAAACGCTTAGGATGAGCTATCGAGCGGGGCGCTCATTTATGCGTCTCGCGCACCACTCTCCTGATCTCTTCATGGACGATTGAATCAACTGCGAAGACCAGCGCCCGTTCAATATCGCACTCAATAAGAGAATGTCCCCCAAGACCACTTGAGGCTTCGACGTTGAACTTATCGTCACCTACGATTCGGATGACTACAGACTCGCCTTTCTTGTCTTTTAACGCCACTGAGTTTGGCGTCATAGCGAGCGTCACTCTTAAAGAAGAGGTGATATCCCCTCTAGGGAAAGAGCCGAGTGGCGCTTGGCAGATAGACTTAATCATCTTCAAGAGTTCTAGGGAGGTCATGGCTTGCCTTTCTTTTCTTAGGGAACTTAGCTCTGAGACTAGTCAGACAAGGGCTACAGACACCCGAATCGTCTGACCAAGAGAGTCCCCAATCAATAGGCTCTTTCGGAAGACCAAGACCACACACAGTGCAACAAAAATGGTTTCTCACCGCTTTGCCTTGACCTTTCTTTCTACCCATCTCGGAACTCCTTAGTTTTTAAAGTTGAAGATACTCTTATCAAGACTCAGCTTAGCTGGATCATTATCTTCAGGAGGCTGACTGTTGCCCTTCATCAAAGGTAGACCCTTGACTCTGAAGCGGTCGGCACAAGCGAATCCTTCACCATATCCGCTAGGAGAGATTTCCCCACCTATCTTGAGGGGCAGAGGCGAGAGCCTGTCGTTCTTGCCCTTAAAGACAGCTTGCGTGGCGATTAAGAGCTGTATCTCATCACCATGTGATCGCACAGAAAGGTTCTGTGCGTTGAAAGCAGTCTCCTCGAAGTTCCTGACGAGCATCGCACGACAAGCGAGGGCTGATCCCTTTAGTACAGGATTTAGCTCTTCAGAGAAAGAGTCGTTGAGGAAAGTCAGAGGAGCGCCCTTCACGTCACCTGATCCGCCGTACACACTACCGCCACCTCTAAAGACCCTGTATTTCTTTGTGCCTCCCGCTAAGGGGAACGCGCCGTAAGAAAGAACGTCTCCGTCTCCCATGTGGAGAACCTCACCTGACCCACCCGTAATCTTAGTGTAAGGTCTACCCTTCTCATCAGCTCCTACAGACGAAGGCAAGGATGTCAGCTTACTTCCAAAGGTTTGGAGGCGAGCAGAGCCGTCTCTTAAGATGTCCTCACACATGAAATCGTGATCACTTACGAGAATCCCTAAAGGGAGTCTAGAAGTGAGTCCAACAAGAGAAATGTCGATGTCTCTTGCCTCGAAATCAGACAGGAAAGAAATCGCATTGACAGGTTTAGTCTTACCTCCTGTCATGCTCACGGTGCTCAAGGTCGGGTTGTCATAGTTAGACCCTACTCGACCACCGCTGAACAGCTTCGTTTTGATGCCTGTGTCAGAGCGTGCTCCACCTGTAGAAGCAGAAAGTAATGATACACTAAGAGTTGTGTTGTTACCGTCTTCACCTAACGTGGGAGAGAAGAAGGTGAAAGAAACAGAGGTGTTTCTTTCTTCAGTCACAAAGTCAACGAGAGTGCCGTTAAAAGAAGCCACGATTTCCTGTACGAGATCACTGAAGCTCGCGGGCGGTGAATTGACGTCTACTTGGTAAGTAAAGATCCCCTGACCCCTTGAGTCATCAACCTCAATCATTAAGTAAGAATCCGAGCCATTACTGTTTGAGTAGAAGTCAAAGAAAAGGAAGAAGATCGTGACTGTCGCGCTCGCTCTCTCAGACCCATCTCCCAACACCTCTGTGAAAAGACCAATCTTAGTTTGAGGGAGAGCCTGAGTCGGACTCAGGGCCACGCGCTCTCCTGATGCGATAAGAGCAGAGTCAGAGATGTAGTTAGAGTAGCCCACGTCTTTTAGAGTATTGCGACGAACAAGACCGCCCATAGCCCCTGTTCCCATCGTCGTGTAGAAATCCATAGAGGCAAGCACCTCCAAAGACCTCTTGTTAGCTACCTCAATCGCGCTCGTCCCATCTGTCTCTTCCTGTCCTCTCGGAGTGTTAAGAAGATAAGTGTTTGAAGGAGGTATTAAACCATACCTATACGCCTGATCAGTATAGCTAGGGGACGCGCCTCCAATCGTTTGGAAAGGGTCGCCCTGATACACTGTTCGAGTACCCGCGATGTAGACCTCATCTGTGTGAGAAACAGGAGAGGGAAGACACATTCTTATGTTAGTGAGCGCAGTCCCTCCCCCAACACCTACGAGGCTGTCAGAGGCATCGTACTTTCTAGCGAGAACAAAGTTGTTCTCATTGATGAAGCCTACACCGAAACCAAAGACTGTACACTCAACGACGTACTCAAAGTCTGAGAAAGAGTTGCCGTCTACATAAGTTGGGATCTTGGAGATGTCGAGAGCGTGCTCTGTCACCACATAAGTGTGGGATTCCTCTTCACCCTCCACCGTGATCTCAGCTCCACCTCCTCTAAGAATATAGAGAGGGAAGAGATCACTGTCTTTCCTCAAGAGGTTAGTTGGAGGAAGACCCCCCGCGTTGCCTGTTGGCGTCTCTCTGTCCGTCTCATGTGAGCCGATGCTCGCGTTAGGAGCGAGCGCGTTGAAGTCCTGAGCCTCATAAATACCGTACAGGCGCACAATGCCAAAGAATGGAGGGAGCTTGATGCCGTTTAAGACATCTCCGAACTCGGATGAAGGCTTCCCTGTGAGGCTGATCTTCTTAGCTACGAAAGCGCCCTGATTAGCGAGGTTAGAGTTCGCCACCCATTGGCCGTAAGTGCTCCCCCCCACTCCTGTGGCGAAAACGAGAGGGTAAACACCTGATCCGTTGTACTGACCGCCAATCACTCTGAAAGAAGAAGAGGTGGTGTTTCTTTGATCTGAGAAAAGGTGGTTGTAGCCCTCCATGTAAGGGTCTACGTCACTCGTCTTCACATGGTAAGGGATGTCTTGCCTACCGAAAGTGGGCATGATCTCTTGAGGAACGGCGTAGACCTCAGTCCTTGCGTCGTTAAACAAGTTAAGAGCGCCGAACTTATCTGTGTTCCCATCTGCGTATTTCTCGTTTCCTAACACGCTCGAAGAAAGGGTGTGTCCTGAAAGTCTGATACCCTGATCTGAGAAAGGTCTGAGAACAACCGTCTTAGACCCAACATCAATGAAAGCCTCGGATTCTTTCTTAATCTCGCTGTTAGAGATTTCTTCCCTGTCTTCAGGGTCGAGCTTACTCCAACTCTCAATGTGGTTATTCACAGGGAGATAGACTTCACCATTAGGGAGAGGCATTTCATTCACAGCGTCCACATCAAGACGAGAAGGTGCGTTCCTGAGATAGTCAGAGGTGATGTTTCTTAAAGCGATGGTATGGATGTCATCAAGTACCCTCGCGCTCGCGCCCCTCGCGGGCGGATACTGCAAGGTTGTCGAGATGGCGATTGGCGCGCTTCTTTCTGCTACGAGAGGGAGGTTCGCGTGTGTAGCTCTGTCCGAATCTGAACAAGACGTAAACGCGATCATGCACTCGTCGTCTCGGCTGTCGAGGTACTGAGTCCTCATCTCTGCAAAGAGAGTATGCGTCGGCTCATTGACGAACAGACTGTCGTTAGACCCAACTCTGAGAAGATACACCCAATTTTGTGGAGTTCCCTCCCCATTCCATGCTGTGTATGTGGGCGCGTCATTGTAAGAAAGAATCCCGCCTTCAAGGAGAGAAGAGTTAGACCCCGCACCAATAATCTTAAAGACACCATTATTCGTGATCTGCTGATCTTTGTCTCCATAAAGGACTAGATACGCCTTTGAGGAAAGACCACTCAGATCGCGCTGATTATCTGTAATCAAATCATCAAGAGTCGTTGTGTTATAAAGAATGTTGGCGGTGTAGATCGCGTCTAAGTCTGAAGCTACCTTGATTGCCCACACATCCGTGTAGATCGCAGTCCTTCTTTCCCACGCGAGATTCCTAAGATTTCCTGTGGTGGTTTCTGCGACTAGTCCACTCGCAGTAAAGAAATCCTCACCAAGCACGATATAGGGATCTTCAAACTTACTAACCGCTGTTGGAGACACATACTCACCTTGAGTACCCGACTCTCCAAAACCATTCGGTCTGTTGTAGTTCGTGAACTTAATCTTGAATGGGTCAAATCGACCCTCTGACTCTTCAGGAGAAATGAACCTCACCACTTTTGTGTCGAGGTCAGGCTTGAGCCCCCCACGCGCCCCTGACGCATTGTCAGAACCGCCGATATTGAACTTAATGAAAGAGCCATTCTGAACAGGGTTCGTCGCGTAAAAGAACGCCGTAGGATTGAACTTCGCACCGATAGTCCATGTAGAAAGAAGAGACGCATCTATAGATACGGATGTAAGACCATTCGAGTTCGTCGCTGTCGTAGGGTCTACTAAGAAAGTAACATCGTCTTGTCTTACAGGGGCATCTGACCAAGTAGTTCTAATCCCATCGGGAGCGTCAACGATACTCGCATAGTTGCGTGCTTCTCCTCCAAGACTAACGAGGACAGAAACCTCCTCTACTTTCTTTCCTATGCTATTCGATCCTGAACCCGCTTGCTTGTAGGTGGTCCTCATGTCTCCTACAAGCAAGTCACGCACAGAGCTCTCTAAGATTCGGTTGTAGTCCCACTCACCGAGAGAAACAGAGTGCCTGAGATCGAGGACATCATCACTCACGATTTGGTCTGCGAAAAGACCATCGGGTCGGGCTACGTGGATCTCAATCTTACTGCCTACTGCGTGGTTCTTGGCTTGTGTGCCAGCTCGCCCTCTCCCCTCGATAGTAAATGTCTTAGCACCTGTATCTACCGCGCTTATGGAGATGACCTCTTTCTCCTGACCTTCACCGATTACTAAGAATCTCTTTCCTGACCCCCCCTGAGCTATGCCGAAGAAAGAAGGGTCGTCGAGCGCGGAGCTGAACCCCCCTGATGTCGCATAGCTGATGTTCGCAGATGGCACTGCGTCATCATAGCTGAGTGCTGTCCCTAGTGTTGTCTCAGAAAGTAACTCTGAAGACTCCGTAGGTCTGCGAGAAATAGAGCCATTGTGGTTAGGAGCACCCGCAGAGATCGCTTGATAGAGATTAGAGTTCCTTCTGAACACCGCACATACAGGGATCGCGTACACATAACCGTCTACAGCTCCCAAGTCATTCTTAGAAGCTGTGTCTCCATCCCCCGCTCTCCAAAGACCCACGTCGCCGTTTTCTTTCTGATTGGAGAACGTGTAGCCGAGCACAGGATTTGCAGTAGCGCCCTGAGCTAAGACGTTTGCATCACCGAGACCTGAAGGGTGACTCACGATGTCTACGTTTGCACCTTGAACTCTTAAGCGGTACTGAACTTGGACTCTCTTAGTTGTCTCGAACCCTAGTGTGGGGTCGATCATCTCATCGGCAAAGCTAGAGGCGGTATACAGCACGTTTCCATACGGATAGACTGTAGATGCGTCAGGTCTGTTGTTTGAGTCGCTAGGATCTAAGACTGCCTTCCAAACTTCGAGAAAGACTACATTCGTTTCAGAGTCAGTCGTGGGCGGTGTGGGGAGCTTAACTACGTTAGTGACCCCATCAGAACTCTCAGTCCCGATCACAGGGATAACCCACCCATTTACGAGAGCTACGAGAGGGTTGTCTAAACCTCTCTTAACTTCAAAGTAGTTTGTAGACTGATCGAAGAAAGAGAAATCGTCGTCAGCTCTTGTTGGGTCAAGTAGGAAACCACTGTGAGTCGTCTTTCTAATCACTTCAGAAAGAGCCTCTGACCCTATTTGCCCAACGAGGTTGAGCTCGCTGTCCATAGGGGGCTTTCCCGCTTGCCATATCACCTGTGAGAGTTGACGGTCTATGACCTCCATCACTCTGCTTACACCATCTTTGAAGTTATCAGCCATTTTCAATATTCTCCTTAAAATATAAGGGCATACGAGAGTATGTAGAGATCGTTAATGGAGCTTTCATTAAGGAAAGCGATCCGAACCTCTCCTGTCTTTTGCTCGAAAGAAAAAGGAGCGAGGCGTTCGATCTTCTCGTATGTATTTCCATCGTTCTCAGATATATAAACAGAATACTCGCTCTCAGAAGCCTCGACATATCTCATCACGGTAGGCTCATTCTTATCTGCGTCTGCGTAATTGGTGAGATCTACAGGAGTGGTGTCATGCCTTACTCCCTTTCTCACGATGCGCCAATACATCAAGAAAGTCTCTCGACCTTCACCGTCACTCGTAAGAGCTGTCAGGTCGATATTCTGAGTAATGAGCAAACCGTTCCTACCCGCAGGAGTTTCCTTTGGAACACAAGCCACGTTGGGTGTCTCTCCTACCCTAAATCGACAAGGGATATGCCCCGTTTCTTTCGGAAAGAGAGCCGAACCATCAAACTCCGCAGAGGAGTCGAGGAGAGGCTTGTAAATCAGGTGGTCGTAGGAGGGGTAAGACTCCAAGAACTTACCCTCTATGCTAGAAATAAGAGTAGGGAGATCGAAAGGGTTATTAGCCCCTAGCTCATTTCCTATCTCTATGCAGTCAGGAAAGTCGAGGATATACTTTCCGTTCATGTAGACATACTCGTCGAAAGACTTGATAGTCTGAACGGGTAGGTCGTCTTTTCGGGTCATGATGATCATCAGTCTTCTCCCATCGTGTTCACATCGAGTGTCCAAGCTGTACCATCAGCAGTCTCAACCTCGAACGCGCATTTCACAGAAGAAATCCAAGCTCCGTTGTTTGAGAAAGAAGTCAGACCCCCAAAAGGTCGGCTAGGCCAAGGCACAGTCGCCTCAAGATAGACTCGCGCTCCAACAGGGAGCATCGAACCACTCTGAGAGGGGATGCCGTAGTAGTCCAAAATCTTATCGAGCCAGTTACCGACCTTGAAGCGTCTGTCTTTCGGGTCTGTTCCTCGACTCACCTCAAGTGAGCGCCCATATCTACCAAGAGAGGCAAACTGTCTGCCTGAGATGTCCGTGTAGAGGGTGTCTGCGTACAAGCTTCCTCCACTAAGCTTAGGCATAGTGATCGCAGAACTCGGAGCTTCAAAAGCATCCCCTACAGGAGTGAGTGCTATAGTGAAACTGTGGGGGCTAGATTTAGGAGACTGTCTTAAAGAGTTGGCGTCTGTCGTTCCGAAGTTACCGCCTTGAAAGTCCTCTTCATTGATGAAGGTTTCAAGAGAAATGGATGGGTGAGCAATCGTAATCCCTGTGCTCGCCGAGTGATGGAGAGCGAGCTCATAGTTAGTGTTCTCAGGAGAGAACATCCCTGTGTCTGAGAATAAGCCTGAAGAGAAAGAAGAAAGAACACCACCACTTGTCCTCGAAGATCGTGGCATAGGGCTCGCTAAGACTGAGGCGCTTCTAATATCCTCAAAAGTCGCGAGATCGGGCAGATTGATGTTTGCCCCTAGACCCTTCCAATTTGTAAGTGTGGTTTCTGAAGAGTAGAAGTTCTGACCACCCCACACAATCGGAGAGAAAGAGTTTACGTCAAAGTCTGAATAGATGTGGTTCTCAGATGCCGTGGAGCGAAGGTGTCCGTTGACTGTGCCTGTCGCAGAAAGACTCTCAGGATATTGGAATGAAGAAACCGTATTTCCTTTCGCTCCAAAACCTGTGTAGGCGTCGCCTACAGACCAATCGCTCACAGCTCCGCCATCTCTCTTAAATCGAACAGGGCCTACTGTGACGAACCTCTCCATGACGTTAGGCATCAAGTCTCCCGCTTCTCGGTTCACATAGAGAGGCACGATGATTGTGCCTCCTGAGAAACGGGGCTTTCCTCTGAGCGCAGAAACGCCATCCACAATCGAGTACCGCGTCGAGTTGCTTGAATGGTTATAAGAAGAAGTAGGAGCGCGCCCACCAAAGGCGCTTCCGTTACCGCCACCGATAGACGAGAAACTGTACTCCTGATCCATGAGGTCAGACCAATCATCAGTCGAGTTGTCTGATCTGTCCATGAAGAAGGTGTCTTCAGAGTTTCCGATGGATCCGGGTATTTCTACGACGAGGTTAAAGGTCATCGCAGAGTTCGTGGCTTTTCTCTTGTAGAACTCATAATCTGAAGGATCTTCTGCTTGAGAGATTCTTTCTGTTCGTGTGACAGTGTTATCAAGGTTGTCATATCTACCTGAAGCTACTGAGTTGTAGTGCTCTTTCGAGTTCGTGTCGAACAGTGATCCAGGTAGGTCTGCGAAGTCTCCGTTCAACCCAAAGTTGATCCACATCCTAGTTAGTCTTGAGCCTTTCGGTGTGCGCCCGAGATAGGGACTGTTAATCCCCGACCCAACCGAGCTAGACTGAGTGAAGCTGTCCGTGAGGTCAATTCTCAGAGTCGGAGGTGGCGTCGTCTCATCTATGAAGGCGCTCTTAAAACCAATGTAGAGTGGCGTTTGAATCTGCCACCACTCACCTGAAGGACTCCAAGTGTAGATGGCGTTGATCATTGTGTCAGAAACGTCACTGTACTTGTCATAACTTCTCTTAGATTCAGTGTTCCCACCCTCTGTATGGGGATTCCAAGCGAGCTGACCTCCGTTTTTACTTGCGTGTACGAAAGGATTGCCCGTCTTAGGGTTAGTGTTACCGATAGTGGTAACAGTTCCAAAATACCTGTAGCTCTGAGATGCGTTCTCTCGACCCATGAGAAGCCAAGGGCGAGAGACATCCATCATGATGCGCTCTCCGAACACATAATCTGAGCCCCAACCACTATCAAGTGTAGATGCGATTGAGACTGAAGGCACATCATCTCCAGGCACTGTGGTGGGGTCATCATCTACGATTAAGAAACCACTCCCATGTTCTTGGATGAAGTTGAGAGGGTCTGTAAACCTCGTATTTATAGCCCCTGTAGTCTCAAGGGCAAGCGGAGACGCGGGGACAACCATAGGTGCAACACCATACTGACCATGAGCCATCACCACAGATGAGTTAGCTGAGGAAGGCTTAATCGTCACTATCCTTTCTCTCGCTACAGGCTGAAGGGCATAGAGAATAGGGAAGTTAAGAGATCCTGTGTCGGGTAGTTCATTTGTTTCGGAGTCAGGCCAATTACCCATCACAGAAAGAGGGGCGTAGGAAACCTCAATCCCTTTCTGAGTGAAACCGCCTCTCGTTCGACAGATGATGTCCTCAACAGAGTAAGACTCGCAGTCGCCTCCCAAGAGAATATCTCCTGTAGAGGGGCATCGGTTCACCCTGAAAATGTCCGTACCCAAGTCGAACGGATCGTTATTCTCAAGGTCTTTCTTTCTCTGCCAACCAGATGCCCACGCGAAAGGATTCACATAGGTGCTAGGAAGCTCGTTTTGAAGGCGCTCATTCTGAGTGTATGTAGGCTGTCCAAAGCGATAAGGTCGAGGCTTAGTGAGGTGGACGTAAGACCCCACGTTTTCCTCAAGAAGAGGCGCTGAGAACACCCAACGAATACCGCCACTTGCTGACTGACTCTTAGTGTAGAGAGTCTCATCTGCAAGATCGAAAGTGCGAGGGGTCATAACGTATGTCGGGTCATTCTGATCTAAGACATATACGTCATAGTTAAATGCGCTCAAGCTCGCGTTTGTAGAGTAGCCCTCATACTGATTAGGGTAGTAGCTGTTCTTGTCTGCCCAAGCCACACTGATGTTGGAGTTGACTCCGCTCAGTCTGAAGAACCCTCTAGACTCCCTATCGTGAGATAGGGTCGTCTTGTCAGTAGAAAGATGAGTGGTTGAGTCAATCTGAGGGTGGAACTGTAAGTCCACCTGTAAGAAACATCCTCTGTTGACTACGTTCTTTCTCTGAAGCTTCGTGAGAAGCGAGGTGTCGATCTCGCAAGTGATGCCACACACTACAAATCCCTTGCTCCCGAGGACAGGGAAACGAGCGTTGTAGTCAGGTACGGCATACTTAACTTTCCACTTGATCCACTTAGCGTCTGCGTAAGAACCCCAACCTGTGTACGTCGCGCTGTTCGCTTGGTTGTATGCTTTAAGAGAGCTTCCGATACGAACACCGTTGAAGTTGTTGTTATCATTCAAAAATCTTACAAGTAGATCGGTAGACCCCTCGTTGATTAGCGAAGTTACAGGGTCTAAGACTGAGTGGTCTGCAACTACTCCGAAGAACCTATTCGAGCCGTCCTCAGCCCAAAGGTTAACGCCCATCCAAAGAGGAGAGGTTGGCTCGTACCCTACGAGATTCTGATCTGCTCTTCCTGAGACAGTAGTGCCTGAGTAGGAAGCTAAAAAAGACTCCGAGAATTCAGAAGAAACAGGGAAGAAAGGATCAGCTACGTGGACGTCGTAGTCTTTCTCTGCGTCGTCTAGGTAGATTCTCTTTCCATTAGAGGAAGCATCGAGACACGCCCCAAGTACCATGTTTCTAGAGCGCATTGGGAGAACAGAGCCGTCTCCCGACTTCCAATCCCTAATGTACTCACCGCTTCTCTTAATCTTTCTAACCACAGCCACGTCAAAGAGGTCGAGATTAGCTGAAGAGATCCCTGTGTATGGGTTGACGAGATAGTCTTTCTGAATGTCGATGATGACGTACCAACCCACATAAGCGTACTCGTAAGTCCCACAGACGTATATTTTTCTACCGATGTCACTCTCTAAGAAAGAGTAGTCTCGATCATAGAAAATCGCGTCAGCTTCCTCAATGTAAGTCGTGTAGGAGGTCGCCTTATCGAACGGCACAGCGATCCCACCCTTAACTGATCTGTGACCGAGCACAGGAACGAACTCCACATTAGGCACAACTCTGAACTTATGTCCGACAAGAGGTCTACGAACATAGCCATTGTCGGAGACATCTCCGAAGCCGTTTTTCTGAGAGCTCGCGTCGTTTCTGTCTAAGCAGTCTTGCTCGTAGTCAAAGTCACCTGAGAGATCATAGAAAATCTCAGGTGACGTGTTGCCATTATTGCCTATCGCGCTCCCCGCAGTCATTTTTCTTATCGGAGCGCGGGAGAAAGAAAGGTTGGGGTTTGAGTCTAGCTCATCGTAATCTGAGAAATAGAGGTTGTTGTGTGCATACTTAACCACATCTCCAGGCTGAGAAATGGGCTTAAGGTGAGAGTGCCAACCTCTATACCTTCCGACATCACCTACTGTGTAGAAAGTACCTGTGGTAACATCTTCAAGTATCATCCCATCAAGAAGTCTTACTTGCATATTTGATGTCATAGGGTCATCAGGAGACTCTAGGATATCGCTTCTCTGAGTCGCTGATAAACCCTCAGAGATCAGATCATTTTGAGTGAGGTTGAAGTCATAGTCATATGTGTTGTTTACACCCCAGTCAGGTAACCCTACAGGGTAGTCAATCTTATTAACATATCTGTTGTCGTCTGCCTGAGAAAGAGCACTCTGCACATCAGGGTATAGGTCGAGGTATGGAGTGGAGGAGCTGTAGGTTGTGCTGAAACCTAAGCTGAACCCATAAAGAGCTGTGTCTATACTAGCTAATCTGAAGAAAAGGACAGACAAGTCAGGCGTGCCTGTGTCAGCTACGTTAGCGCCCGTAACTACATAGAATCTATCAACATATAAAGGCAGATCGAAAGCACCCCCCGCGTTCCAAGTGCCTCCACCCGTAGGCAAGTTAGCTGAGTTAGCAGCCTTAACAAAAGGTCGCCCATTTCCTACAGGGTCAGTTTTCTGCTCTATGGGTGCAGTAGCGGTTGCACCGTAAGTCGCGGTATCTATCTCCACAAAGACCTTTCTCTTATTATAGTCGAGATAGAAAACAGCGAAGCCCTCGTCACTGTTAGCTGACGAGCTGTTGTAGTAAGCATAAACATAGATCGTGCGAGTGTCTGAGGGATTCTCGAAAAGAACACTCTGACCACCCCATGTCACGCTCTCGTTTGAGCGTGAGTGGTGGTAAGCCTGAGAAAGAATGCCCGCATCAAACTCATCTACTCTATCCGAAATCCCTCCGCCCGAGTTAGTCTTAGGGCTGTGGCTGACAGGGAAATATCGACTTGACGCTGTTTCTCTTTCAAAGACACCATGCTCTTGCATGACGTTCCCAAGAGTCACAGCAAAGTTGCCTCCATACGCAAACCTAGAAGGTCCGTTATAGAACTCGTACAGAGGCAAGTCCGTAGGAGAAATACCTGTCCTAATCTTAGTCTTTGACCCGTACCCAATCGAGGTAAGCTCTTCGGTGAAGCTGTTGGCGCGCTCAAAGACCCTACCCCCAAGAGTAGAAGGTCCTTTCGGAAGCAACATACACTCACCGTAAGTCGGGATTTCAAGACCTCTCAAGCCTCGGTCAGACTTAGCTCCCTTCGCCATAGAAGCGACGATATCTGCACCTGTTGCGTCTTGTGGTCTGAAAGCTCTTTCGTAGACAACTGTGCCTCCTGTCTTAACCCTGATCCCTGTCTTTGACCAAGGCAAGATTGTATCACTAGGCAGAGGTGGAGGTGGCGCGCTCAAGAAGTAGCTAGGTAGAGAGCCTGTGCCATAAGAGTTAGGGATGGAGTCTTGAATGAGAGCGATGTAACCCTGTGAGTTATTTCCGCCATTCCAAGCACCGAAGGCGCTCCATCTCTCTCCGAAACTCAAGAGCCTTGACTGATAACTCTTAGTAGTGCTCGCTGATAGATCGGCCTCGTTCTTTCTAGCGAAAGCACCGTTTGCTGTGCGCGCATCATCAATTACTAAGTCTGAGTCATGACCCGCGACAACCACATCGCCATAGAACTCGGCGCGGTTGAAACGACTTGGGAGGGAGACAGCGTTGCCGTCTCTCAAGTCGAGGCGAGAGTCCATGAGTGGGCTAGAATAGATACTAAGACTACCTAGTGAGTCGAAGTTTCCTTTCTGCGGATGTACTCGAACAGCGTTACCCGAAACCACGCCAAGACCACCATCGAGAACAACACCTAAGCCGAACCTCTCAGGGTAGCCAAGAGACACATACCCTGACTCACCATTCTCAAAGAGTTGCTTGGTTGTACTGCTCGCTGACTCGTCAAGTCGATCTGATCTCTCTGAAGAGTAGACAGCTAGACGGGCGGGTGAGTCTCCGATGAAGTCTCCAATGCGAGTTCTTAAAGAGTCAACGAAGCTCAAGGGCTCTCTAGAAAGAGTCTCTCCCTGATAGGTCGTCTGATAAGAGGTCAAGAACGCAAGGGAAGATGTCTTTCCTCTATGATCCATATTTCGATGGACACCGAGAAGTCTTAGTCCTAGAGTAGTGTCCCTGAGCGTCTCGTCTGAATCGAAGTAATCCATCGGCGCGAGCTCAAGGCTCAGGGGCATATCTGCGTTGTGGTTATCTGAGTAACCGAGCGGAACGATTTCTGCGGGGAAAGAATCTCGACCCAATGCTCTAGGGTTCACCTCAAGACCGTGTAAGTCTGAAGGAGCGCCTGAAGGACTGCCCCCTTGATCCACGACGTCAAAGACCACTACGTCATGGTAGTAGTTGCCCGCGCTCCTCTTCAGCACTCTCCAACTGTGACCTAGCTTAGCTGTAGGCTTAGAAAGAAGAGAGTTCTCGTAGTAGGTAGAGCCGATCACTAACTCTGAAGGAGTGAGCGCATTAGCCCCCTGATTAGAAGCAGACTGATCAGGGTAGATAGACCTGATCTCATCGGACTCGACACGCACCATGATGTTCGCCACGATGGTGTTAAGAGATGATCTCGTATGGGTCGTATAATCGCTCCCATAGCCATGAAGAGTATTTCTAGTACCCTGACCTGATTCAATGTCAGAAGCGTCCACAGGCATTAAGACAGGAGTGTCTATGATCTTGTAGATACCCCAGTTGTCGTCATGGTTAACATCAGAGCCGTCTGTGTGCTTATATCTCATCAGAGCGACGTAAGCATCTCTTAAAGAAGGGAGTGCCATCGTCGGTATTTCTGAAGAAGAGAACTGCGCCATATGGAAGAGCGCGCTACCGATGTCAGCCTCAGTACCGTACTGATTCGGGAAGTTAGCCGAGACTTGTCTCTCTGTGCTCCCTACAGGCTCAGAAACCTCACGCCCGAGACTCTTGGAGATACCCTTAAGATCTGCTAGGGTAAGACCCAAAGAAATCGTGGCTGTTCTACGCACAGAAACATCCGTGATTGCTCCACTCGAAACAGGGCCGAACAATCCCGCGCCTGACGGCATATGAGCGCCCCCCTGAGACTTCAGACTGAGGTTAGTGAAACCCTGTGCTGATTTCTGAGCTTGTAGTCCTGATGTGGTCGGGCCTGTACCTGTCTGATTGTAGGGCAAGAAAGCAGAGGTCACATCGAGAGTCACGTCAGCGTTCGAGATTAAGAAATCAGTGTTGGTAGGAGGCGCATAGTCCGTGTGCATGACAAACGCGGTGTTATCGTCAGACCCCAAGATCCTCATGTTTCTGATGAACAGGTTGATATCACCTGATACACGCAGACCTGAGTTCCCCCCGAACACCGCCGACTTATAGTCTGACTTCTTTCCTTTCTCTCTCGTAGTATGACCAATCGTACTAGAGAAAGAACCTCCTGTTCCTAAAGGCAAGCTCACATAGGAGAACACACCATGCTCAAGGAAAGTCTCGAATACTCTTAACTCATCTTCTCCGTACTGACCAACGTCCTGACCACCTCTGTAGCCTGAAGTACCAAGACCGCCTGAGACAGAAGCGAAGCTGATCCCCGCATGAGTCTGAGGAAGTCCGTTGAACAGACCCAATCGACCCCCTGAAAGAAGAGACGCGCTCTGTGTTCCGAAAGAGCCGAAGCCTCCATCAATTGCGCCCACGTCTCTGTTCTCAGAGAACTCAGAATAACCGAGCTGTGTAGGCACTGAAGCGGTGGTCAGGAGACTCCTCAAGTTGCCTTGAGTCCAAAAGAAGCTGTTGCCCCCTACAACCGAAGCTGAGATTAAGTTGCTCCCTGTCGCCTCTGTGAAAGAAGCACTGAAGCTCTGCTCGCTCACATGGGCAAAGACAGGCTGATAGTAAGAAAGCCCACTGAAGCCCCCGTACTGTCCGTTCACCGCTTTAAGAGAAGCCTGATACTCGTACTTACCTACCGAGCTCTGAGAGCGCCATGTTACTTTCGCCTTAGCGATTCTCGGAGTTCCCGAAACACTTGCGTTCAAGTAGATGTCGTCACCTAGCTCGATCACGTTAGGTGAGTAGAGGTCGCGAGAGAAATACTCTGAAGACACAGAGACAATCATGTCTTCATATCCCGTGTGGAACTCGCTCATCAAGGGCTTAAAGAAGCTAGACCTTTCTCTTTTGTTAACAGAGAAAGTACAGACTAAACCGAGATAAGTGCTCTCCTGAACGTCTGTTGACGTAGGGTATACATAGTCACGAGATACCCATGTGTAAAGCCCTAGCTCCTCCTCATTGAGATCATCTTCTGAACTGAAGCCGAAGTGTGGATTGTCGAGCCAATGGTCTTGAGCCAAGAAATCGAAAGATTCTCCCACGTTCTTTTGACCGCCTGTCGCGTCTAAGAAAGGTAGGAGGTCAAAGTATCCAGTGCCGTCGTTAGTGTAGTAGTCAGGGGCGATCCTGTTTCTGATCGGGCTTCCTGAGTCTCTTTCGTTTCCGTCATAGATCCCATCTAAGAGTCTTAAATAGAGCGATGGCTGAGGGTAGCTACTGTATGACTGACTATAGATTTTTCTAGATGACCCAACACAAGGTCCGACAGGCAAGAACCCATTTCTATCGAAACCAAGCTCAGTTGTATTCCCCTCTGCTTGAGCACTTACACTCTTAACTTCAGCAGTCGCAGTATCAGGGAGTGTTTCTGACTCCCAATATAAGCCTATTCGGTTGTAGTCTTTATGATCTTGACCCTCAAATATAATGTCGTAAACAGTCGATCCTGTCGCTTGCTCTGCTCTACCTAAAGAGGCTATGACGTTAATAAGTTGGTTCTCAGTTTTACTTGCCTCGTCTTTGAGATTGTCTCCTGAAATACCCCCCTCAATGAAAGGGATTTTCCCACACCCACGCCCTGTGCAGATCAACTCTATTGTGACATCTGTCCACAGAGCCGAGCCGTTGTTGGAGTGTCTAGGGTCATCATTAGTGACCCAAAGAACTTGTCGTTCACCATAAACAGTGTGATTTCCGTAGGCATCAATCTTAGCTTGGAGAGTAGGGTTTAGGGTCACATCCCCTGTGCCGTTGTCATACTCCTGATGGAAGCCCTCATAGAAGCCCGCTCTGTTGAGCAAGCGCGCAGAGTGTCCGAAGTAAAGGTCTTCGTTTAGAGACTCGCATATCGCTTTTGCCACGTCGAGAGTCTTAGAGAAATCACCGCTCATATCAACTAAAGAGTGAGGGAAGTCCGTCTCCGCTACAGAAACAGCTACAGTCACCCATTTACCCCCACCGACCTCCTCAAGAGAAAGAAGATATCTATGAGAGGGGAGTTTCGCTAGGTCACTAAAGTTACCCTCAGAAAGACTTTCTACGATAAAAGGAAGGTTCGCAGTAGATAAATAAGAGTATGAGGGAAAAACACTTGGACTCCGCCCTGAGATCATGATCTGACTTGTGCTAGAGGCGTAGAAATAGTCTCTTACTGTGGGGTAAGTATCTGTGTAAGTGTTCTTGAGCGCGGTATTAAGCGCAGTAGAGAGCTCAATGTCTGTTTGAGCTGACCCTGTGTCATTCCTATAAGCGAGGAACTTACTCTGCCAAGGGTTAGATGGCGTATTCGCTGAGTCAAGACCTACGATGATCCTCGCACCGTTCGTGAAAGAAACTACTTTCTTAGAAAGAACGGATGCGCCCTCCACGTTAAGGTAGAAGCCCGTATAGTCAGGCACTTCATCGCCAAGATTCTCAAAGGCGCTCGCATCAAGAGTGATCATGTGCGAGTCGTTCGTGATCTCATCCTGATCTGTGTTACTCGTAGAAAGAAATACGACAGGCGCGACGGTCATTTGATCAGCAGGGAGCTCAGTTACATTAGAGGCGACAAGATCACCTCTCTTAAGCTCAAGACCTACTTCGTACCTACTCGAATCTATAGTCCACTTTCGTGTGTTAGAGTCATAGATGAGAGTGCTCTCGTCTGTCCTCAGACCGCTGATGGAAAGAGAAATACTTCCGTCAGGGTTGTAAGAAAGACCTCCGTCATTGAAAGTGATAGACTCACTTCTAGCAGAGCGCCCTACTAGCGCGGATTGCTTGAAAGAAAGACGACCATGACGACTGAATCTGAACGTGGTCGTAGACTCGATCTTCATTCCGTAGAAGGTCGAGTCAAAATCTACTTTCACATTGTCGAGCTTGATCCCATTGTTGAGGGTCGAGACGCCCCTGTAGATAAATCCTAAAGTCTTAGTCGTCTCAGGGAAAGCGAACGTGTCGAGGATATCCGCTTCGATACGCCCTGTGTGTGGGACTTGATCGACAGAAAGAGAAGGGATAAAGATCGAGTTTGTTCCATCCCAAAAGATCGAGTGATCCACAGTGCTGATATCGAGAAGATCGTCAGACGCCATAATCTGAGGGATCTTAGGGAGTAGGTACGCGCCTTTCTCCATACCCTCGTCTAGTGTGGTGAGCCTCATACCGAAGCTCGCCTCTTGAGAGAGCGCAACACAAGAAATGAAGAGCACAGTTTTGCCACTCGGATTGGTGGCGTGAGACGTGATACTCAAGTCCTGACTATATGCGCTCTTGAGGTAGACGGTAGCCCCCTCATAATCGACGTCATAGAGGTCGGGAGAAAGAGGGTTCTCATAGTCAGCTACAAGAGAGTTTGTGTCTGCACTAATCTTAGTGGGGTAGACAACAACGCCAAAGCCAAGATCAAGGAGGTTGGAGGGCTCTGCACCACTCCAAGAGGAGCTACCGCCCCGACCAAGAGACGACTCACTAAGAGTGATCGCTTCGTTGTTGCTCGTAAGTGAAGGCGAGATAAGAGCCTTGACGCGCGCTGACTCAATCTCCACTTTCTGAGCCACCGCGCTAGAAAGTAAGTCACTCACCGTGTTGTGGAGAGTGAACGTCACACTCACGTCGAAAGCATAGCTCGCATCCCAAGTGACCTTGCCCGTTGAGAGGTTCTGCTCGCTCACTCTTCTTAACGTGATCGTGTAGGGAGCACCGCCACCTACAATGCTGATGATCTCATAGAAACCATAGAAAGAGTTTACTTGCTCTGTAGTGAGCTCGCTACCGCCACTGACAGACGTAATTCTCAAGCACTTTCCGACGAGGAAAGACGTGCCGTATGAAGTGATAGCCTGAGCTCCCTGTGACGGAGCAGAAGAGCCTTCAGGGTAGATAGAGACTTTAAACTCACTAGCACTAGTCGGAGTGCCTACAAGATTACCGACTAGTTTGCTCTCAGAATGAGTCAGCTCTGTAGGTACTGCGGTCTTGTTTTTAAGTCCATAGTTAGAGGCTGTCCCTGACGTAGCCTCTGTGTGGAAGTCTCCTACTTTCCAATTAGAAAGAGGAGGCTCGAAGTCCAATGAGGCAGATGTTTCAGGTGGCATCACAAAGAAAGTAGTCCCCCCACTCTGAGGAGCTTCAAGCATACGAGATGCTTTCTTTCTAAGGAACATGACCCCCACTACATCTCCCCCTGAGTCGAACCAATCTGAAAGAGGAGTGCGACTAGAAAGAGTGATCTCGGTTGAGGTCATAGACTCAACCCTGAAGATTTGATCTTGAGCGCGGTGGATATCGTCTCTAGCCACATAAGTTGGGGGAGTCCAAGTGCTCGCCCATTTCTCATAAGAGTTACTTACATAGTTGACTACAACATAGAGCCCACCGTGATCCGCCTCTAAGTCCTCAAGAGAGATCACTTCAGGGCTATCAGAAGCCTGTCCGATTCCGTACTCGGTGAGGATAGTCTTAGTGGCATGGTTGATCGTGAGCGTGTTTCCTGTATTGTCGAGAGTCCACGTCCAATCGACGAGCGGAGACTTGAGGGTAGCTCCTAGCACCTCGAAAGAAATCGGAGAGCCTAGCGAGGGCGCTCCCTTAACACCTATTCTATTGGTATTCTCGGTGTAAGGGATGAAGTCAATATCCCCTACACCCACCTGACCTAGACCTGTCCTGATAGTTAACTCTGAACTAGTGTCTGTCGCGTCCTCTACTCGGTACTCACTAGCCCATGAGCCGTTGAGTCGAGAAAGACCTGTTTTTACCTCTTCAGCTCTAATGACTCGATCCCTTGAGAAGCTCTCAGAAGAAGTGTCATTTGTGGCTTGGATTCCTTGAGCAGATTTCTTTAGGCGATCAAGATCATTCGTAGAAGCCATAGGTGATTTCCTTCGCTTAATATTTTACATGAACCATGCAATGAAGGGTGGTTGATTAAAGAACAATCAGAGGAACACAACCTCGTCCTCATCGAAGTTCTTTCCGTTAGACATCCTTAAGACATCTATACCCACGAGCCCTCTCCTTTCTCGGAATGGCGTGTTTGTAGCCATCGCACTCGGGCTGTGACCAAAGAACAAAGAGCCATCTGTTCCCTTTGTATTATAAGGGAATACGACCTTCACAAGCACAGGACACTCACCTTCAGAGTTAGTGAAGAAAGAAGCATTACCGCCCACCTCGATTTCAAGATCAGTGAAGTAAAGAGCCTCTTCTTTTAACACACCTTCTTGATGAGAAATGAGACATCCCGCGCCATCCTGATTGATGTGCTGTTTGCTAGGTCCTTCTCCATCGTTCCTACCTACGTCCATCCAAGTGGTAAGGCCGGGCACTTTAGCGTAAATCTCAACGCCCCTGTCATCAGCCACAGGTACATTCCCCAAGTACCTGAAGTTCTCAAACTCAAGGCCAACAAGTCTGAGCTTAAATCGACTCGTACCTACCATGCTCTCGGGAGCGCCTGACTGTGAGAAAGAAACATCAAAGACTCGAACGAAAGAAAAGTCTCTTTCAACGAAGGCAGAAGGGGTTGCTATGTCGTAGTTCGGCTGACCGTAATACTTAGAGGTGATCCCCGCCGTGTACGCACCTAGATGATAGATATTATCCCAATCTGCGCTGTAGCTCGCGTTAGGTACGAAAGAAGTGTCTAAGTAGTTGTCTAATGGGCGAGTTAAGACTCCTCTTCGTGGCTGTCCGTACTTACCTCCACTCAAGACGCTATCTGCGACAATCGGTAAGCCCCTCACTTGCGCGTTGCCTTCAACACCTTGAGATCCTGAGTAAGCCGACCACTCCCAATGGTAGTTATTTCTGAGGTAGCCCGCGCTCCCATGCTTGGCGTTAGCGCCTGTGTCAGAGGTCGCTCCGTCATCTCGCACAGAAAGAGAAATAGGGTTGAACCCTAGAGGCAGACCTCCGCCAATAAGATTATTCTCTGACGTGATGTCCGTAAACCTGTAGTCAAGCCTGTAGGACTCGTCTAGGAATCGCTCTTGAGTATCTTTCCTAGCCGTTAAGATACTACTATGAGGCTTTCTTCTCATAGGAACAACCGACTCGTCATAGGCAGAGAGGTTGATGATCGTATCTATCTGCCCCTTACCGATCCCATGAACCGCAGTGATCCCTGTATCAGTCTCTAAGAAGTTGCCGTAAGTGGGCGCTGAACCTGTTGGGTAAACCTCATGAAGATTGAAAGTGTTTACGTCGAAAGCAACAGGTAAGAAAGTATTAAAGGTCAGAGCCCCTGTGTGAGTCACTAGACCCACGCTGTCTACCGCAAACTCTGAGACACCGAAGTCAGTTCCAAAAGAGAGCCTGTCCCATTGAGTCATGTTAGGTGTGACAGTGTTCTGAGCTGTCGTTGCGCCCCCGAGCGTCCATGTCGCTAAGTCTTGACCGTTTGCTGTCGCTTCTTCCTCTGTAGAAATCACTACCAAGAAAATAGGTTGAGGCGCGGTCAGTCTCTTAGCATAAAGCTCAGACCCATACTCAATGTAGTATTTCTCACTCTCTACTGCTAAGAAAGAACCTGAAATCTCAGGGGAAGCCCCATTCGTGGAGTTCGAGTTAGCCCTGTAAATAGGGTACGGCACAGTCGGGTGAGAGGAGTTCGCTTCCTCAATTTCTGTTGACCCTGTGAGAGTCAAGGTCTGATATACTCTGAAGCCCTCTTGGTCATACCTGAACACCGAGAAATAGTAGTCGGATTGCTGATATCCCGCAGGATAGTAGAAAGTAACGTATGCAGTCTTAGTGGGCGCTGATTCAATGAGAGAGTAAAGCCTAGATGAATGGTAGAGCAACTTCCTAGAAGCACTGAGTTCATCTCCACCCGCCTGATTAGGTAGTACAGTCTTAGAGGTCGCGAGTCCATCGTAGTGGTATGTGGGGTCTTTCACATAAAGACCTGTCAGCGCGCCCTCAGAGAAAGAACAAAAGCCATTGTCACCTTCAGGGTAAATGAGCAGATCAATCTTCCCTGTATCGCTCACAATATTTGTGCTCAAGTTTGTATTACTCTGATCAGGTGTCACCATGATGTGCTGTGTATTTACGCCCAACTGAGACAGGTCTGTTGTGTAAGCCGTGACCTGATCTCCCCCTGTAAGACTCGCGATGGAAATCTCGTAGATGTTGAACGGCTCTTTGAACTTCCTGACCGACGCGCTCTCTTCAGCTTCAAGGTAATGTGGGTACTCATAGTCGCCTGTGATCGTGAGGAGCGCGAGAGACTTGAGGTAGAAAGCGAGTCGGTTTCTTTTCTCAGGCTGATTGACGACGTTTTGGTACTTAAGAGGAACGCTCCCCTTCGGTACAAGATACTTGACTCCCGAGATCACAGTGAAATACCCCTGTGAGGGGAGCAGAGGGTCAACTCCTCCTAGAAAATCAGGGTAGAAACCTTGAAGCGAGAGAGTGTCATGATGCCAATAGTCAGTGCTTCTCGTTAAGACTCTGACATTGGGGCGTACAAGAGAGTTAGAAACAGATGCTGTGGAGGGCTCGATCTGTGGGACGCCTGTCTCAGAAAACCCGTCCGAATCTACTGCGATGTTGTCTACGTTCTCCGCTTCAAGGGCGTTGAGGAAGTTGACACTCCACAGCTCATCTTCTGAAGGCTGAATGCCGTCTCTGACAAGGTTCTCGAAAGCGTCTTCAGTCTTGAAATGGACGAGCGCATACGAACCCTTAGATCGACCTGTATCACTCAAAGAAGGGTCTAAGAGTGAGTAGTCTACGACGTGTCTAAACCGCGCCACTTGGAAAGTATAATGATCCTCTCCAAAGGTCACATAGTTGCCCGCCGTAGTGAACGGAGTCGAGGTAGACGCAGGCTGTACGACAGAGAAGAACCTCTCTCTTTCTGAAGTAGGTGTAGTTAACCCACTCGGCTCATATGTCGAGAGCATAGGAAGCCTGTAAGAAAGAAAGTTAGTCGCTCCCTCAACCCAAGACGCACCGTCCCAAGAATAAGCCCCACCCAACACAGGAAGATGACCCTTCACGGTGTCGGTAGTCGGCACTCCGTCTCCAAAGTAGCAAGCGTTGACTTCTCTCAAGAGTCTTACTGACCCTAGAGATGTACCCTTGTTCGCTTGGAGCTCAGCGACGGCAACTCCTCCACCGCTCAAGTCAGCTCTCTTCTTTCCTGTCTGCATCTCGTACAGATCAAACTGTCCTGTGAGCTTGCTAGGGAAAGTAAACTGATCGTCTCCTGAGATGAAAATCGGCTTGTCTGTCTCTTCAAGACCCATGCTCAGATTAACCGCACAGACTACTCGGCTCTTTATGTCAGCGACACTTGAGGCGGGTGAGAAAGAAAGATTAGTTGTGACTCCATCCTCCCACCTTAAGAGAGCTAGAGTTCCTCGATCAGAAGGAAAGAGAAGCCCCGACACGGTGAAACCCTCTTTCGCAGAAGAGAGCTCAGTGAGGTTCACGTCATCTCTAGGCACTACTCTAGTGTGCTGATGAACCCGACCTGTGTCTTTCTGCATACTACTTAAGAAAGAAGCACCCTCACCTCCACCTAAGAGCGTGATCGGATTATCGAGAACATTGAACGTAGAGTCTGTTCTAGGGTCAGCGCCCGATCCGTCTCCTGATGGATTAGGCATGGTCAAGTGATAGCCGAAAGTATCTTGAGTGGGTAGTAAGAAATGGCTAGCAGTGTCGGCTACCGTGACCCCCTCAAAAGTGATGCTCGTCTTTCTTTCCCACACGGGGCTGTCTGCTTGCTTGAGCATCCCCCAATCGGGCTCTCCTGAGTGGGTCGCAGAGAGAGAACCGAAAGAGTAAGTCTTATTCGTCTCTCCGAGTCTCGGAGGCTTGTTTTTCACCTGAGAAGCGAGGTCATCAAAGTGACTCTGCGCCTCATCACCGAGGTACGTCTCGAAAGGGTTCTCAGCAGAGATTTGAGAAGCATCATACGCATCTTGGTTCATCAAAATCTGAGTGGAGTTGTTGCCCCTCGCGTGGTCGTTGCACTTGCTCGATCCCGCGCCTACTCTAAGATCACTTGGGTCAGTTGTCTTTGGCATGATTAAACTCCGCTAAGAAGAAGGTCTTGAGTCTTGTAAATACAAGCGACGGTACGACTCTCACTAGAGAACAAGACTTTGTTCTTTCTTGAGCTGTCGTTTGACTCATAAGGGAGGTGAGATAAACGAACGAGAACCACGAGTACGATCTCTCCATTTCTGAAGTGAATCTCGTTGTCCCCCGCGCTTGTGCTTTCAATCTTTGCTAGGAAAGGGAGCGCGTTCTTGTGGAGCACACTCTCGTCTAAAGACTGAGAATAAGCGTTAGGTAAGTAGCCTGAAGATACCTCCTTGTAGACTACCCTTCTCTCCGCGTCAAGGTCAGGGCTAGTGAGCGTGATGTTCCCTGTTGAGTCCATAGGGAGAACAGTAGAAAGAGCCATCATTCCTGAGTTAAGAGAGATGTCTTCAAGAACCATCCTCGTTGACCCCATAAGATCGCTCTCGCCCGAGAAAGAAACGACACTAGGGTGGACTCCCAACTGCACTGACGGCGCGGTGTAAGGGTAAGCGTCTTCAGAGGTTGATGACCCCGCCTGTATCGACCACAGCTTTTCTGAGACTTTGATCGGCTTGAGCGTCACCTCATTAGGCACATTGAGAGGGGCGTTCTTCGCCCCAAAAGTCTGAGAAGACTTGGCTCGGTAGTAGACACCCACCTGATAGCCGTTGATACCACTGCTTGGCACTGCGCTTCTAGGGTATGTCTCGACAGTAACGAGGCGATGACCCGCGAAAGGCGCGTTCCATGAGAGATAAGAGTTGGTCGAACCCAACCCGCTAGAAAGAAGGTCTAGAGTCACAACCGCGTTGCCATTCGTGTTATCCGTCACAGTAGGCTCAAAAGATCCCGAGTCATCAACGTGCAACTTCCAAGGTAGTCTTAGTGCGGTAGAAAGGCTCGTCACGAAAGTATCCGTAATCGGGTTCACGACTCTTTCTAGCGCGACTTCGCGCACTCCCTCACGAAAGAAAATCAGGGGAGGTTGCGCCTCTGAGTCTGAAGCTCTTTGAGTAGAGTCATGCTCGACCACTGATCCTGTCGGAAAAACCTCTACGTCAGGGGAAAGAGAAGATCCTGATGGAGTGGCTGACAGACCCTCTTGAGCGGGGTACTCTACGAGCAAAGTAAGAAAGACTCTCCGAGGAGAGCCGACTTCACCCACTGTAGGGTTTCCTACCATCTTGTAGGAGGCGATATTCTGACCGCCTGTCACATCGGTGAGGTTTCTCCCCATTGTCAACGTGATAGAGGTTGTCCCTAGCCCCTCGACCTTAGAGAAATAAGTGCTCTGATTCACAATCGAGTTGTAATCTCCATCATCGTGCCAACACTCATTCTCAAGTACGTCAATGACCTTCGTTCCTGTAGGAAAGAGATCATTAAGGTCGAGGTCTTGACCTGCTAACAGCACGTCCTCCCAATACCTAAAAGCGGAAGAGGAGTCGAGCTGTGAGATGTCTACTGTGACCTCATCTCCCTCATACCATTTCGTGCCTGTTCCTGAGACAACCACAGCGCCGTCATGGTTGTTCGTGCCATCAGGAAACACCTCTAAGACTAAGCGAGCTAAGTGAGGGGCGTCAGAGAACCTTGTAGCCACATGATCGAAGTTACGGATGAAGCTCCCTCTACCTGTGAGACTACCCTGACCTGGAGTGGGTGCGAACTGAGAGCGCCCAATCTCGTCGCATACGAGAGGAAGGACGCTTTGCTCACCACTACCATTAGCGAGATCCCTAAAGTCTGAAGAGTCCATGAACCACGTCTGTAAGGCGTTATCGAGGAGTGTTCCGAACTGACGGTCGAGCTCCGCGCTGTAGTCTACACCTCTAGGAAACACTTTCTTTCTGAGATCGAGAACATCCGAGCTCGCGACCTGATCTGCAAAGAGCCCATCAGGTCGATCAGACTTACCCACAGGAATAGAAATAGCACCGCCTGTGTCAAGTGAAGTGTTCGTGGTGAGCGCGTGATCATAGAGTAGCCCATTGTTAGCCTGATTCTCAGGGTTGAACTCCCCCTCATTTCTCCTGAACACGAAACAGATAGGAATCGCGTACACATACCCATCTACAGTATTAAGATCTGTTGCTGAGTTCTGTGTTCCGTCTCCCGCATAGTAAAGACCTGTGTCTTGGAAAGGGAAAGATCCGTCTGTAGCTCTTGAGAAAGAGTATCCGCCTTGAGGAGACAAGCTCCCTCCTCTCGCGAGGATGTCCGAGTTACTGAAGCCGTCAGGCTGTACTTTCGGATTGACTCCGATGCCTGTCCCTAACGTGAAGTTGTAGTCCTCAGAATAAACTCTGAACCTGTACTGCATCTGAACGCGCCGAGTCGTCTCCGCATTGAGTGTAGGGTCAGTGATGTCATCTGTGAGATGAGAGCTCGCGTCAGACTCCGTGTTTCCCACATAGTAAATCTTATTGGGGGAGGGGATGCCTTCTCCGTTTGACCCACCTGTAGGATTGGAGACAGAGATCGCAGAGGGGTCTGCCACTATTGTGGTGCTGAGAATAATGTTGTTCCCATCAACACCGCTGTCGAAAGTAAGAAAGACAAACCCTGTGCCTCTTGTCGTTGCGGTGACAGAAACTCCGCCAAGATCAACAGGAGCGAGCGCGTTGATCGCGTCTCTGATATTTCTCGCTGTCTCTGCTTCCGTAACTCCGATAGAAAAGTCCACGTCAGCGGTCAGCACAACAGCAGACGGAGCGCCTACAGGAGTCCCATCTAAAGTCACAATATCATTGGGTGCGAGGGATGCGTTGCTGTTTACTCTGAAGTATCCTGAAGCGTTCGTCGCGGGATTAACGAGCGCCCTCCACACCTCCAAGAAAACGAAATCGGTTCTCTTGATGTCGGGTGCTGTACCTGTGGGCGTCGAGGGGGCGCTCAGATTAATGTAGTTGAACCCTGTGCCTCCGCCATCGTTAGTCGCTGAGACGTACACCTCTTGACCGCCAATGTTGACGTGAAAGGGCTCAATGACGAGTTGATTAGCCTCGAAGCTTGGGTCTGTGGGGGCATAGAAAACAAAGCCCCCCTCACTCCCTGTAGGGTACTCAGAAATAACACCACTTGGGAGGTTCTTCGCTTGTCTCTGACCCTGTATACTCTGAGCTAAGTTCAGCTCACTATCAAGGATTGATTTACCTGTCTGATAGACGACAGAAACCCATGATCGAGAGGTCGGATCAAGGTGTCGTGATACTGTAGAAATATAGTCAGCCATGACTCACCTTTCTTAAAAAGTAAGTCTCCAAGTAAGCGCGAGAACGCTACCTGCTAACTTATGGATTACAGGGAAAGTAATATAGTTGACGAGAACGTCATTTGTAGAGAGGTCAACTGCATTAGCGCCCTCTCTATCTGAGTTATTCGCGACAGGGCTTGTGACTGAGGGATTGGCGTTCACGGTAGAAAGCAGACCCATCTCAGTAAGACTTGCCCCCGAAGCCTCTGTCTCAGTGAACACAGTGGTCAGGTCGATCACGTTTGTAGGGTAAGAGACTTCCTCGCCCACGCTGTTCCTGTAGACGATAGAAGAGAAAGGCTTTCTGATCAGCTCATTGTTCAGACTTCTCTGTGTGTTCACGGCTATGTCAGGGTTCGTGATGTCTCCTGAAGCCCCATTTCCGAGCGCGAGCATACTTAAACCGCCCACGCCTACCTGACCACTAAAGAGCATGGATGCTAAGATGCCTCCATCAAGAGTGTAGACGTTCCTCTTGTCGATCACGACCTCTTCGCGCCCATCAGGATGAAGGATACGCCCAAAGACATCTCCTCTGATCTTGTAGGTAGTCTCCTTCAGAGCGAGACTTGCGCCGATCCCAACGACTCTTGGGGGTGTTACTTTCTCATTAATCTTACTCATCATTTCCTCCTGTCGGGGTGATAACTTCTCTGACTCATAAATTATAGACCGTCTACCACGCTACAATACCGTTAATGTGATCACATAATCCCTAATCACATTCGGGCTCTGATTAAGCCGAGTCGAGTCTCCAACCAAGCTCGTAGACTGATTCAAGACTAAGTTAGGTGCATACAGACTGCCCTCGTCCACAAGAACAGGCATTGGCGCTTTGAAGCCTGAGTAATCAACGTCTGTGAGATCATCGTCATAGAAGACTTCTTCGCCTGACCTTCCTGAAGAAGACTCTTCTTTCCTATGATAGAAAGTTCTTTCTGTGTCGCCTACATGACCCCCTGTTAAGAGTCTTCTCCCTTGAGGGTTGCTCATGAGAGCTTCTACAGAGGGCGTCTCTATACTCAGTTTAGGGTCGAAGTTATAGGTCTTAGGCTCAATGAAAGGCACTTGTCCTTCACTCAGAGTTTCCCCACCTCTGTTCCAATCTTGGTTGGCTGTCAGAGGACGGTTTGAGATCGCCTCTAAGCGCACCATTTCTCCATCAAGACCGTCTATGTATAAGACACCGCTATCGACTCTGTAATCAGCGATCTCGGAGCTGTCTGACAAGAGCGTGAGGGTGATGATGTAGCTAGGGATGAAACCGAAGGCGTGGAGTGGTACTGAACCATTGATGACCTTTGCGTTCCCTCTCGCTAAGTCTGATATTCTTTCTTTCTCAATCCCTTGAAAGAGATCCGATTGATTGAGCTTCAGCGCGCCCAAAATCAAGTTCGCGTTGTTAAGCCCGTGAGTCCTCTTCACAGAGGTTTTGACGCTAAAAAGCTCTTTCGTGAGCGGTGTCTCAGGAGATGCCGGAAATAAGCCTAGAGCGGGTAGGCTCGAAGTGCCTAATACCCTTAGACTTTTCTCCTGATATAAGCCCCGGTTCGCGTCTGAATCAGGTGTCGTGACTCGCCTTCCGTTGTTGAGTACAAAAGAAGGGCTGTTGAGGTCTGTGTACGAGAACACATCACCTTCTCCATAGGGAACTCTGAAAGAAAGAACTGTACCTTCGGCCTCAAGTGTTGAAAGGGTCAGTCTATTAGTGATCGCGTCGTAACTCTCAATAACGAGCCCATCTATGCTCGTAAGGTCACTCGCGATGATAGGCATCCCCTTGAATGTCTTTCTCAGGGGGAGACTCAGCTCAACAGTGGTCTGTGTGTCAGTAGGGTCATTCTGAACTGTGACTTGAGTTGATCTGTACCTTAAAGGTGCGCTCTTCCAAGAGTAGTCTCGGAAAGTAACCTCTGAAAAGCCGTCTGTGGTAGCGATGTTGTCTGAGATGACCTCAAGCGCCCTAACATAGAAAGTGTTTCTCGCGCGCACCTCGATGAAGAAAGCAGACCCATCTAACAGAAGAAGCTCTCCCTCCCCTAAGAAAGAGAGGAGGCTGTTCCCTAAGTCGTTCGTAAAGTACCCATTGGTAATCGAGCTTGTTCCTGACTGAGACAGACGTGGTGCTTCCCAAGAATAAACTCCATCTTCAGGTCTAATCTCCTCTATAGAGACAGCGCGCCTGACTTGATGCTTGACTCCAACTCCGATTGCTCCTGTGTAGCCCACAGCTCTCGTTAGAAGACCTCCCGATTCCTCCACAAGACTCTTAAAGACTCGGATGCTTTTCCCTACTCCATACCCATAGACCACGCTCTCATAAGTACCAGCTCTTGCTTTCCTCATGTTCTGTTGGAAAGAAGAGGCGTAAGTGAGACACAAGGGGCTCAAATCTCCCCACTCGACAAGACCATCTTCTGAAGAAACCTCGTCATACTCGGGGGTAGCCTCAGTCGGATTATTTCTCAGGAAAGTAACCGTCTTGAACGAGGGGTGCGTGATGCTCTCACCTAGTAGAGAACTCACCTCTCCTATCTTGACGTGGGCGGGCTTAGTGACGTTTAAGAGTTTTCTGATGTTCGCTTGGAGCTCAAGCACTTGCTGAGGTAGTCCGAAGTCTATTTCGTGTGTGTGCTCCGCGCCCTCTGAGTTAGTGTAGGGTTGAACCTCTCCGTTGATGACATCATGTTGGTGGAGATCATCTCCCCAAGAGTAGCCGATAGGAGAAAGGGTTGACCCGAGCCCCTGATCAGGAGCGAATACGAAGTGTCTATGCCCATCAGCCACCTTTGTGTAACTTAAGATAGACGTAAGGACGCTTATCAGGTGATTGTCAACCTGAGTGATCTCGACCCTAGAGCCACCCGAAGAGGTTGAGAGCAAGTCGAGGATCGCGCTCTCTTTCGACCCCTCAATCAACGCCACTACAGTCGCTAAGATTATTTCTTTCAGGGTGAGATCATCGCTCGCGGTCGGTTCTTGATCTTCCTCGAAGATGAGAGAGGTGAGCTTAGTTGTCAGGAACTCCACTCTTAAGTCCGAGTAATCAAGGTCATCACTCAAGTCAGCGATGTCTAAGACCATGTTGGCGAATATCTCAGAAACGCCGTCATAGATGATCTTATGGTTCGCGCCGTACTGTGTAGACTTGTAGTTCGACGCAGTACCTGAAGCAATCGAGGTGCTGATTTTCTGAGTGAGGGTTTTGACGAGCTTTCTTGTAGGTGTGGATTGCTCTCCTAGAGGGTCTTTCACACTACGGTTGTCGTAATAGACTTTCATCAGGACTCCTCCTCAAAAGTGAAGCTCAGCTCCCCCACAGAGAAAGAAGAAAACTCGTTCAGGCGAGCTTCAGAAATAACCTCAATCTTATCCGCGACTGTGTAATCGACGTAGAAAACATAGCTGTAAGGGTCATCTCCTACCTCTAAGCCTACGGCAATCTTGCTCGCGCTATCTTCAAGACCGACTATCCCTGAGTCTCCTAAGATTGTTGCGGTGTTCGACTTCCAATTTGCCGAGTTATTTCTTTCAATGTCACTCAATACAGAGAGCTCAGTCTCTACTCCTGTAGATAGGCTTTTCTTAAAGACCCGAGCGTTCAAACCACCTGAGTCTATGGGCGTGTTCAACAGCCTTGTGTCTATGACCCACACGCGAGAAAGACCGTTAGAAAGAGAGCCGTTCTCTCGGTACTCGCTTAAAGCAACCTTAACCTTTTCCCTGATGATCGAAGTACCCTCTGCAAAAGAGAGCTTAACAAGGGGAAGGCTCACATGGCTCACTCCCTCTGTTGAGTTGATCTCTCTGATTATTTCTGAAGGTCTAATCACGCCTCCGATGTTCGTAGAGACAATGAAGCTCGACAAGTTGTACTGTAGGAGCGAGTTCACATCCGAAGATGAGAATCCCCTTTCAAGAACAATCGAAGCGTTGATGTTCAGAGGTGCTTCTCTAATTTCTTTCACGAGAACATCCGCGCCTAAGTTTTTCTGAGTATCTAACAAGTCCTGTGCGTTCTTGACTACTAGGTTTGTCGAGTACGTCACGACAATGTTCTCAAGATAGTTGTAGGAAATGAGAATCGTCTCTCCATCTGTGATCCTAGATCCCTCTGTTCTCTTGATTGAGAGTTGACCCACGCCGTCGCTCAAGATCGAGTAGTCAGGGTCAACTGTGTAAGGACTGTCGTAAGTCACGTTAGAAAGATTCTTAACTACGATAGAAAGAGGATCAGCGCCAAGCTTCAATAGCCTCTCCTCATAGAATCCAGTGATGACATGGTTCTCATCAGAAACGGTTCTGATCTTGTCCTCTGACGTGTTAGAAAGAACAACACTCGCTGTGTCTCTTGAAGACCTCCCCAAGAAGAGAGGGTCATTGTTATTCTTGACTGAATAATTGGCGATCTCCGCGCCATCCTCATCGACCACAGAAAGAACCTCTCTGACAGGCTGTCTAGAAAGAACTAGCTCTGAAGAGAAGTCGCTCCTCCAATCCCCTGTGAAGATGTCCCCTAAGTTGTAAGAGGGCTGACTGATAGAGGAGTCGAGTCGGATTGTCCGATAGTCCTCCACAACGTACCCTGTAAGGTCGAAGTAAGTCTTTGTAGTGGCGTTGTATAGTCCAAATCTTACTGAGGAGAAAGTACGGTCAATCAGCTCAAAGATAGGAGTCTCTACAGTAGCGTCTAAAGACCTAAAACGATAAGCCCCGATGCCACCTATGGGAATGAACCGAGAGCCAAATATAGACTGATATGAGGGGGCAAATACGTCTGTCACGTTGGCTAAAGATTCCCCCTTAACCCACACGTCTACTTTGCCCCCTCTCCCATCATCTCTTTTCATGTATTCGCTACTCGCGTCTACCACAAAAGAGTCTAAGACTCCCGCCACAGACCTACTCAGCCTCTCATACCCTCCCTTAGTCCCTCCGTCTACAGAGTCGAGAGAGCTGAGAGCCCTGATCGCTAGCTCAATGTTATTCTCAACATCGTCTCCTCCAAAGGTTGGGGAGGGGTTCATCACAGAAAGACCTAGAGGCGCGCCTCGATTGATCATCCCTGTAGTGAGGTTGCCTCTAACACCGCCAATTTCAGCGACGATAGGCACTCTTATTGAGTACCTCTTTGTCACAGGGTTGTAGAAACGCGATGCGTCCTCTAGTGGAATAGACGCTGACGTGGTGGTTATGAAGTTCTGACCGCCTCCTGTCACTCTCGTACTACTAGGGATCGAGAAAGAGAAAGTAGGGGGCGTAGTGGTGAAAAACTCGACCACTCCACTCGCCTGAGAAGAAAGTCGTCTCTGAACGCCGAAGTTAGAGGCGAGCTTCTCAAAGGCGCTGTCGATTAAGATCTGCACTTGATCAGGAGACTCTAGAAAGAGTGATGACTGAAGCGCAGACTTGTACTGACTGTCCTCCACAGCAATAGATGTTCCCTCGTTAAGTGGGTCGTCAATCTGAAGAAGCCCTAGAAAGCTTGAGCTCCTGTATGAGAAATCGAGCAAGAACCTTGCTCTTTCCATTTCTGACGCGATTGGGTCAATGATCACATCCCTCACTACAGATCCCGCCACAACCGACACATCAGGTTGCGCCAAGTAAATAGTCTGAACCATGTCAGCAACGAGCTGATCTCTCGTCACCACAGGGATCGAAGAGTTTGAGCTTGAGATTTGAACGGGCTTGCCAGCCACCTCAGAAGAATAAGAGGACTCCACCTCTACACCGTTAACGACTTTTGTTGCGCTCACGATGTAATAAAGAGGCTCAGAAGAAGGGAGACTAGTGAAAAGCCCTACCTGAACTGTCTTTGGAGTTGAGAACTCTGTGGCGGAGCGGTTGTGCAAGAAAGAAATACTAGTTTTAAGGTACACGTTATTGATTGCGCTAGACACCCTCAGCCTATTCGCGTACTCAGGGATTTCTTTCTCCCCTAAAGAGGTGGTAGAGAGCGCGGTATCCCCATCTTTTTGGTTGACTAGAATCTCGGCGAATAAAGGGTCAGCAGACTCAAGAACGACATCAGTCTGAAGCTGTCCGATCTCTTCAACTACCTCTGTCCGTGAGCCATACTTAACAGGGTCAAGAGGCTCAAAGTTAACTTGCTGATAACCCTCCGCACCACCCCCTGAGATGGTACTCGCATACAGCGCGTAGTAAGACACCTCTGAGTCAGTGTGGGAGAAAGAAATCTCAACTGCATTACTCCTCCTCTTTACTACGAGCCCTGTAGGTGGTTCAGGCAAGCCGACCGCCTCATCTGAGAGAATCACATTAACTACAAAACCATCTCGGTTTGAGTCTTCTTTCAGAGTAAAGGTATTGACCCCTGAAGAGAGGTCAAAGCCTTCGGGAAAGACAGAAGGGTTAGGGAACGTGAAAGCGCCGTCTACATCAAGCAAGACATCACCACTAGCGGAGGTGAATGTCTCTCCCTTGTATTGAACGTCTACGCTCGACGTACCTGAAGAGAAGCCCCTAAGAAATAGACTCTCTTTCGCGGTAGAGAAAGTAGAAGGAAGAGGCGCTCTCTTGCCTTCGGGTGTAACTATATATTCAATCATGATAAATCTCCATCAAGAGGGATCGAGCCGGGTACTGCGAAGATGATGTTTATACTGACGGGCTGAGCAGAAAAGCTCTCGACAATCACTCTCACTAAGTAAGCTGTCTCATCATCCCCAATCGTAGACACCTCGACGCCCAAGACTTTCTTAATTCTTTCCTCATAACTCATGGTCTGTACTCTCGCCTGTTGCGTCTGTACGTCGATGAGGTTATCGAGCGCGTCTCTCACAGAGGACTTGAGGGCTTGAACCACGCCCGCGCTCACTTTCTGACCAATCAAGCTAGGGGCAGTAGAACCATAGAAAGTTTGATAGGGGTTCGACCCTCTCGTTGTGAGCAGAGCTTTGGCGACTCTTTGATAGAGAAGATCATATCCCTCGATTACCTTGAGCCCACCATAATCGTCAAATCTGAAGTCATTCTCTACACCCGTACCCGAGCACCGCCTACAGTAACTCTTTTCTGCTGTGTATGAGACATCAAGAACACCCTCAGAGTAATACGGCTTAGAAAGAAGAATCTTGTAGCCCACGAAGTTCCTCTGCTTGACGATTTTCCATGAGGGGAAGACCTCTTTCCCTTTGGCTCTGTAGGAGTTCGCACTGAAGCCTAGTTTCTTAACTACTGACCCACTGATCTTGAACCCGTCAGAAAGAAGCGAGTCTGTGATCTTTACGGAGGTCTTGTGAGCCTCTGCTGAAAGAGGGTATGGGAGAGCCTCATTCAGCACCCTGACCATCTCTGCTTGAGAAATAATCTTAGAGGGTAACTTGATCTCTTTTCTAGAGATACCTGACCCTTCTATGACGAGCACGTCTTCCCCTGATTTTACGCGATAGGGAGATGCGCTTGGAAAGACTGTTTCAGAGCTCTTTCTTAGCCCTTCAGGTGGGATGCTTACGCCGTCTCTTCGGAGGTCGAGCAAGCCCTGTCCCGAAATAGGAGAGAGGGTCACGATCTCTCGACCGCCTAAGATGGTAACGTCCTCGAACCTGATGTAATGAGGACACGCATGGGCTATCTGAGCGTCTTTGCTCATATCTCACACTCTCTTTCTGAATAATGACTCACGAAAGAGAGTGTGAGATAAAGCATTTATTCTCTTAGATATCCTCTACTTCTTTTTCAAAGTCAGCGCGAACCATTGCTTCGATCTGCTCTTCGCTCATCTTATATATCTCAGCCAAGCTCTCAACCGTGTTAGGGTTAATACCCACTTCAACAATCTCACTATCGCCAACCACATCGGAGGCGAGGAACATAAGAAGGTTCAGGTCTGCGAGCAGACCCTTGAAGTTATTCAGAGTGTTTTTGTAAAGGGAGAAGGTAATCGAGTTAGTGCCTCCGAGAAGACCTTGCCATTGTTTACCATCTTCAATCTTCTCTACAAGCGTATCGAGATTTCCTGAAAGATAGTTCATACCCTTGCCTAGAGCTTGAGTAAGGACTAAAGAAGATTCTTCTTCATTTAAAATAGCCAGACCTTGAGGTGTAGAGTCATACCCCTTTCGGAAATCTTTGTATTCATCGTCAGATTTGATTTCAGGATGCACCGCTCCGACAAGGTTTCTGAAGAAACTCTGAAGGTGTACTGAAAAGCCGACATCTGAGAACACATTGGGCTTAGGATAAGAATAAGCTCTACCCTCTGTATCTACTAGAACAACGCTGTTAGTGTCAGGGTAAGGGGTCTTTAAGAAAGCAAAAAGAAGCCCTCTCTCAAGCTCGTCCTGACTCACAGAAGGGAAAGACGTAGGGTCTTTCTGAATCAAGTCGGTGATCTTATCAACTTGAGCTTCTCTCGTGTTCTCATACACAGGCAAGAAAGTACGGCTCTCGAAAGGGTACTTGTTTCTGAGGGCGTTAATCTTACGAATAGCGTTCGCCCTGTTCGCAACTGAAAGATCCTTAACATTAGTTAGGATGTTGGAGTTCTCTCCAAAGAACTCACCCACGCCAGTTGCTTCAAGATTAACGACAGCAGAGATACCCGCTTGAACAACCTTGTTGTATGATTCTAAAATGGCTTCTTCTTGCTCTTCAACTGCGGGCGCATAACGGTAGTTCTTAGAAACACCGCGATCTTGTCGGGCTAGTCTGAGAGCATCTCGAACGTCCTCTTGATACTTCTTTCTAGCCTGACCGCGCTTTCTTTGAATCTCATGAGTACCTGACTCAATGTCGTCGAGCTCTTCCCTCGCCTCTGCGGTATCTTGACCCTCAAGAGACTCTATACGAGTCTCAAGCTCTTTTGAGATGCTCTCAAGGTTCGCCTCATGCTCCTCTTTCAACTCTTTCTTAACGCGATCTTCAAAAGTCACGATATTAGAGTGAATGTAAGCGGTACGAAGCTCCGTGACTTTCTTGAGAAGTTCTTCGCCCTCAACAATCTCAGTAAGCTTACTCTGTGCTTCGGTGGCTTTCTGAACATAGCCATTAGCCATATTCCTTGAGAAAGAGTCGAAAGCTCTGATCGCGTCAAGATTACCACTGAGGAAATCCCTGATCTCCTTCGACCCTATAGAGATCTCTTCCTCAATCTGCTTTTCAGACTTAGACATAGCTTCGTCAAAGAAGCTGTTAGAAACCCTCAACTCTTTTGACGCCCCTGTCATGATCGACTTGGCGTTGCGGTTGGTGAGCTTCTTGCCTTTCTTGTTATCACCCGGAGTCACTTTACCCTTAGCATCAACAGTCACCTCAAAGCCCTTCTTCTTACACACCTTGTCAAAGGTTTCGGCGGAACCTGAATGCTTGATGATCTCATTTCTGATTGAAGTAAGAATCTTTGAAGTTGTCGGATCAGAGCTCTTTTCTGCGAAAGAAAGAGTTTTCTGCGCGACAAACGTGTCCCAACCGAGAGATTTAAGAACCTGACGGCTCGTTCGGTCGGCAACTGCTTCGTGTGGGAAGTAGTGAGACCCGATCCTTCTAGCGGGGTCGCCCACGTTCTCTTTAATTGAGTCTCTGAGAAGTGAGCTGACTGTGCTTCCGAGAGACTCCTTGTAGGTTTCACTGAGGATTTCTTTCTGAGCATCAACCTCAACCACAATCTTAGTGAGTAATTTCTTGGCTTCTTTGCCCGCTTGCTTGTCTCCCTCGTCGAACAAGTCGAGGATACTATACGCTTCCTCAATCAACTCCTGATCTGTTGAACTCACTTGCCCAAGAGTCTCAAAGGCGTAATCGACATCTTCCTGTTTTTTCTTGCCTTTAGAAGTAAGGGTAGAGATCGCTTGCTGAACTCTCACAAGATCCCTCAGCTCACTTGTAGACTGATCTACTGCTTGCTTAGCCTCTGTGGTGAGGTTTCTCTGAATGGCGTTTGCAACGCTCAAGTCTCTCGCACTTAAGCCTTTCAAACCTGATCCTGTCGCCATACCCGCAATAGCTGTGACAGCATCCACACTCTTAGACCCCTGAACAGGAGTGTAGTCTGAGACACTATAGCGAGAAAGCGGGTGTCCTGAACTTTCCCCTACAGGTAGGAGAGTCAGCTCACTTCTGCGCTGATTGATCTTATCAATATAAGAGAGCTGACTCTCTATATGATCCCTTAGCCCTCCCATATCGCTATCTTCATCAATATCGCCTGAAAAGTCGTACTTGTCAGCGACCTCTTTGATGGCATCTTTAAAGGCTTTGACTAAACGCTTAGAAGACACATAAAAAGACGCATCTCTTAAGCTGTAAATCTCTGTAGGAGCTGTGTTTAAAACTAGGTACAACTCACCCACAACAGACTCAATATTTTCGAGCTTATCGTAATCACCGTCAATATCATCTTCTACAGGGGCGTTAATCTGAGCACTACGACTCTTGATCAAGCTACGAGACTCTCTCTTAAGGGTGGCTTCATCATAACCACCGTCAAGGAAAACGAGCTCTCTTGGCTCAAGCTGACCGCGCCTGAAGAGCTTGTCATAGACGATTCCCCTGAGCTTCTTCTGATTACTCTCTGAGTCAGAAATGAGAGAGAGATTATCAAGTAAGAAACGCAGATCCTCTTTAGTGACCCTATCCGTAGTCACAAGGTCAAGAATAGCGTGTGCATAGTCCGACTTCTCTTCCTCAGAAGGACTGCCTTTCTTATAGGTAGCCCTCGCATCCGAAAGAGACTCACGCGCCTCACCTGTGTCTGACTGCGTTCTTTCTTTATTGACGACATCCACGAGATCAGAGTAAGCCTGACTCACGTTCTCAAGAACAACGTCGAAAGCTTCCTGATTACCGAAGCTCGCAGACTTGTCTTCTTTAACCGCTCGGTCAATGATGTCGAGCATCGTGTGGTTAACGCGAGAGACTTGGCTAAAAATGAATCGTGACCTGTTTTTCCATGAGAACACGCCTTTACCAATCTTAGGGTCGTTCTCACCGAGTGCTTCGATCTTCTTCTTTCGGAGAGTAGCTGACCTAAAGAGCTTATAGAAGAGAGTCCCACTCTTTGGGCCTTTCTTAAGAGATGACCGAGAAAGAAAATCCTCTTCTGAACCAACGTCCTCTGACCGCCCGATTAGCGCCTCTAGAATCTTCTCGACGACGTACTCTCCGAGAGGGTAACCACCGATGTACTGAGCTTGCTCGTAAAGCATACCGCCCTTACCGACTCTCTGTTTAACGATGCTCGCGACAACCCACTCAATGCTGTAAGTGACCTCAATCGACCGATCAATAATCTTTCTTAAAAGCTGATCTTTCTGAGCGTCTGCCACACCTGTACCTTGAAAAACCACCTCAGCGAATGAAACACCCTCGGGAGTCTTGAGCTTCTTGAGTGCTCGGACAAGTTGAGAGGGCTCAGAAAGAGTCCTGAACCTTCTGAATGCCTGTTGAGAAGGGAAATCCTCAACATCAAGACCAAGAGCGTAAATGAGCGCGGTGTTGTGAATCATGAAGCGGAAAGAACCGAGTAACTCGCGCACCGCGAGTCTGTCCTCGCGAGTTACGGCAATCTTAGAGAAAGAAGAGGCGATCTTCTTTCTGAGTGCCACACCAACTTTAGCATTGATTGATGCCGTCTTGATGTCTGAAGCGGGTCGAGTGCCAATCTCCTCTAAGGAAAGTATTGAAGGCACGATCTCGTGTGCAGAAAGAAGCATAGTCATCTCCATTAAGGTCATATTTTATATCCTACCCACGTATCAAGATAAATAATCTATTATGGCTTGATCTGTGTCGGATAGTGTAGTACAAGATGGGTGGCTTTGGAGCTGAGGCAATCTCATCACCGCTCCGCTAACATCCCTCCCTTATGAGGCGTACATATACATGACAAACACAGTAATGACGACAGTTTGTCGTTCATTCGGCGCTACTTTCTCTGAGCTTGAGAAAGAACTAATGCCCGAAGTGAGCGAATCTTTTGAGGCTACTTTCATCCAAATTGAGAAAGAACTAATGCCCGAAGTGAGTGGGTCTTTTGAGGCTACTTTTTCTGAGCTTGAGAAAGAGCTAATACCCAAGTCACCGAAGACCTCTCTTAAGCTCTTGAATACGAGTAGGAGAGAGAGAAAGAGAACCTCTCGTAGAGAAGAGTCAGTAAGCTCTCCCAACGAGACTGCAAAATACCTCTACGATGTGAAGCACAATCGCTTCATAGAATGGCAAGAAAGAATCGCTAAATACGCGCTACGCAAGCGCCTCGCTTACAATGAGCACGACGCAGACGACCTAGCGTCTAGCTTCATGGTGTGGCTCGTTAAGAAAGACAAGTTTCAGGGGCGAACATCTGACCCTATCATGTACCATTGGGTACGGGGTCAGATGTTCGTTCAGTGGGTGTCTCGACTACGAGAGAAGCAAGGTAAAGATGGTCTCTCTAGACACCGCGATAAGAAAAACCGCACCCAACAAGAGAAGAAGGTCGGGGAGTTTAAGATTACATCTCCAAACTACGCATCCACCGCGATCAGCTCGACCGACGAAAGTGGGCGCGTATCGAGTGAAGATTGGTACTACGATTCGGATACAGACCCGACCTCTGAGGAGCTTGAGAAGAAAGATATAGACTCTCACATCTGCGAGGCTTTCGCGTCTGTAGCGAACGAGGAGGCTGACGTAGAGACTCTCTACAATGTGATGCAAGAGATGATGGACAAGAGCTATCGCTCAGACCTAGAATGGGCTGATGCTTGGTCTGTCTCAAAGCAGAAGGTCAAGTACCTCAAGTCCATCGTCAGGGACAGCCTACGGTCGAACCGCGCTCTCAGAGAGATCGTGTCTCTCAGCATCTAAGACTTGTTGATCACGACCACATCATCTTTAGATGGGTATCTCCTTGCAAGCGAGCGCCACACACGCAGAGCGTGATCTGAAGTGGGGTTCGAGTTACAGTAGTTGGGAATGAACAAGAAAGGGACTCTCTTAGTGCGTCTCTCAAAGACGTAGTGGGCGAGTCTTAAGTAGCCCTCAAGACCACACTTACGCCCCCTGAAGCCCTCTTCTAAGTAGGAGTTAATCACTTCCACGACGTATACCTTACCATCAGGATTGAGGAGAGCTGAATGGTCAGAGACAAGCTCAGCCATTTCCTCATAGCAGACGTACTCATCTAGCTCATCCATATGGACTAGAGAAACCGTAGCCTCAAAATCGCCTATTAACTTGTCTTCAGAGTATGCCTGTATGACACTCGTCAACGAGTCGGAGTCTATGTCCCAACCGCTCTCTCTGTGGAAAGAGACTTGAGACTTAGCGACGAGACGGCGCTCTCTCGACATCCTCTCAGGCGTAAGTGAGTAATCTTCAGGTAGAGTGCCTTTTGCCATCATGTGTCGGCTCGCGACTCGGATCGACATACTCACCGCTTGCCTCCGTCGTAGGCAACTGCGTGACCCTCTTGGATCATGAGGTCATTAAGGGATTGACCTAGCTCAGTCATGTCCTCTTCATAGAGCCACAGGACACCGAGCCACCTCCCGAACTTACCCTTCTTAACAGTGTGGACGATGACAGTCTTTCCCTCGATCAATTCCTTAAGAAAGTTTTTTGCCGAGTAGCCTCTTTCTTTCTCTTCGAGGTCTGTTGTTCTGATCTCAGGGGTGTTGATCCCAACAAGCCTGACTTTGACGCGCGCGAAGTGCTTCATGCCCTGATCAATCATCAAGGTCACAGTGTCTCCGTCATAGACAGAAATGACCTCTGCTTTGTAGTGATATAAGCTCTTCATTTTATTTCCTTTCGGTATTGTTTCTTGAGTCAAACACACTCGCCATAGCAGAACCTAATATGCCTGTTAGGACGAGTAGCACTCGCTCAATCATAGCGAGTGAGTCTTTAGCTTCGTTATTACCTGTAATCCAAGAAGTTATAATGAGGACGCCTAGCATTGTTATCAAGCCTACTGTGCCAGTGAATATTTGTCTTAAGAGTGTGATCTGACCTGTTATCTTCTTTTCCTGTAGCAAGGACTCTTCCGCTTTCATCTTTGCTTCATCAGACTCTTTTTTTAATTTCTCAAGCTCTTCAATAACCTTATGGTTCTCCTCGATACTCGACTGTAGTTGCTTCTCTCTTTCGACTTCCGAACTACGATCAACAAATAAAGCTACAAAGTATCGTTCTTCAGAGTTCTTGATGTCTGCAACATTTGCAGACAATGAAACCAAAGAGCCGTCTTTTCGGACTGCCTCTAGCTTTCTCCAACTACCCATAATCCCACTACTACGCACAGACCTACCCGAATCTGAACCTTCCTTATAGGAGTTCACATAAGACCTGTGGTTTGAAGAGATACTTTCGGGCATTAACTTGCGTACATCTAAGCCCACCATTTCTAAATGTTGATAGCCGAATAAGTGTGAAGCGGGTGTGTTCGCAAATCTTATTTCAAGATCACCTGATTTATCTTTAGGGTAATCACAGACTACAATAGCGATTTGTAGTCTGTTCCCCATCATTTCAAGAGTCTCTATAACCTTCATTTCTTACATCCCTTAACTAGCGATGATGTAAGAGATGTAATAGTCTTGAGCTTGGACTGCATTATTGGTGATGTCCAATACCACAGCAAACTGATTATTAGGTGCGTCTATCTCAGCAACAAGAGGAAGAGTCGTAATCAAAGTCGTGGCAAGCTGTAGAGCATTATCAAGCTGTAGAGAAACCACGATAGATGAAGTGGCGGTTAAGACTCCGACTACTGGTGGTGTGATCGTTAGGGTAGTTCCTTGAGCACCGTTAGCTAAGTTGAGAGTCTCTCGACCTTGATAGTTGCGAGTACCTACAACGCCATCTGCGTCTACGGAAAGAACACCCTCTGCTAGATGTGGGATGATTAGATTACCTCCATCTGCACCATTCGCCCCATTAGGTATCTCAAGAGTAATGTCTCCACTCTGATTCCCGACACTATCACCTTGACCTGTGGTTAAATAAAAGTCTCCACCATCACTGTCATTTTCGCTGTCCCCACATTGGATCTCTACTCGACCACCACTCTCTTGATGACCTGTACCAAGACGAATGTTGAAGTCTCCACCCTCCCCACCAAACAGACCTCCATTACCTGTGTTGAAATGTACACTCCCCCCTTTCGATCCTTCCTCATCTTGAGGGTTTGAGTCATACCCCTTACCTGTATAAACTCTGAACTCTCCGCCACTGCCAACATCTGAGTCCACATCACCTATGAGCTTGTACCCCTCTGAGGTGTAGAAGTACATATCGGCATCATCAGCATCGGGTTCACCCGGTGCAAATTCTTGATTTGTAGGTGCGTGAGAAACAACCCGCAAGGCAGAAGTAGAGTCATCATAAAAGATGTCAACAAACCCATTATTGATACCACTCTTCCCTTTCAATCTTAACCCTTGGTCATTAGCGTCACCTACCTCATCCTGTCCATCATGTGGGTCACGATTAAAGAGTTCAGTGCCTTCGACTAAATCTAAAGCCCCCCCTAGCTCACCCTCGTAGGTTACTGCCACATAGCCATTAGCGAGGTAGTAAGCGATTGACCCACTCTCGATAGATTGTTCCACTCTATCTGTGAGAGCCATAGAGACTGTATTATTTCCACCTGTAGTGAAAGTCAAACTTGAGGGAGGTGCGAGTGATCTTGTGTACTGACTCTGATCGAGATTATCAGCAAGGTCGTTGAAGTAAAGAGTGTACCCTTCACCTGTAAGTTCGGTGTTTGTACGAGGGTCGATAGGCCCTCTACCTGTATGTGTTAGTGTGATCTTCCTAGACATCAGTTAAGTCCTATCTTGGGCATGGGATTTCTATAGAAGCTATTGCATAAACGATCCATCAATCTTAGACGTTTTATGCCTCCTTGTAAGGTGTTAAGACACTAATAGATAGGAGGCACAAATGGGAGCTAGGGTCATAACTCTAGCAAAGTGCTCCGCGCCCTGATCAATGCTGATCGCCTCTGCTATTCTCACGAGTATCTTGGAGATGAGTCAAGGATTCTAAAAGAACAAGAAGACAAACTTAAGACTCGTGCTCTTTCTCCTCTTCTTGATTAGGGGGCTTCAAGTACTGCGATACAATCGCCCGATGAAGGATACCTTCTTGCTAAGGATGTCCAGACCCGCCTTGCCTCGTTTGAGGTCACGCCATCCATGCAATAGTGGGGTACAAAGAGGAATGGCTTGCGCCCATTGTCTTTCCAACCCTCTCCCATACACTTCAGATATAGGCTCTTGCCTATTCCTTGATTTTGATATTCTGAGTTAAGTTCGCTTTCGTTCATGATAAGCACTGTCACCTCACCTCCCCTACCACGAAGAGAGGGAAACTCTTGGAGTAGGATTCTCACATCACGAATGCAAGGTGAGTTTGTCAGATCATTAGAACTAGTGAGGTCAAAGGTTGCTAGACTGGCATTGATGAGCCCCACTACCTTTGACCTCTCACCCGTAGTTCTTTTATAAAGAACTATGTAGAAGTGGTCTCCATCTGTTTCTCTGACATAAACAAGAGAAGAAGACGCTGACAGGTACATAGAGGCTACTCTCTCGCAAGGCTTCACTTTTTATGTCCTTACCTTCTGAGGCCGAGCTCAGAGAACACCTCAAAGATGAAATCTTGCGCCTCTTTAGGTTCGCCCACCCTCTTAGGAACACCATCCACGACGACTCTTATATTCTTATAGTTAGACCCTGGTCCATCTTGGTTGACGAAGAAGCCCTTTACCTCGACCGTAACGCCCTTAGCGGAGAGCCTGATGATGTGGAAAGTGTTTGTCCTGTCAACGTGGTGTACTACGTCTAGCTGACCTTTTCTGAACATCCACCTCAGTTGGTCTACAAACCTCTTCATCTCAAAGTTAGACATCGGTGTGCTGAGAAGCCCAAAGAAGCGCGCTGTCCTAATTTGATCGCGAGTAACCTCTTGACCGAGAGGGTCGATCACCTGATGACCATCATCTAAGAGAATATCAAGACACTCCTTCAAAACCCTGTTAATCTTCCTCTGATTTGAAAGCTCTGAAGAAGCCCCCGCGCTGATGTCAGAAAGAACAAGCTCTGCTTCTATGGTATTAGGAGAGCCATACATAGTGTCTGCTGAAAAGTACACTCTGTTGAAGCCTCTGAAAGATCCTCTTAAGGGTTTGAATCCACGACTAGGGCTGAGAGTGTAAGAGACGCCTTCCGAGTCAGTGATGGTAAATCCATTTTTGTAGAAGGCTTCCGCGTTCCTGACATATTCAGGGTCATCACTCTGCGCTTTATCTCTCAAGTTCAACCTAACCCAAGTTTGGAGAGCTAAAGTGAATGGCTTGAGAGATCTTCTCAAGTTCCCTCCCTTGATGTCCCCAATCTCTCGTTCTTTCCCGTTCAGATTGACAGAAATAGAAAGGGTTTTAACCTGCCCTCTAGCTCGGGGCAACCAATCTCCCATACTTGGGACAACTACAGTGTAAGGACCTCCGAAAGAAGCTCTTCTTTGGTTAGATGGGGTGTTAACTATGAAGTTAAGATCCTCTAACTTATTAATACACTTCTTAACCTTGATCTCCCCTCTAGTTAAGCGCCCCGCAGAACCTTTTCCTGACGTATTAACAAGACTAGGGACTTTTAAAGTTATTGATTGAGCAGGTAGTTTATAGCCTTCGTATGATACCACCCCGCCTCCCACCACAGGTAGTCTGAACTCCATTCTTTCTTCTCTTTCACTTCGGTAAAAAATACCATCATTTTTTGCTCGCGAACCCTCTAGAAAGTGCCTCGCTCTCTCCTTGTATTCGCTCTTATCACCTGAGTTCCAAAGTTCGGCGAGGCCGTCAAGGTAATTCTGAATAGCTTTTATAAGCTCTTCTTTTGGAACACAGCGTGAATCCATTCGGGCTTGAGAGTGCGACGTCAACTCAAGAGTAATCTCTACCGTATCCCCCTCATAGGGATGGTTGTCTAATCTATGGAAATAGCGGTGGGTCAAATTCTGATTGGCGTATACAAGGTTTTCGTACTTTCTTTGAAGATCATAGTTTCTTGAGTGAACAACAAACATACCGTCTATTTCAGACTCTGTAATCTCAGGTCCGTAGACTGTTCTGATCCTTTCCCTGATTAAATCAGGCCCGTCACACCTTGTTCTGTCTCCAAGATTATTAAAAAGTAGGGGCGGTTTTATAGGTCTTCGAGATGTCATCCTCTGAACTCCTTATATGGTAGTCTTTACAGTGCAGTCGAACACATAAAAGGAGTACAGATATGGGCGCAGGAGTCTTATTACAGAAAGATGGGAGGGTTCTCCTCCTCAAGAGAAATAGAAGAAACGACCAATGGGGAGGATATTGGAACTGTCCTGGCGGAAGCTCAGAGATGGGAGAGTCTCGCTATCAGACCGCTCTCAGAGAAATGAATGAAGAGATAGGAGAGACGCCCCCTTTTAGGGTCTATGACCACATAGACACAAGAGGCTACACGCTCTTTCTAGCTGACGTGGACTACTTTTTCGCACCCACGCTCAACGAAGAACACTCTGAATGGAGGTGGTTCGAGAAATCAAGTGTTCTCTCTCTGCCTCTACACCCTAAAGATAGGAAGCCGATCAACCACCTGTTCAGGAAAGAAATAAAGCCCCCTCAGCCCATCGCGCCACCTAAGACTTAGTAGGCGTAAGAGGCATTCTTTCCGAACACGTTATCATCTAGAACCTCTTCGATCTCACCGTAGTTCTCCTCATACCAATCGAGGTGACCTGGCTCATCGACCACATCGTCTTTCGCGCCCTTGAAGTACGCGATAATGATAGGTGTGATGATCTCAAGAAGAGGGATAGAAGCAGTCGCCCAAAGCGCCTCAATGCCTGTCAGCTTAACTAAGACATAAGGCAAGAGGTAGTGCTCAAGAACCTCCACAAACGCCACCGCGATTGCCATGAGAACAACCTTGAATACGCGCATAGGCCACTTGATATACCACTGTTTATCTGCATCTGCATCCCAACCGTATTTCTTAATGATCTCAAAGGCGTGTTTGATGATCTCGATGGGGTTGATCGTATGCCATGCTTTCTTGAGGGCTCTCTCAATAACTTTCTTACTGTGCTCCTGAGCAGCCTCCTCAACCAACTTCTTCTTAACTGATGGAGGTACAGGGAGTTGGTTAGTGTCTCCCCACACATAACCCTCAATAAACTCAGGGCTCTTATCGCTAGGAGGATCGAGCTCATCTACATAGCCTCCGCGAGACATGGCGCGCTCTTGGTTACGGAGCTTTGCACCCTGTTCAAACTCTTCAAAGTCTGCGTCAACCTCTGCCTCAAGCATCTTCTCCGCGACTTCAGGGGCAATCGCCTCAATCACGTCATCCATGAGGTCATCTACAGGCATCGTGAAAAGGTCGAGATGTCTGCGGAACTTGTCGATAGGGTTCACGACATACTTAAGAAGCATCGCCTTAAGTGAGTCTTTCGCGCCCGCCTGATAGTACATAGCAGCGGTTCTGATCTGACCCTCGTAAGAGTTCTGACTCGCTCTTCTCTGCATAACCTGACGGACAACCTGTCTCTTCAAATGTCTTTGATCCATTTCTAGCTCTCTTTCTGAATGGGGGATCGTTTTCTTATATGGCTTCATTAACGACTTATCGAGAACCCTACTTGCTGAAGAGGTCTTTGAGCTTTTCTTACTTAAGCTAAGGGCATCTACTAGCTCTTGGTCTATTTCTTTCTCTCCGCTTAAGTAAGACCTCATCTCATTACCTATCCCCACAGGGTCTTTCTCTAACTCTTCTAAAATCATGTCTTGAACGTCATAGAAGTGTTTCATCCGCGCCAACATTACGAAAGTAGGTAACTTATCTTCTGAACCGAGCTTCAGGGAGTTAAAGAAACTCTGAAACTTCTTCATCGGAGTATACGCCTCTGAGTGACCCTCATAACCTAACTGTTTTAGACCCTTATCTATCGAGGGTCTTGCGTTTTCTTGAAAGTCAGAATAAAGCCCACATATCTTTTCTCTCGCGTCTTTTGGAGAAAGAGATTTGTCTTCTAAGACAGACTGTAGCTTTTTACTGTACTCAGCCTCCACCCCTTCGGGAGTTTGATAGCCTGAGTATATATCTGAAGCTAGGCTGTCGAAGTTAGAGGCACTTTCTCTCCTTTTGCTTGAGAGCTGATGTAGTGCTTTCTTGTAGAAAACCATCCCCGCCCCAAAAGCAACTGCGGTAGACCCCACTGTAGCAACCACACCTGTAGCACCTAAAGCAGTTAAGATATTGGTGGTCGCTAACCCCGCAACCGCATTAACAGAAGCAACCCCCCCTTGAGCTCCAGCGCCCCAACCTAACAGGGGGAGAACCGTAGTCATAGTCCAATTAAGAGAGCAATTTCTAACCATCTGCCTGACTTCAGGATTCTCATCTTTTTTCTTTGACTTCAAGACCTTAAGAGACAGAATATCTCCGAGCATCTTCGGAGTTCTTCTTAGAAACTCGTCGCCGATAGATGCGTCCCAAAACTGCTTCAACGCACCCCTCTGAAAACCATCAGTCTTAAAGCTACGACTAACCTCACTCGCTAAAGCTTTTAAGGACTCTTCAGAAGTCTCTTGGAGAGTCAGGTTGAGCTTGTTATCAGAAAAGACGTCTTCAGGTAGCCCGAGATTAGGCTTAGATAAGTTCTCAACAACCTGCTTGGAGATGTCTTTCTGAACCGCTTCGTTGAAGCCCTCAAATAACTTGAGAGCGAAATCATATCTAGCTTTGTTTAGAGGATCAGCTCTTTCTTTCTCTGAAAGGTAAGACCATCCCTTCACTGTGGTGTACTGAACAATGTTTCCTGTAGGCTTGAAACAGTCCTCCCAATCTTTAAACTTTTTGTCGATAAGGTCAAAGACTGTCTCGCTCTCTGATTTTTTAAGTGCTTTCAGGTATCTTGAAGCGACTCTTCTTGATGCGCTCATCTAACACCCCCCCCCTAAAGAAATGTCTTTTCTGATATAGTTAAAAACAGTTAAGTATAAAGGATCTAACATGAACGAATGGGTCGTATATGTCATTCAGAGTCAGCAACCTCGAAAGACAGCAAGTGGAAAGCCTACTGAGGGATTCTTCTACGTTGGGTGTACTACAGATGTTAGCCGTAGACTGAGACAACACAACGGAGAAATAAGAGGTGGGGGTAAATATACATCAAAGCATAGACCTTGGAAGCTCATGTGTACCTATGGCACATACGCTAACAGATCTGAAGCTATGAAAGCAGAGTTAGCTCTTAAGAAGAAGCGAGGTAAGGCTAGGTTATACTGGACAGAGGAACAGTCTAAATGGTGCAGAGGCAAGAACCTCATTTAAGCTCTCTCACTTTGCCTTTCTTAAAAGAGGGCTCTATATCCCGTGTTTCGTATCGACCCTCTTCATTCCAACTTAGCTCTGTATAAAAGTATCTACCATCAGCCTCAAAAGTAAGCTCTAAACCATCGGGATCTCTGTACAGGTCGAGATCTACCTTCTCAAATTTAGTCTGTATAGGTAAGCCATGTAGAGAAAGATAGTCTTTTAAAGCGGTTTCCAACTCTTCTGAGGTGACGTAAATATCATCTTCTCTATCTAACTCTCTCTGCATAAGAATGAGCATAGAGAAGAAACCAATACCTCCCCCCGCTCTCTTCTCAAGAGACCCTGAATTCTTAGAGAGTAGCGCCTTGAGCTTCTCGTAGATCTCGTTGTTATTCTTACGATAGATCTCTCCTGAATCTGTGTGGAGAGAAAAGCGAGTGTCGCCATGTTGGAAACTATATATATTCCCAATGCCTCCCATACGTCTCCCACCACCTAAACTTGGGGATCTTCCCGTAGACCTTGCTCTCTGCATTAAGAACAGCGAAGGGTTCGCGCTTTTGTAATATCCGTCGTAGACCCTCTCTAAGTCTTGTATACACTTCCCTACGAAATGGAAATGAACTCCATGAAATCTTACGTCCATCGTTATCTTCTTCTTGTCAGATAAGTCGATAGAAACATCAGAAACACCTCTTGTCGCTTTGACGTGGCTCTCTAGAAGTTTTTGCTCGCTCTCAAGAGTTACCTCTTCTCGACCCTTAAAAAGACCGAAGATCGCCTGCTTTTCGAGGCTTGCTACTCTCATCTCAAGGTAGTTGACTATTTCTGAAGCTGTTCTTCTCATGTTCTTTCTCCGTTCAAGGGGCCGTCAATAAAGAAAGATGACTATAAAAGATTAATCACTTAATCTCATACATCTCAGGGAGAAACTCATCAAGTATTAACCGATGAGAGAAACCATCCCCTCGAACAATAAGTAAAGAGCTTGATAGGTAGTCCACACTATACTCAGGGTACATATTCTTGAGCATCCTATAAGCATCGTAAGGATAACCTAGAAAGAACAAAGATTTACCGTCAAGAGAGACTCGATCCTTATCGTGTCTACTCATCTGAATAAAGATGTCCATCTTTGAGGGGTTTCTCTTCATAGAAAACCTCCCCAACCTAGCGATCCTGATCTTTCTCTGAAGAGTCTAACCCACCAAGAGGGTAACTCATCCAAGAATACCTCTTTCTCGTGTCTAGGTAGTTGATGAACTTGTCACATTCCCAAGCCTCTTGCTCAAACCTGATGGCAAGGTAAGAGTCGCGGGTGAAACCCTTCTTTCTGACGATCGCGCTCCACAGATAGTCGAACAAGTAAATCAGTAGGAAGCCAACTACGAAAGTCTCAAGATACTGCTGAAAGTGAATCGTCTCATGCCTCTTGGTTTCCTCACTGAGCGTGCCCCTAGAAAACACGAAACAGAAGAGAGTGATCGCGCTGATTTCAATAGGGGCAAACTTTGATAGCCATACGGGAATCTTAGAATTCTCGAAGAAAAACGGTTTTAAGCACTTCATAAAGTCACTTTCCTTTCTCTGATAGGTTTTCTATCTATCCCCATAAGAAAATAACCGACTAAGGGGCAGAGATCATGAGCACACGAAGTAGAGAGTTTAGAGACACACACGCGACGATGGCTAAGCTATGTCAAGTCGCCATCCGAGAAGTCGTGAAAATTCTGAGTAAGACCCAAGACCCTCTCGTCAGAACCATCGCGATGAGAAAGTTTAAGAACGGCTACAGGCTTCCTAGAGATACCCGAAGAATCTCTTTAGAGTTTATTACTCTTGGGAGGATATACGCGGAGAAAGAACGGACTTATGGAGGAAGCCGAGTGCCTTTCAGCCGGGATAAGGTTCAACTCACTCTTGGTCAGTCAGTGGAGGTCAACACTCTTCTCAGAAACGCGATTCTGTGGGTCTACAGGTTTTGGTCACCGACAGCAATGGCGAAGCTACTCTTAAGAGGCGGTGGCTTAGAGTTCGTGGATCTCCACATCAGAGAATACGCGCTCCTCAGAAACATCGGATTGATCCACCGCATGAGGTACAGAGAGCTGTTGAGGCTATTCTTCACCTGAACACCATCTTTTTTCTGATATATAATGCGCGTAACCACAACCACGCGCAGAGAAAGGACAGACGATGGAAAGTGAAAAGCTACTCTCCACCATCGAGAAACTAAGAAAGATCAGGACGAAAGAAGATCTCAAAGCACCCCCCTCAACGATTCTCAAGACTACCCTTGATAACGGCGCTCCACTCACTTTGAGGCAGTATCAGATACAGGGGATTCTCCATCTCCTCGCCATGCCCCGATTCGTTCTCGGTGATGATACAGGTCTAGGCAAGACCTTGCAGACGATATCAGCTCTTTCTTACTTGTGGGAGAAGAAGCCCGAAATCCCCGCCCTCATCTGCACCACCAAGAGTGCCGTGGGGCAGTGGGAATCAGAGTTTGCTCGATTCACTAATGGTGTGAAGATATTCAAGTGTCTCGGCACAAAGAAAAAGAGAGCTAAGATTCACGAGGAGTTTCAGAGCTACTCAGACGGACCGAAAGCTCTTGTGATGGGCTACCGTACCGCTGTCATGGACTTCCAACACCTACAGCACATGAACGGTCATGTGATGATCTTTGATGAGGCTACCGCTTTTAAGAATGACTCATCTCAAGTCCATCAGGTATGTAAGCACCTAGCGGGATCTGCGGAGCGCGTTTGGAGTCTTTCTGCGACTATCATCAAGAACAGGCTCATGGAGGCGTGGGCGATCTATAAGGTCACTGTCCCTCACCTCTTCACGACTAAGACTCACTTTATGAGAGAATACTGCATCACCCGCGATCAGACCCTCCCTGGCGGTAGGCGACGCATTAAGATCGTCGTAGGCCACAGAAAGAGAGACATCGAGGCTTTTCGAGAGGTCATCGACCCCTATTTCATTGGGCGTCCCAAGCACGAAGTGGCTCAGGAGCTACCCCCTCTCACGACTAAGACAATCCCATGCCCCCTCTCGAAAGCTCAGAAAGCGAAATATGAGGAGGCGCTACAGGGACTCTTAGAGGTCATCGACCCCGAAACAGGTGAGGTGATAGAAAGAGAAGTGACGAAGCTCACAGCAGTCACCATCTGTCAGCAAATAGTCAATCACCCCTCTCTCGTTAACTGTGATGGAGACAGTGGGAAGCTCGACACTCTGATCGACCTCCTAGAGAATGAGTTGGACGGCGAGAAAGTAATCGTGTTCTCGCGCTTCAGGTCGATGGTTGATATTCTTGAAGCTGAGCTAGAGGGCAGAAAGATCAAGACCTGTCGAATCACAGGGGCGGAGAACGGCGATCAGCGCGTGGCGAGTCAGAAAGCATTTCAAGACCCTGAGAATGAGACGAGAGTGTGTCTCATCACAATGGCCGCCGCTGAGGGTGTCAACTTACAGCTTGCAAAGGCTGTTGTGTTCTACGACACCCCTTGGAGCGCGGGTGACTACCTTCAGATTATTGGTCGCATGATCCGTATCGGGTCTATCCACGATAGGGTCTTTTCCTACCACATCTGCGCCCCCAAGACGATTGATGATCGCGTGATGAAAACACTAGGGGTCAAGATGAACCTCATCGAGTCTGTGCTCGGAAAGAGACTTAAGTCTGAGACAGATGGAGAGTCCGTTGTAGAGATGGGACAATCGGAGGTAGCCGACCTCTTTGATGGTCTTTTGGAGGACGCTAGAAGCCTGTAGAAAAACTGCTCTGACCTCCGCTTATTCTGATATGGGTAAGACATACTTACCACAGAGATGAAAGGAGAGGTCATGGCGGTCTGCAAGAAGTGTCACGGACACGGTTATGTCCAAGTGGACGAGGGGCATTATGGGATGCCTCAAGCCGTCCCTTGTTCATGCGTGCTTAAGAGAGCCCTGAGCGTCCAAGCGAGAAAGGCTTGGGGAGGGCTCGAAATCGTACCTGTTAAGAGAAGCAGTTTACTCAAAGGAAAGATTCGCGAGAACATCGTAGTCACGGCGAACAAGGCTGATCTGATGATCCACCTCAGATCAGCTCTCGCACACCACGCCCGACCTGAAGAGTTCGTAAAAGTAGTTTCTGACGCAACTCTTATTTCTGCTTGGCTCTCAAACCTCGCGCGCTCTGACAAGGATGTGATCGACCCCGACTACATCCGTGAGCTGAGAGTGGCGAGCTTAGAAGACTTGGCTGAGTCACCTACTCTCCTCATCATTCGACTTGGCGTTAAGACAGCTAGAAATAGCGCGATGCCTGAAGTACTCGCTGAGACGATTGAGCTGAGACAACACTTAGGTAAGCCAACTTGGGTTGTGGAAGAAACAGATAAGCCCTTAGAAGAAGGTCATATTTCATGGTCTAGGGCTGTGGATGACGCGCTTGATGGTTGGGAGCAAGTACCTCTCATGGGTACAGCTAAAGCAACAAAGCCTATTCAGAGAAAGGGTGGAGGACTTACTGTTCAGGACGTAAGCTCCAACACCGCTCAAGGACTCCCTCAAGCCCGACATAAGACGATGAAACTATGAAGATTCTTAGAAGCATATTACCTGACCCCCGCATTGGCGACGACGCTAAAGCGATGCTCCAAAACTACTCTGCGCTCAGGGAGTCTATCTTAAGGTTCGATCTCCCAACTGACGTGACGATCTATGAGTACATCAAAGACTTCGTTTCTCAGCACTCTCACCTACCTGTGCAGAACACCGCCATTCAGTTTTTCGACTCAAATAATCAATACGATGAAGCTGACCGAATCCGTTCCCTCGCCTCTGTCGATCCCGCTTATCGTGGAGACTTCATCTTCTTAATTGAGAAGCAAGTAGAGGACGCGAGGGTTATTTCCCTGAGTGAGACAATGGCTCAGGTGAAAGAAATCACTCGAAATGGGATCGAGATCAAAGAGGGAAAGAAAAAGCGTATTCTTAAGGGAGCGCGTGACGCGGGGAAGTACATATTTCAGCAACTACATGGAGTGATGACACCTACGTTCGGATCGCGCATTGGAGGCGAGGCGCTCGGTGATGGAGATGAGTTTTGGGAGGAGTATCAGAAAGTAAAGGACACTAAAGTAGAAGTCTTACCAAAAACAGGACTTGAAGTAATCGACAACGCTCTCGGAGGCTTTAAGAGGAAAGAACTTTACATCATCGCGGGCTTCACAGGACACATGAAGTCTAGGTCAGCACTTAATTGGGTCTACAATCAGAGCGTCTATGGAGGCACGAGCACGATCTATTTCTCTCTTGAAATGCACTACTCCCAATGTCGTAGGATGATCTATTGCTTTCACAGTATGCACCCTAAGTTCCGCGCTAAGAGAATGGCTCTCGACATCCAAAAGCACGCTAACCCTGATGTGGGACTCGACCCTATCAAGATGCGTGAAGCGAAGCTCAGTCAAGATGAAGAGGCTTTTCTGAAAGAGGTCGTTCAAGACCTGAAAGAGAACATGGAGAATGGCACTTACGGCTCGATCTTCTTTGAGGTCGCTGATCCTGACAGCCTCGATTTCACTGTCGAGGACATGAGGACTAAGGCAGAAGCCATCTCTCAGAAACACCCCATCAAATTGGTCGTAGTAGACCACGCTCTCTTAATGTCGAGTAGGCGGTGGGTCAACTCTACTACAGAGCGACTCAATGAGGTGATACGCGACCTCAAGAAAACCGCTATGGGCTTTAATCGTGGTCAGGGTGTCCCTATCCTGTGCCTCTTTCAGATTAACCGCGAGGGCTTCAAAGCGGCTGAAAAGAACAACGGCACTTACAACCTCACTCACCTTTCCTACGCTAACGAAGCTGAACGCTCTGCTGACGTGGTAATCGCGGGTTGGTTCGGTGATGATATGCGTGAGAAGAGCATGATTAAGTATCAGTGTCTGAAGTCTCGCGACCAAGCTCCTTTCGAGGCTTTCGAGGCTCAGGTGTCTTGGCCTGTTGGTCGTATTCTGAACACACCTCTAAACTTTAATATGGGGTCGTCTTCCAAGTCAGGCGGTAAAGCTAAAGCAGACCCTTTAGATGACGTCGTGTAATGGAAAGAAAATGGACTCTGATCAGATCTACAAAAAAATCTTAGAATTGCAAAGAAAGAGCAAGTTGGAAAGAAAAGGAGACTGCCTTTACTTTGTGCAGGCGAGAGGAACAGGTCGCATTAAGATCGGCCGGTCAAAAAACCCTAAAAGACGACTACAGTCTTTACAGACAGGGAACGCGAAAGAGCTCAGACTCATCGCCTCTCTCGAAGGGTTAGGGTGGCGAGAAAGAAATATCCACGAGAGACTCAGAGAATGGAGAGTTTCAGGGGAGTGGTTCGACTACGATTGTGTAGGAAACATCCCCGATGAAATCTATGATCTTATCCCCTATGGGGGGCTAGATGATTGGTGGATTGAATGAACCCTGAAGAGTGTATGCTCGTCGCTTCTTTCTTAACAATCATCGCGACACAACCCAAACGCCCCACTGAGTATGACCCACTCAAGAAAGTGGGTGTGTTCTGTCTTTATGCGCTTATTTTGTTCTACCTCAATCAAATACTATATGGAGTGTAAGTCTTACTTTAACACACACTCAAAAAAGAGGTGAACATGACATTTGAAGAGCTGAGAAAGACCACAAGGACTCCCATTGACTGTATCTGTGGCGGTAATGGAGTTATACTCTCGACAAAGAAGCCTTGTGCAGAACACTTCCTCTACTCAACAGACGAGGAGTTCAGACTTGAATCTCTTCGTCTTGTATACGCTAACTTCCGCGCCTACGTCGTGGCTCAGGCTAAGGCACTTAAGGATACCGCCCCACACCTCCCTAAGAACTCAAAGCAAGTCGATGAGGTGGTCAAGGCGATCTTCAACCCAACCACGCCTGAAGAGTGGGTCACAGCGATCCGTAACTACATCCTCTCTGCCCTCTTCTATTTCATCTGCGATTAAGGATAGAGAACAGTGAGCAAGCGAGCCGAGCGCATCAAGGAAGAAATCTCAATCTTAAAGGTTCTTTCCGACTACGGCTACGATGTCTATGAGGGAGGGGGAGAACAGCAGTTCCGCTGTGATCTTCATGGAGACGGATCAGATAATGCTCCGAGCGCGAGAGCCTACCCTGAGTCTAACTCTTTCTTCTGCTTCGCCTGTGGTAGACCTAGAGACAGCATCGCTCTCGTCATGGAGAAAGAGGGCGCGGAGTTCTCAAAAGCCTGTTCTCTAATAGAAAAAAAATACGGCCTTTCTGAATGGGTCTACAAGAAGAAAGAAGACCCATTCGAGCGAGCTGAGAGAGAGGCTGAAGCGCCCTTAGACAATCGCGCTGAGATGGAGAGGAGAGTTGGGTCTAAACTCTTTTTTCTCACTAGAGAACGAACCCTCGATTTAAGTACCATGCTAAGACTTTGGGAAGGGTATGATTTGATCTGTTCGCTAGATCATCAATCACCCGATCATTGGAGGAAACTCCTCCGACAAATACCCCAAAGGCAAGACGATGAGTGCTGACGAAAATGACCTAGACATAGCCGAAATCTTTTACGCATCCTTAACCCTAGTTGCAGAGCAAGCGCAGTCCCCTTCTGATCTCCTTAAAGTGTGGATCAGCTTAGGGAAACGCATCGGGATAGATGAGATCATACCCCACCTCAAAGTCGTTCTTTATGAGAGCGAAGAGGGGGACAGAAATATCGTGGGGATCGTGGGCGCTCCCTCTGAAGATGTAGTAACTCATATTAGCTCAGAAAGAGTCTTTAACGAGATGCTCTGTCAAGCCTCAGTGAGAGCACTAGAGGAAATGAAAGAGACGTATCACTAATGATCTACAGGCGAGACGGACTCATCTTCACGAAGTTCACAGACCCTCATTGGGCGAATCCTAAAGTAGCTCGGATTATGCCCACCCATGAAGGGGGTTCTTGGGGATCTTTCTTAGAGCTGAAAGACACCGAGTGGGCTCGATTCATTGATGAGGTGTCTCCCGAGTCAATAGAGAGAGCACTACAGGGCGACTCTACGCCCCTAATGAAAGAGGGTCTGCGCGACCCTAGAGGATGCCTGAAGAGATCCCCTCTTGAGAGAGAGTGCGCCGACGCGAAAGGGTGTACCTCATTTAAGAAATCAGTGTGTTCGTCTGCCTCGAAAAAGACACCTGAGTGCTTCGCTATTTCTAGGGAGTTACCCCCCTCAGTTCGAGTCCTTCTTTCTGCGTGGAAAGAAGGCTATTATGTAGTCAGAGAAAGGATCAAGACATGAGAGCTTTAAGCCCGTCTAATCGTAGGGTCTACCCTAACCAACCACAAAACAGCTCAGGCAAGTTGAGCAATAACTCTGAGTACTACGGAGACTTGACGGTCGCAGATAACAACATCTACCTCTACCAAGACATCACTCCGAAAGCGATGATGGAGCTTGGTATTGCGATCAAGAGCCTGAACAATCAGATTATCTCTCTCATCAGTGAGCTAGAGATGTCGAGCGCGCCCACTATCCACCTCCACATCAACTCAGGTGGAGGGTGCGCTTTCAGTGGTCTCGCAGGAGCGAGCCATATCCTTAACTCTCAAATTCCTGTATCCACCTACGTCGAGGGAAGAGCGGCTTCAGCCGCTACTATTCTTTCTAGCGTGGGCGCGCACAGGTACATCACCGAACACAGCTTCATGCTAATCCATCAAGTCTCGACAGGTGTGTGGGGGACTTACGAAAACTTGAATGACGAGAAAGAAAGCATGGACTCTCTCATGGAGATGCTTGAATCTATTTACCTCAAGCACACCAAGATGAAGAAGAAACAGCTCAAGCAACTCTTAAAGAGGGATCTTTGGATGAACCCTGAGAAATGCTTGGAGCTCGGGCTTGTTGACGAGATCATCAAGTACGAGCGCACTTGAGTTTTCTTTCTACATCCTTATCTATGTCAACAGCTATGGGAGAAAGAACATGAAAAGAACAGCATCCGAAATTCTCAGTGACCTCGACAGGCGACTCGCACGTTTAGAAAGGACAGCATCAAGAGGTATAAGTGACGGCACTACAGAAGAGCTTCTTGACCGCATCAACGACGAATACACCGAGTGGGTTGGGTGGCAATACCCGACGACTCTTAACCAAAGAAAAGACGGCGTTACCCTCGTTTCAGTCGAGGACTACTACGCAGTAATATGGGTCGGCTTCGGTGAGGGCGAAGACGAGATCATTGACATCACAAAGAATATGAGCAGAGCGAAGAGAATCTATCAGTCATTGAAGTTTGACCCTATTCGCTACCCCCACTATCGCTTTAACACCTGAATCATTAGCTCTGAGCATCAATCGCGTGACTAAGAATCGTCCCGTGATATAAGATATCTTTCAGGGTTTCCACGTCACTGACCTGTTTCGAGGTCACTCTGATGTGTGCCTCTTGATATGACCTCCCTGACACACTAGGGAAATCATATCGAAAGAACAGGATGTTCCCATCTTCCCCGATGAGAGTGAACCGTTCTTCAGACGCCTTCATAAACAGTGGCGAGTATTTTCTGATGAAAGTATTGATCTCCCGATCAAGAGCCCTCTCGTCTTTCACGGAAACGACCTTCTCAGAATACTGTCTTTTAGAAGGTGGCTTGAGAGGGTTCTTGTCTAAGAAAGACATCTCTAAGGTGTAAAAATCAGAGCTAGAGATCAAGTACATATTCGCGACTCTAATCGCGCTCGCTCTCTTCGTAGAGCCTATATGCTCTATCACAGACCTGTTGTTGTCGATAAGAACAACATCCCCACTCTCTACAGCTTCATAGAGAGCTCCATCGACACGAGGATGGATAGACAAAATATCCTCTCCTAACATCGGAACACCGTCTAAAGAAAACAGAGTTCTCATAAGAACACTCGCGCTATCTACAATGGCTTCGGCGATATCTTCCACATAAGGCTTCAGACTGTATTGAAGATCAACGGTCGTAAAGCTGTAACCTCTTGGATTGAGCGCGTCTACTTTGTTATGTGGCTGTCCCATAACTTTCTTAAAGATCGTCTTGAACTCCCCTACCTCCATCACAGTAAGAACAGGTTTGATACCCCCCTTTTTCATCTTTACCGCGCCCATTGTCTCGTCAAGAGAAAGGATCATATGCCACACTCCTCTTTCGCATTTAATGACCCAAGTGTCGTCTACAACAACCTGACCATTTTTGCGGTAGGGGATCTTTTTCTTAGCACTCCATGTACTTTTAGGGACGTGAGTCACAGACCAATCAAGAGAGGGGGTCTTTCTATTCAAAACGCCCACTACAGGATCAGCCCATTTCTCGTCTGCATACTCCATCACCGAACTTCTCTCAAGGCATGACTAAAAACAGTGCCATATTGCAAAATCTGAAGAAGATCCTCGTCGCTAAAGTCCTCTGAATCTATACCTATCAAAACGTACCTACCCTCACCGTTAAACTCACTGAGAGTGTACTTAAAGTTGGCTTGGTAAGAATCTCTAGTACGAAAAACTTCAAGGTAGGAGATGCGCTTTTCGTCAACCTCATTGAGATCCCACTCCACATCTTTCACATATTCTCTTAATGCCTTCTCGAATTCATCTTCGTTTCTTATATCAGTAATGGATGATCCGAGTGACCTTGGTTTATTTGCCCAAGGCTTATTTCGATAGTCTGTCCTATCTTCATAGGTGAGTTGCATCTTAAAAGGGGCTCGTCCAGCAACCTTCATCCTTACGATGCGTTCTATCATTTCTTCCCTAGCCATCACATCTCCTGTCTGTGTTAATATAGTAAGATACAGGGGATATAGACGACTTATTTAATCTTCTTCTTAGACCGCCACTCTTCCCTCATCTTGGCTTCGATGAGGGGTAGATTCTGCTCGGCGCGGTGGAGGTCGTGAGCTTTCTTTCTCGCGTTTTGATCAAGTTTCATGTTCCCTAGCACTGTAATCTCACCCGTAGTCTTATCTTGAAGCCTAGAGGTGAGTCCTGTGGTTTGGGGCATGAGTTGCTTGATCAGGTTAGGGTCGATATTCTTGATGGCGATATCCCACACAAGGTCGATCTCAAGACCCTGCATCACCATGAGAGGGTTGCCTCCATACTCGGTGTTCATCTTCTGACGAAAAAGACTGATTCCTGAGCGGGTCTTAAGCTCAAGGTCAAAGAAGTGAACAGCCATAGGAAAGTTGGGGCGGTCAAAGAACATCTTGAAAGCCACATGGAGATTCTTATCTCCGAAAGAAACGACAGGGTTGTCTACATGACCCCAATCATGAATCAGAACGTGGATCTCTTTACTCTCAACGAGTCTCGAAATGAACTCCTGTTCTATTTCTGACATAGGCACATAGAGCGCCTTACCTTTACCTCCGAAGATGTTGCTCATACTCTCCTCCTCTTCTCTGTAGTTTAGTTAATACTACCAAGAGAAGAGTCCATCATATCCATCAGTTCGAGCAAGTTTTCACCTGATGTTCTTTCTCCGAGAGAGTCATCTAGTTGACTCATAAGAGAAAGAAGATTCTCACCCGCTGTGCGCCCTAGTGGGTAGCTCGGAGTCCCTATTGTGTTAGCGACCTCAATGAACTTATCCACGTCGAAGCTGATCGTGTCGAAGCCTTGCAAGATCGCTTTCTCGATGTTTCTTTCTACATACCCCTGTGAGATGAAGTTTAAGACAATCATCGGACTCACATAGTAGTCAATCGTGTTTTGGCGTTCCATATGACTCAGACCTTGAGAAGCCCTCTCAAGAGCGTCATTAAAGAACTCTGAGACCTCATCAGCTACGAGTTTCTTAAGATCCGCTGTGCCTCTCTGCACGAGCGCCTTAATCGCTGTGTGGAGATCCTCTTGCTCCTCCTCAAAGTGATCATAAAACTTGCGAGTGGCTTTCAGCATACGGAAGTCTCTTGGCTCAAGACCACAACTACCGACCTTCGATTTGACATATCTTCTTAAATAGTTGTAGTCGTATTGAAAGCCACTTAAGCCTCTAAAGATGGGGAGCTGTGACTCAGGATCTCCACTACCTAAACCTACCTCTTCTGAGGCTTTCTCTATGTAGGGTGTAAGAGCCTCTATGATTTCTGTGTTAGAGAGCTCCGCTATGTTATCGACACCACTCTTACCGACGAACTTGATTTGAACAAAGTCCTCTCGAAACTCAGTGATGTGGGAGGGGCGAAGAGAAGAAGCGCCAAACGTAGAGATCTCTTCAACTACATTACCCCCACTGTCTTTTCTGACTGTCTTTCCGATTTTCTGAGATCCCGGCCTAATACCCGTCTCCATCATAATCGCAGTCAAGATCGCGCTAAGTCTGAGGTCTTCATGAGGGCTCTTCATATCAGTTAAGACTTCATCAACAAGATCGTTATAGTTGGATATCATATTAGCGAGGAGATCATGCTTATGGAGAAGATCTCTACCTTGGTTACCTACCCTATCACGCACCTGAGAAATATTACCCGCATCGTCGAGTTTAAAAACGATGTTTCTCGGGAGATACTTTCGGATTGCCTGTGGGATTCTTTCTCTTACAGACGCCTGCTCGACGAAGAGGAGCTTATACTCGAACCCTTGATCTGCGTATCTCTTAACCCTTCCCTCCTCAATAGGAGTGACAGGCTCACCCTCAAAGAGAAGAGTCACTAGGAGGTTGAGCGCGCCGTTTCTGACGCGGTTAGATCCCTCAGCTTCTTCGAGAGTACCCATGTAAGTGTCTAGGTACTTCTCGACTTCAGAGAAAGCAGAAATGTACTTCTTGAATCTAGGCTTCTTATCGAAAGAAGCCACGTTTACTTTCTTATTGATTTTAGCGTGGAGCTTAATGAACTCCCTAACAGCCTTACGAGCGTGCTTGATCTGATTCTTTGCGTCTCGGACGTTGAGCGCGTCAGCTTGTATTTGAAATCCCATTTCTTTCTCCTATCTTTTAAAGAGTGCCGTCGAACTTCTCGTCATCAGTAATTGCACCTAGAGGCTCTGATGGAGAAATGGGTTTCTTAGGGGGAGGTGTGGGCGCTTCCTTGTCGATAGCAGAGACAGCGATGTGTGTGTACTTGTCGAGTGCAGCCTGACCCAAAATGTAGCCTATCTGAATGAACCCACTAGTCACGATCATAGAAACGAGCACCATGAAAGCATAGTGCTCGATCTTAGTCTGATACTCCCAAATCACATAGAACATGAGAATCTTCCACCCGAGATCGGCGATGAGGTAGGCGAGGAACTTCTTACTCTTTAAAGGCAACTTGTCCATGATAGTGGTTCTCTTTCTTATCGAGGTATTCTAGCTCTCTTTGAGGATAAAGAAAGTATCTCAGCGCGCGAGGGGCTTGATGTTGACTGTCAAACCACTCTTCGCCCCCGATGGCTTCGCTTTCCCCCTAAGCTGACCTAGCATGGGGTCATTTATTCTGAGGTTGTTCATTCCTGTCTGAAAGTCATCCTCCTCCTGTTGCTGATACTTGTTCGTTTTCAGCACAGAGGGGTGTTCCTCAATCAGCGTCTCAAGCCTGTACTGCTCTTCAGGGAGGAGCGTTGGGAGGAGCTGAAAGAAATCCTTTCTCGCTGACGGGTATATCTTAAGGAACTCCAAGATGACCTCATCATCAAGTACAGGTGGGTTCTGTGGGTTCGTGTTGCTTCCCTTGAGGGACACTCCACCCTGAGCGTTGATCCAAAAGTTGCCCATGATCTCTCCTTATTCTGATATGTATCTCCACCTATCACCCTCCCATAAAAGAATAAGGAGAGCGAATGTTTGACGACTTTCTCGCAGACATAAGACGACCTGTCATAGAGTCCTACGAATGGATGAAAGAATGTGACCTAATCTTAGGCACGAAAGAGAACATAACTCAAGCCATTGACGAGTGCATGGCGGTTGAAGTCTACGGTTGCGACATCGAGACTACAGGACTTGACAACCGCGTCTTTGAAGGGCGCACGATGGACTCTATCGTGGGTATCGGGATCGCGCCATCTCACGACAAGGCTTATTACTTTCCTATCGGACACAAGTCAGGCTCAGAGTATAACATTCCTTGGTCAATCATCGGACGAGAGTTTGGGCGTCTGTTCGACCCTTCCACGAAAGCCCGACCTGTCTTCCACAACATCTCTTTCGACGCGCCTTTCTTAGAGTACAACGGCTTCTTCTCGCTCGGGAAAGATCGGTGGGATGACCACAAGAAATGGGAAGACTCTCTCATCATCAAGTACCTCCTCAACCCACGTCAAAAAGGAGGGCGTGGGCTTAAGGCTCTGTCAGACAAGCTCTGTGACATGAAGATGATTGAGCTCAATGAGCTATTCCCCCCTGAAGAGGAACAGCGAGACTACTCGACCATTGACCCTTCATGGCAACCTTGTGTACTCTACGCGGCGGCTGATCCTCTCTGTACTCTCAGAATATGGGATATCATGAGAAAGGAATACGAAGATGCGCCTGAGCACTCTGACTCGATGTATAACCTCGAAAAGATGTGCTGTATCGCCACCTCATGGATGCACCGATGCCGAGTGTATATTGACCCTGAGAAAGCGATGGAGTCAGCGATTGAAGGTCAGCGCCTATGGTGGGAGAGTCTACTAGAGGTATATAAGGGCGCGTCTAAGATTCTAGAGAGAGACATCACACCCTCTTTCGTCAAGATCATGCGCGATGGATCAAGAGGTCTGATCGAGCCCTTCGACCCCCGAGCCATCTCTGAGGGAGGGAGCGCCAACTACAAAGTGATCGTACAGGAAGCTCGAAGATACGCGCAAAACACCGCACCTGATCCAACTCAAAAGATCAGTAAGAGTGTGGCTCTGCTCGGTAAGTCTGCTGGTACTGAGAAAGTGGAGTTTCCCTATACGTATGACGTTCTCTCTCCTCAACAGCTAGGTTTGCTCTTGAGAGAGTTGGGAGTAGATGGTCTGCTCGCCTCTGAGAAGTCAGGCCAAGTAGTCACTAAGGGAGAAGTTCTCGATGAGGTCATCGAGAAAAACTCTGAGAAACTCCCTTTCATGAAGAAAGTGAAGAACCTCCGTGTTCTCGTCAAGGCGCTCAGCCAATACCTCATCCCTTTCATAGAGGACATTGGATCTGACGGTACGCTGAAGCCGAAGTTCGATCAGTTCAGTGCTGACACAGGGCGTTTTTCGTGTAAGACTAACAGTAAGCCCCATATCGTGAGAGACGGCGGTTGTCGCGTACCTTTTCAGGGCATCCCCGCCTATGGAAAAGACAAAGACAAGAAGCCCGCGATCATTTCTTACATGAGAGATTGTATAGTCGCGCGCGAAGAAGGGTGGTGGCTGACCGCGATTGACTACGCAGGTGTAGAGCTAAGACTCGTAACTAACCTCTCGAAAGAGCCCCTGTGGATTAAAGCTTTCTTCGAGTGTTCAGACTGTGGGCAACAGTACCCTAGAGAGATGGGGGAAGATGAGATTCCCACACCGACTCCAACCTATTGTGTGTGTGGGTCGGATCGCATAGGTGATCTGCACACTGTAACTGCGGTTGCTTTCTACGGCGAGGGCGCTAAGGGAAAACCTGATTGGAAAGACAAGCGAGGGAACGGAAAGGGATGTAACTTCGCCCTTTCTTACGGAGGCACAGGGAAAGCTGTTCAGCGCACTATCAAGTGCTCTGCTAAGGAAGGGGACGAAAAGTATAAGACTTTCACGAGCACTTACAAGACACTCGCCTCTTGGTGGGGGAAACAGAACAAGTTCGCCCATAAACATGGCTATGTTAAGACGGCTTTCGGACGAGTTCAGCCCCTCCCTGATATCCACGACGAGGATTACAGAAAGTCCTCGAAAGAGGAGAGAAAGGCGGTGAATGGACCTGTTCAGGGAACGAGCGCGGATATCACGAAGCTCGCGATGAGTCTCATCTACAGAGAGGTTAAGAAACGAGGGTGGTTCGATAAGCTCAAGATGATCCTTACAGTCCACGACGAGATTGTCTTTGAGATCCATGAAGACGTGATCGGAGAGGCTATCCCTGTACTGACTCAGATTATGGCGAGAAACAAAGCAATCGCCAATCAGGGATGGGAAGTCCCTCTCCTTGTAGACGTAGAGATCGGAAAGACGTGGGGAGTGCCATACGACCTCAAAGACTTAAGGCGAGGGTACAAGGAAAAGCTCGTACCTGACGGCGTTGATGAAAAGGGGGAGAAGAAGTACAGAGAGGAGCGCGTTCCTGTGCCTGAATCACTCGCTAAGATTTTCTATGTGGGGAGTGAGGCTGATGAGCCTTCTTCAAGCTCGCCTGAGAAAGAAGAAGGCTCAGGTTCTTCATCCGAAAGCCCCTCTAAGACTTATGTGCTTAAAGAGCTTTCTCAGGACTCCGCGTTCGATTTGGGTATGTGGCTCTCCCATAATACGGACGGTGTTGTAACGTATGAGGGGAGAGACATCACGGCGCTGTTTTCTTAGATGCTCCAACCTATAGGGACGTATTTATCTTCAAGCCTCACGCCGTTGTAGGAGTACTGTTTCTTCTGAGGACCTATATACCTATCTCTTGTAAACTCTCTGTCAGAGTCTTCTATATACTCCTTAAGTTTACGTCTCTCATGATCAGTCATCTTTCTTTTCTTCGGCTTATTGTCAACGTAGATGAGCTTCTTTTTGAGGACTTGCCTTAAGAAAGAGTAAGCGAGGTCACTGTGGAGTGTGTTCCTTGCCTTCCTACCGTATGTCTCCTCTATAATGTCCGTCACCTCGTCAGCGTCAACAGCGAGGTGGGCGCTATCCGCCCAATCGTAAAGGTCTGAAGCGCCTTTTAAGAATGTCTTAATTTCAGACGAGTCAGAAAGACTAGCGAGCTTGAAATACACTTCGACCCCTCTGTACTGAAAGCAAATCGTATGGCTCTTTTCTTTTAAGAAAGAAAAGCCATGCCTCTTGAGGAGTTCATTTGATCTAAGGGTGTCTTGATACTCGGGCTTACTTTGATACATAGACTCAGAGTTCCATCTCTGATAGTATTCAGGAAACTCAGGGTACGCGCTCATCTTGTCGAGCCGAGCGATTCTCCCTCTAGAGCTATTCCTTTCTCCCCCTTCTAAATCGAGTAACTCCGTGAGCCCAATAACAGTAGAAAGAACAGAATAAAGCCCCTTTGTGGTGGAGATCACGACTGATTTCTCAAGTCCTCTTCTGTCAATCTCATACCTAGTGATGGGGATCTGCCCCGACCTCAAGCCTGTGGGTCTAATTTTCGAGTCATAAACTCCGAATCTCTCTGTTTCGTCGTGAGTAACCTTTCCGTTAAAAACGAAAATCTCCCCCCGAAAGATAAGATTGATTCTGAGACCCCCTTTTTTTGAGATAGAGACATCGACTCGATCAACGTCGTCAAGGTTCGCTTTTATCGCGCCCTCAATCGACTCTTCTTCTTCTCTAGTGTAGCTTTTAAAGAGGTTAAGAAACCCTGACTCTGTTTCTGAAGCAAAGTGATCACCCTCAAGTCGGGCGACCCTGATCTCTAGGTCGGAAAGGATTTCTGAAGCTGTTCTTCTCATGGTCTGAGCTCCCTTTCTTTGATATGGTTAAGCACACATTAAAGCCAAGATAAAGAGGATACAGAAACATGAAGAAAGACCTGTTAGGAGATTGTAACGACCAAAAGATATCTGAGGTCGAGTTCACTTCCATTTTTTGCAAGAGATGTAAGAATAAAACCTGTGATCGAGCGGGTTGGGCATCTTCTTCTTGGGAAGAAAGAATGTCTACTCAAGCTGTCCGATTTCTCAAACACCCTAATATCGTCTCTCAGTCTGAATCCTCTAGGTGGGATGGGTTAGTCAACCTAGAGTCGCTAGAGGTGACAGGATCAATCGAAGTGTGGGGAGTGCCTCAGAAAGCCCCTCCTGTAGCCTTTGAAGAAGTGAAACCTCAGCCTATCTTTGAGTCTGATTCTACTCCTCCTCTAGTACAGATAGAGACGCCTAAGTCTGAAGAGAAAGAAGAGTCAGATACCCAACAAAAAGCTGTAGAGAAAGAGCCACTTGAACCTCCTCCCCAACAGGTGAGAAGAGTAGTAAACACACCGCCTCAACAGATCATGGTGAGCGGTATAGATAATACACCTAAGAGGAAGTCTTTCGATGAGTGGGCTGTCCCGACTAACAAGCTCAACATCGGCGGTACGTTTAAGATGGGAGGCTAAATATGAGCGAAGAAATGGTCATAGCAAGTTTAGTTAGGAGCGGTGAGATTGTGGTCTGTGGGTACAATTACAAACAGAAACTCAGGATCGACCCTGAGTGCTACAGGCTCATCGTGACTAAGCCAAATCAAATTAAAGACGAGAGCAAGAAGATCCACTTCATTGGGAGTCTTTCAGATGAAGAAAGAAGAATTTGGAGATCTTACATGGAGGCGCGTAAGTCCTCTAGGTAAGATCCCCCGCAAGCATATTAGAAAGTTCCTCAACAAAGACCCTGAAACCATTGATATTATTAAGAAATGGCTCGACAAGAATGGGCTGATCATTCTCTTTACTCAAAGAAAAGCAAAGGGGTGGGAAAAAGTTTGGGCCACAGATGGGGGCAATATCTATATGAATGATGAGGATCACAACCCTACTTCAGAAGAACTCGACATAAGGATCAGGAAAGTATCTGTGAAAGAGCAAGAGCCATTGCGCGAGGATCTGCTAGGGAAAGACGTGTCTTTGAGAGACAAACTAGAATACTTAAAAGAGATGGAAAGACCCCTGTAATGTTTTTTGAATATGATAAAGAAAAACCAAAGCTCCTAGATGAGACAACAATAAATGGCCCGTCAGGAAACCTTTATATCCCCAAAGGGCTTTGGCAAGACATGATCAAATCTTATGAGAAAGAAGATGTCTTGAACCGCCTCCGAGACTTAATCAACAAGGGAGTGATTTCTTTCCCTTATCAACACTACAGTAAAGAGGAGGTGCTTGACGAGTTTCAGCGACTCAGGAACTCAGTAGCTTCTTTCTCTGAAAGCGAGTGGGAGTGCAACCGATTGGTGACTGAAGCCCCTCTCTCATTTAGGAGAGGTAGCTACTACACTCCCAAGTCAGCTCGGGTTGGGAGTAAGGTGTCTGATTTGTTCACACAGAGAATAAGAATGGAGGTTGGACATCAGAGGTTTCTTTCTCCTATAAGAGCGTGGGAGAGTGAAAGAAAGTCCTTTCTCAACTATCTCTTCAACCCTGATATGTTTGAAGGAGACATCAACGAAAGATGTCTCAGAGTTTCGCTGAGTATGAGGTCATACATTGCGAGTCAGTTCAAACCTGAGTCAGCTAAGGTCATTTATGATACCTTTCAAGCCAAGAGAGTCCTAGACTTCAGCGCGGGATGGGGAGATAGACTCGTCGGGTTCCTCGCAAGTAATGCTGAGAGTTATATAGGGATTGACCCTAACTCTAAACTCCACGAACCCTATCAGAAGATTGTCGATTTCTGTGACGTAGGGAAAGAAACAAGGTTCATCTGCGCTCCCGCAGAGGAAGCAGATTTAACGGGTGTTGAGGTGGACTTTATATTCACCTCTCCTCCCTATTTCACTCTCGAAAGGTACAGTCAGGAAGACACTCAGAGTTGGAAGCGATACCCTAAAATCAACGCTTGGCTAGATGGATTTCTATTTCCTACTTTATCTAAGTGTTGGAATTGCCTTGAAGAAGGGGGGAGAGTACTCGTCAATATCGCCGACGCTTATACGAATGGAGAGCGAGAGGAAATATGTCAGCCGATGTTAAGACATATGGAATCTCTTGGGGCTACTTACGAGGGAGTCATAGGTTACGAAATGGGAGCGAGACCAGGTAAAAACATGGATAATATCGGCAAGACTTTCTGTGAGCCGATATGGGTTTGGAGCAAAGGGGAAGCTCCCGAACCTAAGTGGAAATCAGATACGTTTTTGGGAGTCTAATATGTGGGGTTATTATGGGTCAAAAGCAAAGATTGTTAGTCAATACCCGAAGCCGACCAAAGATAAGATTATAGAGCCATTTGCAGGAACTGCTCAATATGCTCTTAAATACTTTGATAGAGACATAGAACTCTATGATAAATATGAGCTGATCGTAAATCTTTGGAAGTGGTTACAGAAATGTAGCCCAAAAGACATCACATCACTACCTCACTTAAAGGCAGGCGAGAGCGTAGATGATTACGAATGGGATTGTGATGAAGCAAAACACTTAATAGGCTTCATCATTTCAGGCGGTGCTACTCAGCCAAAAAAATCAGTGACTAAGTGGAAAGCGGTGATCAGGCCGAACACTCAAAACTACAAGAAAACTCTCATTTCTTCTAACCTATACAAGATCAGGCATTGGAACATCGAGTGTAAGTCTTATGAAGAAATAGATAACCAAGAAGCTACTTGGTTCATTGACCCTCCTTATGAAGAGGGGGGGGTATATTACAGACACAGCTCAAAAAACATAGATTTCAGCCACCTTTCAGAATGGTGTCAGGAACGTGAGGGAGAAGTGATTGTCTGTGAGAAACAAGGTGCGTCTTGGCTTCCCTTTGAACCGCTTACAGAAGTGAAAGGCTTGAAGGCACAGAGCTTCCAAGAAGCAGTCTGGTTGAAGAACATGAGTTTACCTAAGCAATTAGACTTGTTTGGACTTTAAGAAATGAAGAACCAAATATTTAACGAGGTCTGCTTAGAAACCATGTCTCGAATGAGCGATAGCTCAATAGACAAAAACATGAATAACATCGGCAAGACCTTCTGTGAGCCGATATGGGTTTGGAGTAAGGGCGAAGCCCCTGAGCCCAAGTGGAACCAAGACACTTATTTCGGAGTATGAAGCATGAGTCTTACTAGAAAGAGCTTTCTCAACTCTAAAGGTGAGATATACCTCACACAGAAAGAGATTAGAACCCTTGCGAAAGAACATGACATAGAAGAGATTATAGAGGTACTCGGTAAGATCGTAGACGAGTTGCCTTTCCCACTCACTGAGTACACAGATCAAGAGGTCATAACCGATTTTAATAGGTTAAAAAACACACACCTTGAAGTTATACGGGGCGGTTGGGTGAGCCACAGGATAGATGAGGCGATCTCTCCTTTATACAGAGGGGAGTCAATAAGATTCCCTAAGACAAGAAACATAGGGGGCAAAGTCTCTAATCAATACACAGAGGCGTTAAGGTTATCTACGCCTCATGCGAGATACAAAAGCCACAAAGATCTTTGGTATGCTAAGAGAAAGTATTGGTTAAAGTATTTCTTCAACATCAAGATGCACACAGGAAATCTCGAACAGGGTAAGCTGAGGCAAGGTTTGTCAGGTCAATATTACTGCTCTCAGTTTAAACCTCTCATCGCTAAGTCAATGTACGATACTTTCCAAGCTAAGAGAGTCTTAGACTTCAGCGCGGGATGGGGAGACAGACTCGTGGGCTTCCTCGCGAGCGGAGCTGAGAGTTATGTCGGGATAGACCCTAACTCTAAGCTACATGAACCCTATCAGAAGATCGCTGATTCTATTTCTGATAGGGTAGCTTCGACTTTCGTCAGCCCTGCGGAAGATTTTGATTATAACTCTGTTGAGTACGACTTTGTGTTTACTAGCCCTCCCTATTTCGACCTAGAGAGATACAGCAACGAAGGCACTCAAAGTTGGAAAAGGTACTCAGAATTTGAAGAGTGGGTTCAAAACTTCCTGTTTAAAACGCTAACCGCCTGTTGGAGAAACCTCTCAGACAACGGTCGGATGATAATTAACATATCTGACATATATTCAAAGGGAGCAAAGAGAGAGATCTGTAGCCCCATGTTAAGACATATGGAGTCTCTAGGCGCTACCTATGAAGGTGTTATAGGGTATGAGATGGCCCATAAGACTAGCAAATCGGTTAAGCGACACGATCTGCCTTTCTGCGAGCCTATGTTCGTGTGGTCAAAAGGAAACCCACCTGAGCCTCAGTGGAACTCCCAACTCTTTTTTGAGATCTAAGACTCCTGACCCTGAGCCTAAGTGGACACAAGACAACTTCTTCGGAGTTTAAGAAATGCAGAACCAAATCTTCAATGAGGAGTACTTCAAGATGTCGAAAGTAAGACTAGAAAACACTCAGGAGTATCTTTTCTAATGCACCACATACAAGAAAGAAACTGCGCTGAAGCGTGGATTAAAGCCACTCAAGACATCCTCTCTAAAGGAGAGAATATGGGTGGCCTATACGAGATCCTCAATATGGGGATAGAAATCACTTCCTCTGAGGTATGTCCTGTCTTTGACAGCCATTTCAGAGACGTCTTCGGAGACGAGAGAATAGACTATGCTAAGTCTGTCACTTTCATCGAGCCTAAGCCCAACCCTCTCTTTCCCGATTTAAGAGAATACGAGCAGAACAAGACGGGGAAATGGACAAATAGCTATTGGGGTCGGATGTTCTCTTGGAACGGCGGATTCAACCAAGTCGAACAGACGATTAAGAGACTGAAAGAGAACAAGCAAGCCAAGACCATCGTAATCGGAGTCTACGACCCTCAGACTGACGGAAAGAAAGTCATGGGAGGGATGCCCTGTCTGCTCACCATAGACCTCAAGCCTAGAGGCGGTAAACTTAACCTCACAGCTAACTTTAGGAGTCAGGCTGTCTCCAAGTCAGGGTATGCGGATTACATGGCTCTCGTAGAGTTCTGTGACTTCCTCTGCAAAGAGAGCGGGTGTCTCGACTTTGGGTTAGTGACTTCTTTCGCTCACTCATGTCATGTGAGGACTCAAAACGGAGAACTTAAGAAATCCAAGGAGCTGATGAGGAGATATCATGAAGAAATGGGTAGCTGATTTTAAGAGTATTCTTTACTCCACTATAGAGGCTCTCCCCCCTGAAGTGAGTCTTTCTTTCTCGGGTGGCGTTGACTCCTCTATGCTTTTATTCGCTATGATTGATTTAGGCAGACCCCCTACAGAGCTCATCACATTCAAGATTGTAGGGGAATACTCTAAGGACTTAGATTTCGCTAGAAAGACCGCCCATCATTACGGCATCCCTTTGAGGGTTGCTCAGATCCCAAGTAACCCTCAAAAGAAAGACCTCGAAAGAGAGATTAAAGAGATTCTTAGAGAAACGAGAGTTTCTCGGAGCATAGACACTCAGGTGTCCTATGCCTACTCCTACATGACCTCAATCACCTCAACTGACCATCTTGTTCTCGGGTTCTACGAGGACTTGTACTGCCTCAACAATAAGAAAAACTCTGTCATGTATAGCAATATGCTAAAGGGAAATCTCTCTGAGAAAGAGTTCGTTTCTTGGATCAATCAAGAAAGAGTCGAAATATATCAAGGCAAGGTTGCAGGGCGCAAAGCTCAGATTGACCACAACTATGTCGTGATCTCTAACTACATTGAGTCTAAGGGTATTCAGACTATCTGTCCCCTCAGAAATCAGGAGATGTTGGATCATTGTCTTAAGAAAGGGTTTGAAGATCTGACGTTCGATCTGAATGGAAAGAGAAGGTCTAAGTGGTTCATCAAAGACATGATCTTTAAGAAGTATTTCGACCAACACAAAACCAACATATCTAACTTTCATACATCGGGAAAAGAAGGTGGGCTGAAAGGTCTGCATCAGAGGGTGCTTCTAACAGGATCACCATACAAAGACACAAGAGCAATTTACAATCAAATACTTAAAGACATTGAGTTTGAAGAGAGCGCGCATTTCCTATGCTAAACCTACACACACCTGTCGAAACTTACCGCATAGAAAGCACTGAGGTAGACGTTAAGAGAGATGACCTTCATAATGGAGATCTCGACCTCCCTCCTTGGGCAAAGCTAGAGGGGGTGCGCCAACTACTCCTCTCAGACTGCTTCGATAAAAGAAAGCCCATCGTACACCTAACTATCAGAGGTTCATACACAGGGTGGGCTCTTTCTTATTTCGGGAGAGAATACGGGTACGACATCAAGATCGCCTATCCGAAAACCAAGTCTTACCCTCAAGAAATGCTCGATAAGATCACTCAATATGGAGGGGAACTTGTGCCTCTCCGACATAATATGGTGGCGGTTCTCTCAGCTCAGGTTAAGAAGATGGCTAAAGAGCGCGGGTGGCAAATGAGCCCCGACGCTTTCAACCACCCTGTCTATGTAAAGTCTTGGAAAGAAAGATCTGCTTCTTTCTTTCAAGAGAACGACTATCAGACCCTCGTCATTCAAGGGGGGAGTGGAGTTACGAGTGTTGGACTCATTCAGAGTTTTCTCGGTGTAGATTACATTGCGGGTCAGATGTTTGAGCCCACATACGAGGGAAAGAAAGTAATCATCATCTCCACCTCAAGTGTAAAGACCGTGAAGTCTGCGCTCGTATCAAATATGGGGAGTGTGCCTTCGTGTGTAGAAATCTACAAATCTGAACATGACTTCTATGACGAGATTCCTACTCATGCGACACCGTTCCCCTGTAACCGTCTGTGGGACAAGAAAGCGTGGGTTTGGATGACTCAGAATGTGGGTGAGTTGAAGGATAGAACTCTCTTTTGGAACTTGGGGGCATAAGCTGTGTTTTTTGAGTACGAGAAAGAACTGCCTAAAACAGATCTCTCTGACTATAGTCTCCTCAAGAATGGGCAAATCTCTATACCTTCCTATGTATGGCGCGAGATTAAAAACAGCTTCGATAAGAAAGAGGTGATCGAGCACATCTCTCAACTTATACAAGATCACAACCTCCCCTACCCGAGTAGGACATACACAAAAGCTGTACTCGACAGGGACTTCAGAAAGCTCAAGAGCGAGTCATGTGGTGTGAAAGAGGGATCTTGGGAGTGCTTGAGGACGATCCCTAATGTCACTCTTAAATACCTTAATCGTCAGTGCTACATACAGGCTAGTCAACATGGTCTAAAAGTCTCGGATCAGCAGACGCATCTCTCTCGCATGAAATGCGCTCACTTCGAGCACAAGAGTCCGTACAGAGAATGGACTCGGCAAGGGTGCAAGTCGAAGGTCAGATACGTTCTAAGAGTGTTGTGGAGTCTATCAGAAGGAGACGCCCTTAAGAACGGTGTGTGCGAGAAGCAACTGAGAGACTGCTTGAGGTTGGGCAACTACATGGCGAGTCAGTTCAAGCCCTCATGCGCTAAGACCCTGTATGATTTCTTTCAGGCTAAGAGAGTCTTAGACCTAAGCTCAGGGTGGGGTGACAGGCTCGTAGGTTTTCTTGCGAGTGGGGCTGAGAGCTATGTCGGGATAGACCCTAACTCTGAACTCCACGAACCCTATCAGAAGATCGCTGACTTCTGTGACACAGGGAAGGAAACACGATTCATCTGTGATCCCGCAGAGGACGCAGACTTAACGGGTGTTGAGGTGGACTTCGTATTTACGAGCCCCCCTTACTTTGACGTTGAAAAGTACAGTGAAGAAGACACTCAGAGTTGGAAACGATATAAGTCGAAAGACCTATGGCTGAATAACTTCTTTCTCCCATCGCTCACTAAGGCTTGGGAGGCTCTTTCTGAGGGAGGGAGGATAGCCATCAACATCGCAGACAAGGGTCACTCAAGAGAAGATGTGGGCGAGGACATCTGTAGCCCCATGTTAAGACATATGGAGTCTCTAGGCGCTACCTATGAGGGGATTATCGGGTATAGGATGAACAAGAGGCCGGGTGACAGAATGGGCGCGGTTGGAGGCGCGGTTTTCTGTGAGCCGATATGGGTTTGGAGTAAGGGTGAAGCCCCTGATCCCAAGTGGACTCAAGACACCTATTTCGGAGTTTAAGATGTTTTTCGATTACGAAAAAGAGATCACATCTCTCGATGAGATCAAGTATATTAAGAACGGTTATTTCCACATCCTCCCTAGTGAGTGGGAGATGCTTAGAAAGTCTTTTACCAAGGAAGAAATAAAAGACCATATCGCGCCCATCCTGAGTTCATTACCGTACCCCTATTTCGAGTATTCAGAGAAAGAGCTGAGGAGAGATTTCTCTAAGCTGAAATCACTCTCGAATAAACTCAAGCAAGGGGAATGGGTAGCTACAAGACAAGCAGCAGAAAGAGACACACTCTTTCTCGGTCAGAGTATCTATATGGACTGCTACTACACAGGGAAAGGAATATCTGATCAGTACACTCAAGAGGCGCGCTTTAAATGCTCTTATAGAGCTGTCGGTAACTCCCCTTACGACGAGTGGGTCAGTGCGGACAAGAAGAACTCTTTCTTAAGATGTTTCTTCGGCATCTCAGAGAGGGACATCTACGAAAGAGGAGGAGTCAACAAGCAGACACTCAGGCGCGCTCTAAAGATGCACACATACACAGCGAGTCAGTTCAAGGCTGAAGCCTCTAAAACCCTGTATGATTTCTTTCAGGCTAAGAGAGTCTTAGACTTCAGTGCAGGATGGGGTGACAGGCTCGTGGGTTTCCTCGCTAGCGGAGCAGATAGTTATGTCGGGATAGACCCTAACTCTAAGCTACATGAACCCTATCAGAAGATCGTCGATTTCTGTAACACAGGGAAGGAAACACGATTCATCTGTGCTCCCGCAGAGGACGCAGACTTAACAGGTGTTGAGGTGGACTTCGTGTTTACAAGTCCTCCCTATTTTGACATAGAGAGATACAGTGACGAAGACACTCAGAGTTGGAAACGATACCCTGAAATAGACTCTTGGGTCGAGGGCTTCTTCCTCCCCACTCTAAGCAAGTGTTGGAGTGTTCTTTCTGAGGGCGGGAGAATACTTGTCAACATCGCCGATAAGAAGGGCAACGACATCTGTAGCCCCATGTTAAGACATATGGAGTCTCTAGGCGCTACCTATGAGGGTGTTATAGGCTACCGTATGTCAGAAAGAGGAGGGCAAAAGACCACCGTACCGAGCTGTGAGCCGATATGGGTTTGGTCTAAAGGCGACGCGCCCGAACCTAAGTGGACTCAAGACACCTATTTCGGAGTTTAAAGCTCAGTCCTCTTTATAAGCCTCAAGAATCTCACCCCGAAGCGCCTTGAGCTGATCCATAGCTACCTTGAGTTGCTTACGGACGCGAGTTCCTGCTGAGCGGTTCTTCTTAGTGTCGATCTTCTGTGCGTCAGAGACGACTTCTTCAGCAGTAAGAATAGTAGTGATTTCCTGTAGGCGATTAGAGATGTTACTCATATCTTTTCTCCGATATAGGTGTTGGTGTGTGGGAATGAGTCGGAACTGACTCATGAACATTTATACCGATCAGTTTTACTTTTATACCTAGTTAAGAGAAAAGTAGAAAGAGGGACACTCATGAGAACAATCACAGCAAGAGTCGCCACAAAGTTCTTAAAGAAAGCAGCGGAAAGTCTTGAGATACACATCTATGACTTCGATGGAACTCTGTTCCGTAGTCCTGAAGCTCCTGAGTGGTGGAGTAAAAGAAGATATGGTCAGTGGCACTCCAACCAATCTTCATTGGGTCAGCCCTTTGTGCCTAACAACCCTTCTTCAGACTATTGGATTAACGGCGTAGTAGAGGAAGCAAAGAAGTCCATAGCAGACTTGAATACTTGGGCAGTCATGTGTACAGGACGCATCGACACAGGAGCTCTCAGATACAGAGTGGCTGAGTTACTGAGGCAAGAGGGTCTTGATTTCGATCAGAACTTTCTTAACGACACAGGTAGGCTGACAAGACCCTACAAGAAAGTGACTCTAATCGAACTCCTGAAGCAGTTCCCACAGGTCAAGAAAGTCGTTGTGTGGGAGGACACTCAGAAAAACCTCGACGCGCTCGAAAGCATCTGCGACAGGATCGGGATCGAGTTTGAAGGGAAGCTCATTTCTGAGAGGCTTCTCTCTTCAAACCACATCTCAGAGGATGAATACATAGACTTTCTTAGAGGAGAGCTCTCCGCTAAAGAGTTCACTCAGATCTATAAGGCTCTACAGAAGAGTAGAAAGAGAAAGCAAGAATTATGAGAAAGACAGCCTCTTCAAAGAGAGTCGCAAAGATGTACTTCTTAGCGAGCACAAACTTGCCTCTCTTAGAGGAAGCCTTACCAAACACCTTCTCAGAAATCGAGCCCTTTAACCGAGTCTCTTGTAGTCACGACATTATGGAGAGCCTCAAGGCTGAGAAAGAGTTCAACCAAGAGACTCTCTTAAGGGTCTTGTCTGAGTACACTCAAGTAGATACCAACCTTGTCATGGCTGATGTCTCTCACTTATTCTCAGACGTGGGAGTAGCTCAGAAAGAAAAGCTCTTATCAGCTCTCACCACAGATAGAGAGCTGTAGAGTGAGGTAGGTAGAAAGAGAGTTAAGCTCTTTCACTACCTTGAAGGGGTCGAACTTAAGACGACGATTATCACCTTTAAGTCTAGAAAGAGGCTTTCGGAGTTTTTTCTGAACCTCTTGAGCCATTGACTCTTCAAGCTTTGACGTAAGCGCGAAGGCTGACTCAAGATCCTCGATCAAGTCTTGACCAACTTGACCTTGCTCTGCGTCAAGAACAGCCTCTTCAAGTGCTCTCTTAAGCTTCATAAGAACAGGCTTGCAAGAGATGACTGATTGGTTCGCCCACGAGCCTGCGTGAGACTCTAGACCCACAGGATACTGACCGAGAGGGAGCTTCCTGTTGTTTGGAGCGCGGTGGTAGTCTCCAAAGGCAGAAATATAACCCTTCTTAACCTTACTTAGCTCAAGGCGTTGAAGCTCGTACTTTGCACCCGCGAGGTTCTTGAAGGTATCGCGTCTCTCTTGGAAACGAGGCCCAAGACGACCATACCTCTTGATGAGTGTGTAGCCCCCGACATTCTGAGGGTTCTGAACGATCAGCATCTCGTAATACTTAGACTGATTCTTCTCGCTATCAATCTTGTAAAGCATGGAGGCTTCCCCCTCCCTTGCTTTCTGACGTGTAAGACCCTCAGATTTGAGGTAGGGCTTACCCGCAGCAGTCTTATTGATTTGTTGAGAGGCGCGCTTCGCCATAGCCTGACGAACATAAGCTCTTTTCTCTAGATACTCGATGCGGTCTTCAAGGGCTGTCAGATTTTCTGAAGATAACCTATACATAGTGTCCTCCTCTTTGGTAAGGAAAATAGATAAACCAAGGAGGAGATAAAAAACCTATTAAGAGCTGTAGCTGTAAGAGACTACCGCGAACTCTTTCTTGCCGATGATTTCTTTCGGAGAGAGATCGGTTCTCTTAATAGCCCACTCTACATAGTAAGTACGTGGGATAAACTCTGTGCTTAGAGTCTCTCCCACATAGTAGACGCCTTCAGACTCTCTGACAGGAGAGCGATCTCCTAGACCGACGCGATAGACTCCTCTTGTTTGAGTCTCACCGTAGAAAGTATACGTGATCTCGTAAGGGTCAAAAGGAAACCCGTTCTCGTCTGCTATAGATACTCTTAAGTCATTCGGACCGAGTAGTTGGAGTTGTTTGAACAAAACAGCCATCAGGTAGCACCCGCATATAAACCGAGAAAGAGATCTTCAAGCAGTGAGTGATCGAACACATCGTATATCACGTCTACAGTTTGAGAGTCAGGAAATAGCCAAACGGATCTCCCTACGTTAACCTCAATTAAGGATACCTGAAGAGTGCTACCCTTTAGGCATCTCCTGAAGAGAGCAACAGGGTTTGAAAAATCAATCAGCATAAGGTGTTCCTTCAGAAAGTAGCCAAGAGCTTCTGAGCGGTGACAGGCTTTTCAACTTGTATAACTAGGTCGCGGATCAGCTCAGACCCATCAGCCACAAGTTCAGACTTGCATTCTACAAATACAGTATAACCCGCAAGCCCTTCGGGGATTTGATACTGAGCTATGAAACGATAAGCCTGATCAGTAGCTCCCATAGGGAGGTCTGCGTCCGTCAAGGCTGTCCTCACAGCGCCTACAAAGTAAAACACTTGATAGACGACATTCTGAACGGTCAGCGGTTTACCTAGCTCATCAAGCCAAGACACTTGTAGTGGGTGCGTATCGCCTTCTCTAGCTCTAGTAGTCATGATCAGTCCTCGTGAGTGTGGTAGCCCTCTCCGAAGAGAAAGTAACGGTGGAGGTCAGAGAGCAGAGCGTGGGCGTGTGAAATCTTATCCTCAACCCAATCTTCTAGCTCCTCACCCTCATGTACTTGACCTTCAAGGGTGCGGAGAAAGTCATCCATCTCTCGGATATTCTGAAGGCTCATGTAAGAGCCTCTGTGATGCCCCCCTCCTTGCTTCACAAATCGGGAATCGAGATCTCTTTCTAGCTCGTCTTCTTCCTCAATCATATCTACGAGCTGATCCGCGAGGTCATCAATCAAGCCCTCCTCTTCAGCGATCTCATAGAGATCATAATCTGACGCGGTGCGCTTGTAGAACTCACCCTCAGAAATGAAGCCGTCATCGTCGTCATCGAGAAGATCAAAGCCCTCTTCCCACTCGCGCTCAGAAATCAAACCGTCGCCATCAATGTCGAGGTCGTCGAAGTGAGGGTTATCCCACTCTTCTTCTGAAATAAAACCAGAGTTATCTGTGTCGATCTGATCGAAAGCGTACTCCCACTCTTCGGGAGAAAGGCGTCCGTCATCGTCTTCGTCCATGTCTCGGAAAGAAGATGATGAAGTCTTAGTCTCACCGTAGTCGTGCCTCATGCGTAGAGGCTGTGTAAGAAAGGGGCTTCTCTCGCGAGAGAAATCAGGTGAGAATTTATGTTTGTAGCTCATAGCTTTAGTTGTCTTTCTTAGTGGTTGTTGATGTAGGCAGATGCAACGCGCTCAATCATTGCATACCTCTCTCCGCTTGGGCTCTTCTTATGTTTGGGCTTACGCGATCTACCCTTTGCCACATCTTTACTTCTGTTGTGGTGCTTACCCTTACCTGATGACCCCACGCCCCCATCAAACATACCCTGAGTGCTCGGGTCGCGGAACTTAGGTATGGTGTTAGGGTCTTTTTTCTTTTTCTTCTTAGAAGCCGTCTTAAGACTCGCCATCACCTGACGTCCGTCTTCGGTGATCTCACGATCAAGCATGACCGCAGGCCGACGAACAAGGTAGTTAGGCCATTTCTCAAACCACTTAGAATAAAACTCGTCTTCCCCTACCTCTCTAACAGTCTTATCCGGGTTCGGGATGTTCGGGTCAGCGACGTGAACGATGTAGTTACCGCGCTCTCCTGTGACATCAAAGATCAGGCTCGCGTGACTCCAATCACGACCCTCGGGATTCCACGCAATTAAGACAGGCTTTCCCTGATCAGTCCATGCTTTCACCTGAGAAAGAGTAGCAGGTGTGGTGAGCGTAGCCCGACACCCAAAGTACTGAGCGCAAGCTAAGACTTCTTCCCATCGAGCACCCTTCATAGGTTGCGCGCCGATGACCTTGTTTACCTGATCTTCGTTGCAGTCAACACCGAGCGCGTTGAGAGCCATACACGTCGAGGTAGAGACACAGCTAAACTGAGATCTCTGTCTGATGGGCTTTACGTTAGCCTTCGCTGTTCTTCTCATGGGAAGCACCTTTCTTAGTCTTTCCTCTAACCCTCTTATAGACGATCTACCAAGGGACGACATTCTCCGCATATTGTGCGGAGAATAGACCTCTTAATCTCCGCACACTCGAAAAGCATCTTGCCTCTCCCTAAATACGATATGTACCCCTCACAAGGAGGTAAGTCATGATCGCAGTCTTACATGACAAAGACATACTCAGCGTGAGAACAGACAAGCTGTATGGGGGCGTTATCATCTGCCCTATGAGAAAGAAGAACGCAGAGCAGTTCAGGATATTTATCTTAAACGGAAAGAGATCCTACGCGCTCTCATTTGATCAGAGTAGAGGGGAAGTCCTGAAGCACCAATCCGCAAAGACATCTGAAGCCCTTCTCTTAAGGGATCTCATCAAGTCCCTCAATCAAGAAGAATACGTCTCGATGCACCCCCCTGTTATGTGGGAGTGGGGAGAGAAAGAGCTCGATTATCGAATACTCAAAATGACCCCACACGATTACTTAAACTCATGGTGAAAGAAAGAACATGAACGAGCAGAAAGCTGGATGTGAAGCCATCGTGGAAGCGATGAAGGAAGACGCTAAGAAAAAAGGCTCTAGGGCAAAAAATATCGACCATTGGAAGTCCTTTGCCTGCCAAGCCATCGGAATCTCCAAGATGGGGTCAGCGCGGTGGCTGATGGTCATCAACTACGGCGTGAGAGAAGGCTATTTTAAGATTGTAAACGTCAAGGAAAAAGAAACCCTCTCCTTAGACACAGAGACACCCCCCCAAGTCTCTCTCATCGAAGAAGATCCCGAAGTCGAGACTCCTGAGCCTCCCGAAACGCCAAAGCGCGACAAGAGAGGATTCATGCCCTCTGACTACATCAAGGGTACAGGGATGCTTAAAGCAGAAACACCTAGAGCCAAGTCAATTCGAGAGAACGCGCACCGCTCAGACCTCATCCCTCAAAAGGGAGATCTCCTATGGGCGATCCGACCCGATAACTCCGTCTTCCATTCTGAAGTAGAAGAGGTCAGCATCGGAGTCCACGTCACGCCCCTCAATAAGAAAGATGGGCATTGGAGCTACGTCTCCTCTAATGACGTGTATGAAGATCAGAAAGAAGCTAAGAAAGAAGCGGATCGCAGAAGGTCAGAGAAAGAGAAAAGGTCAGCTAAGACTTATTGGTCTGCCGAGCTCGTGAATCGCGACGAATACGCTCTCTTCAAAGAATACCTTGATAACAGAGAAGCCTTCTTCGCCTACTTGAAAAAGTTCTCCGAGGACACTGAGCTTGAGGGCAATCTCTTAAGCTAATATCTGACCTCTAGGGATGAGCCCGAGTGCTTGATACGTCTTACCCACCAAAGGGTGGAGATCAGAGGCGCAGAGGATAGCGCCTGATACCCCCGTTGCGGTAGACCCCGCATTTAAGACTACAGAAGGTGCTTCTAAAGACACTTTACCCACTGACCTAATGCCTACCCCTAGTGAACCTGTAATCGCCACGTTACCTACCGCAGACTGAACACTCGCGTCTCCCAAGATCGCCTTGACCGTCACGCTCTCAGGAGAGGTGTCAACTGAGTTGCCCGCAGACCTCAGAGTAACACTCCCCACAGTAGATGACTGACTAATGCTTCCTAAGTTAACGCTCGTTGATCTGTCCCCTACTGTGAGGCTCGTCTGTTCCACATCTCCAAAGGCGACTGTTTCTTTCCTGACAGTACCGCCCACCGATCCTGTCGCGGGCGACGACCCAAACGTCTCCTCAAGACCCTGACTCTTAATTGGCAATCCGTCTGTAGGACCTCCGTAGACTACTCTCTTGTTACCTGTCACTGTCTCAGTCATGTCCGACGTCTCTAAAGTGAGCGATTTACCGCTCGCCAATGAGAAAGAGTCCTGACTTGAGAATCTGAAAGACTTAACGTCTGTGAAATCCACGATAGGAGCTGAGAGCTTAACCACACTAGAAGACTGTATTGAGATGCCTCGGCGCGCCTCAATGTTAACGCCCATCTGAGCTTCTTTCGCATCTTGGTTAGACGCGCCCTCATTAGGTGTTATGTAGCCCCCCGCAGAGATATTGACCGCGCCCTTTGGAGAAGTGACGTTGACACCTAGTGAGTTACCGCTGTCTGACCCACCCACTAGGTTAATCTGAGCAGATTTCACCCTTAAATCGCCATCGAGAGTCACCTCTCCCCCACCGTTTACTTTCGCCTGTAGAGCTTCAGTAGAAAGACTAGAAATCTGCGCCTTCAAAGCTCCATTCTTAGTGAAAGAAACGAATGAGTCAGAGAGCTCTTCACTCAGAGGGTTCACCTTGATAAGTGTCGCGCACTGACTCCCGACCTCTCCCGTAACAGAGGGGACGAGAACTCCCTGACCGCTCGCGAAAGAAACACCGAGAGGGATGCCGTAGCTCTGACGACCTACCCCAAAAGGATCATTACCTACAACACTCCCTAAGACAAACTCTACAAGAGGCAGACCACTCGCTAGGCGCTCAGCGTCGAAGCCGTCTGTTTGCTCCGTCACAGGGAGCGTGCCGTTAGACGTGTGAGATACCTCTACCCTATACTCTGAAAGAGCAGAGGATATCGGTTTCCCTGACTTGGCTTTCCTGTCTCTCCCTCTCTCGTCCATGCGGAGAATCGACTTGCCCCCATAGATTAGTTTACCTGAGTTAGCTCCCGTGACCTGACCTGACTCGTTAATAAGATTGGCTTCAAAGAAGAAAGAGAAAGGATTGAGATGGGGGTCAAGAGTGCCTCCCTCCTTCTCGAACTCTGTCTTGCCCTCTGAGTCCTTAAGAAAGATCTTATTTGGAAGGAACTTTCCGAGTGGGTCTGTGCTCGGCTCTGAAGGGTTCAACGTCGGGCTCGATTGAGGAGATCCGATTGAATCCTCCCCGAGATAAACCTGCATACCCCCATCCCAATTGAAGCCGTCAGAAATCATCTCTTGAGGGATATGCTGTGCGTCTCTCTGAACCATCCCCGAATAGACTCGCGCTCCCGCCATCGAGTGGAACTGCTGAAGCGACCTCATCACAATCGCTTGGTCTTGATCTCTTAGTCTGATCTCGTTGGCTCTCCTGTTCGTGAGCAAAACACTCTCGTCAAGAAAGAGATCCGCACCCTGAGCTGACGAGGCGAGGATGTTCCCCTGATCCATGTGGCGCATCTTAAATCTTATTCTCTGCGCCACCTGAGAAACAGCCTGTCTGTCTTTCAGGTTGTTAAGAACCTGTTCCTCTGTAGTGAAGTCCTGAACAGGAAGCCAATCATGGCCGTAGAAAGGAGTTCTAGGCATCCAAGTCAGAATAATAGGCTGTTTCCTACCTGCCTTATCCCCACTGTTGGCGACCCAACCTACCATACAGTAGTCGCCGACCTGTGGGATCGCCCCTAAGAAATGCCTAGACCCCGCTGAGGCCGCTGAAATCTCAACGCCCGTATACTTGGGTCTTTGATGCTCTCCGTGAACCACCTCAATGTTACACCTGAGCTCAGGGTGATAGACATCCGTGACTCGCGCCAAGCACAGAGAAAGAGCTGACCACCCATAACTAGGGTTGCTTTGCTTAAGCGCACTATTTCTGAGCCTCTCACTATCTCCCGCAGGGAAGTGAGTCATCTTACTGTACTTATCCATCAGCTACCCCCTTTTAATTTTTCCTGTCGGACAACCCAATCAAGAGCCTTTTCTTCAATCTCTTTCTTATACTGATTGACGATGTAGTTATCGTCTAGGTCATTAGAGGCCACAGTGAGGAAGTTACCCTCATCAGCTAAGAAAATCTCAATGTCACTTGTGTCTCCTCGACACTCACATGACGCACCACCCCGCGACTGTGGCCTTATGTCAGAAATACGTCTCGGCGTGTTCGCAATCACCAGATCATTCTTCTGATCCATGAAACCGTTAGCTAGAGCTGATTTCAGACTCTCAGCCTTGTTCTCTCCCTGTAAAACATTTCCTGTGAGGCGCTGATACGCATCAGCGACCTTACCCTCTCCACCGCTCGCCTCAATTCTCTTAACGACCGTCGAGGCGAGGTCTTGAAAGATCTTCTTTCTGTCCTTACCCTGTACTTTGTTGTGAAGTGCTCTGAGAAACTGATCAACCTCTTCTTCTACGAGAAGTCTCGTCACATCGCTTCTTAAGAGACGGTCAAAACCCCCTCCCTGATCTATGTCCAGACCTCTCCCGTACTGATACGCTCCAAATAGCTCATAACCCTTCTCGTCAGAAACAGGGAAGATAGGGCTCTTCCAAGTATCTTCATAGTAAGTGATAGGCTTTTTAACATAGGATATGTTGCCCTTGGAACTCACGCGCACTCTTAGCTTGAGGTACACATCGTTCAATAGCTTTCTAACCTCGTTGGGGTTCATCACCTCATTCTTTCCGAAGGCGACACCACCCCAATCATTCTTAAGGTTATTTACGAGTAGAAGCGCGGTGTTCTCCGCAACCTCATACTCAAGTAATGCGTCGATGATCTCACCATCTCCCACAACAACCCTCTCTTTTTTAACTACCTTTGTCACCCTCTTGAAATCACCTGATTTCTTAGCCTTACCCTTGTAGAAAGAAGCCGAAGCTTTCTTCCCTGTGAGGTTCTTTCCTTTAAGTACTTTTCTGAAGTGAACTACGAGCTGTGAGAGAATGAGCCCATACAAAGTCGCGCCGTTTATCTTGCCATTGATTTTTGTGATACGTCTCGTGCCTTTTCTCTTGATCCCATGCTCTTGGAAAGAAAGGAACAGAATATCTTTAGTCGGCACTGTAACTGCCTGATTGTCTGAATACCTCGTCCTCGTGTAAAGACCCCTCACCACAGCACCCTCTCCAAAGCGCACTCGGTTTCCACCTCCAACTTCAGTCTCTTTGAGCACCATGTTTGTCTCTGTAGAATCTATTCTTTCTTCTTCAAGATAAGCCTGTTCGTCCTCAGTCTGTCTGAACACTCTTGGACCTTGATCTTCAGGGTTTGGTGACGAAGACGAATAGTACCTGTAATAGCCGGGTTGGTTCGGGTTGAAGCTAGCCTTTTTGTTAGAAAGAAGAGTAAGAATAGAAGCCGTACTCCCTGGCTTTTGGATCGACCCATCCGTCTGCGCTTTGTTCTCCACCGCCTCAATCAAGTCTACAATCGTAGCAAGACCCACTGTCGAAGCCCTTGTATCAGTCTTAGCTTGATCCCCCCTTAGCTTCTCTCTCGCTTCAAGGTATGCTTTCTCAATCTTCTCGTTCACTTGACGAGCATCCTTACGCCCCCTCTTCCTCACCTTAGAAGCACTTCTACGAGCATTATTAAGCTCCCCTAAAGCCCCTGAAAGACTGACCTCTCCGGGAAGTAGCCCTGTGTATGTCCTACTATATGCCTTTCTTGTCACCTTCCCTGTGGCTTTGTCTTTCAGCTCTTTCTTAGAAACTGTGTGCTTTGTGAATTTAAGTTTCAGCTCTCTTCCATCACTTGTTGTAAGCACCCAAGGACCTTTGTAAAGAGTGACATCATCTACCTCTCTCGTCTCCCCCGACCCTATAGTTTTAGAGTCGTTTGAAGCGAGCTTAAGTACGCCGAGCCTCAGCCCATACTTAATCAGCATATTCCGATACATCTTGCGCGTATTAGAACCTAGACCTGAAGTCGCGCCCTTCAGCATATCAAGCCCGAAAGCAATCGCTGAGGGGTCAGGATGTTCAGGGTCAAGTGCCATCACCACATTAGGGAAACCGACTGTCTTGTAAAAGCCCTCGTCGTCCTTTGCGATCAAACTCTTAGGTGGGAAGAGAGGGTTCGCGAGATTGATCGAGTCTATGCCGTCTTTAGCGGGATCTCCAGGGGGTAGGAACTTCTTTCTGCGCGCAGTAAGGGTTAAGCCTGTCGTACAGTCTCCGCCGAAAGAGAAAGAATGAGAAACAGAGGTCACATAATAAAAACAGTCTATATGCTCAACATAGACAGGGTATCCAGGTTTAAGCTCAGGGCGCATAGGGATACTTAAAGAACACCCATTCACGTTGGTGTTCGATTTCTCTAGCTCCACCACAGAGGCAAAGAAAGCACTCCGCGCTGTGTTGAAGAAAGTAGTGTCCATTTCTAAGGGCTTCCAACCATACTTAGCCACGAGCCTGTAGTCCACATAAGTACCCTTCACTCCCCACGTTCCCTCCATAGGTAAGCCCGCTGTATTTCTGAACATACCGCCTTTCGTGATCGCATAGGTGTACTCAGGCTCTTGATGCTCGAAAGAAATGTCGAGGATGTCTTCTCTCTTAATACGGTAGACTCGGCTTGAACTCGTGTCCATGTTGTAGAAAGGAGGCTTGAAAACCAAGTCTCCGTCCACGTCCTGATAAAACTCGTAACCCACTTTCTCAGCCACTGTGTCTGCGATGGATTGTTTAGTCTCAAACTGACTAGAGAAAAGCTCGACATTTCCGAGCGCGCCTATATCGGTGATGAAAGCCTTGAGCTCTGTAGAGAGCATCCCCAAACCGCCTCTGCCTGTGTCGTCAAGCTCCACCGCGAAGAGAAGGTCTGCTGCTCTTAAGAGTCTAGCGTTCTCATCACTCTCGAAAAGGCCGAGTGCCTGAGCCACCCCGAGCTCCCCACCCTTCGTTACTTTCCCATTGTAATGGATGTTGTGCTGACCCTTGATGATCTTTCTTAAGTCAGACCCCTTTCTCTTTCCCCTAGAGGGATCGCCTAGAAAAGCCGTCTGTAAGCTAGAGAACATACTCCCTGAAGCCCCATACATTCTTAGACCATAAAGCCCCTGTGAGAAACGGTTCTCCCAATAGCGGAGTGTCTGAGAAAAGAGACTCCTACCTCCCGCGTTCTTGCTCTTTTGATTGCTCGATTTACTGAACACCCACTCAGCATCCCCTGCGGAACCCCCTGAGTCTCTGTAGAGGTCATAGATAATCTGATGAGGAGTCATGTTCGTGTAGACGTGTCCGTCGAGCCTCATCGAACCTCTAGACTCAGCAGGCGTAGAAGCGAGGTAGGCCGCGTTGGTGTTGATCTTTTGATTCTGCCAAAAGTGAAGCAACCCACTACAGCTAAGACTTGCAGAATAAAAGCCCCCACTGAAGTTGTAAGAAACACTCGTCACTACACCGTGAAAGACAGGGTAGTAAGGGCGCATCCCCACCTTAGAAAGATCATATTCTTCACTACTTGCTCCGTTGACATAGGTGTCGCCTTTAGGACTCAAGCCCTCTACCTCAAAGAAGCCCCTGTAGTAGACGTTGATTTCCACTCCTGTAGAGAAAAGAAACTCACCATCCTTAAATATCGAGTCTCCGTAGTGAGAAGGGATCGACATCTCGATGCTCGAAGAAGAGTCGCCTGACGAGACGCCCGCGTTCACAGAAACAGATGTGATGAAAGCCTGAAAGTCGATCTTATTCCTACACTCTAGACAGCCCGCGATTGTTGTGTCTCCGTTCAAGAGCACGATGCAGTCGGGAGTCCAAGAAATGATCTTCCTATGCTTGTTGAGAATATCTTGTGACCAATTGCCCGCTGAGGGCCTACCCTCTAAGATGTTGTTCGCCATATTGTCCATCCCATTTTTAATTGGAAGAGTTGAGGTTTCTTAATCTTTCAACCACCTGTGTCTCGAATGGGTCATTGAACTTGTGGTTGTAAACTACGAAAGAAAGGTCGAAAGAGATACCACCGTTTTGCCTCGTTTCTTCGAGAGTATAGCTCATACTCTCAATACGCCCCTCCCATGTCTGTCCGTCATAGTGGATCGCTTGCCTACCTATTGCGTGGTAAGCCCTTGAGCGCCCTATTCGATCTGCAATGGCTGTGTTATTTCTGTAGAGAGAAAAGATCGCCATGAGGTGTCGGAAAGAGGCGCTGTCTTTGCGTGCTGTATGCGTTAAGCCGTTGGGACCAGTTTCTGAGGTGTTACCCGCCACGAACGCGCCAATAGAGCATGAAATACTGATCGTAGGAAGCTCTTCTCCCCACCTCTGAAAGACGAACCCATATCTCGTCTGATCTTGGTAACTCTGAATAGAGTTGTAGGACACTTCAAAGCTCGAAGGGTTGATCATAAACACAATGGGTGGGAGTGTATCTAACGCCCTGTGCTGAATGGCAAAGTCAATCAGACCCTCTCTGTCTGTGAACGCGGGCGCGACTGCCCCTATCGTCTCACTGAGTCTAGACCTCGCCTGTACGCTAGAGCTAGGGTTGATAGGAGGTCCAGCTAGGGAGGAGAGGCGAGGGGAGAAAGAGTTACTCCCACCTAAGTCTTGCCTACTTCTCGGCAAGAAAGAAGCTCTCGGATTGAGGGGGCTAGAGAAAGGAGTGGAACTAGAAAAACTTCTTACGAGGTATCCGCTCTTCGTGGGCGGAGGGACTGCCTCTAGAATGAAAGGGGAATACTGCCTAAGATTTTGGTTAGAGAAATCAATCGGGTAGTGACTCTCGCTATCTTCAGGAAAGAGAATCAAGTCTTCTCCCATAGGTAGGTCTACATAAGGGACGGTGCTTGTCGTGCCTCTCATCTGAACCACCCTCCCTGAGTCCTCACGCCGTGTACTTCTCTTTCTACCTGAAAGACGGTGTTGAGCTTGAAAGTGAAGGGTGAGTCAGCCGTCTCAGAAACGGAGAAACTCTGAAACCATCCGTACCACTGACCACCGTCAAAATTCATCTGTATACGCCCCTGTAGAGCGATGTAGCCTCTTGAGTCATAGATCGAGCCGTTGTTGTGAAAGAGCGCGAGCATATCTAGGTATTTGTCGTAGGCGAGCGTCTCTCTTCGATTGCCCCCTAGATCAATGCCATAGGTGCGATTCTGAGTCGGTGTGTTCGGTCTATTCGCTTGAAGAGAGGTGACTGCCCCTGTGGTATTAGAAAGACCCGAGTAGAGCCGTATAAAGCCACCTGTGCTCATATCAAGAGTAATGGTATAGGGCTCATCTCCCCAATAGTATTCGACCCAACCTCCGATGGTCGGAGTTCGACTTACTTTCTTCTGATAAGAGAAAGCGAGTTGAGTGGGGTTGACGTGACATACGAGCTTAATCCCATCGGGGAGCATGGAGTCTCTTCCGTTGGGGTGTATGATGTCGAAGTAGACAGGTCGCTTATTGAGCGCGGGGTTAGACTCATCTAAATGAGAATTGAAATAGGGTTTAATAACAGACATGAATCACCTCTTTCTTAGCCCATCAACATACCCTGAGACTGATTAGCTCTCTTAAGGGTTTCTAGCATCGCAGAAGGGTTGTTTCCGTTGATGTTATAGTTGTTGATGATAGTAGCTCCACCCATTCCTCCTCCCCCCGCGTTGGGGGCATTAGGATTGTAGAAAGCAACCGAATCATCGCTTCGACCTTCCATTAAGTATCCGTTATGGAACAGCATGGGCTTTGTCATCCCTGTAGCGGAGACGGCATCTTCGGCGTAGTATCTCTTAAATTGCTGTCTGAGATCGGTCAATCTCTCAAGATCCATGCTCTCTTGAGAAGTCAAATCACCCTCTTTCCCATAAATTTTAGTTATCTCGCTGTCGAGTTTATTAATGTATGATTTACGACCACTTTCTGTAGAAAAGTCCCCCCCTGGACCCAGCTCTCCCGTAACTTGCCTTTTTAACTGATCGCGATCATGCTTAAGAAGAGCGTCAAGTTGAGCTTCTGAATACATATCTTTAAGCTTTTTACTCTTAAGCTTTATGTCAAGATCGACTTGGGCTCTCTGTTCATTGGCACGTTTAGCTTCAGCCGGGGTCATATTGCCATTCTCTACGAGCTTTTGGATGTCCTCTGCTGAGAGCATTTCCTTTCTATAATCTTTCAGATTACCAAGTTCCTCTTGCTCTGCAAGGAATCTACTAGAGACACCTTCAACTCTCCCACTTGAGAGCTTTATGTCTCCTGTACTGCTATAGTTTCTGCGGGAGAAAAAGCTATCTGCATGAGTGGCTTGTACGTTACCGTCATAGTAGTTCTGAGAGAACTTCGCGCCCTCGTCTGAAGCTCCAAAGCTAACGCCTCTAGTGGTTTTGATATCCTCCATAACCAGCTCACCCAGACTCCCCCTTTGTTCTGCTATTCTCTGAATATCTCCTCCTGAAGCTTTCATGCCATAAGACTTTATCAGCTTTTCGAGGAACTCCTGATGATCACTATCTCCCGCTTTACCTCCCTTTAGGACTGCCAAGAAGTCTGCGTTAGAAACACCCTTACGCTTGAGCTGTTGCCTTAAGAACTCACCACCACCTTCATGCTTTTGAAGTAGACCTGCGAGCTCTTGATCAGCGCCCTCGTCAGTTAATCTATGAATAGCTTCGCCCCTTGCGCTCCCTGTGTCTATATTCGACGCATATACCTTAGCTTCCTCTTTCTTTATTTTAAGCTCAAGCTCTCTTCTCTTAAACCCGTCCTCGGCCAATTTCCTCTTTTTCTCCTCTTCCTTGATAGCCTTTTCCTTAATTTCAGGGTTTTTCATTTTATCTATCTCAAGTCTTCTCTTAGATGCCCTTTCTCTTTCCTTTTTTCTTTCTTGAAATAGCGTTTTCCTCCCAACCCGAACCTCCTGTCTAGTCTTTTGAGCCTTCTCAAGATTTCCCTGACGGCCTGTATCAAATCTTAAAAACCAAGAAGCAAGCGACAGTATCGGGTCTAAGATGCTTTGCAATAACGACCCTAAGTGGTTGTTGATAACATCTGCGGAGGTCATTGTCGCATTAACAACTTCTTGAAGGAGATCCATTTGAGTGAGAGAGTCGAGTTTCTGAGCGTCGAGATCTGCGCCCTGTGCGTGAACATAGTCTTGGATGTTGTCTATGACGCGCCCTTGCTTATCGACGATTTTTCCATTTTGAACACTAACCTTATCAGAAAGACCAGCCTCTTCAATGGCTTTCTTCATATTCGCTTCGTCAAAACCACCTATACCGTCACTTGCGTTGTCTCTAATCTCCTCCAACACTCTGAAGTCATCCCTCATAGCCATATCGAGCAACCTCATCTGCTCTAGCTCATCGAGGCTCTTTCCAGTCATCTGAGATATCTTCTCCATCTCAATCGCAGTAACATCTCTGAAGCCCTTACCCCCCGTGACATTGTAGAGTTGCTTAAACTGAGCTGAGAGCGCACCCGACATATCAAGATCACCGAGCGCGAGGGCTTGATTACTCAGACCACCCTTACCTGCTCTAGATAATCTTACTGACTGCATAAGTTTTCTAGCAGCACCCTCACCTTCTGCACCACCCTTTCTGCGAAGCTCCCCCATTTTTTTTTCTAAGTCAGCGTCGCTCATCTTAGAGAAATCAGTGGCTCGATCTATGCCGATTTCTGCCATGATTTTCTTAGTTCTCTTGCTCCTAAAAAGAGCAAAAAAGTCTTTCTTAGTCTGATCTGCTGTCCTCTTGAAAGCTCCCTTCATGCCTCCCGTCAAGATAATCCTCTTAAACCTTTCTTGGATGCCCTCGCCTTTGAAACCGCCCGCCAAGCCCTTGGTGAAAGCTTGGGCCGCTTCAGGCCCTAAGACCTTAGAGAGATTGACGAAAAGATTAGCGGCTTCACCTATTCTTATGTTCATCGACCCGATGCCCTGAGACAAGTCCTGAACAACACTGAAGAAATCCTTTGTGTTAAGAGTGGACTGCTTAGAGAGGTCACGGATGCGCCCGAACTCCTGAGACATCCTCTCCATATAAACTCCGCTTTTGACCGAGATACCAAGCTCTTTCCGAAACTCGCTTGAAAATGCAACGAGAGTGCCGAAATCGACACCCAAAGACTTAGCTGAGGCTTGGAAAGTAATTGTAAGGTCTTTAATGGTTTCGAGGCTCTTTTTAAGACTCATCCCATCATCTTGAAGAGAGCCGAAGTTAATACCTACCTCATTGAAAGTATAAGCGAGTTGCCTAGCTTCTTCTAGGGTGACTCCAAGGGCGTTCGCGAAGCCTGCATCAGAAAGACCTTTTCTTATCGTATGGACTGTATCACTAACATTGGTCATCCCATCTGCGAGAAGATCCGTCGCACCATAAGAGTCAATGAGCTCTTTGTGTATGCCTTTCATGTTCTCTTCGAGAGCCTGTAAGCCCTTAAAGATCGCAAAAGCCCCCGCTAGCGTACCTACGGCTACAGTAAGAGTCGTAGTTAATCCCGCAAGACCTTTACCCATCCTAAACATAGAAAGTAAACTAGAACCCTCACTCGTTTGACCCTTGGCCTGACCCTTCGCCTGAAGAATAGCACTCATGCCCCCGAGCGACTTCTGACTTCCTTTTAAGAACTTTTGAGCTGACCCGAAAACACTGTCTAAGTTCCCTGAAAGAGCCTCAGAGAAAGTATCTGCTACGCCACCTAACTTATCCTCTAGGTACTCAGAAACAGCATCCATGTCTGTGACAGCAGACTTGCTGAGAGGGTTTACTTTCGGATCGAATATAGTCCCGTCCATATTACGAGCGAGGCGTTCTTGAACCCTCTCGTACTTTATCAGATCTTTTAGAGCCGTCCTTGCTTTCTTAGCTTCGTCTCTCTCAAGCTTCTGTATATTCTTCAGCTCATATTTAAGCCTCTCGTCTGCGTATCTGAGGGCTTGAGAATTCCCTCGTGCCTCAAGCTCGTTTCTTTCTTTCACTAGCCCTACAATGTTCGCGTACTGAGCAGCCACACTCTCCGCAACACCCACTAAGTTCCTAGAAAGCCCTAACGCACCTTTACTACTAGCTCTCTTAAGACCTGAAGATATGCGCTCAATCTCATCATTGAGCTTTTGAGCATTTTTTAGCTCATCTCCAAAGAGAGCTCCCGAAGTCTTAGCGATCTTCTCGATCTCTTTTAGGGTCTTCGGGAGAGTTTTTTGTAGGTCTACGAAGTTGTCCATCGAGCCCATAAATCACCTCAATCTAACTTAGGAGTTCTATTAGAAATCTGATCCATCAGAGACTTCTTCTGAGGGACATCAGAGACAAGATTGCCCTCTTCATCCACTGAGACATTAGGGCTGACCTCGCGCGCCGTAATGTAACGCTCTTTAACGTGCTCAAACTTCTCGGCGTGTTCATCATAGCTCCTGTACGTCTTAGTCTTACTCGCAATACGAGAGACTTCCTCATCAGTCAGACCCATAATAGGATTTGAAATAGATGAGTTATTTCTGAGCGTCGAGATGTCCTCCATCCTCTTGATGTTTCTTTCCCTAGCCTCCGCCACTCTCTTCTTCTCACCCTCGATCTTCTTATACATCGACTGCTTGTACTCGCGCACTACCCTGTCATGCTCATCCTCTTCCCCTGAAACCCATCTCTTCATCTCTTCTTTCAGATCATCATAGTTGTCTTTCTTCTTTCTCTGCTCCCTAAGATAAACAGGGTCGATCTTCCCTTCCCTAGCCTGTTTCATCAGGTTATCCCTATACTCCTCCGTCCTCATATCCTCGTTCTCCCAACCCCCCCTGATCTCTTTCGCGCCCTTAGCGTTCATAGCAGAGGTTACTAAGAGTGCTTGCTCCCACTCAGTACGGACTTTCTTTCTCTCGTCCTCCATCTGATTCCATATGATCCAATTGAGCTGTACGCTGTTCAGCTCCTTCTCTGTTGGCGCTGAGAAAGCAGATCGGGCTCTCCAAGACATCCACATAGAGCGAGACTCGTTCTCATAAGAATAAGCCTCTAAATACTCATAGGCTCGTTGACTCTCCCCTATCAGTGAGTTGAGGGTGATCAAGAGCCTACGATAAACAGGTATAGGGAGCGCGGAGACTTCCTCTAAGACCGAATAGACAGAGTAGCCCATCTCATCAAACACACGCCCATTGATCGAGTGTATACACCGAGAGAGGAGAGCGGTTTCTCTTTCTTGAGGGACAAAGGGCGAGTGTTCATACGCCCAATCTATGTCTCTAGGGTCGGGATTTCTTAACTTCACATGAAGGTTGTTCACCTTCGACGTGAAAGACCTATAAAGAACGCCCTCAGAAATGAGAGCTCGCACCTCGGCATAGTAGTCCCTCATCCCTCATTTGTCCATGTCCTGTAGAGCCTCAGAATACTCTGAAACCTTCTTGGTCATGCCCTGAGCGAGCTCATCTGACTCCTCGATGTTCTGAGCTTGGTTAATCTCAACGATACGCGCCTCTAAGACCTTCTTCTCTTCCTCAAGGTCTTTCCTCTGAGGGACAAGCTTGGAAACAGCATCTTCAGCCTCACTCGTAAGGTCAGTGAGTTGAGTAAAAAGCTCATTGGCGACGGCGCGACTGAGGTCATCAAGAATGTCAGAAACAGCCTCGATCTTCTTAACCTTGACAGAAGTACCATCAGCGAGAAGATCTCCTGTCTCGATGTACTCCTGATCAAGATTAAGATCGCCAACACGAACAATCGCTCGGCTCAGAGCCTCTTTCCTAAAGAGGTCGAGGTACTCCATCGTAGTGGTGTCCTCATCCTCTCTTAAGATCGCTAGCGCCTTTTGGATTTCTGCATCCTCTCTTGCATTGAGCGTCCTGAGAGTCAGAGAAAGACCAAAAACTTCGACCTCTTTACGGAGACTACCGATCTCCGCAAGGGGCGAGAAAGCCTTTTTGAGTTGCGACAAATTCATGATGTAAATCCTATCCGTTTATTTGATGAGAGGGTACGGCTACCCCCTGTTATACCAAGCTAATCTTAGTTTACGGGAAAGACACCGCCCTGATTACCTTGACCGACTCTCTCAGAATCTATCCTATCAGAACCTGACTGAGCAGCAGTAAATTCTGCTGCGAGTGTGTTGTGTCTAATCGTAGCCACTTGACCCTTAGTAGGATCATTGCCACTAGGCAAGAACTCGCCGTAAGTAGAGAAGAGATCATGCACGTCTTGAGCGGCTGCCGAGATACTCTGAGTCATGAGAGACGAGTCAGCAGAAGGGTTAGCACCTGAAATAGAGGTCATCCAACACGCCTCGAAATAGGTGATGATCGCCTTATGACTTTGTTCTGCGCCATAAGCTTCAGTCGCTCCCGTGACATTTTGACCGCTGAAGTCAATGTCTCGGATGCCTTTCTGATGATCCTCGTTTGTCGTACCTGACTCAGCATCTGCAATCGTTGAGAATACCAACTGTTGCTCGATGTCGAAAGGCCACCTGTGGTGCTGAAGAGTACGGACAGGACCGTCCACACCGCCCGCAAAACCGAAGGCTTGGTGTCCGTTAGAAAGATATAAGAGTGTGCGCTCGATAGAAACGTCAACGGGGTCTGAGACGCCAGGGACGCGCTCTGCGATCTGATCACCGAAGCCGATACCGCGAATGTCCTCTACGCCCCTGTTGAAGTCAGCGTTCATACTAGAGCAAACACCCAACTGATAAAGAAGAGAGTTGTTATCAGCTCCGGGTCGGTAAACAGGGCTGAGAAGTCTTACTTTCTGAGAAATCGCGGCTCTAGTGTTTGGACTGGCGTTGTAGTCGTAAATATGACTTGAGCCTTGAGCTCCGTTTGCGGGCTTTGAGTCAGTGTTCGCCATGACGCATCTCCTCTTTCTTAATATTGTCCACTCATACTGAGTCGGCTGATAAGTGTTTTATCAATAAGCCTTACATAAATGTTCTATCAATAAGCCTCACATAGAATAACTATCGCACAGGAGAAAAGAGAATGAAATTCTTCGACTTGAACGACAAAGATGACTTCGATTACTTAGCTTTTAAATTCACACGCTCACCTGAGTTTAAGATTTGGAAGTCTGAAGAAAGAAAGAAAGAGAAGGAAAGAACTAAGAGACATACTCTTGAAGATCTTGAGATCCTGTCTGCCATGCTAACCGCAGAGAATCAGAACCATAGGAAATGGGTGAAAGACACATCGGGGAAACTCTATGCGAGACTCTATATAAGAGGCACGAACTCATACGTCACTCCAACAGGGGATCTTAACGCGAACGGAGAGGGCGGTGTGTACCCATCTCAATTAAGAAAGATCAACAAAGCCCTCCGCGCATATCTCACTTACCTAGAAAAGATTATAGATGTCAGAGGAGATGAAGCAGAAATGGAGTTCATGAGATCGCTAGTAGATTGGGCTCAAGAAAGATACACCATCGAGGGTATTGTCGAGGACACAAAAAAGTACATGGTGAAGAGAGCCTTTGACTCCTATGGAAAAGCCTACGGAGGCTACTCCACCCACTCCCTACCGACAAGGAACGCGGAGAAGATGGGCGAGAGCAAGCCTAAGAAGAAGAGAAAAGAGAACCCTAAGTCCATTGACAGGTACGTCAAAGAATACGCAGAGCAGAAAGGCTACAGCTCCGCAGAAGACATCCCTAAGAATGAGAAGGGAAAAGCCTACGCGATTGCTTGGTCTAGGTACTGCTCAAAGCGCCCTAACTCTCCGCGCTGTCAGAAAGAAAAAGACACTTACTTCCCGAACCGCCCTAATGTGGCTAAGGGCATCGAGAAGAGCATGGCAGAGAAAAGAAAGAAGCGTCAGAAGAAAGCGATGGCAGAGAGAATCGCGTACCTCTACGAGACATCAAAAGACCTTTAAGACTACTTGTTTTACAATCTCAGTCATCTCCTCATCACTCATATCTTTCCAATCAACATGGATGACCTGAGTGTCGGGTCTGAGCCGATAAGGGATATTCTCAATCTCTCTCTTCAAGTTCTCAAGGTAAGTCAAGCTCAGACCTGACTCATAGCTCCTGTCTCTCTTATGGACTCTTTCTAGCGCGACTTGAGGAGTAGTGTTAAGAAAGATGCAAGCCGATAAAGTTGGGATCTTAGGCTCAAGTATCTCGTAGTGAGAGACATAACAGTCATGCTCTCTCGCAGACATGATGCCGTCTTGATGGAGCATATCTGCGAATGGGATATCCCCATACAAAGAGCGGTCAAGAATGAGATCTCCCTCCTCTGTATGGTCTTGGTATCTCCTGTAGAGAAAGTAAGACTGAAGAGTGTAAGCCCATCGCTTAGGGTCTTCATAGAAGAGGGGGAGGAAAGGGTTGTCGTCAACACTCTCATACTTTGGCGTAAAGTGAGTGATCTCAGAGAACTTCTTAACGAAAGTAGACTTCCCGACCCCTATTAGCCCTTCAACGGCAATATGCATCATGCGCTCCCATTTATCATCAGTAGATGTGATGATGGGTTTACCGAATGAAGCCTTAACTTTGAACAGTAATATCTGAGATCACCGAACCGCTTTCTGACGTGATTTGGAGGGTTGACCTCCTAGCCCCTAATGACTACCCATGTAATCAAACATAGGCTGACACGGTGGTACTATGTTAATAGGAACACACCTCCACATTCGATCCCGTAAGACATGATCTCAGAAAAAGGAGATATTTATGATTGAAAGCATTCTAGCTCATAACCCTAAAGTCATGTACGGCGCGCTCACGCTCTACGCCATTTCTATTGGGAGTCAGATATACACCAACCACAGAGTGAACCAAGTACAAAACAGGATCACCGAACAGATTGAGGGGAAGCTCGATAGAAAGGCTCAAGAGCTTCAGAGTAAAATAGAGAAGATAGGTACGGCTCAAGCTCGCATGGTCAGCAAAGAGGAGCTTGAAAGGAAAACCGAAGAAGCTCTCAGTCAGCTCTCAAAAGACACGAAAGACCGACTCGAACAATATAAAAGAGACACGAACGCTCAGGTGACAAGTGTTTCCACGAGAGTCAGGAACATTAGAGCAAATCTGAATAAGGGGCGCGCTCAAATCGGACAGAAAGTTAAAGTAACCACGCCCGCCCCTAAAGATTGGAAGGGTGTCAAAGCAAAAGACGTGTCATGGTGTAAGCAGAACCCATCTAAATGCGATGCTTTTCCTATTAGGTGGGACTACCCCCTCAATGGTAGACCTGTGGTTTCTTTTCTTTCAGACAATGTGTTTACAAGGAGCTTTAATCTAAGCTTAGACCTCGGACTCAAGGTAACTACTGTAGGACTCAGAGACAGGGAAGGAGTTGTCGAGAACCAAGCTGTTTTCTTTGATGTCGGATATCGAGACGAGAGGGGTCGGTTTAAGACTCTTCAGCACTTCGAGATTAAAGAGGGAGATGGGAAAGAAACCGACGTTTTCTTCCATAAACCCGCTATCAACCCTTTCCTATTCAACGACAAGCTTAGTACGTTTGATTTCTCACTCTTACTAGGAGCTTCTTTCGCCCCCACTTTCGAGAGTGGGTCGAGTCTTTCTTTCCGAACAGGAATGAGCATAGGCGGTGGGATTGCCAACTTCAAGGAAGGGCAAATTAGAATAGGCGCGAATGCAGTGATCTCTAAGGAAATCTTAGGCGTAGGTTTGTTTACTACCTACCACCCGAAGATTCTCGGAAAGCACTTCAATCTCGCGCCTATGCTCGGAGTCTTGTACGACTCTAATCTTAACCCGTCTTTACAAGTCGGGTTGAGCTATCAGCTATATTGATTAGCGACGTGAAGCTCGGAGAGCCTTAATAGCCTGAGCTTGGAGACGAGATTGTCTCTTAGTAACAGCAGTCTCGATGTCAGCCATGCGCTCCGCAAAGTTCATGAAACGCTCATGGAGGTTCATACCGCCGACCATACCACGAATAGTCGCAACAGCCTGACCGCGCTTGAGGTTAGGACCTGTGAAGGTGAACTTGATGTTTTGAGGAGTCTGCTTAAGGACGAGAGTGTAGTCTCCAGTGCCTGACACGATAGTGTCGTCACCCATGCGTCTCCAACGCTCATTGAACAAGCCATAGTTGCTAAGAAGATCATGGACGAGGTTAAACTCAGTGGTGAGATCTACTTGACCCATGCCCGTCTCTTCCATGCCAGCATCCTCGTGAAGAGGAGAAGCATCAGGGACATCACGAAGGCCGAGATCATAAGCTTTACGAGCAAGGAGAACCTTAACTTCGTCATACTTCATGATGGTCAGAGTGCGAGCGGGTGGGAAAATGAGATGATACCCAACCATATCCACATAGATTTTGTGCTGACGAATGCCAAGGTCAATCACAGGATTATCATCATCAAAATCAAGAGTGGCTCTTTTAAAGCCTAGCATACGAGCAGACCTAAGAAGGTCTTTCGCATTCTTTCTCATCTCAACGAGGCTCAACCGACCCGGAGCACGCTGTCGGCGTTTCTTATTAGGAGCAACGTCCATCTGCTTTGAAGGGTAAAGGGCTTGGCGCTCAAGGTGAGCGATCCTGATTTCAAGATCAGAGAGGATTTCTGAAGCTGTTCTTCTCATCATAGACTCCTATAGTCTCAATCGAGGTGTGTTAGAAAACGTCACCTATAAAAGTAGTATAAAGAGAGTAAAAACTCTCTTAGGAAGGGTTCTTAGTCTTAGGGTCTTTCTCGACTGCCTTGATGAGAACGGTATCGCCCTCAAAAATAACTTGGAAATGCCCCTCAAACTGAAACTTGTGGTTTTTGAGATCACTCAAGATTACTTTCTTAAAGACCTCTCCCTCGTCTAATCGAAAATCCACCCACTTTTCTTTCTTCATGTTTTGCACTTTCATATTTAAACCGTATGCGTATGCAACATCCTTGATCAGAAAGAAGAGGGGCGCAAGGACTTTCAGAAAAAGTCGGGTAGTTTCTTGGCTCTATTGTTAATCATTCTCACGACATCAAAGGCATCACTGATCTCTTGCTGATAGATCTCGATCTTTGTGATAGCCGACTCTAGATCATTCCCTAGCCCCTGACCGTGATTAGAGAGGCGAGCCATACTCCCTAAAAGTTCACCCATTTCACTGCTGAAATGTTGCTCGGCTACAGGGTTAGCCTCAAGCTCAGAAACAATAGAGTAGAGCATATTCACATTCTGCTCAAAATGAGCTCTCAGGTCAGACAACTCTTTCATGCTCGCGGTACGAGATGCTTTCTTAAGCATCGCTCGAATCTCACCCCTAGAGTAAGACCCTTGAAGCCTGTTTGTGTTCTTGTAGAGAAGATGCCTAAGCCTCTTAGCTTCATCTTCCGTGAGTGCTGAGAGGTTTCTCCTAGCCTTACGGATGATCATGTAATCATCTCTAGAAAGATACCTTCCATTAGACTCTAAGTCTGAGAGCATATCTGACTGCGGTTGCTCGCTTTCTGAGAGGATGTCTTTCACAACAGCGAGCTGTTTCGGAGAAAGAGTGCGCCCCCCATCAAGAACAGCCTTGAGCTTACCTAAGAATGCGCTATTAGGCTGATGAGAAAGAGCCTCCTCAATGAGCTTTGACTGAGCCTCGATCTTGGGATTCGCAGGAGGGTTGATGATGTCCTGAACGACTTGAGCCTGAGCGTCTGAAAGAACACGTCCTCCGTCAAGAACAGCCTTGAGCTTACCTAAGAATGCGCTATTAGGCTGATGAGAAAGAGCCTCCTCAATGAGCTTTGACTGAGCCTCGATCTTGGGATTCGCAGGAGGGTCAATAATGTTCTGAACTGCTTGAATCTGAGCGTCAGACAACTCCCTACCACCCTCAAACTGAGCCTTAATGTCTTTTAAGAAAGAACTTCTCGGAAGGATCGCGAGAGCACTATCCAAGAGAGCCTCGATCTGAGGATCAGGATTCGCGATACGATCTTCGACCTCATAGAGAATCGCCTCCGCGCCACCACCAAGAGGATCTCCATTCTTAAGGTCTGTAAGGACGCTCTCGAAGAACTTGCTTTTGGGATTGAGCGCGAGAACCCCCTCGACCCTAGAAATAGAAAGGTTATCTACGAGGTGATCTCGTAAGCGCATACGGACTTCAGCCGCGCCCATTTCATCATCTGAGAACCCATCAGAAGACTCGACAGTCACCATCGTCTGTTGACCTCTGTTCTTTAGAGTCACTAGGTACTCATCAAGAAACACGCCCTTGTTTCTCTTAAGACCCAATGTCTCTCGGATCTTCTTGGCGGGTAAAAAGACCCTGAAAGTAGTCTCAATGTCGTTCGCTTTTCTTATCATAGCTCTTTCTTTCTCTTAGGTAATCAAAGAAAGAGCTTCTATAAAAGATCAAGTGAAGTCTTCTACGAGATCCTTAACCGCTCTCTTGTACTTAGCGCGGTCGTGCTTCTTCAGGGCTTTAAACCACTCAGAAACCATGATGAACACCATATCCTCTTCAGCGACTCTAGGAGACAACTCCCCGATTACTTTCTTAACCGCAGTGTTGAAGTCATTTCCATGATCTTCCATAAGACACTGAACGGCGTGGCAAGAGTCATTAATGCGTGGGTCATATTCGATCTCAGCGAGAGAGTGACCCTCGTACCCTGAGCCATAATCAAAGCTACTGTGAGAGCCTACATCAGCACCCCCACTGTCGATCTGCAATATGTGGATAAGCTCATGTTCTAAGACTGCCCTGAGAGTCCTTCGACCACTTACTAAGTTGAAATCTTGGGCAAGGTTAATCTCAATACTTCGATCTCTCTTGGAGGTCTGAGCTAGAAAGTTTCTAGAGCTACGAACAAAGAGGAGCTTGATCCCTTCAACTTCACGCTCTGTTTCCTGAAGATCCTTAGAAAGAATCTTGAGAGGAACGACTTTATCCCAATCTGATCGGGCTATTTTCTTAAACTTGTTCCATCCGAGCTTGTACTTTCTCAGACCTGACTCCCCATACACATCTTCCCTCTCTAAAAGCTTAGTGAGGTGGTGTATAGCGGGGATCATATACCCGAAAGCCCATGAGATCTCGTCTTGAAACTCCTCGACCATCTTGATTAAGAGTTTTGCCGAGTGCTTCTCGATCTCAGCGTAGTCCTTTGAAGAGAGAGCGCGGTCAATCGCCCTCATACGAGGGAACTGCGTGGGATCACGATACATCCCTAAGCCTGTCTCATCTACGTTGCGTCGAAAGAGCTCTTGTGAAAGCTCTCTTGACTTAGCTAAGACTTGGCTCACTTCGTCGTAAACTGCATCAGCTACGACTTGATCAGGCTTTCTCCTAGATGCGTACCTAAACATCTTTTTCTCCTTTCTGTAATAGAAACGAGAAAGGATAAAAAGTCTATTCCACCATTAAGTATTTCAGTGCTTCTTTTCGACCAATGTTTCTAGGGAGGAGAGCATCATCCCTCTGTATAATACGACACGAAGTATTTCAGTGCTTCTTTTCGACCAGTGTTTCTAGGGTAAAGATAAACAAAATTCTGCTCTCCGTCTTGATCCACCGCTATGATGACGTGAAAGCTCTCTTCCTCACCCTGAGCTGTACTCATTAAAATTTCAAGTAAGATCTGATCGTCGTCTCCATAATCATAATCGACGTGTCTCCTGATCACATCAACATTATCGATAATAGAAAACCCTGTCTTAGTCTTGATCTTGCGCTCAATAAAACCTAAAAGATCAATCTCTTCCGCAGTTGTATAGGGGCGCATATGACTAGTGTAGCCTGATGTTTTCTCAAGCCGAGCAACTCGGACTTGAAGTTCTCTTAAGATAGATGTGGCGGTTCTTCTCATGACGATTCTCCCATGAAGTAAAAAAAAACGTACAGCCCTGGACGAATATAAAAGATATATTAATCTTCGTCGTACTCTTGCTGTGCTAAAACTAGCATACCCTTAGACACCGCATGGAAAGGGTCGGAGGCATGACGTACTTCAGAGATCTCAATCGGGAATCTCTTCTTCTTAGTCTCAAACACCTCCTTGAAGAAATCCATGAATCCACCCGCGAGACTCGTTCCCCCACCCACTACAATAGGGATAGGTTTATTCAGAGTGAGATGACCACCCTTCATCACAAACTGCTGTGCGATGTTATCAAGGGCGTACTCGATGAGAGCCTTGTAGTAGAAAGAAATCGCCTCCTCTTCGCGATTCTTAGGGTCGTTCAAGTCGATACCTTTCTCCTTTACCGCACACATCTTAGAAGCAGTCCCACCCACTGATCGAGCCGCGCCTTGATCAATCCAATCACCACCCCGAGCCACTGAGAATGAAAGACCCTCAATGGTGTTGATAGCGAGAGCAATGTTAGTCATCCCCGAACCGAAAGAAATGCCGATCCCTGAGAAGCCCTCTTTGGCTGTCTCAGAAAATACAATCGCCATCGCCTCATTTGCAGGATGTGCGGTGTAACCACACTCTTGAACGATGCGCGTAAACACACCCTTATGGTAGACCACATCCATCTGCACGTCTACAGGAGCAGCAGGGATTGAGAAATAGCAGTGTTCTCCCTCATGGCTAGGCTCACCGAGCACGTCTTTAACCATGTGTCCTAAGACTGTGAGTGAGTCAATCTCATCAGGTGAAACAAGACCCGCCTTCAGAGGTCTGCGCCCCTCCCGACCAAACATATTAGCTACCTCCATCGCCTCGTCACCGAGTACAAGAAGATGCTCGTCAGACTCGATGTATGAAACAGAGCCGAGCTTGAGCATTTTCTTAGCTGTGGCGGGGAGGTCGATGAAGAGATCGCGCATACGGCGGATCTTGATTTCTTTCTTAGCACCTAATCGCGAAGAGACGAGGTTCATTGTGCCGATGTCTAGTCCTACACCTTTACTCATGGTGGGAATCCCTTTCTTTATATGTGGGGCGGTTGTGGGTTATACCCACTATTTCTGAGCTTTTCTCATGGCTTTTAGAGCGTTCATAGCATCCGATAAGGATGTGTCCTCACCGCTCGTTTCGTTTACTGTAGATGCCGAAGAGGACTTCACATCGTCAGATAAAATCTTAGAGGGGATGAAAGTCATCTCCTCTGTCTGCTGTGCTTGATAGGTCTGTGTAGCCGTAGGAGACTGCTGTACGATAGTCTGTTGCTGAGGGAGCTGACTCGCCACTGCTTGAGCGATCATCTCAGGAGAAAGAACGCCACTCAGCTTCTCTAAGAGTTTACCCACAAGATCGTCGAGGTCAACTTGGCTGTCGTGATGGTGAACCTCTGTCTTGTGTATCACCTGTTGCTGAGGCTCTTGGATGGGTACTTTCGGCACACCTACCCTAGCCACGAGCCCTTTGCTCTTAGACTCTTTCACGATGGGTAACTTTGGGTGCGAGGAAAGAACGCCTGTGGTGACGAGGGTCTTGATCTCTCTGTTAGTGTCGTAGAGTCGCTTAGGACACTCAAAAGAGTCGCCTTTCTTTAGCTTTATCTTAAGAGAGGGGATCAAGATATTCTCTACCTGACACTTGATTACATATATCATCTCGTCAACGACCCTTCTCTTATCTTAAAGTCTATTAGCCTCTGTACGTCCACCATGGCTCTCCTTATACCTTTCTCTATGCCTTTCTCAAGCCATGTACCCTTCGCAATCCCTGGATGAATCCAAGCTTGCTTAGTGGTCAAGGGCGCGGTGCGAACTACCATCTCCCCTGTTTTCTTGTCTCGGAAAGAAACAACAGCTCTTTTCCTGTTCTGCTTCTTGTTAAGAACAGGGTGAGTGAGCCAAGTCATAGGAAAGGGCTTCCCTGAGCTCTCAAGGTAGCTACACACCCAAGACCATCTCTCGTTATATGGGATAGTAATCTTAAAGCTCAGCTTACCTCTCTTGTTTTCGACAATCTCATAGGTGAGCGCAGAGAGAAAGTCAGAGCTTCTCAAGATCGAGGGCGCGCCCTTATAAGTCGCTTTGATCGCCTCATCCTTGATGTAGAAAAGAGCAGAGTCAGCGAAGATCTTAACGATGTCTTTGTCTTTGACAGGCATTTTCGATGAACCTATCTCGTTCTTTATCTGAACTCTAGGCGCGTTCCTCTTTTTAAGGACAAAGGGCTTCCTACTAGCCATGAGTCACCTCCCTTAAGAGTGATGGTTTTCCCATGTTCCTGTGCGCCCTCTTACCTCATAGGCATTGGGCTTATCTTTCCTGTCCGTCTCAAGAGGGTAGGCTTGAGTTGAAGAGGTTAAGAAAGGAGCGTCTGACCTAGCGTGGTAGGTGTCTCTATACGGTCTGTAAGTGTACCTCACGTCTCCCCATGATACAGGCACTCCCACTACAGGAACTTTGTACCTGATGTCTCCTGAATCGAGGTATGAGACATTGAAAGTCTGATGGAGGATGTTGCCCCTGTTAGAAGCGAAAGAAACAGGGCCGATAGAGTATCTGTCGTTGTTCTGTTTAACTACAAAATCGCGCTGATTCACCACAGGGCTAGGGCCAATCCACACACCGTAGTTGTGAGTCTTTCTGCGACCCTGACTTTCTTGTGTGATCGCTTTCTCACCATCATCAGGTCCAATAATGATGTCGTATGGACCGTCGTAGCCTCCGCGAATACCTGTACCGAAGCACATCATACACAGCGAGTCAGGCTGTTTTGCGTAAATAAGAGTTTCCCGATTGAAGTCACCACACCCACAAGGCTCACCTGTGACTCTACGGACAAAGAGTTTTACTCTTTCCCCGCCTTGATCGAGAATCCAATTGTTCCTACGGATGCCCTCTCTCCACATATAGTCAACGCGCTCTATTTCTCTATCAGAGAAAGGGGCGCACTGATCTAGAGGCGTTTCATATAAGTCGCCTGTGGAGGGGTCTTCAGCTACAGTGGTGATCCTGTAGTAGTCTTTCTTATCCGCGCCTACTCGGATGCGACGATCAAGGGCGTAAGCTACATAGCTCACAAGCACCTCTGAGTCATCTGAAATGGCTTGAGGGAAGGACTCTTCTCTTAAGTTCTTTGGGTTAGGGTAGGTGTACTCTCTGAGGGACACCTCGCCTAGCTCCCCGAGCACTGTATGAACAGGCGCGATCTGACCATCTATTGTGACGAGAACATCTTTAGGAGAAACTGAGGGAGTCCCTAACTCTGATGAGCTAGAGATGGGGTTAGCCGTCCGAAAGCGATACGCTCTCTCGGCTTGATCATCTTTCGCTATCCAATTACGAACGACTTCATTGTGAACAGTGAAAGTCTTATTCTCGTCACGAAAGAAAGTCCCACCTACAGGAGTGAGGTTCACTCTGTGGTAAGGACCGAGATCAGAAGCAGATGATCTGTATATGTTCACTCCCCTGATGATCCACCCTTCATTCTCATGACGGACGGAGGGGCTCTCCCATCTCAGGTCAATCTTATTCTTGAGATAAGGAGAAATGGCGCTCGTAGAAAGCGGGGACAGAGGATATGCTGTCCTGTTTTTATACCAACCTGCTACCATAGCGCACCATTTCTTTCTTAGCCCTCCGCGCTCTCATCTTCAGCGGAAGTCTGAAGAGCGAAGATCGAACCATCATCACGAATCTGCCAAGGGGTGTCGTCAGTAAGACCCGCGCGCTCACGAGCACTCGCTAAGAGTGTCTGAGCCTTCTGCTCGTTTGCCTCAAGATCAGCGATCAAGCGTGACTTACGGAGCTCAAGCGATCCGAGCTGTTGGATCATCTGTGAGGCGAGGTTTCTGACTTGTGTGAACTCTGCGAGCTCTTCTTCTGTAAGTGAACCGACTTGAGTGGGGGTCTGAGATGCGTCACTCATTTAGCTTTCTCCTTCATGATCAGTGCCTCAATAATCTGACACTTTTCTTTGAAACTCTTAGCCTGACTCACAGGATTGGAGTCAGATCCGCTAAGTTGTACCGAGCTAAGATCACGAATCTCAGGAGACATCAATATAAATCTTGGAGAGCGCGACGACTCAAAGAAAGAGATCTCTTGGTTGAAGCTAGTAGGGTAGATTTGTTTGACCCTAGAAATCCCATCCTTAATTTTGCCGAGTTGTCGTTGAGCCTCTTGAGCTTCCGATGCGACGACCTCAATCTGAGGTATTGTCGAAGAGGGCGCTGAAGAGACGAAGAGAAGTCCGATAACCACGACGGAGAAATAAATGATTGCACTTTTCATGAGTGAAGCTCCAACAGAAATCACTTTGTGATGTGAAAGAAGATTTTGTTAAGAGTCTCGTCAGCATCCTTAATGTCCCCCTTGATCTCCTCGATCTCTTTCTGCTGATTATCCACTTTAGTGGCGAGCACAGCAACCTCTGTTGAAAGCTTGAAAGACCAAACAATCGCGGGGATCGCGAGCGCGGTCGCGATCTTAAATGTCCAATCTAGTGCTTTTTCCGTTTGCTCTGATAAAGGCATGACTTAACCCCCCCTTAACCTATCGTAAAATATGAGTAGATAGAAAAACTATCTAAAGCGTCTCAGTGAAGCGAACTTGTTTCTGTGGTACTCAGACAGCATACGCTGAGCCCTCGCCCTATTTACCTTGAACTTCCTCATGAGCTTCTCTTCAATCAAGTCCTCACGAAGACTCATTTTGAGCCAAGTGCGAATCTCACTGTTGACCTCAAAGGGGGGGATGAAAGCATATCTGTCTAGATCACGATTCAGGTAGTCGAAAGAGGCTTTCTTAGCTGTGAACTCGTCTGCGAGATACAACCCAAGCCCTTTTCTAACGACCTTGCGAATAACAGATTGACTTACGCCCCTGACCTTAATCTTCAACCTACGCATCACATCAACTACTTCTTTACCTGTGTTGGAAAGAAGCGTCTCTGCTGAGACAAGGTACTTAATACCAATCAATGGAGTGCTCTCGTTGCGAATGAGAACAAACTCATTACCGGGATAATCCTCGAAAACTGAGTCAGGTCTGACGTCTACTTTTCTTTTTGCTTCAGATAAAGGGACAAGAAAGTAGTCTTCAAAAGAAGAAACTGACTTACTTTCCGCGAGTTCTTCGAGGTCTAGTTCTCTTGGGTCGTAGATAGATTCTCTGAGAAATCTTTTCACGCTTGACAGGTCTGCCTCTGTTTCTGAGGCAGTGAGGTTTTCTAAGCGAGCGATCCTAATCTCTAGATCACTAAGGATTTCTGAAGCTGTTCTTCTCATCATAGAGCCTTTCTTTTTCTCTGAACGAAAGAGATCACTCTATAAACAATCTACTCACTCAAGATTCAGGATCTCACCGCCCATATACAGGACTGATCAGATGACCTAAATCTTCCTCCTAGATTCTTCTATTACCTTATCCCATTTTTCTTCGTTTGTAAGACGACGTGAGTAGATAAATTGACCTAAGCCACTCCTCTCAAACTTTTTCTGATCTGAGTTCGGAACGCAAAACTGCAAGTCCAACTCCTCACAATATTCACCCAAAGATCCTCTGCCTGACTTGTTTTTTAAAAGATCATCGGAGTTGGTAATGCGAGCTCCAAAGTAACTTCCTTCTCGCGGATCTCCCATGACGAAGACAACCACCCCCCATGTCTTAACACCTCTGAGATGGCAGAAAACCATTTCATTTTCCTCAACCTTCACATAGGGCTTAACGTCTTTAAGGTGGCAGAAAATAAGACTACGGTATGGGTTAAGGTAACTCTCCGTGTCGATTTGGTCATCTTCTAAAAGCTTCTGAAGAATCTCCGTTCTTTCGTCAAATACTTTTCTCTTGAGCCAACCCCCCAAACCAGCCTCTGTTTCTGAGGCAGTGAGGTTTTCTAGGCGAGCGATCCTAATCTCTAGATCACTAAGGATTTCTGAAGCTGTTCTTCTCATCATAGAGCCTTTCTTTTTCTCTGAACGAAAGAGAGCACTATATAAACAATCTACTCACTCAAAGAAAGTTTCTCGGACTCAGAACACCCTTACCAACATGAGGCCCGAACGCAGACCTGATACCAATGCCGTACTTCGGCTGAGAAAGACCTCTCATGAACTTGGTTGTTCTCGTTTTAGCTTCTACTGACATAGACCACATCTGCTCCGCGCTTGACTTAAGACCTTCATATTTAGAAGATCGGTCAAGAGAAAGAGAAATACCGCCTATAGAGTAGTCGAACTCGTCTACAATCCAATTGGCTTGAAGCGCCATCGCCGCGAACTGAATCGCGCCCTGTAAGATAGGCGTTCTCCACGCGGGCTTCTGCTGAACTAGCTGTGAGAGATTCCTCAGATTTTCAGTCTCAGGTGGTTGCATATTCCACCAGTCTAACGCCCTCTCTAGGTACTCAAGAAACTCAGCATCCTCCCATACCTGACCGAACACCCTGTTGTACGCCCCAATACTAGACTCATGCTCAGGTGGCCTGAAGTGATAATACTTGTCAGGGTTCTGATCCCTCAGAAGAAGCCTGAGCTTATCTACCATTTCTTTCTCTGCTCGGTTCATCGTAGCCACGAGGGTAAGGTCATTCGAGACGATCTCGAACTCTTGAACCACTGTCTGAGGAGGACTGTTTACAAGCTCTTTCAACGTCCACCTGATCCTGTAAGTGCCGTAGCTCGCTGTCGGAGGTATTCTTACACTCGCATAGTATTCCCCCACAGAAGGGTTCTCAGGTATACGCGTAGGATCTCCAATTAAGACCTCAGCTTCAGGAGGTGTCGGGTCTACATAGTATAGTGCGTATGTGATCTCGGACGCATTTGAGACGTTCCCACTTGAGTTAGTGAGAAAGATGTCCAAGTCACCTCGACCAAGTATCTGATTTCTCTTAAACAAGACAGCCATCGCCAAACCCTCTCTTCCTATGTGTGAAAGAGAGAGTGATATAAAGGCATTATATGTCTAAGGGGTGACGGAAATCGTACTCTCGACTCTTAAGAGCCCTCAAGATGCTCACCACATCCTTGAAGCTCCATCTCACACCACCTGAATCCTGAGCCGTCTCTTGTAAGTCAGGATAAGGTTTGAAGGTAGACAGGTCAATCGCTTGTATGTGTGTATCTCCCTGAGAAAGAGCCTTACACACGCGATGACAACCATCCACGATCTCCCCATCCCAAATAAGAATAGGTCGGCTTAGGTCAGCGTCGAGACAACCGCCCAAGTGATCCGCGATGTGATCTTCACCCCAAGACCAACCCTCTAAGAAAGAAGGGGGGATTCTCCACATCTGTGAGGGGAGGTCTTGGGAGAGCTGATGTAGACGCTCTACATACCAAACATCATTCTTAGAAGGGTCATTCTTCGATCTCTGAGAGAACGTCTGCATAAAGGTAGACTCCTAGTCATCAAGATAGTCGCCTAACCCTATATCATCTATGATCGTTAAGGAAGCCTCTTTCTGCTGAAGGGCAATCTCATCGAAGATGTCTAAATCTGAGGCTTTTTTCTGCTGAGATCTTTCCTTCTTTCTTTGGCGCTTCTTATCCGCTCTCTCCTGACGCTTCTTTTTCTTAGAAGCATCCCCGTCCCCCCCCCAAGGGCTACGATTAATACCTAGAGTATTCTCAACAGTATTCCTCTTTCCAAAGAGTCGGCTAATAGCGCCCTCAGCATTAAAGTTGATGTTCATGTCCTTTTCGATTTCTTTAAGATTGTTCTCGACTTTAACAGGGGAAATCAAACCTTTGTCCATCGCGCCCTCATACTTCTTCCAAAGAATGTGAGACTTCTGATCCTTGATCTGAGTGTCCCTCCATTTCTTGAAAGCTGTCTCAACGTCTTTCTTAGTCCACACGTCGCAGTTCTGAGGATTTCTAGGTCTAATAGGTACTTTCTTACCTTTAGCATTAGTGCGTGTCCAACCCTCTGAATGAGGCTTACACGTCTCTCTCTTAATCTCCCCCACGCTAGGAATACGAGCCATCTTCAAGCTCGCGACCCTCGCGGGATTACCCCCTACTTTACGGATCGAGAAAGAACCATCGTCATCAAAGTGACTGATCCTCTTAACCTCGAAAGAACACACACCGCGCTCATCGAAGTCTTTATGGAAGCCTAGATACTCACAATCTTCAGGAATGAGATAGAGGGAGATCTTTCTCTTATCGAAGTCATAGATGAGCTGAGAACTCGTGAACATATTATCTGTCCGACGCACCACGTTGCGAGGCGAGTTAAAGTCCTCAAACCTCTGAGCGTAGAGTCTCTCAATCAGCTCTTCGGGAGAAGATATCTGAGGGAGAAGGTCGAGCACTTTCTGAAGCCGAGCTTCAGAGCTTTTCTTGTTCTCGCCAAGTGTATAGCCCGCGTCAGGATACCTAAGACCGTGATTGGACATCGCGTGATGCTTGTCCTTTCCTGTGAGGTCAGTGATATACGCTTCATGCTTAGCTGTATGCTCTATAGAAACAGCCTGTACGCCATCGCTAACAATCGTATGACCCCTGACCCCTCCCTCGTAAGCTAAGGCTGATTCAAGAGCATCCTCGAACGTCCTACACTTGAGAGCATTGAGAATCCTAGAGGCATCTCTTGACCCGACAGCGCCTAAGTGACCATTTTCTTTCTTCTTCCCCTTAGATCCTTCTTTCTCATCCCACAGAACCATAAGCGCCGAGTTCGCGACGGCGATGCCGAACTCGTTGATGCCCTCTAGCCAACCTGTGTTCTCATCCCGAAAGAAAACGACCTCTACACCTCCACGATGGGTGTGGAAGACCTTAAGCTGAGGAACGTAGTTTCTGTCCCTATTTTTGAACATGAACTTCTTCCCACCGACTTCAGAAAAAGCGATGACGCAAGATTGCTTTAACATATTTGCTCGACGGTACATACGCGCCTCTTTCTTGATATATTTTTCATTCCAAGATTCCCACTTGCTATGTTGTGGGCTAGATTTAAGTGAAGGGTCATGTCCCCAATTTTTAAGACTGATTTCCCACTTAGACATCCCCGTTTCCTCTACGGGCTGACCTGGTTTACCCCCTAGCATACGGGAGTTAAATCCTATCTCTTGTTTAGAGTTCACAAAATCGTCATCGGACCATTCAGAGAAAGGCTTACTCTTTCTGCGCTTGATGCGGTGAAAAGAGTCATACCCTGACTGAATCCCACCCTCTTCTTTCGCCTCTTGTCGATTGATAGAGGCGAGTAGGCGGTCTTCATCTTCCGCCCACGAATCAAGGGCTTTCTGACTCATATTGATGAGCCCATGCCACTTGTCGTAGACCTCTTTCTTCTCTTCTTCTGAAAGTGCTGAATACCTATACATACTGCGCTCCTAATCTTTATCTACTAGAAAGAGATAAAGCGTTTACCAACGATATCTCAAGAGGAGCTTTGTTTCAGAGTCATCCACCTGAATATCAGTAGGAGGGCGCGAGTCATAAGAATAGCTGAAAGTAGGCACTAGAGAGAGCTTCCCAATCACAGACACCTCAAGCTGACCGATAGCGATGATCCGATAGTCTGAGAGTAGCCCCACTTTCGGCTGATAGTAGCCTGTGAGGGAGATCTTGACCTTCTTATCCATGAGCGCCTCTGAGAGAGACGCATAAGAAGTGTATCTAGCAGTGAACCCCTCTCCACCCCCATCCTTGAGTTTTTCGTAGTCAGACATTGCACCTAAGCCGAGCGCCACTTGACCGTCAAACAAGGGAGAAACAAAACGAATATAACCGCCCTCAAGCTGACGTAAGACTAAATCCTTGAAAGAGTCGTACTGACTCTGCACGAACAGGTCTGTACCTACCCAACCACCCCACATCGAAGTCCATCTCAAGTGAGCGAAAGCCTGATCTTTGAAAAGCTCGTCACGGCTCTCCCCTCTCGTACCCTCTAGGACGAGAAAGAAGTGGTTGTAGGAGCGAACGTAGTCTGTTCTACTCTTTAAGAAATAAGACAGGGTGTCGTTGTTTCCTGAGAGTCTCTCGAAGCCTAAGTCTACGCGTCCTGTAAACCCTTGCTTGGCTTCGCCTCTCGTATCTTCTATGTTGACCTGAGCATGGGCGTCAAAAGCATAGAAGCAGATCATTAGGGACAGTAAGATTTTTCTCATAGGCCACACGGTTTTTCTTTCTCTAGTTAATATCCTAAGAGAAAGAAACTATAAATGACTTACGAGTCTGTCCTCGTCATGTAAGTGAGACTTTTCATGTTCCTGATCTCATCGACAAAAGAGAGCGCAGGGATCTTGGCAGTCCTGTTGAAATACTCTCTCTTAAGATCCCTAATCATATCGCTCTTCTCAAAGAGAAAGAAAACCTTTTGACCTTCTCTCTCCGCGCCTATGAACCGAACTCCTGCGGTCTTAAGATAAGCTGAGAAATAGAGGTCGGAGGTCTTGTACTTCATTAGGACTTGATCTCCAAGATTAGGTCTTGAGCCTTTCGGACTCCTCGATCATCTGAGGGGATAATGACGAGCTTCCCTTTCTTATCCCACTTGGCGACCAAAGGGAGCTTGCCCCACTTCGCTGTGAGACATTCCCCATCAGAAACGAGAACTCGACCATCGTAAGATTTATTATCGAGGAAAGCTCTCACCGCCTTCTTGTCCTGTAAAGCTATCTTCAAAAGAAATACTCCTGTGTTTGATTTATTCTCTTTTGTGCTATCTTAAAATAATCTTCGTGAATCTCCGACCCTATGTATTTCCTATTCATTTCTTTAGCGACCTTGGCTGTAGTTCCACTCCCTAAGAATGGATCGTAAACTACGTCTCCCTCGTTAGACCAAGAAATGATGTGGTCGTGAGCTAGGTTTTCGGGGAATGTGGCTGAGTGCTTATACGCAATACTGTCAGAATGACCATACCCACCCCCTACAATAAATCTCCAAATATTAAACCTACGGCCAACCATTTTTGGACCTAAGTTTTTGTCGCCTCTTGGAAGATTTCTGCTGTTAGCACTTTCACTTCTGCAAGAGGTTCAAAAGGTAGCCACGAAGCACCTTGCTCTAAACCTTTCTTAGAGTACGTTACCTGATCCATCGTAGACTACTACGAGTGGGTCAAGTGTTGTACCGCTAACAGGGTCGATTCTAACACTCTTAGCTTTAGAAAGTGCTCCCCTAGCAAGAGAAAGATAAAAGCTAGAGTCGCTCTCATCAATCGCCTTAAAGACAGTCGTATCAAAAAAGCTGATTGTAGGGAGTGTGAGACCGGGATCAGCATCGAAGATGTGACCCGTAGGGACAGTGTAGGACGCACCGCTAAGAATAGAAAGGATCTCAGCAGTAGTGGTGCTCGCGTTGTTACCCTCGATCTCGACATTAGGAAGGTTGAGATCACCTAGACCACCACCCTGAATCAGACCGTTGATCGTAGCCAAATCTAGCGCAAGACCATCCCTCATGCGAGAGATGTAGAGGTCAGCGATACGAGAGGCATCAGTGACGCTCAGAATGTCTGCATTGTCATCTTGGTTGACGAGGATGTAAGCAGTAAGACCGCTCACCTCTCTCGCGATAGTCAAGCCGTCCACTACAGGAGTAGTGTTCACAGGCTGACGAAGGTAACGAGGACCTTGCGCTACAGGATCAACAACAGGGTTGAGCTGTGAGCGGTTAGGGAAGAGGTCTACAATCTGAAAGACGTTGTTAGGGATCGTCACATCCCTCATGCAAATAACAGGACTAGCCATGTCTATTTTCTCCTATTCTTACTGAAGGATGAGTGTGCCGTCGTTGTTATACGCAACGAGGACAGGTGTAGGACTACCCACTGAGTCAGTCTTAGACTGAGCAACAGAGATTTGACCCTGACGAGATGAGATGAAGAAGCTACCGTCGTTGCTAGAAATATCCTTCACGCCCGTAGGGATTGTAAAGAAAGCATTGACTACGTTAGGGATGAAAGCATCTCCGTTATTCTCATCACCGACGTCTGTGTTGGTAGGGAGAGTGAAGATACGAGTCTCAGAAACAATCTGAAGGATCTGCTCAACAGTCGCAGTAGTAGCGCCGTTACCGATGCCGACAGCCCCTCCTGTGACAGCCTGAATAGCTGTGTTGATCCCTGTAGCGTCGAGAGCCTCTACGCTAGCAACCCTATCGAGAATACTCTGAGCGATAGTGTCAGCCTGAACAGGCGTAAGTGCGATGTCTCCCGCGTTGCTGTTCTCTACGGTAGCTACGAGATAAGCAGAAAGACCACTCACCTCTTTTTGGACTACAAAAGTAGCGTCAAGAGAAACAGTCTGAATGAGGTCTCCCGTCCAAGGAGCTCGGAAATAGCGAGGGCCTTGAAAACGAGGTGTGAGAACCGCGTTTGACTGAGACTTGTGTGGGAAAAGATCAGTAATCTGAACGAGTACTTCATCGGTGCTGTTGGTCACAGCGGGCATACAAATAAAAGGCATTTTAGACTCCTATTAAGCGAACAGACTTCCGTCTGAGAGATAGATAGTGACGATAGGGTCTGCGGTCAAAACGCCCGCAAAGCCCCTATCAGCATCCTGAGCTGACGCAAACCCTGCAAGCGCACCCTCTTCAGCAGAAATCGCCCAAGAAGAGTCGCCGTTCACAGGGTGACGCACGTCATTCTGAAAGCGAGCGTCTGTGTTCACGTCAGGGATGAAAGCGCCTGCTTGCTCGACCACAGAGCCGACCGTAACGAGATAAGTCTCGCCCGCCAAAACACGGAGAAGGTTCTCGACTGAACCTGTTGAGAGGTTAGCAGTAAGAGTCGCTCCCACAGCAACACCGCCGATGATCGCATCGACCGCAACAAGATCAAGAGCGCCACCTGTGCGAATCTCAGAAACCATGAGGCTTGCAATCTCTCTCGCTTCAGAAAGAGTAAGCGCGGGGCCGTTATTACCTACTTGAATGTTGTTCAAGAGGTAAGCAACAAGACCCTTTGAGTCACGAGCGAAAGAAATAACACCCGCCGCAGTTGCGAGCTGAGCGCGGAAAGCGCCTCTAAAGCCCAAGTCAAGCTGACGGACGTAAATAGGTCCTGATGCGGGAGGGTCGATAGAGGTGTTCCTCTGACTCTCGTTAGGCGAAAGGTCAGTCACCATAACTGATCCATTCTGAACTTCTTTTCTGCGAGCTACCAAGTAAACCTGTGGCATAACATTTTCTCCTTTGGGAAAGAACTGAGTCTGAAAGTGGAGTCACATAAAGGAATTATTTAGCCTCTATTGATAATCCCACATCGAATCGAGAATAGGGGCGTACCTCCATCAGAGCCTACGAACACTTCAGGCACAGACACGCCTGTAAGAGAAAGCTCTTCCCCCGGCCTCAACATCGAAGGACTCATCCCCGCAGAAAGAGAGAAAAAGATGTTCTGCCCTCCCTGCGCCTGAGAAAAGTTCTTAATGTTAAAAGTACCGCTAAAGTAAGGGAGGTGGAGGTTGAGCGCGCCAGCTCCTAATGCATCAGGGATCACACCGTTAGTATCTAAGTCAGGCACATTCCCAATCGTAGTGAAATAAGGCACTGTCACGCCGAAGAAATCATACGGAGGCACGACTACAATAGGTCCGAACGCTGTGGTTGACCCATCAGACAAGACACCCCTTAGTCTGAGGTAAGCAACGTCGCTATCAGGGGGAGTCCTCGTCTGACCCGCCTGTGGGACAGAGGCGAAGTCATCGAAGTTGAAAAGAAAACGAGTCTGATCCCTCTTCGTATCTTCCTGACCCCTGATCCGCGCTTGGCGGAGAGATTTAGAGACAAAGCTTCTACCTGTCCTTACGGAGAACATCAGAGATGGGTTCAAGAAAGCATCATTTAAGTTGCTTGCGCCATGAACCTCAACATCTGTGATGTTCCTAAGAATGGTGTTGCTAACGGACATATCAACTACGTTCTTTGAACGATAGTTAAGGCTAGGTAGTAATCGACCTCTAGACATGGGTCACTTCGCTTTCTTTTCTTTCTCGACCATAGGGGCGTAAGAATCAGTGTTCTTACCCTTAGATTTAGCGAGCTTCTGTGCGTCTGACCACGAGCCCACGCGCTCGCCATCTACGTTAGGGGCGAGCCGACCACCTACATTAGTGTCTCTCTTCATCTCGTTCTGACGTTGATCGAGCTTCGCGTTCTTTGCTCTCATCTGTTTCTTGATGCGCTCATTCTTAGTAGACCAACCGTCACCCTTGAAGATCATGTTCGTGGTCGGCTTGAAGAGCTTGAAGGTTTCTTTCCCACACTCAGGACAGGGCTGTGGGGTCTTGTACTCAGACATAGGTACTTGGCAAGAATACTCAGTGTTGCAGTCAGAACATTTGTAGTCGTAGATCATGGTTCTCTCTCTTTCTCTTAGAAGAAGTCTCTCAAGACGGCATAGACGTGCTTACACACTTTATGACTACCTTGAGGGTCGCGCTTAGTGGGTTCTTCTGCTGACCCTCTAGGTGTACCAAAAAGATAATCATTCTTAAGTGCATGGAACTCACATCCTTGATACCGCCAATAAGAGCAAGTACAAGAAAGAAAGAGGTCGGGCGATGATGAGTCACCCTTTGCATCTACAGTGACCTCATACTTATCTACAGTGAAAGTAAGGGGCTCTTTATAGACCTTCTGCTCAAACTCTGAAATCACAGCAGAGATAGACTGAGCTTTAGATACGACAGAAGAGTCCAAACCCTCAAGGATCTGACTCTTCTGAGCTGATGTTTTAAATCGTAGGCTATTCATTTATCTAGTCTCCCTATCTCTAGTAAGAAAGACTAGATAGAAAGACTATCGCTTCGAGTCGTCTTTGTAGGACTTATAAGCCCCTACAAAGAAGAGAGAGTAGGTCATCAAGGTGGCGGAAGATAAGAGTATTTCGATAAATCCCATTAGGATGTCTCCTGTTAATATATGTGTTTGCGTGAGGCTTTAGCAAAGGAGACAGCCTAATGCAAACTTTCGTGCCGTATGCGAGTATAAAAAAATCCGCTGAATCGCTTGACCGCGCTAGATTAGGAAAACAGCGTTCTGAATCGAAGATTATCCTACAAGTCTTAGAGAGAAGGAAGCGGTCACCCGACGAGAAGTTCGGATGGAAAAACCATCCCGCAGTCCTCATGTGGGAGGGTCACGAAGACTTTCTCCGCGCCTACTCCCTAGCGATCTGCTTAGAATGGCGTAAGAGGGGCTATAAGGACACAACCCTCCCCTTCTTCTTAGAGGGGGTCAAACCCAACCCTCAGCCCCCATCTTGGTGGGGAGATGAGAAAGTTCACGAGTCTCACCGCTCAAAGTTGATTGCAAAATTACCCGATCACTACGAGAATATATTTACTAAGACTCTTCGAGGCTTAGACTACCATTGGCCTACACCATAAGGAGGAGATAAATGTGTGATCACTCAGATGAAGAATGGCGTGATATCCTAGACGACATTCTCAATCCAGTCAGAGATGACTAGGGAGATAAGATAACTGACGCTCAAGTCGAGAAAGACGACGATCAATGTCTCTAAGAACATCAGCCGATCAAGTCAGAACAATCTACTGAATAAAGGGGATGTTAAGGCTTGTGAGCAATCAAAGCAGAGAGCGCGCACAAGAGAAGAGCAACCACTCCTCTCAAGTTGAAGCCAAAGTAGACTGTGTTCAGAATCAAGTCTATGGTCAGACTACACACGCCCCATGTCACCCCCGCCCTCCACACGTCTCCGACCTCGATAAGCTTCCACCATGCGTAGAGGGTCATGTAGTTAGTGATAAGACTTGTATAGAGCCACCAATGGAACGGACTCCAATCAAGACCGTAGAGCTCTTTCGAGTTACCTTTGAACCAAAAGATAATATTCGCCACACAGAGAAGGGCGATGGGTACTGTGTATGAGTTTATCAATTGAGACACCTAATAGGGGTAGTGGGAATGACTAAAGACGTTTTTATGAGCTTTCTTAAAGAATACGTCGTGACGTATAATATAGACCTCAAGAAAGAGCCTCCCCAAGCATCTATCTTTGAGAGGGGGTTGATCGAAGAGAGAGAGGTTCTCGCGCTCTCCTACCCTCATTTACTCTTAGATGAAGTGCCACAGGAGTCATGGAGCACTCTGATTCGACTCCACATGAAAGAAACGCCCTCATGCGAAGGCGCTGTCTTTTGGTGTGTAGCAGAAGATACTGAGGATGAAAAGAAATCGCATTACTTAATCTTTCTCATCTACAGGAAAGAGAACGATGAGTTGCTCACTTACAAGTCAGATCTCTTTCTCACTACAGCAGAAGAAGTGTCTCTCGAAGAGACTCTTCCGCTTCTAATGGATGATTACGGGATCGAGATCATGATCCACTAGTAGCCACCTGTCTTAAACCACCCTGAGCCTTTCAAGATGAAAGAACCCTGAGCAATGGCGCGGTCTGTCTCACCTTTGCACTTAGTACAAGGAGGAGGAGGGTCATCAAACTTTTGGATTTTACTCTGAGTCTCCGCGCACTTTTTGTCTTTGCACTTGAATACATACATCGGCATTTCAACTACCTTCTTTCTTCTTAGATCGTTGATCTTTCTTCTTAGATCGTTGAGCTTCCTCTTTATACCGCAAGTCTAGCTCTCTCAACACCTGATCTGTTTCTTTCAAAAGATTCGCTAATCTTAGAGTTAAGTCGTCACTCGCTCGCCGATTACGATATCTAGGTAAAGAAGCAGAGTCTCGAACTGATGTTCTGAGTATATGCCTACAACCCTCAAGACGAGCAAGTAAGCTCCGAAATAAGCGAGATTTTTTATGTTCCATCAAGAACCTCCTCAGAATGAAGTGAGAAGCCTATCGAGAGAGGATGTCGAACGTATCCTCTCAGAAGGCGTAAGTGAGTGTAAGAAGATCATGTGCTCTATGATAGAGCAAAGATTACCACTGAATGAAGCGCCAAGTTTCTTTTACACCGTCACCTCTTTCCTACCGAAAGAATTCAACGCGGTGATCACAAGAGAAGAGCAAGATGACATGACTCAGCAAATAAGATCAGTCTTAAAGGGAAAAAGCGACCCTATTCTCTCCGCGATGTGCCTGAGATCCGTAGGAGGACTCACTCAATTTGTAGTGAGTCTATTCTGCCCTTCAGGTGACATATACGCGCTTGTGATCACTCCCCCGTCTCTTAAAGAAGGTATTTACAGATTTGCTAAACCCACACCATTATCTCAGCCTAAAGTTGCGCTGTCTTTCTTAACCGATGAAGAAATCTACCACTGATCTAGTTGACCACCCCAATTGGAAGTTTCTAGTTGGGATGCTCATACACCCGAGCTTCAAAAAAACTCAGAGAATGAGAGTCTCACAGGAGTACACATATGAGGGTTGGTTGCCTGTATTAGAGGACAAGGCCACCCTAGCGATCTTAAGTCTAATGCTCATTGAATCAGGGGGGCTCTTGAGGTTCTCTGAGGGGTGTTACCACATCGGAGATGACTTCAAGTCTGAAAGCCTTCAGGAGATCATCTGCGAGGGGCTGATAGAGGCTTGGGATCAGTCCTCTGACTCGTAAAACTCGAAAGGAAGATCGAACTTGTCTCCATCACCACGCCCGTCGAAGTAGCCGACCTTTACTCTGAGCTTACCTTTAGCCTCAATGATGTTGCCCTTCTCTAAGAGATCATTGCTGTAAGAGGGCTTCACGCCATTGACAGCTACCGTGATGTGAGGGTTGTCATTCTGAACAGGTAGGTTCGTGTCGATAAGGACTGCAACACAGTTCTCATCGAAGGCGTAACCTACGATGTTAATCGTGTAAGAGTTCCCGAGAAACTGCTTGTACCTCTCAAGGTCTTTCGCCTTGCCCTTACCGCCAAGAAACTCCATCGTCATGTGGTGACTCTTAACGTCCCAACCTGTGATGCTCGGAGCGCCGTCTTGCTGACTGAGCCATGAGGTTAGATCGGTAGGGTTATCAAGAACAGCCTCGATGAAAGTCACCTTAGTGGGCTTCTTTTTCTTAGCCGCTTGCTTGACCGTAGACTCTCCTGTCACGACAGGGAGAATCTTATTACGGAGATGTGGGTTTTCGTATGCGATACGAATCAGCTTCGCTCTTAGCTCGCTCATAAGTCACCTTTTCTTTCTCTATTGAGTGCTGTCTCTGTAGACACATAAATAAAGTAAAGAGAGGGTCAAATGAAGATACTCGTGATCAGCACCACCACACATAAAGAAAACTCGACCTCAAAACTCATCTTAGAAGAGGTCATGAGTAAAATTAAGAAAGACCACGACATCGACTACATCGACGCCGATCAGCTTCACATCGTAAAGAACCTTTCTTGCTACTCATCGGGGGGAGATAACTGTGCGTCAAAAGACGCAGGGAAGTACCGCTGTTGGGCGCACAAGCTCAGTCAAGAAAGCCCCTCAGAGTATGGGGGAAAAGACGAGATGGGGATCATATACGATGGTTTAGAGTGGTGCGATGCTGTCATCTTCGCGACGAGTGTTCGATGGGGTAGCCACTCTGCGCTCATGCAGAAAATCTTAGAGCGCATGAACACCCTCGAAAACCGAGTCGTAGTCTACAATGAGAAGAACACTCTTAAGGGAAAGAAATGCGGAGTCGTGGTGACAGGTCAGCACTACATGGCGCAGTCTGTGGCAGATCACCTACTGACTCAGCTCACCTTTTGGGGCTTCGAGGCTGAGTCTCGTCTCTGTTGGCAAAAGACACTCGACTTGAGCAAAGAGCAAGAGGGAGACAACAACAAAAGTCTGAAAGAATATCTTTCAAGTGATGATGGGAAAGAACAGATAGACTCTTTCCTCAAGACCCTCCTGTGAAGGCATCCCAACGCTTCTGCACGTTATCCCAATTGATCTTCCCTACAATGGCCTTAAGAAAACCTTCTCTGTCGCTCTTGTAGTCGAGATAGTAAGCGTGTTCCCATAGGTCGATACAGAGAAGAGGGAAATGACCCCTCATGAGGGGAGTGAGCTGATTATCAAGTGACTGAACTCTTAGTCCTGTGTCAGTGACGATCAGCCAAACCCAACCGCTCCCGAAGTGGCTCTTTCCTGACTCTATGAGTTTCTTCTTAAGCTCATAGATGCCTCCGAAGTCTTTCTCTATCTGCGCTCCAAAAGACCCACTGAAATAGGGTTCTTTCGTATAGGGAGAAATAGATTTCCAAAAGAGGTTATGAGTGTAGACACCGCCTCCGAAGTTGACGACATCTTTCTTAACATCTAGGGGAATGTATTTCGGGTTGGCGAGGAGCGCGCCGAGCCCCCCTACTCTTTCTAGGAGGGTAGGGTATGAGGAGAGAGTCTTATTGAGTTTCTCGACATATCCTTTGTGGTGTTTTCTGTGGTGCTCCCACATAGCTTCCTTACCGATGATCGGCTCTAGGTCTTCGTAGTCGAAAGGTAGTGGAGGTAAGCGCACCATGAGAAACCGCTCTTTCTTTCTTAAAAGATGATGTCGAAATCTAAGCTTGCCGTTTTAGCAGATACTTCGACATCAACTTCTGCGTCAGTTCCCGTAACACTCTCTTCGGTGGGCTTTGCTGAACCTTTACTCTTACCAAAGAGATACTTTCTCACTTCGTCAGCATCTTTACCTTCACTTAACATTGCCTCTGCTTTCGCCTTCTTTTTAGGGTCTTTTATGCCGTCAAGGAGCTTCTTTTTCTTATCCTCTTCAGACACTTCTTTCTTCGCGCCATCTGCGCCATCTGACTTAGGAGCTGAACCACCCTCTGACTTAGGAGCTGAATCACCCTCTGACTTGTCGCCCTCAGAGTCGCTGGATCCGATCTCTTTCTTAGCTAAGGTAAATAAGGGCTTAACCCAAAGTTCAGTTCTCTTTCCTATAGCGTATTCTCTAGTCTCTTCTTTGTTCATTAATGTGTTCCATTGAACCTCCTCGCTACCCCTACCACTATCACGGTCATAGCTCGGATCTTTAAGAAGCGTCTTCCCATTAAGATAATCATTCCATTTATCTATAAGAGCCTTCAATCTCGGTGTTTGAGAGATTTTCTTACCACCTCTGATCATAGCTTTGACCTTCTTGATAATCGCGTTCCTTCTCACTTTATTCGTTGAGTCATCCTTGTATTCGTTCTCAAGCCTCGCCAGCTCGGCTTTAGGATTTAAGTTTTGCGCTTCAAGTCGCTCTTGCTTCCTATCGCTTTTTCTGCCCTCTGCTTTCGGAGCTCTGTCCTGAGTTCTCTTGAGATCCCTCCCTCGTAGCTTCGCATCTTGTTGAGCTGCCGCAGAAATAACTCTCTTCAAAAGAGGATAAGAGTCAATAAGATTTGTTAAAGAAGCCCCCCCCACACTAGCAACACGATTATTGTGATGCGACTCTAGAGCCTCTGTGTATAACTCAACGGTGTCTGAGGCGTAAGGGGTCTGAGTAGCCCATTTGTGTGTAGCGAAAGCCCTCTGCCAATACTCTGAAGGCTGACTCGCAACACGAGATCCCCTCTCAGAAAGAAAAGCTACGCGAGCATTATGCTCCCTCTCCGCCTCCGCCATAGAAAGAAGGTAGTCACCCGTCACCTGACTGACCGCACCATGTGGAATCTCCGCAGAGATCTTAATCAAAGCCGTAATGTTCATGTCTCACCTCTATGTGGTTGATCGTTTATCATTCTCTGAATGTGAGAACATAAAGACTCTATTAAAGGAGGTAAGTTATGAGCTGTTTCTACTCAGAAGAACTACAGATGTGCTTATGCATCATCTATGAAATAATCGTGGCCTAGACCTATAGACGCTTTATCTTTCTTATATGAAAGAGTAACACCACAGACAGAAAGGATCAGAAGATGTCTAGAGTACTCTCCACATCAGTACAGATCATGGGCGGAGATGACACCCCGAGAGAGATTCAATCAACGCTCGGCATTCGCATCAACACAGTAAGAATGGTAGACGTTGATGACAACAGTAGACCAAGCTCTTTCTTATTAGACGGACTAGAGTTCAAAGGTTGGCTCGCCCCTTTCGGATCAGGATTTGGTCTTAGCCTTGTAGATGGGGATTTACCCGCAGAAATCGGGGCGTCTCACATCGCGAGCAAACTTAAAGAAGAGCGCATAAATGTTGAGGGTATCTTTGACATGAAAGACCCTTCAGATAAGAACCGCTTTCAGCGATGGGTGACAGGGAAGCTCGTAGGAAGCAACAGCTCACCCCAAGCCCCTAGCCCTCGTAATCCAGGACTAAAAGCTCGGCTAGACGCTATCCAAGCGCAAATGCCGAATGACCGCTTTATCAAGTCTCTACAAGATCATCTTAAGAGGCGAGGGGGACTCACCCAAAATCAAATCAATGCTATCACTAAGATTGAGAACAAACTTGCCAACCCTCAACCGATAGATCAGGCGACAATCGACAGGATCAACGCAGTTCTTTCTAAGATGAATCAAGGCAACTCTTTCCTAGAGAGTATCCGAGATCAAGTCGCCAACGGCAGATCTCTTTCCACGAAGCAACTCGAAGCACTCGCTAAGTTCGAGCAACCTAAGAAGTCTAGGACTCGTAGGACTCGTAGGACTCGACAAGATGGGGGTCAGTACGTCAATCTTAGTGAGTTCCACACTTGGGACTTGTATCATCAGCTCAACGCGCTCGCGGGTGGGCACGTCGCTAGGGCTTTGTACGGCGTTCCTGAAATGGGTAGTGATGAAGAAAGAATCTTCATTCTCTTGGCAGACGTAGCGAGCGCAAGCCATGCTCAGATGAACACCCTGACTCGTCTCTCGGCGCTGAGGAAGATTCTCCCTCATCTCAGGAAGCACCCTCTTCTTAAGAACCTCCCTGAAGACATCGCAAAAGACATTCTCAGAAAAGTCATCGTAGACGGACAGCCTTGGCGAGATGATGTCTCTATGCTCTAAGAGAAGTACCTTCTCATCAGAGCCTCGCCACCCGTAGACCAAACCTCATTGGGATCTTTCCCTCTGTAGTTGCACAGGTAAACACGACCGCCGAGCGCCGTCAACTTGGCCTTGAGCCAATCGGCTTTCTTACGTCCTGTCTCATCGTTATCGTAGGCGATGTAGATCGAGTTTCGGGGCGTAATGAAGCGAGAGATCATGTTGACTGAGTTGTTGTCCATACCCGCCCTGAGCGTAGAGATAACTGCATCAGAGTTAGGCACGACTTTCTCTAGGGCGATCATGTCAAAGATCCCCTCAACTACCCACAGATCGTAGCCCTCATAGAGAGTCTCAAAGGCTCTTGGAGCGCCTAGAAAGTAGGGATTCCACTGAGCCTGATCAGTCCGATACTGAAGGACTTTCTTATTGCCGTTATCGAGGTGTCGAGCTTCCATACCCAACAGCGCGCCTCTAGGTGAATAGATAGGTGTGATCAAGTTACCTTGAAGCCTACGTCCTGTGTAGCCAAAGTTAGCGATGAACCTCTCGCAAGGGCAAGACGACTTAGGGGAATCCCATGTGTAGAAAGAAACAGAGGAGTTCCGATCAACCCCCCTCTTCTTAAGGTACTTCTTGTGCTGAGAAGAGAGGGGATTGAAGCCTTGCTCAAGCCAAGAGGTCACACCGCCCATGAGGGTGCTGTCTCCTCTCCATTCTTTACTTTCTCAGCGAGGTTATAGCCCGACATATAGACTTCGCTGTCTTTATTCTGAGGCTCTTTACCCGCCATGTAATCAAGGTAGCCTTGAATCTTATCAATCGGGGCGGTAGGTGTGGGAGATCCTGTTCTCATCATAGCCATAGTGTTCTGAACCCTTTCATCACAAACAAATTTAGAAGTCTCGAAAAATGCAATCCAAAAGTCAACGCGCTCATCGTACCACTCGTCACAAGTGCCGTAAACTCCGCTGTTATGGTGACAGGAGGGCTTACCCTTTCGATCAAGAATATCGAGCAACTTAGACATAGTTTCCACAGCGTAAGTTACTCCCCTTAGCTTATTACATTCACGCCTTATAAGGCGCTTATTATCAGGGTCTTTCGCATCCCAACCTACATACCCTCTCTTCCTACGAAAGAGAGGGTATGAGTGCCGAGCGTGAATCTGAAAGATCCCACAAGCCTGACCTCGATCTCCCAATCTCGGGAAGGGGCGTAAGCGACTCTCCATCCAAGCAAGAGCGAAGTAGCGCACGTCGAGGCTTTCGCCTTCACTCTCCTTAAGAGAGAGCTTGTAGAGATTCTCAAGGAAACGACGGTTTCTCATAGGGCGACCCACATGAGTCCTGAAGGGCTTAAGGATCTCGATGCTTGACGCGGTAATCATGTGGTCAATAAAGCACTGCATTGAAATGGAAGATGCGAGGATAAATGAAAGCATTGGTCTTAGTCTCCGCTGATGTTGTAGTCTATAATCATACAGGCGATGAGGTATACAAACCCTGAGATAGTAGAGTCAAGGGAAGTCCAATCATCATCAAAGATACTCTGAGACACCTTGATCTGCTGAAGAGTCTTTCTAACGAGAGCCTTGATCTCTGACCGCCTCTCAGGATCATCTACTCTTTCCGCCACGAGCCTCTTAAGTGGAGTCATAGGGAAAGCCATCATCATCGCCGTAGAAAGAAGGAACTTATTCATGCCGTCATTCTTGACGAGAGTATCAAGCGACTCACCATAGACTTTCTTGTAGAGCGGTCTGAGCGTGTTACGGAAGCGGTCGAAGTTGTAACTCTGAAGAACGATGCTGACGTCTTCCCCTAAAGCGTCATTGACAAAGCGGAAGCCCGATTCCGTACCGTCGAGGTAGTCATAGAGCGCGATAGGCACTTTCCAACTCTTTGCCTCTCGGCGCTCAATCAAGAAGACCCACAGATCAGAGAGTCCATCGAGCTGAGAGAGATCAACCGTGTAGAAGCGCGTTCGAGTCCTGATAGGTCTAGTAGGGTCGTTCTCTAAGCGACTCTTAAAGCCCACTAAGTCCAACTCGCTTGTGATCTTCCGAAGCACACCCTTTGTAGGTTCAACGTCAGCTAGACAGCAAATCTGAAGACCCGAGATGCTGATGTTGTTATCGTGTGCTAGGCTCGACAGAAAGAGGTGTATCTCAGAGTCGTTCAAGAACCAACTCTTAGGCTCACTCGCCTCGCCTACCACTACCTCTGACAGATCACGTAAGACCCCATCCACATCAAGTGAGGTTTCAGGTTCGGGATCAGGTATCGAAACAGGTGCAGACTCAGGCTTAGAGAAGAGGGATTTGAGCGCATCTTGAGGCAAGCCGTACTCAAGACCCTTCTCATAGAGGGAGAGTGTCTCAGAGGCTTTATCAAGCCCCTGAGAGGATAGAAATTCTCTTGGAGAGAGGAGCTTTTGCTCTTCTAGCCTCTCAAGTGTTCGGATCAAGTCAGAAATATCCACTTGACATCCTTTCTTAGTAAAGATTAGCTGTTGAAGTCATTATCCCGAGGAGGACACCAACTCAATGCTTACATATACTAATGCAGAGCGCCCTAAGCTGAAAAAATGGCAGATAGGGGTGATAGCACTATCCTCTTTCTCCTTTAAGAAACCACAGAAAAAAGCACACTCAGCCCCTCTCAGAGTGATCAACACAAACAAGACCAAGAAGAGAGAAGAAAGAAGTGCTAAGGGAATCGACCTCAGCCTGAGACACAATGAGGTTAAGAAGATCTTCCTAAAGCACTGCTCTAAAATGTGCCTCGACAACAGGTGTGATCCTGAAGATGTTCTCCAAGAAGTCTACAAAGGAATCATCATCAGAAACAGTGGTAAATGCCCCTTTGATGAGAGCAAGTCTGCGTTCAGCACCTACGTCGTTATGGTCTCCAAGTGCGTCACTATCAACTACGTTAATAAGATTGGAAAGAAAACCTATGGCGAAGTCTATGGGAAAGAAGACACGATTGAGAATGAAGACCACAATATCGGAGGGTGCGAAGAGTCCTCTGCGGAAGACGTGATGTATTTCAGTGAGCTCAGGAATCTCCTTAAGAAAGAACAAGCAGAGATTTATGATGACCTGTTAGACGGCCATAAGATTAGCCACATATCTAGGCGAAGAAGCATCGACTCTCGTAAGGTAAACAAGTATATCAGTGAGATCAGAAAGATCCTCCAACCCTACATGGAAAGTGAAATGAGCCCATGCTGACTTTTATCTACTCCACCGTCAACGCTGGGAAGTCTGCTAACCTACTTATGAGAGCCCATTCCTGTTCAGAAAGAGGAATGAAGTTCCTTATCCTCGCACCTGACATAACAGAGAGCAGAGATGGAGTTGGTCAGGTTGCATCCCGAATCGGGTTCAAGCACGAAGCAGTACCTCTTTCTAAGAATTGCGACCCTCTTGAGATCGTCTTCAGGAAGCAACTGAAACAATCTACCACATATGACGTGATCTTCATTGATGAGTCTCAGTTCTTAACGAGAGAACAGGTAATGCAAGTCACTCGAATCACGGACAATCTGAGTATCCCTGTGTTCGCCTATGGACTTAGGACAGATTTCATGGGAAACCCGTTTGAGGGCGCTAGTTTCTTAATGGCTTGGTCAGACAAGATTGAGGAGATCGCTACCTTCGCTGTGGGCGGAGAGAAAGCCATCTTCAATCAGAAAGTGGGCGTAAACGGAGAGCGCGTCACTGAAGGTGAAGTGGTAGACGTGGGCTTCCACTACCTCCCTGTGACGCGCTCAGAGTTTGACCTCCAATCATATTGGAAGTCAGACCTCTCTTAGATTGAGCTACGGACGTTGAACGTAAACTGAATGTAGAGGAGAGGGAAGATCGGCTTGTAGTAAACCTCTACAAGCAACCCAGTTGGGTCTTCAGGATCGCGGTCAACAGAAAGACCTGTGTAAGAGTCAATAATCTGCTCTTTCACGAGATCCTTAAACATCATGTTCACGCGACCCTCCACTTGACCAACAACGCTAGGGAGGTACTTCTCGCCAATGTAACCATTAAGAAGGTTACGAGCGCGGAGGTGAACCTCATCTGCGATCTGAACTACCGTAGGAGTCTTAGAAAGAATAGAAGTTCCGTCAGTGGTAAGACCCTGACGCACGTTCAAGACTGCGCCCTGTTGCTGAAGAATCGTCACACCTGATGAAGCAGCCTTATTGGCGTCAACCGCATCAAGATTTCTCAAGAGCCCATTGAAGCCAACCACTGTGCGGTTCGTCCAAGGCGTAGCTACGTCGATGTTCGCTGAGGTAGTTACGAAAGCCAACGCAACTGCGAGGTAACGACCATCTACAATCACATTCTGAGACACGCCGTTGGTGTCCGTGAGAGTGAGGCTCACGATGTCAGGATAGATCAAGCGAACTCGACTATTTCTGACGTTCCTCGCGAGAGTAGATGCTTGCTCAGGTGAAGTCCCTGCGGGAACACCCAAGATCGCTGTGCGCTCAGAGCGGAATCTCAAGCTAGACTGAACATCACAGTGAACTGAGATGTCAGAAAGAAGCTCAGAAGAAGCTGGAATGAGAGGCACGATCACAGATGGAGAAACACCTACAGCGATCTCTCCCTCAACCTCGATGAGCGCCTGACTCATCTGAGCGACAGAAGGCTCAGCTTGACCCTCTTCAAGAGGGATCTGCTTGAGAGCGATGGTCTGCGCTCCGTTTAAGAAAGCAATGTACGCACCGAGAGAAAGTGGGTTGTCTACAGCAACAGGCCCGTAAGCAGAAACCACGTCAGAAAGACGATTGAAGATGCCTGTGTTGTAAACAGTCTTTCTGCGAGTCACATCCATGAAGTACGGAGTGCCGATAGAAGGCTCTTTACCATCCTTAAGATATGTCTCGATGATCGCTGTGTCTCCAACCTCTGTACCCACCGTGTTTGACACGATGAGGCTCACGCCTGTAATCGCGCTCACAGGGATGTTAGCGTTCGCCCTGATTGCACGAGAAACCTTGAAGCTCAGAGTTGAGTTGACGCCTGTAGGATAAGGCTGAGCGCCCACTCTAGGGAGAAGCGTGAAAGAGAAGCCTGTCACTGCGTCAACGTAAGTCTGACCGATCACGCCGTCTGCACCTGTTCCGTCATTAAGAACTGAGGTGTTCGCAGACCCCGATCCTGATGCGTTTGTAGAGGTTACGAAGAAGCCCTGATAAGCGTTCTCACCTACTTCGCCGTCACCTGAAACAACACCCAATCTCGTGGTGTGCCTGAGAAAAGCTGTAGCACTGCCGAAAGAAAGGATTGAAGAGATGCCTGTAGTAAGAGACTCGAAAGCAACGAAGCTCTCACCGATAGCGTTCTTCTCGATGTAAGAAATACCCTGAGATCCGAAGCCGCCTACGGGAAGAACACTCGTCATCACCGCGCCTACGCTCGCTGAGCTGTGTTGCATGACCGCAGAAGAAAGAGCGGTTGCTGAAACGAGAGTCGCCACTTCAGTCTGATCCCCAAACAAGCCGAGAAGATCATTAGCAGTACCCTCTAAGACTCTGATGTAGTCATCCTCAGTGTTGCCTGTAGCGACAATCCTGAGTCGATCACCTTCAATGACGACAGAGCCGAGAGCGCCGAGCGCAGTGTTAATCTGAGCCCATGCGGTACCAGCATCCGTCAAGCCGTCCTTGAACAAGTCTGTGTCAGTACCCGCGCCTGATGCTGAGAAAGTAACAGAGACAGTCTCACCTGATATATCGAGGTTAAGCGTATTATTCTGAGCGAACAGAGCATTCGTTCCGTCATAGAAAGTAATCTCAGGACTACCGTTCACAGCAGACTGAGCATTCCTACCTACTCTTAAGAGGAGAGAAGGACTCTCGACCACTGAACTACGCGCAGAAAGAACTTCTTCAAGCTCAAGACCTGACTCCGCCAACAGTGATCCGCCTGTTACCTCAAGACCAAGCTGAACAGGTGCAGTATAGTTTGCACCGACACGAGTTCTGTTTCTGAGGACGAGCCTATCCTTGAGCGCGTTAGAGTCAGCAGAAAGGTCGGTAGAAACGAAGCTCGCTACAGGGAGAATACCGAACTTAGTCTGAGCACCGCCAACGCCCGTGTCTGTGTCGATACCTGAGATCAGAGCAAAGTCGGTGTCGTCTCCTGTAGAAAGGAACTCGATGTAACCGCTCGTATCTCCCGCCTCAAGACCGTCAAGAGTAAAGACGAGGAAACCATCTTCTACAGATACGTTGAGGTCAACCGCCCCATTGAAGTTAGCAAGATCGTCAATCTGAGTCTCTATCTCTGTCGCCACATCACTTGCGTTGTCGTAAGCCTGAGCTGTGAGAGTGAGGTCATGCTGAGTCGCACCGTTAGCATCACCTACATAGTTAACTCTAAGGACGTTGTGCCTACCTGATGAGAGATCAACCGCGCCCATTGTGACCATTGAGTAGTATTTAGCGCCAACAGCGTTGAACGCAGTGTTGATCGCTAAAGCGAAGTCCGTTGCAGTGGCGTTAGCAACAGCGAGGAGGTTCACAGAAACGTCCACGTTGTCGATCTTTAAGAAGATGTCACCGCTGATCGCGTCATTACCCAAGTCAGCGTTGTCAGTCTCAGGTACATATGGGAGAGGGTTGCCCACATGATAAGTGAAGAGACTTGACCCTTGAGTGGAAGGCGAGCTGAGGTTGATTGTGTTCTCACCGTTGCTATCTACTGTAATCTTAAATTCGTCTGAGTTGCCCGAAATGAACGCGAAAGGCGCTGGGTTCGGAGCGACGAAGATAGAGGGAGTCGGATCGAAACTTCCGATCTGAACAGAAACGGTTTCTTCAACTGCCCTACCTGAACCGAGAGTCGCATCAGAGAGCGTCTCACTACCTGAAGGGAAGTTAAGACTGATGAGAGAGAGGTCAGAACCCTTACCCTCGAAAGAAACGCCGTAGAGAGGCAATCCTGAGCGCGAGAGGCTGTATGTACCGACGTTTGACCCACCGATAGAAGCCACTGTGACCTCATAGCCACCGCCTGCAATCTCAAACTCATCTTGGATGTTGTTGTAGTAGAAAGTAGCAAACACTTTTTGACCGAAAGGAACAGTCTCGCTGAGGGTGACTGTTGAGTCGGTGGGGTTAACTCTTACAACGTCTACAGGATCGTTTTCGAGCGCGTCTGAAATATTAGACCCAATGCGAACGATGACCTTTGTCGTGTTGCTTGTAGGAGTCCCCATCCCAGTACCGTCAGTAGGCTGATGAGGGAGCTTGAACACGTTCGGGAGAACGCGAGGAGGCACGACTGAGGTGTCAGAAACAGGAGTACACTCTGCTAAGAATATTCTCTCGTCTTTGAGGGTCGCAGTGATCTGATTTCTACCGAAAGAAACCTGACCGTTCTGAGTCGTACCCTCAGAGACAGATGCGAAAGTACCCCAATAAATCTTGTCGTCCTTGAGCACCCAACTGACACCCTCAATGAAGATCGAGTCTGCGCCACCGCCTTCAGGGATGAGAGACACTCGATTGACTGAGGTCACGTCCCTTGAAGGGATATAGTCGAAGTTGTCACGGAAAGAGTTGAAGAAGTAAGAAATAGCTACTGTCTGACCGACTCTAGGAGGCTGTGCGAGCGTTACCGCGCCTGTCGCGGGATCAAGTGATACAGGGATCACAGGCGCGCCGTCTACAGTTAATGTGACGTCGCTCACCTCAGAGGTAGTAATACCACCGTTAGTGCCGTCTACAATCGGAGCTTGGTCGGTGAAGAAAGTAGCGTTTCTAGCTGATCCGCGCTGACCCTCGAAAAGACCGACGACCTCATTTGCTGAGCCTGTCCCTACGAGGATAGACCCATCAGCAACGAGCTTAAGATTCGTCGATCCCTTGTGGTCAACGTATGAGCTCGCAACGAGAGTTCCGATGCTAGATGCGTTGATCTTTCCGAGGATCGCGTTGAGGTGATTCTCGCGAGTGGTGTTCTGAGGCTTAAGAGGAAGCTCAACCACACTCGCTGTTCCGTCAACGGTAATGATCAGAGTTCGTGTATTAACACCAACCTCCATAGATCCTGACGCGCCGAAGATATCTGATGTCTCAGCAGAGACTTGATCAGTAATATCTTCTGAATCCACGAAGGTATCAGTACGGTTAAAGAAATATGAAATACGAACGTCATCGCCCTCATTAGGGGCTTCAGAAAGAGTCACAAGACCATCTGCGCCCTTGATCGCGAGCACCACTACAGGAGAGCCGTTGATCGTAGCAGAAACAGATCCCGCTGACGTCGCTGTTGAGCCTGAGCCGTCTCCTGTGACGATAGGCCAATGGAGGGTTCTCACTACGTTAGTCTGACCGTCGAAAGCACCTAAGTTATAAGTGCCGTTCGGGTTCTGAGAAAGAGCAACGCGACCTGACGCATCCTCCTCAACTATTTCCTGATCAACGGTAGCACTCGACCCTCGAACGAGAGTGATCCCATTCTGAGCAAAAGTCTCAGTACCCGATCCGATAAGAAGGGGGAGTCTCCCCGAAAAGTTACTCTGAGGAGTAGGAGACTCAAATACTGTCTCCGTATATACTCCGGGTGGTGCGTATCCGCCACGAATAGCCATAGTCATTTCTCCTGTTTGTTAGTGGATGAGCTAGATTTCATATTGTCCATAGCAGTGACCCTGCTAGTGCGGAGTGTCTCTCCCATCTTAGGGAGAACTTCATAGGTTTGGTCAGGCATTCTTATAAGGTCATTTCCTGTGACCTTATAAGACTCGATGATGTCCCACTTGTCTCTCCGCCTCTTGTAAATCTGCTCCCATTTCTGACGAGCATCCTCACCGATCACTCGGTCATAGTCTAAATCGAAAGACTCAACCCCTGTGGCCTGAGCTTTCATCGACTGACCTACTTTTCCTGTGAAGCCCACAGAAGCAGAGACGCTGTTTTCAACGCGAGCTTGATCGCCACAGTCACACTTAAGAGTGCCTGTGCCTCTACGCACTCTCTTTCTCGACGAAAGGCCGCACGATCCGCATTGAAACTTCAAGATAGGCATAAAGAGTCCTCCTTCTATATTCTTATGCTTGAGATAGAATAACTATAAAAGACGCTGAACAAAGTCAGGGGAGCGATTTCCAAGACCCGTGACAGGACTCGTAATCGAAGTGAGCTCAATGCCCTGTTTAGAAATACTATGGATCGGCACAACGAGAGGGAAATGAATAAACCAATCTACCTGAAGAGAGAAACTTAAACTCGCCGTGTAGAAATAGTCATCCCCATTGTCGTCGTAGACCTCCTCAGACTCACCGCCTAAAGAAACATCAGAGAGCTCTAGCCCCAAGTTCGTGAGCTTAGGTCTGAGCTGAGCCCATAACCACACCGCAGTCTGATCCGCAATATCAGCCTGTGAATGAACGTCTCTTGTGATTAAGTCTATGTCCACACTCACATCCCATCGACCACCGTATTCGTGAGCAACCTGTTCTCTTTCTTCAGCTACGATGATCGCTACTTCATCACCTTTTCTTAAACGCCTCCCGAAAGAAATAACCACACCTTTGATGATCTTTCTGTACGCAACTGCGGGCTTCACTCTGAAAGGACCTTGTTGGGTGTTCTCCTCGGTATAAAGCGCCCTTAGACGCAACCCTCTACGCACTTCTTCCATCAGCGTGACCGCACTATCCTGTAAGACGTACTCAGACATCCCTAGAATACGGCCTGACGGCTCTTCTATAATCCTAAGAGAATCCTCTATAGGAGTGCCGTTAAGTGTGATCTCTGTAGGTGACGAGAACATTAAGTTGTCCTCTACTACGCGCCGATACCTTGTGTAGTAGACATCGAACTCTCTCGACGCGGGATCAACACCCTCAGCCTCGTGAACAGAAAGCACGTAGACTCCAGGCTCATCGGGCATCTGATGAGAATCCTCTCTAACCCAATCTACTGATCCCAAGTAATTCTTATCAGGAAGCCTCGCGAGGCTCACATAGCCTTCAACCGTACCTATAAAGTTGTCGGGAGAAAGAACCACGTTATTAGCACCCCCTGTCCTCACAACCATGCCGAACTGAGGACGCTCTTCAAAGCTGTACTTACCCTGTATATTCTGAGCGAAATCAGGGTAGCGTGGGTGATCAGACCAAAAGTCTCTCAGCTCCCGAATCACTCTGTCTCGGACAGCTAAAGTTAAATGGTGGAACATAACGTCTACTCCTCTTTAACGAACACAATAAGAGTGTCGTTGACCATCTGTACGGACACAGCACCCTTCAAGTGGAGATCAGAGACGTGTAGTCCATCTCGACTCTCTTGAACGACTTTGAGCCTCTGAAAGCCTATGCTTTCTTTCTTGTCTACACCCACTAAGATTACGGGATATGTCGGGTTTTTTTCTCTCATGCTAGACTCTCTTTCTTTTATAAGAAAGTCTAGCATAAATGTTTTATCCTAGAGCGATCTTCGTAGAAAGAACAAGCTCCTTAGAAACCCTGTATGGGTCAGCGTTCGCGTTGGGTCTTCTATCCTCGAAATAGCCCTTAGAATTCTGAACTGTCTCAAGAGGTATTCGGACGCTCGCGGTACGGTCAGACGCGCCCCACCTAAACTCGTCATAGCGACACGTCTCATGCTTACCCGTGAGGCGGATCTCGTAGCCGTCTCCATAGGCTTCAAGGTGACCTGTCAGTCGCCCTGACATGGTTTTAAGAATCTTCTCTATGTTCGAGAAGCCCACGCCGTCCTCTCTAGTGCTCGCAGTAGAGAAGTTAGTGTGCATACCCGCGCCATTCCAATCTCCGGGGACGGGCTTAGGGTCAAGGGTCGCAGAGAGATTGAACTCTTCCCCAACACGATATAAGAGCCATCTTGCGATCCACACATAGTCTGAAGAATCAACGATGTCTATGTGTGGACCTCCAACTTGGAACTCCCACTGACCGGGCATGACCTCAGCGTTCACACCTGTGATGGGGATGTCTGCTTTAAGACAAAGCTCAAGATGCTTTTCTACAAGAGCGCGTCCCGCCACCTCATCTGAGCCCACTCCGCAGTAGTAAGGTCCTTGAGCGGGTGGGAATCTTCTTTCTGAGGGAAAACCCACAGGCTTCGATCCCTCAAAAAGAGTATACTCTTGCTCAAAGCCTCCCCACGCCATCATTTCTCTATCGTAGACGCTCGTTAGCTGAGATCTGTAGTTAGAGGGGTGAGGAGTCACACCATCTGCGAGAAAGACTTCACAGAGGACGAGCACATTCTGATCTCCCCGAATAGGGTCGCTTACGACCTTTACAGGGCGTAAGACGCAATCAGAGTTGTCTCCCACAGCTTGCTCTGTGGACGAGCCGTCGAAAGACCAATCAGGGAATTGAGGGAGTCCGTTTACAGGAGGAAGAACCCTAGTCTTAGAACGAACTCTCGCGGTGGGCGAGCCTCCATCAATCCAAATATATTCTGCAATCACCATTGGCGCAGTCCTTTACGTTCGGGGGAAGAAAGAAACCACTGTACCATATATCCACTAAGATTTAATCCTAGCGGATGCAAATCATACGACTTGATCCAAGAGATGAGTGACCACCGCGCTCTTGATGTACTTGAAGCTCTTGGGTGTTAAGACTCCGCCGATCTCAAAGTACGTTTTAGATCTTTTCAGAGCCTCCATGAAATGATCTCTAATCGACTCTTTAGAAAGACCGTAGTTCTTTCTCAGATACTCTTCGGACTCAGACGCAATCTGCTGTAGAAAAGCCTTAACCTCTGAGCTGTGGTTCACATACCTCCGAGCCTCAGCTACTGACTTATTCTTTCTCCCGTATCCCTCCATATTCTTATGGTAAAGAATCTTGTCGTAGGCATGAGTCACCTCATGCTCAAGGATACCTAAGAACTCTCTTTTGAATTTAGCCTCGAAGTTTGAATATTTACGAGTCAAAGGGTGTGTCAGGTTCGCGGGGTAGTCCTTTATCCGAATGATGATGTGATGGTCATTAAAGATATATAGCCCACTACCTTCTCTATCTTTATCAATCTCAGCAGTGACATAGACACTCTCTTCACCGACACTAAGTTTGCCTACTAGAAAGTGAGGAAACCTAGAAGCCTCAGAGATATAAGACACACCCTTCTCTGTAGCTTTCTCGGCGCGTTTCTCAATCTGACCCCAAGCTTGGTCTGTAAGCTCTCTTAAAGGGCGCTTATCTATACGGATGGGGCGAGCCGCCGATTTGTCTTTGATCAAGTCCTTGCCCTCTTCAGAGAACGTCGGTGTGAGAACAGGCTTCTGACCCTCACTCTTAGCCTCCTCACTCCTCTTCTTGCGCGCCAACGTAGCCCTCTGTTCTTTCGTGAGATCGTGGGCTTTGTCTCTCGGCATACACTTGAGTGGGTTCTTTCCTCCATCCGTGACGCTTCTCCAACTCGGCTCACTAGAGATGGCACATGGGCCAACAATGTCTCCTGCCTCATAAGTCTTAGACTCCCCGTTTTCTTTCTCTACGGTGTGTTTGATCGGAGTGATCGCGATCCAATCACCCCATGTAGCTCGCTCATCGGGCTTACCCCCACCATGACCCGCAAACCAAGTGGAAAGACCGCCATGACCTGTATTCTTAAGTTTGGGGCCATCTCTCTGTGCTGATCGTAGATATCGGGAAGCTACCCTATATGGACTACTAGACCCTTTTTTGACCCCATAGCAGTTCTTATATGGTCTACAAGACGCTTTCTCTGAGAAGCCCATCTCGCCACAGATCTTGGACTCACAGTGCTCTTTATCCCACTTACGAGGCTTCTTGTACGAAGTATCTTTCCCCGAAGAGTTCTTTCTCAGAGAAGGGTTTCTGAGCATGGTATCTCTTGTCCTGAAATCTTTGTTCCTACCCTTGTTAGGCTTGAACCCAAATCTCCTATAAAACTTAGTCAAACGAGACACGGAGCTCGCGCCGAAGTCTGTTGAAGGAGAAAGAGATAACATAACACCATGATCATCAGCCCAAGAGATAATCTGAGACATGACCTCTGAACCCAAACCTTGCTTTCGATTTTCTGAGGGGATCTGAACTGTCATGATCCTGACGATAGGGGCGTGATATTCATCCCCGCTCGATAGGAAAGAAGTCCATAAAACAAGACCCTGATATCGTCTCTCTAAGTTATCTTCTAGTGTCTTTAGCGACTGCTCTAAAATAGACATATTACACGACCTCATTCACGAAGATGCCCACCGCTTTCTTCCAATTTCTAGGCTTGTACCTTTTAAGAGATTGAAAGAACTTCCTGTGGTTTAAGTAGCTTCTAATGTCACTGTTCTTAGGCTGAGGATTTCTCTCCCTAAAGTTAGTCACCTCATCTAAGAGACGAGAATAAAACTCAATGTCGTCGAGCGCATGGATCGAAATGAGACTAGGATCAAGACCCTCAGATCTGTACTGATTTCTGAGGGTCTTTTCTTTCTCCCTGTCGTGTTGCCGAAAAGTTCTGTCTCTACTTGAGGTAGGTAAACCCGCTTCAGAAACTCCCGCATTTAAAGCCATCTGTCTCTGAAAAGCATGGACAAGCTCATGTCGGGCAAAGTCCTCAATCTCTCTCAGCTCTTCCACACCTAAGTTTCTTTCCTCTGAGAACATGACCACGCCTATAATATGCTTTTTCTCTCTAGAAAGAGAAATCGAATCTTGACTCGGATCATAGAGCTTATAGTAAGCAGGACTCTTTTCAGAACTCTTAGACCCCTGTTCTACTTTCCCTACTAATGTGAGATCTCCAAGCTCCTCTGTATGAAGTACATTAGTCTTAATAGAATCCTGAATCTTGGCAAGTCTCTCATATAAAGGTCTTGCCGAAGCAGATATGAAAGGAGTCCGACCCTTGTAAAGACTCTTAAGGTCGGACATCAGACTGAAAAAGTCCCCCTCTAAATCACCAACGGAGCGCCTAAAATCTCTAGGGCTGTCCGAATAGCTTAAAGACTTCAGATCACGGATCTTCGCCTTCACCCTGTTAAGAGAAGATGGCTGTTTCAAGCCCCCTCTCCAAGACGATGTGAGCTCATCAAGAAAAAGCTCGGCGCGATCTAACAGCCTGATGTAGCGAACACCATTATCTCTCCTAAGCGAGTCAGAAGCGTCTTCTAAATCCTCAAAAGACTCGTTTAGGTCTGATATCAGATCCTTATTTAAGAAAGAACTCTCTTCTAGGAGATTCTGCTTGTTGACCCAATAGCTCGCAAACTTAGCCTGAAGCCTTTCAGTAACTTCTTCTACGAGGTGTCTTGGAGGTCTTATCAAGCCCGCACTTTTAGGTTCAGATGCTCTTACTCTCATCACACAACCTCATCCACGAAGATGCCCACCGCTTTCTTCCAATTTCTAGGCTTGTACCTTTTAAGAGATTGAAAGAACTGACTGCGGTCTAGGTGAGCGCGTATATCCCTGTTCTTAGGCTGAGGATTTCTCTTCCTAAAGTTAGTCACCTCATCTAAGAGACGGGAATAAAACTCAATATCATCGAGCGCATGAACAGAAATAAGACGAGGGTCTAGACCCTCAGATCTGTACTGATCCCTCATTGACTTCAGTAGCTCTTTCTTATCTTCAACATCATCCGAGTCAAAGATGTTAGGTTGCCTGAAAGTCTTGTCATATCTTGAGCGTGGGAGCCCTGTATCTCTGTATTCTCTAGGAGAAACATTCGGCTTACTTAAGTGGCGCTGAATAGCGATTTCTTTCTGCATGAGGTGAACTAACTCATGTCTCGCCACATCCTCTATCTTATCAAGCTCAAAAGCCCCCCAAGTGGTCTTCCCTGAATCGAAATAGAAAGTGATGATGTGTGCCGTATTACCGAAACCATAAGACCCTCCCGCCCTAAGAGGACTCTTAAACTCTACATTCACATAGAGAGGGTGAGAAAGAGATGGATCACTCAATCGCCACGAGTAGCCCGACCTTGAAACCTTACGTCTGTGTGAGTTCTTCTGAAAAGCCTCTTCGTACTTCTCTTTCGCGTAAGGATTGATCAGGCTCATGCCTGAGCCATTCGCGCCCTCAAAAAGATCTCTGAACAAGTCTGAAAGAGTCCTGATATCCTCTTTGTACAAGCTCACTTTTTCTAAGAGGTCTTGAGGGTTGAGCCTAGAAATGATCTCGTGCGCGTCTATGATCTTAGAGAGATCATCGCTGTCTGTAACTTTCCCACTGAGAGTGTTCAAGTAGTTCTTTCCGCTCTTGAGTTGGAAAGAAACATCGCTCAGAGACTCCTCACCTCTCTTAATACCTTTCGGAAGATAGGCGAAATCATCAGCAAAAGCCTCAAGGATGTCTAGGTCGTCTGAGCTGTAGGGGCTACTGTTTCTAGCTTCCATATCGAGTAGATACTCAGCGAGCGCGCCCTTAGCAATCTCGGTCAGCTCTTTGACGAGGTGTTGAGGTGGTCTAATCAACCCTGCTTTTCTTAAAGCAGATCCGTTGTTCGCGAATCCACTGTCGTAAGGGATAACACGCGCAGAACCGCTACCGCTGTCATGGACGTATCCCAAGTCGAGTCGGTTGGCGGGAGTCCTCCCGTTAGCCTCAGACTTATCGAGATTTCGGTACTTCAGATTGGGTGAATCAGGGGAAGGTCTACCTATGTTTCTTGCCGAGTCTCCATTGGGGAGCGCGCTGTGTGCGTCCGTTCCATCGGGATTGTCTGAACGACCGATGGGAGTACCTTGTGTCAGGCTTGAGAGCTGATCAGGTGGAGTGACTTCTCTATAGAAATCAGCCCTTCTTTCTAGCGAAGCAGTCTTACCTGTGTCTGCGATATGGTTGAGCCAAACACTCTCTAGGTCTGTGTTGAAGACAGAAATCTCTATGGGCTTAGAATAGCGCCATGTGGAGACAGTCGTTTTCTGCTCTGTAGTCCACTGAGAGTTCCCCCAACCAGGTTCTTGAGAATAGGTAGTCTCTACTTGATAGAAAGCGTTCCCTTTGAAAGTGACCTTTGGAGATCGGGAGTAGAAATCGACCTCAAGCTCTCCCGCTAGACCGATAATCTGAGGATCGACTTTAGACGAGGTGAGTCTATCGGCGATCCTCTTCATTTCTGTCGTGCTTACATTGAAAGGGGATACTGCGTAAGACCAAGGTACGTTACCATTCTTATTAAACCACGCAGACGTGAGAGACTTGATCTCACTCTCTACTTCGGCGTACCTGTTGAACGTAGAAATGTTGCTGAGAAGAGCGGTCTTGACGGCTTCCCTGAGATCAGGGTTATCGTGCTTAACAGTTACCGAAATATCATTAGGACTTGAGTACCAATCAGATGACGTTCTTCTCATGAGGTAGCTCTTTCTTAGTTAGAGAGACAAGCTCTAATATCAGCGAGCGCGTAGTGACTCCGAGGAACTTGGAGGAGCTGAAGAAGCTGAGGTCGATACTTAGGGTTCTCGTAAGCGAGCTTAACGACAGCAGTCTTAGCTACAAAGGCGTCCTCTCCAAGCTCGTCCTTAACTACTTCTACTTCTCTCTTAGCTTCCTCTCCCTTTTCTTTCTTAGCCTCAGAAACAGCTTTATCAAGGTTCTTCTTAACCTCAGCGTGGAAAGCCTCAGTCTGCTTTTTCATATCGGCCTGAAATGCTTTTAAGTCAAAGCCGTTCGGAGTGACAAACTGAGAAAGGTAGTCAATCTGATCAGCATCAATTGTTGAATAATACTCAATGATTTTCTGCTTGAGAGATTCAATGTCCTCTTCAGAAGCACTCTTAAACCAGCTCTTTAAACCTGACACACCTTTACTGCCCTTCCCCACTCCTTTCTGAGTTAAACCTCCAATACCCTCAGCGATACCTTTAACTCCTTTTAAAGCGATTGCACTAACACCCGCAACGGAGGTTACAGCCATTGCGACTGCTTGTGCTCCAGCCACCGCACCTCCTGCTGAAAGTCCGACTGCACTTCCAAATGCTTCTATGCCCATATCAGCAAAACTTGAGCTCGCTTCTGAAGCACCCTCAGCTTGAGCGTCATTAAGACCATTCTTCTTAAAAATGGAATGATGGGCTTTTTTTATCTTATTTCGACTCTCTTCCCCCCACTTACCAATCGCCTTTAATTTTGTTTGTAACTCTTCAGCACTCTCAGGAATAGATTCGGTGAGAGTTTTTCCCGCTTGACTAAGAGTATTACTACCCTTTTCATCTAGCTTACTCGCCTCCTCAAGAGCCATATCTATCGCGATACCTACGTCTTGAGAGCTGTCGAGAACTAACTGTCTCTTCACTTCAGCAGAAATCTCTGAAGCTAACTGAGCTCCGCCCTCTTTAAGAGCAGACACAGCTTTCTCCTCACCCTCAGTCAGTTGCTTTTGCTTGTTCCACTTTTCTGCAAGATCTGCGATAGCTTTCTTAGCTTGTTCATGGAGACTAGATGCCTCATCAAGCGCATAACCTATTGCAGTAGAAACGGCTAGTGATCCCTCCATAGCCTCAGAGATTTCGACCCTTTGGTTTTGCAAAGACCTCTCAAACTCAGATTGACTCTCAATAGGTACACCTATCGCAGTCTCTAGTTTAGACTTCTTTTTGTCTTTTTTGTTCTTGTTGTCTTTCTTATTCTTGTCGTCCTTCTTATTGCGCTTATCCGCTCTGTTCTGTTTTCTCTTCTCTCCCTTGTTACCCCTATTCTTAGTCTTCTTCGCCTTAGACCTACCTGCCTCTTTAAAGATGTCTCCCGTGAAGAAAGGAAGCACATAATCCCTGATCTCAGGGTTCGCATAAGCGAGCTTGATGACCCTCGAAATAAGATCTTCTTCTGAAGCTGTCCTGAGAGAGATCAGAGGGAGGATATCGCCTCTAGTTTCCTCGTTTTCGTAAGCAGTACGGATCAAGTATTCTCTAATGTTCATTGGGTTTGCCCTTTCTAAGCGCAAGTTTCTTTTCTTAACTTAACGACGAGATAAAAAAATTACTCAACCCTCTGTCTGAGGAGATAAAGGTTAGTCTCGTGAGCGTTCGCCATAGACATAATAAAGTCGTCCATCCCTAGAGTGAGAACGTCCATTTCTTTCAGCGCCTTATAGATATTCTTGAAGGCTACCTGTAGAGCTTCCTCCACAATCAGAGCGCGGAGAATAGGGTTGTCTTCAGCCTGAACCTCAGCGATAGGGAGAATCGTGTTCGCCATCAACTGTGCCTGATCTACAGGAGAGACAGCTCGACCTCCGTATGTACCCACGATCTTCTCAGCGAGCGTGTCGATCTCTTCGATAAGACTTTGGTAAATCCTCTCTAGTAAGAGATGATCTCCATACTGACTCTCACCCTTCACTTGCCAATGACTCGTCCAATGAGCCCAATGCGCGCCCCTCAATATGGCGAGCAGAACTTGGAGCGTAGAGAGGGCCATGTCTTTCTCAGAGGCTTTCTTTCTCCAACCCCCACCTAGCTCTTTGTAAGACTTACTAGCCCAACCGTTCGCATAGGCGCTAGGGTACTTCCTAAAGCCTTCTCCGCCACGAACAGGATTGATAATCTTATCACCCCTAGAAACAGGGTTCTTTCTATCGCCTTTAGCGAGGTCTATAATCTCGCCCCACAGCTTAGGGTCAGTAGGCATATTCTCAGCCCCCCTCTCTATGAAGTTAATGTGCTGAAAAGAGTCCACAGGGATTTGACGATACATCCTAGAAAGAATAGACCTCACGGCCTCTCTCTGCATCGCTTTCTTTCTTAGTTGCACTTTTCTCGATTTTTGGTTCTTCTGAGTCACGGTCGAACTCCCCCCACCTTCTAGGCGTTTATATCTTTTAGGGTTGTCTCTTCTCCTCTTACCTGAAAGGAGAAGCTTGGTCTTATTTCGGAGGTAGTACCTCTTGTTGTCTCTCTTCATCTGACCACGATCTCTACGTTTTTTCTTAACATAGTCGATCTTGTTCTTTCTGTTGAGAGTCCCCTTAGTATCTCTTTGCTTTCTTCTAGGTGGGCGCAAAGTGATCTTAGCTCTCCCCCGATGCTTCGGGTCAGCTATTCTTTCTTCTTGAGCCATCTTAGGTCTGCGAGCTAAGCCTGTGGTTTTATTAGCGTCCACATAGGGGTGTCCATATTGATCTCCAGGTATGCCTGAGCTTCTAGGGCGTTGATGAAGAGGCTTACCATCAGGCTGATTAGGTAGTGCGTTCGGATTCGGTGCTTTCCCGTAGTTAAGAGAAGCTCCTGAGCTGTCTGAAGGCGTGTTGGAAACAGGAGGCCCTGATCGGTACTCGTCACGCCCTTTCGGATGACCGCTAGGAAGGGGCAGAACTCTATCTCTTTGCGACTTACCATCCTCATAGTCTTGACGGCTAGGTTCGGGGGCAGAGGTGTCGTTATCGAGTCCGTCTTGACGACTCTTGCTAACCCAAGTCTGAACGCCCGCTAAGTCCTGTATAAGTTGCCTAGCAACACGGGTGTTAGAGTCCTCCGTGACAGCCTGATAGAACAAGCCAACAGCTTTGTCCCAAGACTTTCTCTTAAAGTGCTTGAGAGCCCTAAAGAAAGGACTACTGTTGATGTGTCTACGAACGGTGGAGTTGTTTTTTCTGAGAATGGGATTTCTGAAGTAGCGAGATCTGAACTCCTCAACCTCGTCTAAGAGTCTCGTATAAAACTCAACGTCATCAAGGGCATGGAAGTTAGCTAAGTTAGGGTCTAAGCCTAAGTCCTTGAGCTCCTGACGCACTTGACGCTCTTTTGACTTATTATGCTGAGTGATCTTAGTGTCTCTTCTCTTAAAGGGTAAGCCCCCTCTATCTGACAAGCCCTCTCTCTGCCCTATTTCTGACTGAACCGCGTGGACTAACTCATGCCTAACAGTGCCCTTCACCTGAGCCAAGTCATCTCGGCTGTAATCGGTCTTCTCAGGGATCATAATCTTGATGTGGTGAGCGGAGTTCCGAAAGCTGTGCGTACCGAGTACGTTTGAATCCATAAACTTAAAAGACAGGACTATGGGATAAACAAATTCAGGGTGAGTGATTCTCGCCTCCACACCCAAGTCTATGTGGGTGTGGGAGGTCTTAAGATACTCTCGGGGAAACCGACTTTGAGCGAGCTCAAACATATCCTTATCTTGATAAGGATATGACTCTTTCTTTTCCTTCAGATTTTTAGACACATATAGAAGGCATAAAGAGAGCTTCATAACATCTATCTTGTTATCCCTAAGAACCTTGAGCGACTTATCTGAATTTGAAAGAGTTTCGAGGTCATTCCAACTAAGAATCTTCTCAAAGAGAGTAAGTGCAAGGTTAGCGTCGTCTCTTATGTTCTTATTTTTATAAGTGTTTTTCTTAGTGTCTGCGATGACTATTCGGAGTACGTCATGATAGTCATGAAGGAGATCTTCGAGAAGCTCGAATAGCTCTTCCATGTCTTCGTTTTCAAAGTCTTTAAGATACTCCGAAATCTCTTTCGCCATGCCTTCAAGGTCTTCGATCTCCTCTTCGCTCACTATAGAACTAAAAATTTTAGTGAGAACGTGATCAGCTAACACACCCTGAGCTATTTCAGCCACTATTCTAAAAAGCTCGGGAGGAGGCTTCATTAAGCCTGCTTCTTTGTCTGAGAACCTTGCCATAAGAACCTACCTAAAGCGCAGTTAAGGAAATGTAGAAAGTAACCTTAAGAAAGAAACTCGCTTACACCTTCAGGAGTAACTACGACGTAAGACCCGAAGTTCTGCACAAACCCCTCTCTCTCGTACTCCAAGAGAGCGCGGAAGTAGTTACTTGGTAACTCTCCTCTAGTGATGACAACCTCACCATCATCAATCATCTTTTCTGAGATGATGTCAGCGATCTCCTGAAAGAAAGCACCCGAAGCGCCCGCCACCCTAACCTCAGAGTTAATATTCCTCGCCGCTTCGGGGGCGGGGTTATACTTAGAGGCGATGTCTACAGTCTCACGATCACTGTGAGGGAGGCGTTGACGGTAGAAATCAGCACCCATCGTGATGAGAGCGTAGTTAGTCTTATCTAGGTGTCTCTCGATCTTAGCGAGGGTGTCGGGGATCGTGAGAAAGGTATCTCCACAGAGACGGTAGACTTCTTCGATAGCGGGCGAGTCTTGAAGCGCCTTAACCATCTGATCTACTGCTATTCTTAGACGGTAAGCCTCAACCCTTGCGTCAGAGACGCCACCCGCCAAAATTGACCAAGATGCTTGGCTCGATGCTTTCTTATCTCTCATTGTCTTTCTCCTACTTTGAGTGTCTGAGAAAGACTGAGTATCAAGAGAGTATTAAGCCCCGACCCCTTTCTTGATTACCTTCACTACGCCGTCGCTCTCGACTTCCATGATCGCCTCAAGAATCTCAGGATGACCCTTATAAAGCTCAAGGGCGAGAGACGCTCTCTTACGCCAGTGTGGAGACATATCCCAATCAATCCCTACAGGTAGACTCTTAACCTTACTATTGTCCTCGCCTACTGTGACTGCTCCCTGAGTAGGCTGAACCTCACCCTCAACAGCAGAAAGGATCTGCTGTGCTTCTTTCTCTTGCTCGTCTGCAAGAGAAATCTCAGGCTCAGAAGCCTCCTCCTCAACAACAAATTCTTCTACGTCATCGTCGAGTAAGTCTGAAAGCTCGATGTCTTCTTCAGCGGAGGGCTCTTTAACAGGCTTCTCAGAAGCAAGAGCCTCTCTCTGTAGGTTCTCAAGGCGAGAAATCTCAGAACTCGCTTGTGATCCATCAGAAATCACAGTCTTTTGCTTAGAAGCTGTCTTAATCTTGATCTTCCCTACTGACTCAGCACCCTGAGACTCAGCGAGTCCTCCATCAGATGTTTCCGCGCTTGAAGCTGAGTTAATGGTAGCGCCACTCTTAGTCTCAACCTTAGAGACTGCGATCATGTCATCGTCCTGAGACTCTACGACCAAAGGGAACTTCTTTGTTGTGGGCTCAATCTTATCCGAAATCGTGACGTCATTCTTAGAAGAGGTCTTAGAAGAGGTCTTAGAGACTTCTGCGACAGCACGCTCCTCGTCATAGACAGTCTCGATCTTCATAACTTTCTTAGCTGGTGCGGGGGCGGTGATTTCTTTCTCAACAGGAGCTGAAGCAGTCCCATCTGAGAGCTTGAGCCAACCGCGCTTGATTCCCGCCTTAAGCTCAGGCATCGGAGTCTCCTTGCCTGAAAACTTAAGGGTGTAGCCATCGAACTCTACGAGATCGCCTTTGGTGAGGTTGCGCTCAAGACGACCTAAGTGAACGGTGGTCTGTGCCTCCAAAGTCTGATAGTTTCCTCTAACGAACTCCATTGTTTCCTCCAATGTGTCATGGTTTAGTGTCAGTTATACCCTTACCATAAGAGTTTTATAAATAAACATAGGGTGAGGGGACACAAACATGGAATCCTCACTCAAGTACAGTACCGAAAGGATAAGAGTTACCATGAAAAACGTCTATTACTTCGCATACGGAACGAACCTCGAAGAACACTCTATGAAAGATAGATATCCCTCAGCAGAAATCTTCAAGTTCGGTGTTCTTAAAGGGTTCAAGCTCAAGTTCAAGAACGGAGTGAGCTCAGTAGAAGAAAGAGAGCGATCCGACTATGTTGAAGGACTCATTTACACCATCAACGAAAACGATATTGAAGATCCCTTGAAAGGGTCAACCCGATGTGAGGTAGACGTGATTACGGACTGCGGAAACACAGTGCGCGCTATCCTCTTCTTCGCCAAGAAGAAAGAAGAGTCTCGACCCTCTGAAGAATACCTCTCAAGGATGCTTAAGAAATACGGAGACTATGGGTTCAATAAGAGGCACTTGGAGAGCGCGTTTCTTTCGGCAGATAGTTAACGGTCGAGTAATATCACCATATCTTTGGATTTATACACCCTAGAAAGAGACTTCCACACACGACGGGCGTGTTCTGATGTAGTTGCGTTGTCACTTGGGTTGCAATAGTTAGGGATGAAGAGAAAAGGCTTCCCATTTGTCCGACTATTTAAGGTGTGTCGAGCTAGTCTTAAATACCCTTCCAAGCCACACTTTTTTCCCCAAAAGTCTTTACTTAGCTTGGAGTACACGACTTCAACCACATAAACCTCCCCATTAGAGTTTGATAGAGAAGGGTTCGCGTCGATCAGTTGAAGCATTTCGTCTGCACAGTAATACTCAGAAATACTCTCACGATCTAATAGATAAACGGTAGCCTCAAACTCACCCACTTCTTTTCCGTCTATTGAGTATGCCTCAATCAGAGTCGTGGGTTCGCCCCACTCAAACCCCGTTGTTTCTTTGAAAGTGACTCCTGAGCACTGCCTCAGATAAGCATTCGCAACTCTTTGTATTAGGTTCATATCTACTCTCCATTCCTAGCTTATCTTGATCATATCAGATTCAATTCTCTTAGTTGACTGAAACCATTTCACAGAACCTGACTTCGTTTCTAAGAGAAACCTACGAGGGATCTTCACCTGATATACTTCTCTCCCCCTGTCACGAGCTAATCCAAAAGCATCACTCGCGTCAGAGGTGAAGAACATCCCCTCACGGATAAACCTCTCTTTCTCGAAACCTCTCGGTTGCGCCGTGTAGAGCGTGAGAGTCTTAGTAGTTCGAGTCGAGTTCGGCTCAAGAATCTCACTAACGAGGTTCTGATAGTCTTTCATCTCCTCCTGTGAAGAAAAATCCTGAAACTCCTCTAGGATGTCTCCAATACTCTTATCACCTAAGTGCGTGAAAGAAGCCTCTCCCACGTACACAGAGAGCGCCCAAGAGTACCCACCCTGACCCTCGTTATATATATCTTCAGAAAGACTAGAAACAGCCACCTCAATAGGTGATCCATTCCAATGAGGGATGCGCCTTTTGGCTGAGTCTGCTTTTCTCTCCAAAAACTCCATGTCAGATAGAATCCAACCGCTTACTCTGATCACCTCATCGTCTAGCTCTTCTTGAGAAAGAAAATCACCCCTAGCGTCAAGGATTATGAAGTTGAGAATAGAGGTGATGTCTTTATTGTTTCTTAACCTCATCAGAAACGCTTCCCCATGCCATAGACCAATCCCCAAACGATCTCTCCATCAGAGTTATAGGGGGATGTGGTCAGACCTATGAAAGCCGAGCTCCTGTCGCCCATGAGAAACTTAAAGCGCGACGCTCCTACAGGAAAGAAAAGACCTTCTAAAGCGATGGTTCTCCCTATAGATAGTCCTATGTCCATGCCGAAAGTATCCGTTTCAGAGACATCAATCTTAAAGAGTTGATAACTCCCCCCTAACATGAAAGAAGGAGGGGTCAAAGTCTCTTCAATCAAACCCTCGCCATTCACTTTCCTATTAGGAGAAAGAGGAAGGTTAAACACAGACCAAAGACTGAAGCTCTCAGAAAGAGAATATCCTAGTACGACAGTAGCTGAGGAGGTCGGCACAGGGAGAGATCCCTTTCCATACCAACCGATAACCATCTGCGTAGTGCCGAAGGTCAGCTCCCAAGGTCTAGAAGTCTTAGTAGGCTCAGGGCAGACCTCTTGAGCGTGAGCTAAAGGGGCTGTCATCAAGAGAAGTAACGTGATCAGTCTGTTCATAGTTGTTATCCTTTCTAGTGTCGTTCTTAATGAACGAATAGAAAGACAAAAAATATTGTTTACCTACGAGTTCTTCTCATGCCATTTCTCCTTACAAGGTAATTATAGATAACACCTAACGGAGACCATAAATGATCTAAAGAAACCCGAGAAACGAAAAAAGCCCCGTCTCCATCAGGAAACGAGGCTTCTTTCTGATCACCTCTAAGCCCACTAAAAGCGAGCTGAGTTACAAGCTATTTCTTAAAGATTAGCGAGTAACGGTGAGGCGAGCAAGACCGCGTGGGTTGTACGCGCCGATACCCAAATTCTCAAAGACTGAGAAACCGATGGTGCGAGCCTTCGGATCGTCAGCAGAAAGAACAGTAAGCTCAGTACGGACAGGGATGCGTCCGAACATCTCAGGCTCACAGCAGACGTACACAGTGCCGACAGGAACTAGACGGCTAGTGATGATCTGTGCGCCCCAAAGAGTAGCCTGAAGACCAGTCTTAAGGAGCGCTGCTTGGCTCTCGATGTCGAGAATGTCGCGACCAAACTTACGGATGTCAGCGTAGTCACGAGCGTTCATGAAGACGCGAGAGACACGGAGGTCGTGACGCTCGATAAGAGCGTATGCGTCAGCGAGAACAGCACCGTTAAGAGGAGCGATGACAGGAATGTCAGCGTTAGTCTGACCAGGGAGACTGTCGAAGCCTTGAGTCGCAACCGCGTCGAGGATAGCGAATACACGCTCGTCCTCAGCCGCCTGAATCTGAGCGCGAGCCAAGTCTTGAGCCCTCTCGATCAGATCGAAGCGACGCTCCTTGATCTGAGTGAGTGGGATCTCAGGGTTTGATGCGATCTCGAAAAGAGGGAAGATCACACGACGTGGCTTGGTGATAGCGAGGATGTTCTCGCCCTCTTCACCTACCACGAACGCGGTCACGTCAGGGTCTTTGTCGTAGATCGGAAGCGCACCATCAGGAAGTTGCTCTACGAGGAAAGTCTTACGACCAACGCTCGTATAGTCACGACGGAGACGGAGAGGTTGTGTCATTGAAGCGGCTAGCTTCGCACGACCTTGTGGGGTCTTAATGTAGTCAGCAATGATCTTTTGCTTTACTGCGTTATCGACGTTGTTACTCATTGTAGACTCCTTTCTATCAGATGCGTTGGTCGTAGACTAACTCATCAGAGTTTGAGTCAGGAACAATTTTAAGAATACCGATGGTAAGAGCAGTCGCCTTCGAGACAGCACCTGCGATGGTGACGTCAGCGTCAGTCACATCTGCGTTGCTACTAGAAGTCAAGTAACCATTGATAGAAGCACAGAGAGTCTCACCTACAGAATAAGTGAGATCAACACCAGCGTTAGCGAGATCGCCCTTAGTCTCATAGAGCTTGTTGCCATAAGTACCTTGCGCTGAAACGTAAGGACCTCTGTTCGATGCAACACCAGGCTGATTCTCAAAAGCATTTCCAACAGCGTTGTTGATAAATACACCGAGAACAGCAGTAGCGTTAAGAACGCCACCGTGAGTGTTGTCGCCTGAGTTATCGGCAAAAGCGATAGAACCACTAAGTACACCGCGAACTACGCCATCAAGAAGACCTGATGCCTCAGTTGCATTTGTTGCGTTCGTAGGGGGGTTAGTCTGAGTGAAAGCACTCGCAGAAAGCTGACCGACGGTGTTACGAACACCGACGTGCAAAATTCTGAGAGCAGAGCTTGCTTCAGTAAACCCACCACTAGCTTGTCCAAGTAGAGCCATAGTATTTCTCCTAGAAGCTCATACTCTCTGTTTTCAAGAGAGTAGTGTGTTAATAAAGATAGGGGCGGGAAACCCAACCCCCCGAAAGGTTCAATAATAAAGCAGAGAGATATAAAGGAACTAAAGTACCCTTATTTCTTTCTTAACCGAAGTACTTGCTGACGTCGGGAGCTGACTCCCAAAGCTTAGAAAGCTCGTCAGAAGCAGAGCTTGCTTCACGGCTGATGTTACCGAGTGTCTTAACAGACGCTTGGCGAGCCTGAGTCTGAGGGCGGAAAGAAGCTGATTTCTGAGTAGTAGCGGTAGCCTCCTCTTCAGACGCCTCCTCCTCAGATGCCTCTTCATCAGCGGCTTGGAAGATACGAGCGAGCTTAGGATCGACATCGACATTATCTGAAGCCATGTGAAGACCCATTACGTCCTCAGCCATGTCCTCAGCCATATCCTCAGCCATATCCTCAGCCATCATGGTTGCCTCGTGATCCTCAGCCATCATGGTTGCCTCGTGATCCTCAGCCATATGATGCATCGCCATTTCTTCTTCAGCAGTCATGTCGAATTGGCTAGGATCATTCTGATCAGCCATCATCATCTCTGCTTCCATCTCAGCGAGCATCTCATTAAGCATTGCTTGCTCTTCAGAAGCTAGACGCATCTCATCGAAATGAGCTTTCTTCTTCTTAGGAACACGTTGACCTTCAACATTGTGCTTGTAAGGGCGAGGTCTTGCCTTCTGACCCTGTGGGTTTGACTTTGAAGGCCAACGCTCAGGGTTGTTCACATAGTAGGTGTGGTTGTAACTAGCCTTTGATCCAGGCTCTTGCAACAATTCTTTGCGAGCTTTAGTCTTAGGTCGTTTACCCTTCTGACCACTGCGATTCCAATTCCAAATAGCCTTTCTATCTTCATCAGAAAGATAGTCTTGCCAATCGGGATTAGCCTTACCGTAATCCTTAATGCCCTTACCGCGACGACCCCAAGCCTCTTTGTCCTCAGCCATCATGTCCATCTCAGCCATGATCTCTGCGAACTCTTCATCAGAAAGAATATCCTCAGCCATCAACTCGTCGTTGGCTTTTTTCTCTTTTTTTCCTTCTGATTGAGGAACACCCCAAAAGAGATGTTTGTACTTCTGATAGTACTCTTTGTTGTGCTCTTGCTTGTCCTCATCAGTCCAACCCGTAGTTCCGGGAGAAGAGCGGTACTGACCTCTCATCTTGGAGTCCATATACTCAAATTTGTCTAGAGTTTTTCCGTAGGGCTCTTGCGTGTGAGGAGATTTAAGTTTGCCTGGATCCGTGAATGACTTCCATCCATCTTCTTTCTTGCCCCAAGCACCTTTAGCAACGATGTTCATCTCAGCCATGATCTCAGCCATGCGGTCTGCATCGCCCATGTGAGAAGCCTCGTGCATCATCTCAGCGAGAATGGCCATGTCCTCTGACATCATTTCTGAGGCGAGTTTCTTAGTAGGACCTTCGCCCTCTTCCTCGTCGAGAACCTCAACGCTCTCGTCGTCGCCCTCATGACCTGTCTCTTGCTGAACTACGTCCTCTGCCATGCGACGCATTTTAGAAGCGAGACGGGCGTTAGCCGCTTTGAGCATGGCGATTTCTTCAGCCATGTCTTCTTCAGCCATCATCTCAGCCATGACGTTATCTACGCCCTCGTCATCACCCTCGTAGCCTGTAGCCTCTTGCATCGCATCCTCTCCAAGAAAGTCTGAAGCGATACGCTGGATCTTGGCATTGATCTGACGTGATGGGAGATCCATGTAACGAAGGGCAAGATCCTCGATCTCATCCTGTGATGCAGTCCTACCGAGACGGCTCTCAGCAATCTCGATGCACTTAGAAGCCTTGCGCTCCATAGCCTTGCGGAGATTCTGCTCGTAGAGGTCAGAAGTCTCCTCATAGTCTGAAATGATGTCCTCAGTAGCTGCGGGATGATCTGCTTCCCAACTGTATGAAGCGGGGGCAGGTCCTGAGCGGTAAGGACCTTCGTGAACGCCCTCGCCAAATTCTGAGTCGATGCCATAAGCGTCAACTGAGGGCTGTGCTTGTGATGCGGGATGACCGAAGCTCTCGAAGCCCTGATCATCATAACCTGGTAGGCTAGAAGTGTTAGCCCTACGGAAACTATTCCTAGACATAGGATTTCCTTTCTGCATGAAGGGCTTACCGCCCATGAACGAATGTGATAAGCTTGGAAAGTCTTACCAAGCGAAGTGAGTCTTTGCGAGTTAACTTTGAACCATGACACTCCTCAGCGTCAGAGATAAAGCTAGCCACTTTATTATACCTGTCTGCTGAGTCTATTTGACTAGCAATACGGTACAGGTAAGAAGGTAGGTAGACGTCGAAACGATCATTGACGAGTCTGATGTTATCGACTGCCTCTTTCTTAGAGGAGGCGATCTTCACAGCGGTGTCAAGAGCTGAGAAATAGAGATTCTTTCTCTTTATCTTTCTCTTACTCTTGCCCTCTTTAATGATTGTATCGTCAGCGGTAGTAGGGTCGCCTGTTGCGGGTACATTAACCGCTTTCTGAGCGAGCTCCTCTTTGATCTCCTTTTCGAGCTTCTTTCTCATGCGACCAACGAGAGCTTCAGTCACTACGCCCTCAAGTTGATCGAGAATAGAATCAGGAGTCTCTTCTTTCTTAGTGGATTCACCCTCTTCATCGCCCTCGCCATCTCCGAAGTCGAAAGGACCTGCGAGATGGGATGAAGCAGACTTGCTCAACCACTGCGGAGGAACTTGATTAAGTTTTTCCTCTTGTGGGTTGGCGTCAGCGGAAGGGATTTCAAGAGTATTCCTAGCGACCGCGCCCTTAAAGGCAGGTATGGCAACCCAAGAAGCCTCAATGAAGGTTACGCCACCTGTTTCCCCCGTAGTCTCATGACCACAAAGCTCGGCAACACGGTGCTTGTTTCCATTCTCATCGAAGAAAACATTACCCTTCTCATACTTAACGTGTCGGCACATCTGAGGCTCATCAGCCGCGACGTGACCGCACTTGGTGCAGATGGTGAAATCGACAGAACAACCCATCGACATACCGTTCATTTCACCCGATAAGATTTGTCTAACGAGATCTTCGTGCTTTCTATCTGTGGCTACAAGAATATCCACATAGATAGATTCACCAATATCTCGCATAACAGCATCAATGATACGCCCTTTAGAGAGCTCTTCAACTTGAACGTGTTCAACAAAGTTATGCGCCCCCACAAACGTCTTATAAGACTTCTTAATAACGCCCCTAGACCAACAGTCGAGGTTGTTATTGATGTACTTATCTGTCTCGGAGGTGACTCGATAGTCTGCATACTTTCTGTTAATATTCTGACCCTCTTCCTCAACTGAACCTGTCTTTACATTAGGGACAGAAACAGCGTCTACGGAGCACACAATCGTAGAGTGTGTGAGTAGAAACCGATCAGGAGTGAAGGGCTCGCCTAAAAGCTCTTCTGCTTTCTTCTTAAGGCTCGAATCGAGGCGCTTTTGACCCGAAGCGACTCGAATACGATCCCACTCAAGACCATGAAGCTGAGGTGTAACTACCTGTGCTCTAGCGTACTTTGAAAATGCCATGATTAACCCCTCCTGTCCTTTCTTTCCCTGAGATATCGACTAGCCACTTTCTTAGAAGAAGGGCCTGAAGACACAGGAACGACGCCTCTACCTCCGGGGATGGAGTCAGGCGTGTTCGCTAGGTTTTGATAATCACCTGATGTGTCCAAAACTAAGTCCTCTACAGGATAGCGAGATACGCCGTGTGGGAACTGAACATCGACCATGCCGATGGCGGGGAAAATCTGAACAACGACCCCTGATTTATCAGGTTTACCTAAGAAATACGGGTAAACCCTCATTCCGATCTCGAAACGACGAGCTCGCTGTTGATAATCAACATAAGATGTTGCAAGTCTCTGCATAGAAGAAACTCCTTGGAGGTCACTACTTAAGCAACCCCTTATAAAAGGTTTATTAGAAGAGAATTTGCGCGCTATTTTCTGAGCCGAGAAAGATTTCATGCGCGAGGTCATTCTCCTAGATAGATAATGCGACCCAAAAGACTTCTGCGAGGCTAATCTGAAGCTCCTACTGCTGTAGTTCGTGTTGATTTCTTCCTCGATCTTCTCAAGCAGACCAATAAGCTGATCTTGATCCCTACGCGGAGAGTCTAGAAGCTCCATGATCTTCCGCGCCCTATACTTATTAGGATCGCCCGCGAACGCCGAGTCTTCATTGTAGCCCTCAATGTACTCACTAAGATTAAGAGATCTTAAGTTGGCTTCTCGCATAGACGCAAAGAGAGATGCGATCATATCCTCGTCTTTTTCGAGGAGCGCCTTCGCAAGAGCTTTCTTGTTCGACTTTAACCACCCCTTGAACTTGGTTTCTTTCCTATCTTCTTTCTTGTCTTTAGAAAGACCCCCTCTTCCCCCATAGCCCTTTTCGTCTTCTGACACGATAGAGTACATATCCATAGAAACCGTAGTCACATAGTCCCTCAGAATATTCCTCATTTCAGGTGGCATGGGCATGGGGCAATCTGCGACAGGGACTTTCTGACCCGCCGAATCACCGTTCATTGGGATGTCAGGGCAATACTGAGGGTCTAACAGCTCTGTAATCTCGCCGAAAGGACCACTGTCTCCACCTACGGCGCGCACAAAGTCTTCATCCGAAAGAGACTCCATGAACTGCCTCTTGTGTGACCTTACCTCTTCAGGGGAAAGGCCGTTGTTTTCCCTCGAAAGATCAGAAACAACCATCATCGCATCTTGGCTGTTCATCTGCTTGGCGTATTCTAAGAAAAAAGGGTCTACTTTAGAGCGTCCTTGAGGAATCTCCGCGTCGCCCTCCATGAGCATGGAGACATACGCCCCCTCTAGAGCCGACTCATACTTGAGCCTCCGCGCTTTCCTCTGATTCTTAGAAAGAGACTTATCTGTGTCGAGCTCAGACAACTTCTGTGAATAGAAGCTGAAAGCATCTTGTCTGCGCTGAGCGTCTGAACCCTCTTCACCTCTTAGTCTGTCTACGGTGAAAGAAAGATTCTCTCCATATAAGCCCTCGTTCTCAGAATATTGTATCTTCGCATAGCTGTCTCTTGACACATTGATGAACTGAGAGTTGGGAGGCATCCCATAATCGAAGTCGTTGAGAAAGTTAGCCTCCATCACAGCAGCCGCCATCGCCTGACCGAGCTCCCCACCCTTCATGTCAGAAAGAGGTCTGTTAAAGAGATCCTCTACGTCTTTCTTAAGGTCTTGGAGAACCTCTTGAGTGGACTTATCAGAGGTGAAAGTATTAGTGAGACGATCAGCAGAGGCTTTGTACCCCTCCTCGAAATCTTCGAGGTCTTCTTCAGGCAAGCCCCCTAAGAGGTCGATGAGATCTGAAAGCTTCCCCATAGACTTACTGCCTTTCAGAGCACTGTCTCTAGGGAGAGTGTCTCTGAGCTTAGAGGTGAACTCCTCTCTAGTCTCTTGAGCTTCTTTCTGATCCTCCTCAGACTGTTCTTCTGAAGCTGAATCTCTATTCGCCTTGTACAGCTCATGAAAGAACTTGAGGTTGTCGTCTTTATCTATCGCTTTGCGCCCTCGGTCAGACTTGCCAAGAAGGAAGTTAATCGCGTCCCCTTTCTTAGTCTCCTCAAGCTCTTTCTCTGACGAGATCCCCTCAACATCATCTGTGAGGTCAGGAAACATCTTATCTAGGTCGAGCCCATCAACAAAGCCGATCAACTCACCCATTCTCTTAGAGAGAACATCTCTCGTCTCCTCTGTCGCCTCTTTGTCTCTCTGTGCTTGGATCTCACTGAGTTTTCCCTCAAGCTCTGCTTTCAGATCATCATCAGCTACCTCTATCTGTGACTTGACGTCCTGTATTTGGTAGTCAAGTTCAGGAATCTCAATCTTAGAGACAGAAGAAAGACCCGCGAGATCTCCCGCCTTGAAGTCTTTATCGAGAGTCATCTCCGCGAGAACTTGAAGGAAACGCTCTCGATCAATCTCTTTGCTTCCTTTCTGAAGAAGAGAAATGAAGTTACGTGGGTCATCTTCAAATTGTCTCTTTAGACCTATCCTGACCGCCTTGAGCCGACGCTGTTCTGCTTTCTGCGCCTTCTGTTTCTTAGCAGACTCGGATTTGTGGTGGTTATCCACCCTTTTGCGTACTTCAGAGTGAGCGGAAGCGTACTCCCTCGAATCGGGGTCTGCGTTATAGGCTGTGTAGAAAGTGACCTTATTCCCCGCCTCTGAATCAAAGCGTGGGTTCTTATCTTTCTTAAGCTTGTCTACAATACTATCCTTTATGGGATCTTTTTTTTTTTGCTTCTCTTGAGCCATCCTCAGAGCGAACCTCAGCGCAACTCTCTTAGCCACTCTTTTGTGGTTCATCGAGAGGTCACGATCTCCCCCCGCACCCCCACCTAAGTTTTCTAGGTCAGGGTCATCAAATTTAACTCTCTTTCGAGAGAGGTCTTTGCGAGTGGGTTTTTTCTTAGGCTTAGGCTTTACGAGCCTTTCTACCTCGCGCTCTTCTTTCTCAAAGCTAGAAAGAGTGGCTAGTCTCATGTGTTTGCAGACATCAGGCGCTCTTAAGCTCGCCATCTTTCTTACATCGAAGCACAGAGGAGTGTATTCTTTCCTCATGACCCTCAGCTCTTGGCTGACCTCACCGCAAGTGGGGTGGTATTTCTTAGTGTCTTTCGAGTCGATCCACCGAGCCTGTAGATCGCGCATAATCTGAGCTTTTCCCTCTAGGTAGTCCTCATACTCGAACTTCTTATCTAGTGAGGTAGCCTCTTCATAGAGAGCCTCTATAGTAAGAAAGTGCTTTCTAATACAGTCAGGGCATCTCTTTCGAGGGCTGTTGAGATGATCCTCTAAGAGCGCAGACTGCTTACAAATTTCTCTGAGATTGAAGAGAGGGTTCATCACAGGGAGGATGCCCATCTTCTCTTCTTTCTTATTTGCGTATCTCATACTAACTACCTCTTTATCTGTGGGCTTTACTTTACTCACAGATAAAGAGGTTATCAGAGGAGAGTATTATTAGAATCTACCGCCCTCTTCTGTGGGCTTCTCATAACTAAGACCTAAGTTCTCCGCGATCTTCTCAATGACCTCTGAGTTTTCAGCGATCATGCGCCCCGCCTCACCGTAGATGCCTCTCAACACCTCGTTAAACTGAGAGTCGTTCATCGTCCACATATCTCTTTCTAGCTTTCTCTTAGTAGACTCAGGATCTACGTTCAAGAGCTCCAAGATGATGTCGATGTCAATAGACCCCTTTTGATAAAGGTTAAAGAGGCTGTCGAAGGTGTCTTGATTATCTCTCAGACCTAAACGAGTGAAGCTCAGAGTAGGGTGTACCACGACTTCTTCTCCATCCTCGTCCTCTTCAACGAAGCCCATTCTTTTACACATAGGCTTTAGAATGTTCTCCTCGACCATTTCTTGAAGAACCTCGCGCATAAGCATATACCGTGTATTGATCACTTCTAGATTAACCCTATCCCCCGCATAGCTAGACTCACCACTTAAGAGAGACTCCGTAACTCCCAATCCCGCATACATCTGACGGTCAGTCATGTCGTACTCGCCGTTCAAGTCCAAAAGGCGCTGATCAGAACCCATTTCTTCCCATGAAATCTGAAAGTTAGCGATGATCGAGTAATCAGGGTCTTGAAGCGCGAGATCGACTTGTTCTCTTAACGCCTCAACATCGTTCATGTCCATGTCTTCAGCATAGACAAGACGAATGGGGGTCATGTGGCGAGAGGCTATTGAAGTTTGCGCCTGTCTTAGTTTATCTCTGTAGACCAAAATCCTCAAGCACCTCTCAAGCATTGAGTGACCTCTCGGCTCGTATTGAGATTTCTTCCTCGCCATGTAGTAGCAGAAAGAACCTAGCTCCGCATTGGTGTTGAGGGGAATATTCTTACCGTCGCGAATCGCATTAACCACATCTTCGGGCATAGAGTCTGCTATACGCATCGCTTCAGGGTCTTGCATAGCCGATCTTTCCACGACATCCCTAGTCTTAGAGTCAGGGACTAGAGAAATGATCTTCTCGTTCGTGAAAGGAAAAGACTCCATATGAACTTGCTCTGGTGGCAATATTCTGATCGCAGTCCACCCTTTGTAATTCTTCTTCATCCAACGATAAGCCCTATCGTCGGCATCCTCTCTACGATCATACCTGACTTGAGCCTCACCCTCTTGGGTAATCTCGTTAGTCCGAGTATGAGTTATATCTTTCGGCATATCGGGGTTGTTATCTTCACAGAAAACAAAGACTTCCCCTAGAAGATTGTACTCATGTAAGATCTCTATGAGTCGATGAAGCAAGCCCACTCGCTTCGCCCATTTCTCACAGAAACGGAGGGAAGCCATCGCCATGTCTCTGTTCTTCGCTCTAGGTATGCCCAAGCGAATCTTAGAGAGAGGGAGCTCTGTGTGGAGGTCTACAGCCTGACCCACGAAAGGGTCAGTGCGATAGAAGAATCTGAAATAGTTCCTCTGCTCGTCTTGGCTTTGAGGAAGCTCAAGGAAATCGGTAGACAGCTCGGGCGAATAAAAGTTACCGCCCGACCCCATCTGAGTACCTGATGTAGTCATAGCAACTTTCACGCGAGACTTCATTTCAGAAGCAGTCAGTGACCGAGATGTCGCCCTTGATCTAGGCAGTATCTTTCCGACCTCTTTTGGCTCTTCTTCACTCATACTTCTCCCTCTCTTTATCTTTCTTAACGACCATCATAGCACACTGTTTAAGCAGTCTAACTTGGTCAGGGTTGCCCTTGAAAAAACCTACCCAACTACCGCCAACTCTAAAATAGAGTTCTGAGATAAAATCTATCATCTCGTCAGGTGCGTTTTTCTTCCCGAAACTTAACTCCAGTATTCTACCGAGAACCCTATGGTCTGCTGTCTTTCTTTCTCTTGGGAGCATACGTCACCTCTTCTTCCCTACAATTCTATTTCTTAAGCTGTGTCGATCACTTCGACTAGGAGAGGGAGATCTGCGCCTCGCATCCGAACCGCCTCTTAATCGAGGTGATCCCGCGAAGCCTTTACCCCCATGTAAAACAGTACCCCCTATTGATGATCTACCCGAACCGCCCGCAAAGTATTTCTGCTTACCCACTTGCTTAGAAGCGAGCCAAACCATACGAGTGAGCGCGTCCGACATATCATCGTGCTTGCCCTGAACTTGAGGCGCTTCTACTGTGACGATGTGCTTACTCTGAACCTTCGCTTGAAGCTCCAAGAGCTCCTGAATGTAAGGCTCATGTCCGTTCTCTTCAGGGTGAAGGTCATCATACAGCCTGAGCCTCTCATCCCACATCATATCCTTAAAATTCTGAAAGATTTGAGAGGTGAGTTGCTTTGTCATTTGAACGGACTTCATTTGACCTAAACCGCGCTTGGCGAGGGCTTGCTCAAGAGGTATGCCCGCCCATTGGTCAAAGATTCCCTCGACTATGTAGAACTTCTTAGTGAGAGAAAGAATCCAATCAGCGACATCATCAAAGTCTAGCCTTTCTTTCTCAGCGTAGTCTCCTTCTCCCGCCTTTATCTGAACTACAAGATCAACAACAATATCGTCCTCTTCTAAGTGACCAATAGCCACCGCCGTTCCGTCACCTACGAGCGCGAGGTCAATGCCCATGAAATGAGGCTGTCGAGCTGGCGCTTTCTGACGCGCTCTAAGCTTAGGGTCAACGCAAGCAAAAAGGTCTTCAGACTTCTCGATCCAACCTCTCGTTCTGTCTGTAAACTCACCACCATACTCCGTAAAGAAAACAGCGGCGTTCTTAAGATAGTGTTTCTCGAACTCTTCAGCGGGGACAGTGGGATTGACCTCCCATGTAGGCGCTTGAACTGCGAGGATGTTCTCACTCGCTCGACCACCTCTCATACCAATCTGAAAGAGGCTGTAGAAAAGACCCTGTTTACCTAGCGGAGAAGAGATCAGAATAATTCGACCCTCAACCTCACCTATAGGCACAGTGGGGTTGTTGGGGTCTTTAGCTGAGTATGCTGAGGTCGAAGGCACAACCGCGTTATAGACCTCTTCCGCGCCCGACTGACCCGACTCTGTGAAGTGAGCCACCTCATCAAGAATAACGCAGATATTACCCGCACCACGCAAGCCCTTCGCCACGCACGATCTGAATGTGACCTTGAGTGTAGCTTTCGCGTTAGAGTTCTCTATGTAACGACCGTATTTATCTACGTCATTGGGCGTCTGAAAGCGAGCGTAAGAAAGAGTGTTGTTCGCGGTGTATGGACCGAAGAAAGAGCAGTTTCTATAGTGTCCTGACACCTCTTGGTAGAGAAGACCCGCTTGGTCTTTGTCAGTCGCCACAGAGATAATCTGAATGTTGTTACTTGCGGGCAACCCGTAGTATTTCTGAGGGTCGCCTTTCTTGATCAACTTATACGTCTCATAAGCAGCGATACACGCAGAAATCGTGGTGTTGTGGTTTGTGAAGGCGTTCCCCACAAACATCGAGCCGTCAGGTACGTTGAGGTCATAAACAGGACTCCTCGACCTCTCAACAGAAACGATCTCGTCAAAGTAATACCCTGAGTCTAGGATCAAGTTAATCTTAGACTTGAGGTGATCAGAAACCTTATCCGAAGAGGCCACTCTGTGAAGGAGTGTCAGCGTGGGGGACGTTGAAGACACCAATTTGCTAGATAAGCCCTTTCCCCTTAAGAAAGACCCGAACCCTTTTGGCGAGCAACTTTGGTCTTTAAGACCGTAGCCCAATCGTCTACTGAGCTTGTTAGCTCGCTCTTTCTTTTTTCTAGAAATGAACCCAATGTCGTCAAGAAACCTACGATAAGATTGAGTTCCCTTGAGAGACACCACACCCTCCTCAAACCCCGAATACCTCCTACCAAATCGACGAGATGTGAAAACTCCCATGTTCATCAAGAGAATCTGAGCTTCTTTGAGTATGAGAGGAGAGGCTGAAGACAAGGAAATCTCACGCCCGCCCTTATCGGCAATATGACCATCTGTCTCGAAAAGACCCCGAAAGAAAGCGCATTGGACAGAGTAAGGGCTCTCTAGGATCGCGAAAGGGATTGTCTTAGTCTTGTAAACTACATCAACTCCCCAACCCAATCGCTGAAGAAAAGTCCTGATCTCTTTGCTGTATGTGTTCACTCTGTAAACACTACCCTCTCCCTCGATAACAGACACTTTTCCAAATAGAGAAACCATCTTTGAGACGAGGTAGTTCTTAAAGTCCTCACAACCTGTGGTGACGCCCACCTTCTTCCCACTAGTCCAACCGCCGTCACCCACTAAAATACCGAGCATCTCCCCCCAATCCTCATCAAGATAGTCAGGGAGCTTGCTCTTCACAGAGAGGTCTTCCTTGTACTCTGAAAGAGGCACGTAATGCTCAGGGAAAAGACCTCTACTCTTGTTAAGACAAGCGAGATCACCCACCTGTATGTCTTCAAGGTACTTCCAAGATATGTTGTATTCCTTGTCGAGAACTTTAATCCTGTGGTTGGGCGTACCCTCTAACTCAAACCCCGAGTAGGTCATGATCTTCTTAGTCTCTTTGACGCCTCCGTTATAGAAGAAAGCCGTTTGCGCTGTAGCCCCTCCCTCTTGAAGAACTTGAACAGAGAGAGGCTGATATTCGGGCGCACCATGAGAAGCGTCTCCTAGTGAGTCGAGCCTCTTCATCCCACCAGGCGTGGGGATCAGAGTATCACCTGTGACACACTTACCTGAGCGCCTTCCGATTGAAAGTATCATCTCTCGGCGCTGTTTTCCGGGGATAACCTCTCCGACGTTACAACGACCCTCGTCGTAGAGTTTCTTAAGGTACGTCTTTTCTGTGTGTACCTCAATGTTCTCTCTACGCCAATCAGAAATCTCAAAGGTATTTACATCATCGAGTTCAAGCCCATAGTGTACTTTCAGAATGACCCTCTGCACAGGAAAGAGCTTCATCTTCAAGCCCCAAGGAGACTCAACAAACTCGATGATGTCTACGTTCTTCGTAGACTGTTTCCCCGCTCTCGCTGAGGCAGATATTGCTAATGATGAAAAAGACATTCTTAGCTCTCACCTTTCTCCATCTTCGCTTTGGCGTCTGCTATCCAATCTTGGTCATCCACTAAGCGCCCGAACTCCGCAAATACGCTCTCTGACATCTCAGGTCGAACTCCTGCTGTGTCACAAGCCTGTCTGAAAGTCTCAGCGATGTGCGTGAAGATAATCTTGAAAGCAGAGGATTCGAGATCTACGCCTGTTGAAGCGAGGACTTCTTTCTTCTTAAGCCATGTATCTCCAACAGCTTTGAGAGCTTGAACGCGCCTCATACTTATCTGAGAGGTGGATTCCCCTTTTCTTTCTGCCTCCAAGCGTTCAAAGTAGAGACTCGCCGACTCCTCTGCGATCCCCGCGATCACCTTCGTCAGAATATCAGGGGATTCAGGAGTAGACTTGGCTACAGATACGATCTCGTCTTTATCGAGAACGTCCTTCTTTCTACTCTTAATCGCGGAAATGACCGCGTTCGAGGTCGTCGAAGATCCTGTAGTGGGCGGTGTGGATGCGCTCTGAGGAGATGAGACTCCGGGAGAGCCATACATGACGTAGGGCTCTCCTGTGTTCGGATTGAACTTAATCGTATCTGTATTTCTGAGGTCTGAGGGCTTACGCCATACGGACTTCCCCACTTCATCTGTTACCTGAACGCGAGTAGCCCCTTTAGGAATTAAGTCTTTCATATAACCTCCGAGATTTGTTTAGATACTAGAAATAGGTTTCACACTCCTACTCTTTCCTAACACAGTACCAACCGCGCTGTCGTCTACTGCGGGGTCGTAGATGGTATTTCCGTCTGTATCTTCAATGGTAAAGGGAGGTGCGCCGTTGAGGATAAGATAAGAATAACTGATCACAGTCAAGATTACGTTATCGTTGGGGAACGAGGGAGCTACCTCAATCCTTGTATTGTCAGCCTGAGAAACAGAGGCAGAAATGCCCAAGTTGAGGTCGTTGAGTGCTTCGCTCAGCTCAGAAGCTAAATCGACCACCGCTCCCACGCCGTTTCCTATGGCTTGCCCGAAGTGATCACCCGCCTTAAGAGAAGGTAACATATCCTTCATCTCAATGTCATGCGCGTAGGCTTGAATCTCATCGAAGTTATAGTAGGGAGGTGGGTTAGCGGTACGCTGATTGAAGTAGTCAGTCGTGTTAACCTTAATCACCAAAGAGGGGAGGTTTCGAGGCTCTAATAGACCGAACGCGCCTGTGCCTCTTTGGGTAGAAATGAGCTGTGTCTCGAAGCCCTGACGAATCGCCACAGGGTTGCCTGACTCGCCCTTAGAGGGGTCTGACGCTCTCTGATGGTGCGCTACGAGGAGCTTAAAACGAGCAGAAGCCGTTTCTTTCTTAACATACATGGGTAAGGTCATGTCAGCCCTCCTTAAATCTCAAAGCCACCGAAGAGAACATCCCCGACCTTCTCAAGTGAAGGCGCGTCGGAGAAATCAACACTGTGGTCTTGTTGAAGATTAAACTCTGAAGCATCGTAATCATTCACAAAGAGAGATGCTGTCCTCTCCGAGTCTGAGGCGTCGGCGAGGCGGATCATCTCTGCTTGGTACTGACCCTTGTTCTCAACAATCTCCTCAGCAGAAGCGACGATCATCTTATTGTATTTCTGACAAGTACCGCCCGAGTTGAACACACAGCTCCCACACTTGGCAGACTTTAAGAGTGTAGGCACTTGATTAGCTCTATGAATAAGCGCGCCCTTGTCACACCCATCCATGCCCTCAGTCATGTATGCGTCTGCATCTACATAGGCGTGTCCCGAAACACCCTCATGCGCCTCTCGGAGAGAAGCGATACGACTCTGATGATCTTGGAGAATACTCTGAGAGAACCGAGTAGAAAGAAGCACGTCGATCTCTCCTCCCGCTGATCCCTCAGACATCTTTTGACGTAGCCAAGTAGCGACCTTATCCCCTTGAACCTCAAAAGCAGTCTTAGTCGGTAAAGAAGCCCTCTTAGAAATATGAGCCTCATAACGATGACCCTTGAAATCTTCTTTCTTGGCTTTCACACCTTCAGAAGCGAGCCTGTGTAGGGCTCTGTACCTCTCCTCTCCATTAAGAGAGAGTGCTTTCTCAGCGTCCTCAGCGGAGATAAGTCCGTTAGAAACATACTTGCTCACGCTTGAAGCAATCTTCTTTCCTTCAGAGACTTCATTCGCGACTACTTTTGCCTTTGGCATCTTGTCCCGAGCAGTAATGACGTGAGCAGTCTCATGCCCCTTGTACGTCTGAGTCTGAGAGGGCTTCGCAAGGTAAGCAAACACAGACGCTACCTTATCTTCAGGGGTCTTCTTTCCCTTGATCGCCTGAGCTACCTCCTCGTAAGAAACTAGACCACTCTCTACCATCCTAGCGATCTTAGTCTGAGCTAGTTTGCTCCTCTGTGCGAGGTTGCGCGCTTCTCGATCCTCTATCTCAGCGTGAGGGTCAACACTTGACTTCTTGCTGAGGTAGTGAGCCTCTGTCGAACCCATGTACTTCTGAACTTGAGAGGGGCGAGAAAGGAACTCATACACCGCGTTAAGCTTGTCCTGTGGAGATCTCGCTTTCTTAGTGACTTTCTCCACCTCAGAAATCGTAACGAGCCCTTGCTGTATGAGCTTCGCTACCTTCTCCTGACACTTCTTAGCCACTCGAACCGAGTCAACCTCAGAGACAGTCTGAACCTTTTCTGTGGGGTCGAGCTGTGACTTATAGGGAGTGTGAGCCTTCACCTCTCGGCCTAGACCTTGGTAGTCCGAAGACTGAACAGGCTTAGAGGCGATCTCGTAAAGGCGCTCAATCTTCTGTGTCGCGGTGCGCTCACTCTGAACGATGTCCTCTACGATTTCTGACTCCACCATGCCCCGAGAAACGAGCTGAGACGCGATTCTAGAGAGCCTCTGCTCCTCCTTAGAATAAGCCCTCTCTGTAGGAGACTCGATGTAAGGGTTGTCTATTATAAACTCATCGAGAGCTTTCTTAGCGTGACCTAAAGAAAGACCCTCCGTCACATCGGGTTGGATCTGAAACCAAGTTGAAGGCTGACCCGCGCTCTCAATACGACCTTCCATCACATCAATGAAAGCCTGACGGAGCATATTCTTGTAGCTAGAGCCTGAAGTCTTAGAGATCCCGTAGACCTCTAGTTTCGGCATGAGCGTGTTGTAGGCTTGTTTCCAAGAAATGTCTTTCTCTGAAGCTACGACTTTCATACCTAAGAACCTGTCGAAAGCACAGTCCTCTTTCTCAGAGATGATATACATCGAAGAAGCGCACCTCTTATTGATGACCTCATCCCACCGTCCATTGAAGAGGCCGGGGAAGGAGGCTTCCTTAATGTACACTTTCCCATGCAAGCCATACTCTTGACTCAGCTCCCTCATCATGTCGAGGGGAAGGGAATCGAGGTGGTCAGGAGAATCCCCATAGGCAACTTTCCTAGAGGCGTTCTCTTTCTGACGGCGGTAGGCGTCACCCGGTAGCTTCGACTGCTCCTTAGAGTAAGAGTTTTGATACTTATCGTGCGCTCTCTGCTTGTTAGGGATGATCTCAAGACCTGTTGTAGAGCCGTCAGCCCACGAGTCTTGAAGCGTCTTCATCTGATTCGCTTGAGGGTGATCAAAGCGACCTTCAGAGAAATGCTCTAGCACGTCATCGTAGCTTCTCATACCCTCCAAGTCCTCTTCAGCTTGAGAGGCAAGCCAAGAATGGTCTACGAGAGGGATGAGTTGCTGAGAGGCATCCTTAGTGAAATCTGAGAGGTCGAGGTCTACATCCACCTCAACCCCTTCGGGCAAATCTGAGGAGAGAGGGTTTTCAGACGGAATCATCCCACTAGGGAGCACCGAGAGCCCTTTTGTCTCAGGGAGGCGAGCTTTCTCGGACACGCCCCCATTATACTCAGTGTCAAACTGAAAGCCATCAAGCATATAGTTTGAACCATGTGTTAGGGTGTAGCCCCCATTAGGTAAGTTACTCTTACTCATTTGATCACCTCGCTAAGTATCTGTCAGCGACCCTACGCGCTGAGAAAGAATGGGTTGTACTAGCAGTCTTTGATCTAGGCTCAGCGAAGCTTCTTTCGGTCGGGCCTGTGTTATCCTTGTCCTTCTTTTTCTTCTTCGCCTTCTCCACCATCTTCTTAGACTGAACTTTGCTAACTAAGCCTGTCATGTCTTCCTGTTGCTCAGCCCACTCTTCGGGATCTTCCTTGATACCCTCGATCTCTCTGAGAACGTCCTCAACTAGCTTAGTCTGAGCATCTAACCAATGATCCGCATTGATCTCATCATAGATCGTGTCAGAAATGGCTGATAGGGCTTCTACTATATTCATGAACTGACGGCGCATCGCCTTGATTTCCATGATGTAGCCTCGACCCCCGAGCGCGCCATCGGGGGAGATGTCCCTACTCTTAATCTTAGCAAAGACTGCGTAAGCTGTCATCGCGTGACCTAGCGACATGAGAGTGGACTTGAGGACGCAAGCGATCTGCTTACTGCATTTCTTGTTCAATCTATGAGACGGGTCCATCTTTCTTTCTGAAGGCGCGTGTTGATTCCAAGCCCATGCGTTAGAATCGTCACCGTGATCCTTGATGAACCTAACTTCACCCGCTGTCTTAATACGACCTTCGGGCTTAATCTGTTTCTTATGGAGATCCTGAGACATAAGAATCCTCTTTATAGTAGGGGCTGAGCGTTTTAACTCTGCCTCAACTATAAAGAGGATATTAGTCTGTATCTTAGTTCCTTACCTTACGTTCGGTTCTTACCTTACGTTTGGTTCTTATCGAAGTTTCTTGTTCTCCTACGTCTAGACGGACTTGAGCTAGACGGTTTTGAGCTAGACGGACTTGAGCTAGACGGACTTGAGCTAGACGGTTTTGAGCTAGACGGTTTTGAGCTAGACGGACTTTGAGTCTGAGGCGTCCGATCACTAAGACCACGACCTCTTTGCCCTCGTCTCTTTTTCTCCACACTCTTAGGTTTATCTCCTAAGCCATACATATCAAGGAGCTTCTTAGGCACTTTATCCTGATTTTCTATGACGTACTTCTTCAGGTATTTCTTAAGTACTTTCTTCTCAGGATCGAACTTTCGCCACATATCATCGCGCCTATTGTTTTTAGTTCGGTTCTTACCCTTCTTAGGTCCTTTGTACTCACCGCCCTCATAGTTTCTTACTTTTTCATTGTACCATTTCTGATACGCCTTATCCTTACCTGTGCTCTTACCACCCCACTGACCATAATCACTATGGGTGTTATAGCACTCGCCGAACACATCCCCATTATTCTTAATCATCTCTTCCATGTAGTCGTTCCAAGAACCATCATTCCAATCCTTAAACTTCATGAAGGAGTCACAGTTCTTCTTTCTAGGGTTTTTTAATTTCCTAGAAAGCGTCTTTCTGTGCGCTCTCGCGACTTTGATGCTAAGAATACCTCGAACCTCGCCCCTGATCTGAGGGTTCTCGTAGGCGAGCTTGAGAAGACCCAACCTCTCTTCACCTAGCTGATTTCTCAGACTCGCCTTCTTGTCTCCACCGCCCCTCTGATGTGTCTTTCCAAAAGGACGTGGGACAGTAGACCTAGAGCCTTTACCATTCTTAGGTTTCTGTTCCTTAGAGTCATAGAATTTCTTACGGTATTCGACCATGTATTTCTTTCTCTCAGGAGAGCCGTTCTTTCCTGCGTCGGCAGACCCGTGTTCATGGTGCTTCTGATAGCAACTTCCGTCGCCACTACCAACTCCGCCGACTTGATGAGGGAAAGAACAAGACCCTGAAGGGTTATTAAGTTTATCTTTCCTACTAGAGCTAGGTCTATTGCCACTACTACCATGACCTACAGGTTTTTCATCTTTCCAAGCAAGTCGTTCTCCTGTCATTTTCTCGAACGCAAAGTCCTCGTCAGAATAAACGTCCTCAGCGAAGAGGTCATCTTCAAAGTCATACCGTCTGTTCATGCCTACCTTCTTTCTCAGGCTATTGTTAGAACAGCTTTAATATAAAGAACCTAGTGACCCACCCAAATCGGTCGCCCAAAACCGAGCATCTCAACAAAATCTGAGAAATAGTTATCTGCCTGAGTGCTCCTAATAGGAAAGTAAGTCTTTAGTGGATTTATCCGCACCTAGAGGTATCTACGGAAAGGAACACTCAGGTATGCGAAAAGCTGTCATGATAGATACGTCTGTACTCATCCATGAACCGACCTCTTTCTTAGAGTTCGTTGACGAGTACGAAGTCTTGATCCCGATCTATGTCATCATGGAACTCGACTTACTCAAGGATAAGAAAGTCCAAGTCTCCCACCTCGCGAGAAGGTCAAGTTCTCTCATTCTCTCTGAAGTGGATAAAGGGGGGGTAAAGATCGTCTCGCACACAGACGAACTCGACTTCGAGTCTCTTCAGAAAGCTGTAGAGGTCAGATATGTCGATCTCCTCATCTTGAAAACCGCTGAGAAATACAACCACGATTATGAGCAATTCTTATTACTCACGAAAGACGTAAACTTGAGGATATTATCTGAGTGCGCGGGCATAGACTCAGAGGACTACATCAACACAAAAACCTCAGAGCGCGTTCTTTCTGAGACAACCATCGAGGTGAGCCCGAGCATTGGGCTCAGGGCAAAGATGGCTAAGTCTTATTGGGAGGGCGCGGTGCGCCTCAACGAAGAAGAGATTGAAGAGCTTGGCCTGTTCAATAATCAGTACGTCACACTCACTGATCAGAAGCAGTCTAACCACCTCTTCCACTACAAAGACTACACTCTCTTCCCTATTAAGAAGAAGGAGGTGAGGGCAGGTAGAATCAAGCCCCGAAACCTTGAACAGACGATTGCCCTTGATCTCCTACTTAATCAAGAGATCAAGCTCGTCGCGCTCTTAGGGAAAGCGGGTACAGGAAAGACCTTCCTGACCCTCGCGTCGGCGCTCTTTCAGGCATCTACCTATCAGAGAATCTTACTCTCCAAGCCTGTTGTGGATGTCGGAAAAGGCATTGGTTTCTTACCAGGCTCTGTAGGTGAGAAACTAGAGCCTTGGATGCAGTCTTTCTTCGACAACCTTGATCAGATTAACCCTTATTGGGAAGTCGGGTCGAACGAGGAAGAAAGAGAGAGCTATTTCGAGAAAAACCACATCGAGATTCAGCCGATCAACTCAATCCGAGGGCGCTCTCTTAAAGACGCTTTCATGATCATCGACGAGGCACAAAACCTCACCAAGCACGAGATCAAGAGTATCATTACGAGAGCTGCTGAAGGTACGAAAGTCGTGCTGTTGGGCGACCCCTATCAGATCGACAACCCTTACCTAGACGAGAAGTCTAACGGACTGATATACGTCGTAGAAAAGATGAAGGGTCAGGGCATATTTGGTTATACGTCTCTCTCTAAGTCTGAGAGATCTGAGCTTTCTGACATAGCCGCTGACCTTCTCTGATCGGCATAACCTCCTAGAAAGGGAGCATTAAGTAGGGATGATGACGGTGTAGCCCGCGCGACTGAGACGATGGTAGAAACCCCCAAATTCGGATTCGTCACGAAAGAGACAAACTACCTCTTTCAAAGGGTTACCATTGTTTCCAAGTGATTCAGTGCTCGTGTTCACGCCTACAGATCCCGCCTCTGTAGCAATGTGAGAGATGTTCTTAACCTCACTCTTGGGAGCAAAAACAGCAACTATGGGATCAAAAGCCCCTTCACTGATAAGTACAGGAGCTCTCAGTATTTGAGTCGTCATATAACAACCTTTCTTTGATGATTTCTTTAAAGGATATTATCAAAGATCTAAAACAGCCACTCTCGGATATTCAGCGCCGTCTAAAGCGATCTGACGAGCGATGAGGTATTCAGCGTATACATTGTTCAGATAAAGGATACGCTCGGTTGTATACTCCCACTCACCATGCTCCTCTTCATACCGAGCATAGAAGTCTATGATCCTCTCATAGACCTCAATCTGAATGTTAATCTCATGGAGATTACTTTTATTGACTTTCTGCCTGAGTAAGTCGTCCATCTTGCCCCTCCATTTCTATTCAAGACTAGGGATCTTGCCATGCTTAACGTAGTTGGCGTGAGCTATAGGCCATAGAGATTGAATCTGACGACTAATCTCCCTCGCTAAGAGTTTGATTTCCCACTGAGCATCCGCATGATCTCTCTTGGCTATGAAAGAATTCATCCAATTATGGAGAGAGCCTGTTGCCCAATAAGTCGTATAGATATTCTGAGGGAGGATCATGCGCGCCTGTTCTCTAGCCACTCCCTGACCTATCATCTTATTGTAGAGCTTCACAGAGTCTGCGGTATGGTTTTTGATAGCAGACACAGCGTCTAGCCTTAAGAACTTAGGGTAGTCAAAAGCTTCAAACTCTATCGTTGGATTGAAAGTCTCGTCTAGGCTCGCCTGACGATTCTTAGTGTCCTGCTCCCTAAGCGCAGATGGGAAGTAAAACTCAATGTCTGCGGAGGTGTATCTCCGTGAGATCTCATTGTAAGAGAAAGTCCTATGGCGCATCTGTTGGCGAGCGACAAAGAGCGGAACTTTAATCCAAAAAGTTACCACATTGTGCTCGCTTGTAGATGTATGACCCTCCCGAATGAGAAAGTTGGAGAGACGCTCCTCCTTTTCTCCCATTTCCGTACTGACCTGACCCAAACTAGCTCGCGCTGAGTTAACGAGGGTTAAATCATCACCCATACTCTGAATAAGAGCAACCCCACCGATACCGTCGTCGTAGATATCTACTTTATTCTCTCTGAAGTCCATTCTCACACCTTCTAGGTTATAGATCTGAGATGTTCTACCAAAGAGACATAAGAATTAGCGACTAAACCTGTTGTATCGCCTTTGCTTTCTAACCCTTGCGCGTTGCCTACTCTGCTGAGTACGAGGCTTCCTAAGAGTTCTCCTCATCTTCTTGGTGCGGTTTTTAAGACCACTTCCCTTAAGAGCTTTTCTTAAGCCCTTACCAATAGCTCGGCGCACAGACGACTTGAGAGGACCTCTCCTCTTTCCTGACATGATCTCGTCAGCCAAGACCATAAGATCCTCTGCGAGTAGCTCTGCTTCTTTATCTGAAGCAGTGCGGTCAGTGCTCAAATCTGAAAAAAAAAAGTCCTCTGAAGCAACGCGATCAAGACCGATATCATCAATGATCTCATCATCGTAGAAAGAAGCCCTACGATTTTTCATCGCTTGATAAAAATAATGATTATGACTCTTAGGTTGCTTCTCCTCAAGATCCATCAATTCCATCTCCTCTTCGCGAGTGAGCATGCCCTTTGATTTCTGACGGTTAAGATGCATAAGCCTGTGGGCAATGTTACCCTTAATTCTCGGGTCGCGCCTCTCAGCGGGAGTTTGGTATCCGAATCCAGCAACGCGATCAAGACCGATATCATCAATGATCTCATCATCGTAGAAAGAAGCTTTCTTACCAAGCTGACCAAGAGCTGAGATGTCTTCTTTGTCGTTACCCATGTTTTTCTTAATACGGTCTTGACTCATCTCGCCCGTTGAAGGATCGAAAGCACCCTCGTACTTATCCCAATCTTCTGCGGCTTCAGGGTTTTTCTTCTTAAAGTTCTTCTTCCACTCTTCGTAAGCTTTAGTGTCACCTTTAGGGATGCGAGCTTCTTTCTGAAACTCACTAGCGATGCGATCAAAAATATCCATGTACTCTCTCCATAGACGTAGGGGGTTCTGACTAGTTAATGATAAGAATAGAAAGACTATTAAGCCTCATCTTCATCCTCGAAGTCGATTTCTATTTTTTCGGGCTTATCTGTCTTCTTAATGGGGTCTATCCAATCCTGAACTACGCCTTTTAACTGCACCTGATCTTCCGTCTTTGTCTTAATGACGGACTGCCCACTAAAGACAGAGAGCTTCTCAATCACGGCTGACTGAAGCTCGAATATCTGCTCTCTGAGGAGTTGCATCTGTATCTGAGCATCTCTTAACCGAGCGATCAGCGCAGCTCTGTCTCCGTTTGCTGAGGCGAGCTTATCTTTCAGCTCTTCGACCTCACTAGGATCGCGCCCCGAAGCTATCGCGAGCATACTAGAAATAGAGCCTGTCAGCATCCCGATGATGCCGATAAGAATATCTCTATTCTTCTCCACTATTTCGTGGGTAGATAGAAAGTAGATAAGAACGCAGATCAGGAACATGAAGACTACGCTCGCCCACCACCCTCTCTTCGCTTTCTCACTCTGAGTGAACTGTTTATGTGAACCTTCTGACATGATTCTACCCCTTAATTATCTTGATCAGATCTTGCCACACATAGACAAGGAAAGCATAAGTCTCGTCTACAACAGGCATATAGAGGGGGAGCCCTAGAAACATATTTCTAGCCATAGGGCGCACTATAATCTGAAAGAGTATGTAAATCCAAAATACTGAAGCGATGAATGCTACTCTCCAAAAGACCCAAGCCACCCATTCTTTCAGCTTTCTGTCCCTAGCCCTCGACCTGATGTACTTCGGACCTCCGAGCCTCTTTACTTTCTCGGAACTCTTAGGAGGCTGAAGAGACTCAATAGACTCCCCCACTGCAAATATTTTCTGAGGCTTCTTCACGCCCTTAAATCGGTAAAGACCGACACAGACGTACCTAGTACCTTTAGGAGTGTGTATATTTACTCTCCCTCTCGTCTTTCCCATAGCCTCTTCAGTCAAAAGCACTTGGCCTTCCGCGCACACACTCATCGTCCTCGCGGCGATATTCTTAGCTAGACCCTCTAGCTCAATCCTCTTAGCACCCGCCCCTACAAAGACATCATCCTGTTGAACCTCGATGACGCGCCCCCAATGGATTCCGATCCTCGTCTGTAGACGAGTCTTAGGAGGCACTTTCTTTTGGTAATGAAGGGCGAAGTTGACCGCATCTATAATGGTGTCGAAAGAAAGGAGAAACCCGTCAGACCTGTCAATCTCGCGACCGTTGAACTTGTAGCACAAGCTCCTCGCGAGTCGGTCATGGAACTGAAACCACTGAGCCGCTTTCTGTGCGCCGTATTTCTGAACAAACGCAGTTGAACCAATGATGTCCAAGAGGACTATGGCTAAGTACCTCTCTTTCATCGTCAATTCGTAGTTCAAGGGATCTCTCCCCTGATGTATCTAAGTACAGCGTCGCACTCTGAGTTTAAGATAAGCTCAGCCGATTCTCTACTACAAGAGCCCAAAGGAACTCGCGCGCCGAGACAGAAAGTTATCTTGTCTACGACTTGCTCACAAAGCGGTTTAACTTCTTTCGGAGTTAAGTCTGCCTCTTCCGCACACGCAGAAAGAGTGATCACAGAGGCGACTGCGGTCAGTATCATCTTTTTCATCATCGCCCTCCTGAGCGCCATCAAGAGTGTCCTCACAGTAGAAGCATACGTCCAGAGAGGGATCGACACATCTACAGTTAGGGTACTGAGGCTTTGTATTTACGGTATCGGACACGGTAATTAGACCTTAAGAGGATCGCCATTAGGGTCAAAAAGACGCTCAATCTCAAACTCTCCGCCCTCACCTACTTTCACAGACCAAAGGTCTTTTGTAGACTTGTGTACGAGCTCGCCTGTAGCATTCGCATTTGAAGCGCCAAAGGCGGTTAAGAGAGACGGACCTGAGAGGATGATGAAGTCATCTAGACTAGCCACCCTCATCGAAGCTACTCTGAGAAAGTTGACGCTCACACGGTCAATCTTATCCCCCCTACCATCCCACTGAACGAACACCTCTCCGTCCATAGACGTGACCTCACCCGAAGCAGTGCGAACCTTAACAACAGATCCCTTTCTACCCGCCATAGGAAGCCTATTTGGGATTAAGAGTCCATTGTTGGTAGTAGAGACTACTCTAACGCCCTCAGTGAACTTAGCGAGCCTCTTAGACGTGACTGTTCGGTTAACGTCAACTAAGTCTGAGACTTTGGTGTTAATCACCTCGTCCATGCTTGCGGTCTTTTGAGCACTCGCAAACATATCATTGAGCCATGAATCACTCATAATACCCCTCTTTCTTTTCTGTGTACCTAAGAAAGAAGGATTATAAACAATTAAGCGAACCTAGAAAGGTTCTTGAGTTAGAAGCTAACTAGATTCGCTTGGGTGCTGATCAAATCAGCCTAGAAGACACTCAGAGTATCAGCCGAGAACATCGTCAAGAACGTCATCTACGTCGAGGCTTGAGGACATACCGCCACCGCTCACTGTAGGAGAACCAACCTCACCCGAGAGCTTCTCGCGAATCTGATCAATCGTCAAGTCTTGAGCGATGTCGTTCTGAAGGTTGTCGTGGATACTCTTAGCAGTAGAAACCACAGTGTTGAAGAAATCGACCTTCTTCTCCTTCAGAGTTGAGAGCAGCGAGTCACGGCAAGGTGAGAACGTCATCTTGTGATACTGAGGGTCAGTCACCACGATGTTAAGGTCATGCTTCGTGAGTGGGAACTCCGCGTGAATCGCCTCAAGTTGACGATACTTGTCGAGGCTGAAAACCCAAGTCTGAACCTGAAACTCACCACCTGAAAGGCGACCTTTATCAAGCACACCATTCGCGTCTACAGGCCAAAAGACGAGCGTAGTTGCAATAGCAGTCTTAGAAGGTCCACCCGCGATCTTCTGATACTCAGGTCCATGATCCAAATAATATCCGACACCCTTAGCGTAGAGACGACGACCACCCTTGAAGACGGGTGCGTCTGCGTCAAGATTAGGATTGCCATTCTCAAGACCAGGGAGAGCGATGAAAGAAACACGGTACTTGCCCTTTTGGGGCTTCCAACGCGCCTTACCTGCAGAAAGAATAGGGCTGTTGCCACCGAGAGAGAAATCTGAAAAACCACCCATGTGGAATCTCCTGTTGTGTTGAGCCGAAATCGGCTTGTTTAAGTAAGAGCTGTGGAGGTCATCCGAAGTGATGTCCCGTTGCTCGAAAGGTATATATCAGAAAGGATTAGGGGGTAGGCAAAAAAAGATCAAAAATCTTCGAGGAGCGCGTCGAGGTCGAAATCCTCGACCTTTTGAGGGTCATAGGACTCCAAAGGACTCTTAAAAAAGTTTTCCACATCCTCAGACGCGGTTTCTTTCTCAGGGAGCTTCTCTTCGCCAACCGCCTCAGAAAGTAAGTCATCGACGTACTGATCAGTCTCAGAAAAAACGCTTGAGTCAGCTCGGATGAGAACATCAGCGCCCTCAGAAGACTCCACAGAAAGAACCTCGCCCGCGATGTGTCTATCGACCTTCATACCCCACCGCTGACCGAGCGACACTTGCTCTTGACAGAGCTTGAGCTGATCCCTAATACGCCCTTGCAAATCCTTAAGGTCAGTGCGCTTAGCTTTGATCACTTTCAGCACATCCTCTAAGTCATGTACCGCGAGCTTGCCGTTGTTAATATTAGATTGAATATGGACGAGCTGAGTTGATGCGAGAGCTTCTCTTTCTTGCTGACTCCGACCCGATCTAACATGAGGGTCAGTAGCCATGAGCTGAGTTTGCTCCAAGTTGTACTGAGTCTCAGAAACCAACAGGTCGCGCTTGTACTTGTGGAGATTCTGAGACACCTCCATGAAAGTCTTCTCGGTCTGTGAAAGAAAGGCTCTGATTTGAGCAATCTTATTATTCAGCCGAGAAGGTCCGAACTCGATAGGATCAGAGTCAAGAGAAACGTCCATTGTCGAGAGGCGCGTATAGATGCTCTCAATGTACTTTAAATCTACGCTCATTTCTCACCTAACTTCGTGATAAGGTGGGTGTAGTTACCCTTGATCTTCTTATTTACCGATTCCATTTGGCTCTGTGTGATCAGACCACCCGCGGCGGCTTGCTCATGGGCGAGAATGTTCACTTCTTTCCCTAGAATGTGGGATGCAATCTTAGCATCCTCAAGAGAGAGCATCTCACCACCATCTGTATCATCGGGGCTTCCATAATTTACAGTCATTGACAGGAATACATCACCGCCACTGCGAGGGGCTTTGACAATACGAGAAACCATAATCTGAGAGACTTTTGTACCCTTTTTGATAATGGTGATTTTCTCTTTCAACTCTTTCAGCTTGTCCTCTGTCATATCTTTCTCCGTATGAGAGGGTTAATCTTACCCTTCCTCATATCGGAATCTAGAGTGCAGTCCACACATTAGGTTATCTGAAGAGACATTTGATACGCAGACAGCCACCACTTCTCTTTCCCCAACTAAGAATACTTTCTCCTTCGCTCTCGTCACACCTGTGTAGAGTAAGCTCCTCTGCAAGAGATTACTGTTATGGTCGAGTGACATCGGCATCAAGATAGTCTGATACTCCTGACCCTGAGCCTTGTGGACAGTTGTCGCATAAGCGAGTCTTAGGAGACTCCCAACTCTTTCTACAGGGATAGAAACAAGCTGACTCTTACTGCCCTTGATAATGATCTCTACATCTGACCCTGAGATATGGTGAACAGTGCCGACGTCACCATTAAACACCTCTAGCTCATAGTCATTCTTAGTGAACATCACACGATCACCTATGCGTACTTCGTCATTCCCTACCCTAACTGAGCGATGACCGAGCGCGTTCGGGTTAAGCACCGCCCTCAGCTCTCGGTTAAGGTTCGTGACGCCTAGCACACCGTGATGTGTAGGACTCATTACATGGAAATCAATACCGTCGAGCTGAAGCTCTCGGCACTTCTCTAAGATAAAGTCGAGAGTGTCGAACTTGGTGTAGCGATCAACCATCTGATACTCACCCTCTTCCGTCGGTATTTCTCCCGCGTGAATCTTATGAGCCGCTTTTACGACACCGCTACCCTCACCCTGCCTAAAGATCGTGGCGAGGTGAATTCTAGGGAGCACATTCGCCTCAATAATCTCTTGTAAGACAAAGCCCGCCCCTACAGGTGGAAGCTGTGCTATATCCCCCACCATAATGACCCGACAAGAGCGCGAAATACCTCTTAAGAGTCGCCACATGAGATGGAGGTCAACCATAGAAGCTTCGTCTATGATTACCACGCTCTCACTACGAGGGTTGTGAGGGTTGAACTTCCAATGCTCTTTGTGGCGGTCTGAATCGGCTTTCGCACTCAAGTCTGAAGACTCCTCATCTCGCTTGACACCCTCGTAGTCAGCCTTCTTTTTCTTATCGTCATCAGGCATACCTGCGCCGAAAGCTCTGTGGATAGTCTGAGCTTCTAACCCTGTTAGTGACGACACCCTCTTCGCGGCTATCCCTGTCGGTGCTACGAGGAGGATCTTCTCTTTCTTTTCTATGAGCGCCTTGCAGAGCGTATTAAGTATTGTCGTCTTTCCTGTCCCTGGAAGACCCGTCACAATGCTCACAGGCTCTATCAGACCTTGTTTGACTGCTCTGATCTGCTCATCGGTCAACTCAAAGCGAGAATACTTCCTGATATCATCATCTGAGATCTCCTGATAAAGATCTTCAGATTGAGTTCTTCTCTCTTCGCTCTGTAGAGAAGAAGCAACATCGTTTTCCATTCGGTACATCGAGGGTAGGTAGAGCGCGTTCTTTCCCTCGATCTTATCGACCACAAGGTCGCCGTCTTCTCTTAATGCTTTAACGACATTAGCGATCTCTCGCACATCGGATAAGCCTGTCAAGATAGATGCATCTCTGAACACCGTCCCTGAGTCAAGAAAGCAGTGACCCTGTTGAGAGGCTTGCTTCACCGACCACAGAATAGAGGCGGATACGCGCTCTTTTCTAGAGGGATCGAAATCTCCTATGAGCCTTCGGGCGATGTTATCAGCGACCTTGAAAGAAAGACCTTTTTGGACGAGCACCCAAGGGTTCTGAGCGATAATCTTAGGGTTCGCCGAGATTTCTTTCCATAAAGAGTTAAGGACGGCTACATTAGCCCCACTTTCCGCGAGCGTGGAAAGTATCTCGATACTCTCTTGGGCGTTAGGGTCAGACCAATCTTTCCATTGGGTCAGTGAGCTACCTTTAAGAAACTTAGGGTTGATAGGAGTCCTATCTATTTCAATGGCGGGACGACCTTGCTTATCGAAGGTTTTCTTGCCCTTGAAAGTGAAGACAGTACCGCGCCCTACAGGGCCAGCTATCTTACCTTTGACAACAGCAGAGGTAGTCTCACCCTCGTAAGAAACGAGACACCTCAAAACATAAAAGGGAGGGTTCGCAAACACCTGCCCTAAGACTTTTGCTACGCAGTACACAGTATACCTTTCTGTGAGAAGGGGGTTTTACCTGTGTTCTACATATCAGAATTTACCGAAACTAGTTTCGATATTGAGCTTCCCATTTCTTTATGTCATCTAACTCTTCTGGAGTCAGAGGTTCAGATAAGTTCAACTGATTGATTCCCTTTAAGACTTCCTTTTCTATTATAAGGGTACTAATAGTCATCAGTCTAGATCTCATACCCTGTAAGTATTTCCTACCGACCCTAACGATCTCTGCTCTAGTCTCTTCTCCTATTTCTGAAGGAAATAGCCCTTCAAACATGGAAGGGTCTGCGCTATCCAAGTAAGTCCCCACAATGTCTCGCGCGTAACTCTTAGCTTCAGCCTTAACTCTGTCTCTTAACCGACGCGCTTTAATAGAGCCTCTCACGCTGAAGTCAACGTATTTCGCAGCCTCTTCAACCATCTCAGCAAGTTCACCATCATCCAAGACTGAAAAGGTTCTGCTTCTGATCTCCGCCTCAATATCTGAAGCTAGAGGATTGGCGCTAAAGAACTTCTTCACCCTAGCTCTTGGATGAAAACCTCTTCTTACGGGAGTCTCTGCGCTCGACCCTGAATCTTGAGCCTTTTGCCGAGATATTTCTCTCCGCCTCTCATCCCTAGACGTAACCCTCTTAGAAATGTCGGGCATCTTAGATGCTAAGTACTGAGGAAAGTATCTTCGAGCGACCATTGGAAGCACATTTTCTTTAAGAAAGGAAGATGCTCTAGAGTAAGCAGACTCGCCCCCATTCACAGCCTCTTCGAGTACTTCACTTGCATCGACGTATGGCGCAACAAGGCTTTTAAGTTTATCGTTTGTCGCTAGTTCTTTCATCTCATCGTAGTCGTAGAATGAGTCTAGAGCCCTAGAAATGTCCTGATTGGTAATCTGACTCAAAAGGCGAGTGACGAGGCTATTCTTTCTGCGAATCCTCCTCGCGTTACCTCCAATGAAAGCACCTTCACCCTCAGATCTGTACTGATCTACGAGGATCTTCTCAGACTTTCTCCATAGAGGTGTTTGAGTCACGAGATTATAGAGGATCGAAGCCATCTCCTCAGCGAGATTATCCTCAGAAAAACCAATAGCATCGACTTTCGTGTAGTCGATATTAGAGGCGATATGGATACTCGCGACCCTACGCGCAAAAGCTCTTTTAGAAATCATTGTGATCACTCCCTAAGTGTTATTTCTTCAACTACCTGAGAGAGCGAGATAAAGACTCTATTAAGAAACCCCTATGACCGACCAATCAAAGTCCCCAACCATCCCATTCGCCGAATAATCTGTGACAGTACCCTCAAAGAAATTCTTCATGGAGTCTCCTGAGATGATCCAATCGAGCCAAGAAAGAGGGTTTTCTTTCTGCTTAAAGATCGGCTTCAAACCAAGCTGAAGCAGTCTACGATCTGCCAAGTACCTGACGTATGTCTTAATGTCCTGAGAGGTCAGCTCATTAATCGTGTCGTTTGATCCGTAGACGAGATCGACAAGCGCGTCCTCAAGCCCTACCGCTTTCGTGTAGTTCGTGTAGATGTAACTCTTGAGCTCATCTGTCACTACTTGAGGGTTCTCAGTGCAGTATGTGTGAAAGAGCTTAGTCATACCCTCAACGTGTGTCGTCTCGTCACGGATAGACCATTCAACTACCTCACACATACCCTTCATCTTTCCGAATCTCTGAAAGTTGAGGAGCATCACGAAAGCAGAAAAGAGACTCATGCCCTCGTTACACACCGAGCGCGCCATCTCGAACGCCATGTGAGCTTCATCTGAAAGACCTTTTGGAGCTTCCATCATGAACTCGATCTTCTCTCTCATAGCATCAAACTCTAAGAAAGCTGAGTATTCTTTCTCTGCAAACCCGAGAGTGTCATTCAAGAGCGCATACGCCCTTTGATGAGTACCCTCGCGGTTGGCGAAAGAAAGAAGCATATTCCTCACTTCGTTATTCTTGAAGAAAGGAATAAAGACCTCACAGTAGTTACCACCAACTGCGACATCACTTTGAGTGAAGATTCTCAAAATCTGAGTAATGTGTTCTTTCTCAGACTTTGAGATTTCACTGCCCTTCCACTGAGAGACATCCTCTTGGAGCTTGGCTTCCCAAGTACCCCAATGGATCTTCTCATGGTCTTCCGCAAAGGTCATCGCCCATGCGTACTGAAAGGGCTTATAAGTCTTACTGAACTCTGTAAGAGACATATTTTATGTCCTCCTGTGTTGAAAGGGATAGCATAGTACCCTCTCGGAGAACATAAAAGAGCTAGTACCTGTTAAAGTACCGATCTTAGAGGTAATCCCTCCGATACCTACGCCTAGCGAGCTTAACTTCCTTGTACGGAGGCTTCCACTCAATCTCACCCTCTTCCATCAGCTTTTGAGCTCTCGGCACTTCATCAGGGTTAATGACAGGCATATCAACTCGGGCGGGCGCCCAGCCTGGTACTTGCTTGTTCATCGCGCGAACATTTGCACCCATCTGCTTGATGCCTTCGTTGACAGAACCGAAGCTCTTAATGAGAATGTCCTGAACCTTCTTTGGTGAGGTGAACTCGTTACCGTTGATAGCGAGGTTCTTGATCTCGTTCATCACATTCTGATCTGTGTAACGAGTGATGTCGCCCTTACCGGGATTCCCATTTCTCGTTGGGAAAAGACCCTTTGTGATGATGTTGAGAACCTTAAGAAGTGTCTTGCCCTCAAGGTCTGCGACATAACCCCCCACCTTGACATTAGGTCCGAAAGCGATGATGGCTGCTGACCATCTGTGGTGTCCGTCCATAATCTGACCGTCATTAGAAATGATCGCACCAAGATCAGTAGTAAGCTTTCCATCAAGCATAGCGAGAGCCATACCCACAGACTTACCGAGAACCATTGTGGTCTGAGAAGGTTTGAGGTTGCTCGCTTGAGCCTTCGTCTTTCTCACAGAAATCTTATCGCTCTTGTTATCGCCTGAATCAACCAAGTGCTTAGCGAGATCGGCATCTACGTTTGAAAGACGACCAGCGTTCTGAATCTCTCTATACACCTCTTCAGGCGCTAAGACACGAGCGGTGCGCTCCATACGAGCGACTCTTATTTCTAAATCTCTAAGGACTTCTGATGCGGTTCTTCTCATTTTTTTCTCCTTACCATAGGTGTATCGAGAAGTTGGTTTACTGCCTACGATAAAGAGATTAAGAAACTATCAGCCCTGACAACTCATACACTCATCTATTTGAAAGTCTTTGAGTGCCTTTCGCTCTACCTTTTCAGAGACTTTCTCTCCTGTAACACCCGCATTTGTCCTCAAATAATAAAGACCCTTGAGCTTCTTCTTATAAGCTGAGAGATGAACCGCGTTGACATAGTTCGCGTCGCTACCCGAAGGGAAAAAGAGGTTCACACTCTGCCCCTGACAGACCCACTCTTGCCTGACGCCCGCGTGTTCCACTACCCACATCTGATCAAGTTCAAACGCCGTCTTGAACACCTCTTTCTCAAGATCAGAAAAGTAGTCTAGATGCTGTACGCTCCCCTGATTCAGAATCACGTCAGAAATCTGCTCGTCTACCCAACTATCAGACTCGCCCTTCTCTTCTTTCTTCTTCTGAATTAGGTTCAGTAGATGTTCGTTCACCTGTAAGAAAGAACCTGCGCGCGTTCTGTAGGTGAAGGCATTAGACTTCCAAGGCTCAATGCTAGGAGACGTATTCAGAATGATCGCCGAGTTCGCATTCGGAGCAATCGCGAGGAGATGGCTGTTTCTTACTCCGCTACCCTCACCGTCCAAGTACTCCCCTCTCTTCTCTGCGAGGGATCTCGTGGCGCTCAGAGCTTTCTCTTTGATGGTAGAGTAGATCTTCCTATTAGCAGACACCGCGAAGACCGACTCGAAAGGAACTCCTTTACTCTGAAGATACGAGTGAAAGCCCATCGTCCCTAAGCCGAGCGATCTCTCTTTCTTGGCGGAGCTGATGGCTCTAGAAAGAGACTCAGGCGCGTTCTCTATGAAATACTCTAAGACATCATCAAGGAACTCAATCAAGTCCTCTACAATCGTGGTTTCTTTCCAAGCGTCGAAGTGCTCCACATTAAGACTAGAAAGACAACAAACCGCTGACCTGTTCTCTCCTGTTGGGAGATGAATTTCGTTACAAAGGTTAGATCCGTTAATCTTCAAGCCTTTCTCTTTGAGGGGCTCGGGGAGGTGGCGGTTAGCCTCGTCGATGAAGTTAAGATAAGGCTCACCTGTCTTGAAGCGCACCTTCAATATTCTCTGCCATAGGTCGCGAGCGTCGAAAGTGTCTCTCACTGACCCATCTGAAGGATCAAGCAAGTCCCAAGAGTCACCCTTAAGAACTGCCTCCATAAAGTCATCTGTGATATTGAGCGCGTTGTTGAGGTTGAAGCACTTTCTGTTAGTGTCTCCACCTGTAGGAAGTCTCATGTTAAGAAACTCAATCACGTCAGGGTGAGAGATGTTGAGGTAGGCTGCGTAGCTTCCCTTTCTAGTTGACCCTTGTCGATACGCAACCATATCCGCGTCAACGGTCTTAAGAAAAGGGATAGGTCCAGGTGACTTGTCTGAGACTGAGCGCACACTCGACCAATGCCCTCCAACACCACCTCCCATCACGCTCATCATTCTGAGCTCTTCTGTATGAGAAATGAGTCCCTTAACTGAGTCAGGAACAAAAGTGAGGAAGCAACTGATCGGCATACCTTTCCCCCCCGCGTTGGAGAGGATCGGTGAGCTGAACATGAACCACCCTTTGCAAGCGTACTCATAGATTCTTTCTGCGAGCCCTTCATCTCTCGCGTAAAAATGCGAGGCTCTCTTAAAAGCCTCTTGTGGATTCTCCTCACCTTCTTTCATGTAGTATTTCTTCAGTAGGGACTTGGCGTGTGTTGAAAACTCGAAACCTGTCATCCGTCTCTCTCCATTAAGACTCTAAGTTAAAAAGCGACCCTAACCTCCTCCCTCGCAGTTGAGGGGGGAGAGGGTCAGGGTCTAGCTCGACAAAATAGGTCTAAGTGGAGCGGTATTAAGAAACCATAAGACGGAGCAACCCCGTTTTGAACGCCGAAAACGGCGACACAACTCCGCTAATTGCAAGGTTTTCGCAATGATAGAGGACACCTAAGATTTCTCTCAATTTTTTTGTAGTGAACCTACGCGCTCTAGGAACGAGCACATCACCCACAAGCCAACTTTGAACGCCTATTTCTTCAGAGATACCTTGCACAGAAGTGACCCCTCTGTCGATACAAAGTCTTACCGATAAGAGCTGAACTATATTCTTGTGAAGTAGACCCGCGACCAATCCCATCGTCGGGTCTTTGTCTCTGTTCTTCTCAAAGCGAGCGCAAGTTTTAAGAAAGTTAGTCGGATTCCATGAGATCACCGCATCAGTCAGAAGCACTCCATCCATTTCTTTCAAGGGCGCAATCACCGACAAGACCTCTATGGGAGTGACCTCACTCCCCTCAGCGACGTAGCCGATCTTCAGAGCCTCGTAGGTTAAGACTCCAACATCTTGACCTACTCGCTGAACCACACTCTCACAGATAGACAGACTGATCTGCTTCCCCTGATCCGCCACCATCTTCTGAAAGAACTTCGCATACCACTCCGCGAGCTTCTTCTTACTCTTAGGTATCTCGTAACAGTCTTTCTTTTTGACTCCCATGAGTGCTTTCGGCACTACGCGGTCTGCTAAATAGAGAACACCGAAGCCCTCTTTCTGAGGGATGTGTGCGAGGTTCTTTAACCCTGTCGGGTTCGAGATCACGATGAGCTTATCCACCACGTCAAAGAGTCCCAAATCAAAGGCTTCCTCGATCTCACTCTTAGAGGATTTCTTTCCATCTAGGTAGATCACCTCCCATCCGAGCGCATAAGCATCGTTGATGATTTCTCTTGAAGCATGAAAGGCGAGGTCTTTGAACGTACCGTAGATGACTCTGTGTTCTTTCTTCATTTGTGGACTCCTAGAAAGTATCCACTGAGGGCGGAGTGAGAAACCCTCTTCCTCGCTAAGAGTGACCTCAGCTCGTCTGTATACAAGTCGGTGTCCTCCTCTTTGATAAGGACTTCAAGATAGGCTTCCATAAATGCCCTCTCAGATCCCTTCTCCACCTTCGCAAGTACCTTGAGTCCTCTTAAGAGGTTATCTTCGCTCAGAGCGCCATACAGAGCCTCTGCGTCTTCATAGAGATCATGCTCCTGTCGGGGCGCGTAATGAAACTTCTCTCCACAGCGAGATCGGATAGTATTAGGAACGCCACCTAAGTCATTCGCCCATAGGAAAAGGGTTGGGCTGTTGGGCGTAGGCTCTTCGATGCGCTTAAGAAGAATATCAAGGGCTGACGGATCAGCCTCATCGAGTGGACCTGCTACTAGACAGGGATTCTTATGGGGGTAAACCTGAGTGAAGAGGCTCATCAATAGCCTCACTCCGTCTACCTTCAGATTTGTGATCGGCTCATGAACAAGCTCATAGCCCTCTAGCTCTTCAGCGAGGCCGTTCTTAACGCCCCTTCCATGATGAATGAAAATCATGCTGTCTCCTCTCTTGTGACCCTTACCTATATCAGAACACCCATCAAGGTAAGAGATATCCATACAGGAGGTTATCTTAAGTTTCTGCTTGAACCTCGTCTCTGCCTCCGATATACAGGTTCACGATCTGACTCAACAACGGTTTGAGTCTCATGGGCTCTTCCCTCCGACTAGCGAAACTGAGGATAATCTTATCCCGACTAAAAGGAGGCAACCCTACTGAGCTTGAGAAAGCTCTTAGGGCAGAAACCCTCATGTGACGTAAGTCACTCGGTTGAAAAGCGTACCGATGGATCTCAATCAGTAACGAGACTCGGCAACTACTCTCTCAGAGTAAGTACCCTGTAGGTTGGTCAACTCCGTTGATAGAACCTGATAAACAGTCTGCTCTTTCTCACTCCCTTGATAGTCTCTTGTGAGCCTCTAGGTTTATTCTTTCCCTTACCTAGTAGGTTGTCTCAGATAGAAACTATCTTAGTATCTCTCTTTAGTAGAGATAGGAAGTATAGTTACTCTTCTAAGAAGAATATGAATTAGAAGTAAGTAACTAGAGAAGACTTAGTAAGTCCTCCTAAAAACCAAAAGAAAAACTACTCGTACTACTACAAGTACTCTTACTAATCCTCAACCAACTACACCTACAACTAATAGTCCTACTACTACAACAACACATACAGCTCATACTACAACAACTACTAGTCTTACTACATCTACAAGTAATACTACTCCAACTAGTACAGCTACACATACATGAACAGATACTATAGATGAACATACACTAAAAAAAGAAAGAAGTAGGTTAAGAAAGAACCTACTTATAGAAACTACTTTAGAAAAAAAAGACTATAGATAAGAAAGTACCTATATAGGTGACTTATAGGCTCCTACCTAGTGGAAGCATGAAAGAACACTAGGGATAAGAATCATGATCGACTTTTCAGAACAAAATCTAGATGATATGGACTTCGGAGGGATAGACCTATCAGGGTCTATCTTCAACACAAGCTCTCTTAAGAGGGCTAAGTTCATCGGAGGGACTTACAGGGACAGCCTGTTTGAAGAACTTCAACCTGATGATCTAGAGGATAATGAGCTTTCCCCATCAGATTTTTCAGGAGCACTTTCGTGAGATTCTCGATTGCAGATGGGACGACCTTCTATAAGTGTGACTTCAAGTATGTCACGCTGACGCGCTGTATCCGAAACCGCGTCAAAGGGATCTGATCATGTGGTTAAGAAAGTTCAGAGCGAACACAGAAAGTAAACCGCCCGAGCTACTCGCTGTAGAGTTTCCGAAGGCTCTAGAGAATCACATCAAAGAGCTTCTCTCTCTGAGGAATCAGTTCTACAAGACTTTTGATCGGAAAGTAGAGTCGGCGCTGAAAGAACACGCTGTGACAGGGCTGATCAATCTCTATCACTCTTATTTAGAGAGTACGCCCCTACACGACTACATAAAGACCTCTCTCAACGGCGTAGTGATTAGCCGAGAAGGAGGCGTCACTCGATACGCCCTCTCAGAAGCCTCATACGCGCTTCTAAGCAAGGTTGTCGAAGAGAGAGGTGTCAGTGCCTCAGCGAGAGTCTATTTCCTCCCTGAAGGGGTTATAGACGTCGTTGAGAATTCTTAACTCTCTGCGTTGAACTCCGCGATCTTCTCTTTCAGCTCACTATCAGGATTCTCAACCATCGCATTATAGTCAATGTGACAGCCGTCCATTCGAGATGGGACACGCATTCCCTCACGGACAAATCTTAGAGCAAAAGCTCGATGGATTGAAGCGAGCGAAGAGGCTTCAAATCCCTCCTCTTTCAACGTGCGAAGGAAAGCATTAGATCCCGCCACCCTACTCTGATGGATCAGGTCTTCAGTAGGGATCTCGTCGAGAATATAGCCAACCCACTCTTCAGTGGTTACAGGTGTCGTCATACCCATTTCTATTACTCCTTGTCTTCAAACTCTGAGGCGGTCTGATAGTCGCCCTCGTCCATGAACTTCTCCCTGATGAGGGAGTTTCTTTCTACTGACTTAGCGACCGAAAGCCAAGCTTCTTCAAGAATGACGTCGCTCTTTCTCATGAGGTCTGTCAGCGCGTCCCTCTCTCTCTCAGGGCTTAAGAGTTTACTGAAGCCCTTTGACTTGAGTTTGAGCTTCTCGATAGTGCCAACGTCAGTCATCGAGCGCACATTGTCGTTTGAGTAGTAGGCGATCTTAAACTCGTTAGAGTAGGTCGAAATCGCCTCTAGTACGTCCTGTGCAGACCTTCTGCTCATGTAAGACTCCCAACATGAAGCGTCATCTACGTCGAAGGGCTCAGAGGGGCGCTTCAGGTAATCTGAAAGACCCATCTCAAACTCGTTGCACTTCATCTTGAAATACACGTTGAGTACGCGCTGTGCTACGTCGCTATCGTTCAGAGAAAGAGACATCCTCTTGAGCGGAGTCCCATTCGCAGACCACCACCTCTGACCGATGAGCTCAGTCTTGTTATCGTCAGTACAGAGGAAGAGGTCAGACAAGCTAACCTCATTTCCGTTTCGGATGCGATCATTGTCTACGAGCCAATCTTTAATCGCGATCTCCTCCTTAGAAAGCACCTCATGATCAAGATCGAGGAAGTCAATCTGAATGTCTGAGCTGAAGCCGAGAGAAGGCAAGGTCATAAGGTCACTGCTGTCCATGTCGGCCTTGATAGAAGACACATTCTTATCTGCTCTCGCGCTCACAATCTGACCGAAGATGAGCCTCGAAGGAACGTCCGAAGGCAGACACTTAGAGAAAGAAAGAGCCTTATTGTAGATCGTCCTCGTCATGTCGAGATTTTCTTCAACGAAGACCTCAAGGTTGATGTCCTCACTCTGAGAAAGAACATGACCCTCTTCAATGATCGCGAAGTCATCGTCTGACGTGAACTGATAAGAAACAATCGAAGAGAGCCCCGTGAGATCTGAGACTCTCCTAGCTTCAGAGGGGTCTTTTGATTCTTGAATTACAGAAGAGAACAGAGGATCTGACCTGAAGCGAGAGGGGTCGAGCGCGAGATACTTAAGTGGGTTCTCGTCCTCGTTCTCAAGGGCCTCTGAGACATCTTTGATGTTACTAGCAGAGGGGTCGAGGAGCATCGAGACAAGATTCTTATTGATCCTGATCGACTCACCTGTAGTCCTCTCAACGCTATCGTAGTCTGCGATCAGATCAGTCTCCATGCCCTTTCTGATGATGTCCATGAAGAAGTCCTGATCCGCGCCCTGAATCAAGTCTTTCATCTCATCAATGGTCATGTCCATAGCGTCTTTTCCAAAAGCAGATGCTTTGTCTGAGTCGCCATAGCCTGAAGTCCTATCGCCACCCTTAGCGATCACCGCGTCAAGGTAGATAACCTCTACTTGCTTGTTTTGACCTGTGCGGTATGCGCGCGCTGTCCTCTGCTTAACAAGCTCAGAGTCAAAACCCTCACCGCGATCAAGGTGAACCACCGTTCCGATGAACTGAAAGTTGAAGCCCTTCGCGTACTCGTCGGTGCAACTGATCGACTTGATGCTTGGGTTGTCTTTAAAGATCATCTTAGTAGCGGAAATAGCCCACTGCTCGGAAACGAAAGCGAAGACGCCATTAGGGTTGAAGTAAACTTTCTTAAGAGCGTTCCTTGAAGACTTGACCCTCTTCACATCCTTATCGGTGAGAGCCTTGAAGAGATCGTTGAAAGGAGTCTCAATAACCTCTTTCTCCTCTTCCTCAAGTACGCTGTCATACTTGTTGAGGTTGAACTCTACGAGCTCGAAAAGATCCTGAACCTCCTCCCTAAACTCTTCTCCCGCTTTTGGGTGAGCATTTAAGAAAGAATAGTCTACAAGCCTACGCTCAAGTGCAGATAAAGACGCGAACCTACGACTGTCAAGGTTGACCCTAGAAAGCTCAGTCTTCCCTGTGTCTTTCTTGATCGCGCCGATATTCTTACCCGCTCGATAGAACTCGATGGAGTCCCTACGGAGCGCGACGTGAACACCGCCAACGCCCGACTTACTGCACTTAACTGCGTTCTGTCTGACGATAGTCTGATCTGCTGAGAAATAACACACCGCCTTCCCCGGCCTGTCCATCAAGATTTTCTCAGCTTGATCGAGCTTCGGGTTAGGCACTTTCTCATTGAAATACTTTGAGGGGTTCGTGGTCAGGGTGATGAGATCCCTGATCTTGGAGACACTCTTAGCTTGAGCGAAGTCCACGATGTTCTTGAAAGAGGACTCCTGATACTTGCCCCCTTTCTTAATTACGTCTCTGTACTTCTTGACCATCGCCTTAAGCTCGCGAGCGAGTGCTCCTGAGAGCTTGCGGTACTCTTTCTCGACGCGCTCGTTGAGCCGAACTGTGATGACTTGTGAAGTGGGCTTCTGAAGCTTAGGGAGTCCGATTTCTTCAAGATTCACGTCCTGTTTGAAAGCGAAATAAGCGTTCGCCTTGACCCATGTGTTGAACTCTTCGCGAGTTCCTTTCTTAAGGCCGACGAATCGACCGCCGATGACGTTCCCGAATCTCTCAGCGAAAGCTCTTTCCTTCTCTGCTGAGAACTCCGCGCCCCTCGCGACTGCGACGAACCTGTAAAGGTCGAGTGGATCTCTCTCCATCGCAGAAGCTGTGAGAAGAATCTTACGAGGGTGCTTCAGGTCAGAGAGAGCCTTTCTCTTAGTTCCTGTGAGCGCCTCATTGACTTCATCAAAGAAACAGATCGCGTATTTGTCTTTGAAGTACTCAGTAGAGTCAGCGTAGTTGCTACCCATCTCAGGCTTAGAGGGGTCTTTCCAATAGTCTGAAGGGATATCCCTGAGCCTACGCTCCCTCTTCTTCGGGTCTTTCTCAGCGAGGAACTCCTCAACGCGGTCGATGCCTCTGACAATCTTAGCGAACTTGGTGTAGTTCATCTCGTAGATGCGGTTATCTACGACGCCGTGATCAGTCATGAAGTCTTTCATTTCTCTTGAGAAGTTACCTTGCAGTCTCTTCGGAGAAACGAACAAGAATTGTTTCTCAGATCCAGGAGCTTCTTTGGTCTTCATGTAGTGGCGCATAGCACCGCCCGCCAAGAGAGTCTTACCCACACCTGTGTCGAGAGCCATTAGACCTGAGTATGCGTTCGCCTCAAGCCAAGCCATCGCCTCCATCTGCTTGTTGTTGAAACGGAAAGGACGCCCCTTAAACTCTGAGACGAATCCTCCGATAGCATCGGGAGTGAATTTCTTAAGGTTCTCTTCATTGAGAGCGCGGTCACGAGCTGTGAGCTCACGGTAGTACTCGTCAAGGTAGTCAAGAGCAGGCTTAGAAACAGCGCATGAGCCGAGCGTGTCTCTAATCGACTCGTAAGCAGATGGGTCGAAGTAATAGAAAGGGTTCAGACCGTTCACAGTGGGAGCGAGTCTAGGGTCTTTCTTCTGCTCGATGGAAGGCTTCATAATCTTAGCAAGATCTTTGATCGCGTTGCGGTCTTGCTTGCTCGCGTTAGAGCTAGGGATGCCAAGAACGAGTCTCTTCTTGTTCGCAGAAAGAGTGATATAGGGCTCTCTTAAGCGGTTATTCACGACCTTCATGTACTTGGCGCGCGCAGAGCCTTCGCCAAGATCAAGGAAGCTAACCTCTTCACCGTCAGGTACGAGATCGCCTACCTCATTTCTTACAAAGTCACCCTCGATCATCTCGATCTTCTGAGTTTCTCCATCTGCGGTGCGCGTGTAGAAGCTACCCTCGATGAGACGGCCTGAAGCATTGACGAGATCTTCTAAGAGAAAGCCTTTATATTGACCCTCAACGATCACGTCAACCATCGTGTCGCCAACGATCATCTTCTTAACTTTAACTACACGAGTCAGCGCCCTCTTTGAACTACCCTTCGCATCTGTGAGCTGAGCTGTCCTCATATCCCCTGAAAGAGCGGAGACGTCATAGCGAGTGAGAGGGAAACTCTCTTCAGCGCCCTCATAGGTAATCTTAGAAAGGTACTCATAGACAGGAGTCTCCTGAAAGACATCCTCGCCCTCATATCCCTTTGGCTGACGCTTCTTTACTTTCTTAACGCCGACCTGAATACGCTCTTCTTCGATTGTAGGCATCTGATTGAAGAGAGCCATTTCCTTTCCGATTCGGCTCTCGAACGCCTCCTCGTAATCATCTTTCGAGGAGAACATCTGATAGTCTGAAGTCTCCTCATCCACCAAGTATGGAGAGTAGATTCCCTTGATGAAGGGCTCAAGCCTCTCCTCATAGGCTTTCATCGCCTTCTCGTACCCACTCGCCTCTACGCGCGCCTCATATGACTCCCGCGACTCTCCTCTTCTCTTAGATGGTCTGCGAGGTGGCTTACCTAGTGACTTTACTTGAGGGTCATAAGCGACTGTAGCAGTCTTAGCGCCACCGACGCCGAGGTAGTCTCTAGTCTTTCCTACGACAAAACCCTGTTGCTCAAGTGTCGTCTCAAGCTCTTTCTGCTGAATGTCGAAAGCTCTCTTAAGAACATCATATTCCTCAGTATCATCTTTCGAGGACTTGTTGAGCGCGCTCTCAAGGCTTGAGGGAAGAGCGAACTGAATATAGGGGAGATTGACGGAGCTGTTTCTTTTCTGCTTCGTAGACACCTCAATCCCCATCAGTTTGAAGACACGTCCAAGGAGATCAGAGTAATTCTCAACAAGGCGGTTCTTGTAGGTCGCTTTTCTGACATACTTTCTGATGCGCCTGATGCGGTCATCTACAGGAGTGTTGATCTCTGAGGTTTCACGGATGAATTTCTCGAAGTCCTCGATCTCAGCTCTCATTCTCTGAGTGTCTTGGATGAAAGACTCCGACATCTCGCTTGCGAACTTTCTACGGAGGTACTTAGTACCCTCATCGAACTTATCCACGAGAAGGATATTGTAGTTCTTAAACCTGTCGGCTTTCGCCAAGATTTTAAGCATGAACTCGTTAGGCGTGATGAGGTGAGTATATACCGTAAAGAGCGCGTCGATCTCTTTGCGACGAACGGCGATAAACACTCGATCCTCAAGACCTTTTTCCTTTCTCTCTAAGATTTCCTCCTCAGAGAGCTTACGCCTCTTACCATAACGCCTCTTAACAACATCTGTAAGGCGACCCCTAAAAGGGATGACTGTCTGCCTGTTCTTCATATATGTACCCCTTGTGACAAGTGAGGTTATTTCTCTTAAACCAATAGAGCTGAGTAGATAAAACTACTATCGAGGAGAAAGAGATGTGGTTGACATACCTAATCTTATCTGTTTTTCTAACCACATTAGCCCACGAGTACAGTCATGTCGGTATGGCTCAACTCTTAGTAGGTGTAGATCAATACTCCATCAAACCCTTCATCCATAAACACAAAGAATTAGGGCTTGTAGGAGGATCTGTCTCAATCACTTATAAGAGAGCAAGAACAAAGTCAGAAGAAGCTTGGATTGCCTTCGCCCCACGCCTCACTAATGCTCTCTTCTTAATACTCCTACCGTTCACTGTCGATAAAGGATCTCTAGTGATCATCTTAGTAGCTACATTAGGATGCTACGATATGCTCAGGGGATCACTCCCCAATGACTCTGACTGTAAAGTCTATTGCAGTCATTGGAGGGTGAGTCCTTACCTAGTCAGGTACTATCAGCTCACTCTTTCTTATGTGAGCTTCCTCACCTTTCTACTCAGGCTTTCTTAGAGGATCACAAAGTTGATCGTGATCACACTGTCTGCGTTAATCTGAGAACCTATCCTGTTGACAAGGCTGAACTCGAAGCTCGTAGCGTTCGTGATCGAATGCGCGTATACCTCGATACCGCCCTCAGCGAGAATGTCTCCTCCATTATCAGCAGAGGCCACTGTAGCCATGATGACGCTTGTAGATAACACTGAAGTGTTATTGACCACAAATCCGATTGAGTGAGCATCATCTGCTATCGCGGTATCGGTTGTCACCGCGACTTGGAAAGCCTTAGTGTTGGTGCTAAAGAGAGGCGCGTTAGTCACGCCCTCGTCACCTGTAAGACCTGTAGTCTTAGCGACTGTAAGACCACCGTTCTTGACATTCAAGCTACCTACGTCAAGGGGAGCGAGATCTGAGTCAGGAACGGAATAAGATGCAGCCGGCTCAGTTATGTCAGCTCGACCATGAAAAATCTTAAACGCGCCTGACTTACCGCCTACGGTGTTGTCTACCTCATATACGACACCCATAAGGAAGTCAGCAAAGTTAGAATCACCGTAAGCACCTACAAAACCGAGATCGCGAGTTGATGCTGTATTAGTGTAGCCCACATATAGGGTAGGGTCTTTGAATCTTAAAGACCCTGAAACCGCGCTGTTTCCTGTGATCACACCTGTGACATCAAGATCGCCCGAGAGAGTCACTTTCTGATCTGCTGTCAGAGTGATCGTAGTCTCTCCGTCTGAGTTCTGAATGACGTTATTCCCAAGAATAAGGTTACTGCCTGTCTCTACCTCGCCCGTAAACGTAGCCTTGTTTGCAGAGCTAAGAGTCAGAACAGTTGAAAGAGCACCCGCATTATCTCCACCTGTCTGAAAGATAACCGAACCGCCTGTGCCTGTCCCATTACCAACACCCGAGGAAATAGTGAGGTTCTCACCTACGGTGTCTTCGTCAGTCTGAGTAGTCACAGAAATAGAGGTCGCGTTGCTTCCATCACCTAGAGCTACACCTCCACCGCTAACAGTAAGACTGTTCGATGTGAGTGACCCTGTAGTTGAAAGGTTCTCATCTCCGAAAGAAATAACCCCCCCCGAGTCGGTAATAGAACCGTCAGCAAGAGTAAGAGTTCCAACAGATGAGCCTGAGACTCCCTCAGACACTTTCCCGAAGACTACTTTCTCACCTTCATTCGTGGTGACGAACTTGAGGTAAGAGTTAGCTCCCTCTGCGATGTCGAGAGCAGTCGCCTGAGCATCCGTAAGACTGATAGAAATGGTATTTCCATCGGCGGAGATACTATCTAGGGAGATATCGCCTACGTTAGTGATGTCTCCATCAGCAACACTTAACGAGGTAACAGTGGTTGCGCCCGCTCCGAGAGTTCCCGTAGTTGAGAGGTTCTCATCTCCAAAGGAAATAGCTCCGCTTGAGTCAGTAATAGAGCCGTCAGCGAGAGTAAGAGTTCCAACTGTCGAGCCTGAGACTCCCTCAGAAACCTTTCCGAAGACTACCTTCTCACCAGCGTCAGTTGTTACGAACTTGAGGTAAGAGTTAACACCCTCTGTGATATCAAGTGATGATGCTTGGTTATCAGTGAGGTTAAGGGTGATCGCGTTTCCGTCAGCAGAAATACTATCGAGAGCAATATCCCCTACGTTAGTGATGTCCCCATCAGTAACACTTAACGAGGTAACAGTGGCAGACCCCGCCCCGAGAGTACCTGTAGTAGAAAGGTTCTCGTTCCCAAAGGAAATCGCGCCCCCTGAGTCGGTGATCGACCCGTCAGCGAGAGTAAGAGTTCCAACTGTCGAGCCTGAGACTCCCTCAGAAACCTTCCCGAAGACTACCTTCTCATCAGCGTCAGTGGTGACGAACTTGAGGTAAGAGTTAGCTCCCTCAGTAATGTCGAGTGAAGACGCTTGGTTATCAGTGAGGTTAAGGGTGATCGAGTTCCCGTCAGCAGAAATACTATCGAGAGCAATATCCCCTACGTTGCTGATGTCTCCATCAGCAACACTTAATGAAGTGACAGTGGTTGCGCCCGCCCCGAGAGTACCTGTAGTAGAAAGGTTTTCGTCCCCAAAGGAAACAGCGCCCCCTGAGTCAGTAATCGAGCCATCAGCGAGAGTAAGAGTTCCAACAGACGATCCTGAGACTCCCTCAGACACCTTCCCGAAAACTACCTTCTCATCAGCGTCTGTAGTTACGAACTTGAGGTAAGAGTTAGCTCCCTCAGTAATGTCGAGTGAAGACGCTTGGTTATCAGTGAGACTGATGGAAATGGTATTTCCGTCAGCAGAAATACTATCTAGGGCGATGTCCCCTACGTTGGAGATGTCCCCATCAGTAACACTTAATGAAGTGACAGTGGTAGCTCCCGCGCCGAGAGTACCTGTTGTCGAGAGGTTCTCGTCCCCGAAAGAAATAGCTCCACTTGAGTCAGTGATCGACCCATCAGCAAGAGTAAGATCTCCAAAGGTAGATCCTGTTGCTCCCGAGACTGTGCCTGTAGCCTCAAGAGTGCTGACAAGTAAACCAGCCTTAGAAAGACCCACAACACCTGAGAAGTCGGTAGTAGTTCCATTTACCGCACCGCTGTGAGTGCCTAGTAAGAATTTACCTTCACCCTCATCCCAAATGATAAGAGCATCGTCCTCAAGACCTCTATTCAGGAAGATCCCGATATCAGAGTTATTGTTATTATCCCCAATGTCCTTGTTGAGCTCAATCACTTGATCTGCAACAGAAAGGTTGGTTGTACTGATGATAGTCTGAGTGCCGTTTACGGTAATGTTCGTACAGGTGATAGAACCTGTAGTGGTCAGGTTCTCATCATCAAAAGTGATTGTCCCACCTGTGGAGGTAATAGAACCGTCAGCGAGAGTAAGAGTCCCTACGGTAGACCCTGAAGCAAGTGTAGCCACCCCCGCTCCGAGAGTACCTGTGGTAGAAAGGTTCTCATCCCCGAAAGAAATCGAACCACCTGAGTCAGTGATCGAACCATCGGCAATAGTAAGAGTTCCAACAGACGATCCTGAGACTCCCTCAGAAACCTTCCCGAAGACTACCTTCTCATCAGCGTCAGTTGTTACGAACTTGAGGTAAGAGTTAGCTCCCTCAGTGATGTCGAGAGCAGTCGCCTGAGCATCTGTTAAAGAGATGGTGAGGGTGTCTCCATCGGCGGAGATACTATCGAGGGCGATATCCCCTACATTCGTGATGTCCCCATCAGTAACACTTAACGAGGTAACAGTGGTTGCGCCCGATCCGAGAGTTCCCGTAGTTGAGAGGTTCTCATCTCCAAAGGAAATCGCGCCCCCTGAGTCAGTAATCGAGCCATCAGCGAGAGTAAGATTTCCAACAGACGATCCTGAGACTCCCTCAGAAACCTTCCCGAAGACTACCTTCTCATCAGCGTCAGTTGTTACGAACTTGAGGTAAGAGTTAACACCCTCAGTGATGTCGAGAGCCGTTGCTTGAGCATCCGTAAGACTGATAGAAATGGTATTCCCATCAGCAGAAATACTATCAAGGGCGACATCACCTACGTTAGTGATATTTCCGTCAGTAACACTTAATGAAGTGACAGTGGCAGACCCCACTCCGAGAGTTCCCGTAGTTGAGAGGTTCTCGTTCCCGAAAGAAATAGCTCCACCTGAGTCAGTAATAGAGCCGTCAGCGAGAGTGAGAGTTCCTACGGTAGACCCTGAGACTCCCTCAGACACTTTCCCGAAGACTACCTTCTCACCTTCATTCGTGGTGACGAAGTTAAGGTAAGAGTTACCCGCTTCTGTGATATTGAGCGCGGTAGCTTCGTTATCCGTCAAAGTGATGGTGAGGGCACTGCCGTCAGCAGAAATGCTGTCGAGGGCGATATCCCCTACGTTAGTGATATTTCCGTCAGTAACACTTAATGAAGTGACAGTGGTAGCCCCCGCGCCGAGAGTACCTGTTGTCGAGAGGTTCTCGTTCCCAAAGGAAATAGCGCCCCCTGAGTCGGTAATCGACCCGTCAGCGAGAGTAAGAGTTCCTACGGTAGATCCTGAAGCAAGTGTGGCTACCCCCGCGCCGAGAGTTCCCGTAGTTGAGAGGTTTTCGTTCCCGAAAGAAATAGCTCCACCTGAGTCAGTAATCGACCCGTCAGCGAGAGTAAGAGTTCCTACGGTAGACCCTGAGACTCCCTCAGAAACCTTTCCGAAGACCACTTTCTCACCTGCGTCAGTTGTTACGAACTTGAGGTAAGAGTTAACACCCTCAGTAATGTCGAGTGAAGACTCTTGGTTGTCTGTAAGGCTGATAGAAATGGCATTTCCGTCAGCAGAAATGCTATCTAGGGAGATATCGCCTACATTCGTGATATTTCCGTCAGTAACACTTAATGAAGTGACAGTGGTTGCTCCAGCTCCGAGAGTACCTGAAGTTGAGAGGTTCTCATCCCCGAAAGAAATCGAACCGCCTGAGTCAGTAATCGAGCCATCAGCGAGAGTAAGAGTTCCAACTGTCGAGCCTGAAGCAAGTGTAGCCACACCCGCTCCGAGAGTTCCCGTAGTTGAGAGGTTCTCATCCCCGAAAGAAATCGCCCCACCTGAGTCAGTGATCGACCCGTCAGCGAGAGTAAGAGTCCCTACGGCAGACCCTGAGACACTCTCAAATACTTTCCCGAAGACCACTTTCTCACCCTCGTCAGTTGTTACGAACTTGAGGTAAGAGTTAGCTCCCTCAGTAATGTCAAGAGACGACGCTTGATTGTCCGTAAGACTAATAGAAATGGTGTTGTTATCGGCGGAGATACTATCTAGGGCGATGTCCCCCACGTTAGTGATGTTTCCTTCGTTAACATTAAGAGATCCAAGAGAGAGAGTCCCTGATGTAAAGTCAGCGTTCCAAGAGTTGTCATTCTCGGTCACGTCAGCAGTACCTAGAGCGAAATAGTTGTTCTCTTCATCGAAATAGAAAACGCCAGGGTTCTGAGCCCCACCACCCTCTCCATCAGTCTGAAGTGGTCGTGTGAAGATGATGCCGATGGAGTCTCCGTTTGTTCCATTCGCATCGTGGGCGTTACCCTCACTCCCATCAGCCAAGACGATAACTCTATCCTGAACGAGAAGATCATTCGTAGTATTCTGAGTGGTTACGTTAAGTGTCCCAGGAATAGAAATGATCGAGTTGGCTTGACCTAATGTGATCGTGTTGGCTCCAAGAGTAGGACCAATCACGATTGATCCTGTCACCCCTATGTTTGAGGTGATTGAAGCATTGTTAGACATATCGGCGCGAAGAAGGTCTGCGCCTCCCGCATCTGCGCCGTTGTGGACGCGGATAGACTCAGTAGTGGTATCTACCGTGACCTCACCGATTGCGCCCGTAAAGGCATTGTTCTCAGCAGTAGTGCCTCTGCGTAATTGTACTCTTCTTACAGCCATTTCTTGTTCTCCTAGAAAGATGGGAGGGTTCTCTATTCTTACGTTTTATATAAACACTCTACTAAACCACTAAGACCCCGTAGTCGTCAGCGCAGTAGAGTACCGTGTCAGCCACCGAGCCGAAATCAATGTTAAAGTCACCCTCCCCGAAAGCGTCGGCTACCGAGCCGTAGTCGATGACTTCCATGACTCGACCATAGATTACGAGGTCGCCTCCAACGAGAGCGTTCGGGTTCAGAGAAATACTCTGAGACGTAATCACAGGACTCTCGTTAACGTCTGTACCTATAGTTGGAACAGTACCCGGCTCAAATCTACTGTTGTTGGCGTTGTAGACAAGACCCTGACCATCGGCCAAATCAGTCAAGTCAACATCGGAGTGCGTTTCAACTGAGCCCAAGACGGTAAGATTTGAGCCATCTAACGCCCCTAACTTACCTTCTCCATCTGTAACAACCGCCTTGCCGTTCTCACCACCTCCGCCATTAATAGTAGTGTCGAGTGTAGAAGCAGAGCCGAGTCCTAAGTTGCCTCTCGCTACCGCTTCATTTCCCCCATCAGAAATCTCAGAAAGACTGTTGCCGACCTGAAGCAAGTCTGAAATGTCTGTAGTCGCTGTTGAAGTAAGACCGAGAGTAGACCTAGCTGTCGCGGAATCCGCGTCATCCAAAAGTGTTCTCGCAAAGGCTGTTACATCAGCCTCAGCCCAAGTATCTACTCCTGTAGTATATATGAGCTTATCAGCGCCCGTCCCGAGATCAGAAATAGCACTCAAGGTGGCGTCAAAAGCTTGGACGTCAGTGTCGATCTCTAACCCAAGAGTAGTTCGAGCCGTCGCTGAGTCAGCGTCATCTAAGAGTGTCCTAGAGAAAGCAGAAAGGGTGGCTTCAGCCCAAGTATCTACTCCCGTAGTATATATGAGCTTGTTAGCGCCTGTCCCGAGATCAGAAATACTCTGAAGAGTAGCATCGTAGGCTTGGACGTCAGTGTCGATCTCTAACCCAAGAGTAGTTCGAGCCGTCGCTGAGTTAGCGTCATCTAAGAGAGATCTAGCGAACGCCGTAAAGATGGTGATTGAGAAAGTATCTACGCCACTTGCATAAATGAGTCTATCAGCGCCCGTATTAACACCAGCTAAAGCTTGTAATGTAGCATCATAAGCCTGAACATCAGAGCCGATCTCAACACCTAAGTTACCCCTCGCATTCGCGACGTTATCTAAGTCATTAAGATTATTAGCTGACTGAAGAAGATTGCCAATGTCTGTTGTGGCTGTCGAAGTGAGGCCGAGGGTAGTTCTCGCTGTGTTAGCATCAGCATCGTCTAAGAGTGTTCTAGAGAAAGCAGAAAGGGTGGCCTCAGCCCAAGTGTCTACTCCCGTAGTGTAAGCGAGCTTATCAGCCCCCGTTCCGAGCGCGGAGAGAGAAGCTAACGTCGCATCGTAGGCTTGAATATCAGTGTCGATCTCTAACCCAAGAGTAGTTCGAGCGGTCGCTGAGTTAGCATCGTCTAAGAGTGTCCTAGAGAAAGCAGAAAGGGTGGCTTCAGCCCAAGTGTCTACTCCCGTAGTATATATGAGCTTATCAGCTCCCGTCCCGAGATCAGAAATAGCACTCAAGGTGGCGTCAAAAGCTTGAACGTCAGACCCGATAGCGACACCGAGATTAGCCCTCGCATTCGCGACGTTATCTAAGTCATTAAGATTGTTAGCTGACAGAAGAAGATCAGCGAGGTCTGTTGTCGCAGTAGGGGTAAGACCGAGGGTCGCTCTAGCATCTGCTGAGTTAGCGTCATCTAAGATTGTTCTAGCGAAAGCAGAAAGAGTTGCTTCAGCCCAAGTATCCAATCCCGTAGTATATATGAGCTTATCAGCTCCCGTTCCGAGATCAGAAATAGCACTCAAGGTGCTGTCGAGAGGCTGATAAGTGTTTGCGAGATCCAAGTCTGTGATCTCTGCTTGAACATAAGCAGTAGTGGCGACGAGAGTTGAATCATCACCGAGATCAGGGCTTTCCACTCTTAATGGAGAAAGAGTCAGGTTGGCGTCATTAAACTCTGTGGCGGTGTGGGCATCAGTGGTCGTGCCTAGCTTGAACGTGTCTGTGCTCTCGTCAAAAAAGAACACCGCGTCATTTCCCGTAGTCCCACGCTCGAAGAAAAGACCGATGTCATTGGGGTTAGCTCCGCCATCAACGCCTTTATTAAGTCTGACAATCGTATCTTCTACATCTAGTGTAGAAGTGTTGACTGTTGTCGTGTCGCCCTGAACTTGAAGATCACCACTTACGATAACCTTCGACCCAACACCTCCGAGCGTTAAGACTGAAGGGTTGCCATTATTGGTAGTCATCGTCGCGCCGATTGTTGCATCTGCGTTGGTGAAGTCGATTCCTGTCATGCCACTAAGAGTTGTGGAAGCCCCTCCCAAAGAAATGGATGTTGAACCTACAGTCAAAGAGCTGTTCGCGAGCTTATCGTTCGTGACGTCTCCATCAACAATCTTAGCAGTCGTAACAGAGTCGGCATCGAGCTTCGCCTCAGTGACGTTCCCATCTACGATTTTAGCCGTAGTAACGGAGTCAGCGTCGAGCTTCGCTTCAGTGATGTTGCCGTTCAAAATCTTAGCGGTGGTTACAGCATCGTTACTTATGGTAGCCAAGCCCTCGTTGGAGATAGAAACATCACCCGAGAGAGATACGTTCTTCCATTGATTGTCGTCCGCACCCCCATCGGAGTCGTAGACGATAATCTGAGCGTCTGCGACGTCGGCGAGGAGGACATCGTTGAGGTCATCGAGGCTAGAGACGTTGCCTGCTGCTTGCATGACGTCATTGACCCACTCAGTAGTCGCTACTGTAGTGTCATCAGAGGCGAGGTCAGGAGTTGCTGAAGTAAGAGTACCCACCTCAAAGTTATATGCGAAAGCCCCGAAAGTAGTAGCTCTTGTGGTGAGCGCGATGCTTGCGTTGTCTGAGAGGTTAGACGTAGAAATCGTCTGATTCGCAAAACCACCATTTCCTGTACTCACTAAGAAATGGTTAGCGTTGACGAGTTCATCTCCATCCAAAGACACATCAGAAAGAGCGTCGATCCTCGCAGTGCTTCTCAAGAAGTTCTCTACTCCAAGCTGAATGCTGACCTTCTCGAAAGAATCAGCTCCATTACCTAAGAGTAAATCACCGTCAGCGATCCCTGTAATGGTATCGAGAGAAGCATCTTTGGCTTGGTATGTGTTGGCGAGGTCGAGCGCAGTTATGTCTGCATCAATCGCGTCATCTACGTATTTCTTAGTGGAGGCGTGGGCATCAAGAGTAGGATCTTGGACACTGACAGTAGAAAGCGTGAAATCGTAAGCGAAAGCCCCGAAGGTAGCTCCCACGCTCGTCTGAACTACATTACCTGTGTTAGAGAGGTCGCCGAAAGAAAGAATGCTGTTCTCAAAGGTTGAGTCATCCGCTCCGATTCTTAGGACCTGACCCTCGGCCTTCACACCGATTGTAGTGTCAGAAAGATTGTCTGAAGCTCCCACGCTCTTGAGGAAAGACTCTACGCCCTCTGTGACACTGACCTTCTCGAAAGAGTCAACGCCATTACCTAAGAGTAAATCACCGTCAGCGATCCCTGTGATGCCATCAAGAGAAGCATCTTTAGCTTGATACGTATTGGCGAGGTCGAGCGCAGTTATGTCTGTGTCAATCTGAGCGTCTACATAGGCCGTAGTAGCGAGCTTCGTTGAGTTGTCGCTTGCGTTCTGAGTGGTAGCCGTAGCGTTCGCGCCTGTAAGGTCTACATCAGCAGTAAAGGTGTTATTCGCGGAGAAAGTCTGAACGGCATTGAGCCGAGCGACATTAGCGGTGTCTGTGAGGTCTGTAGAAGCAATGCTCACTGTCGCTGTGACTGTGCCGTCATTCACCCCCTCTGTGTCGTCATAAGAGAAAGTGATCCCTGTGTTACCCACGTTGTTTGCGGTGAACATTGGGCCGACTATATCTTGGACTTGCTCATCAGAAAGCTGAGTATCCGTATCTGTTTCGTCAGCGACCTCGAAAGACCCATTGTTATACTTAAGAATCTTTCCGTCAACGACACCTACGAGATCGACATCAGAAAGATCACCAGCAGAGAACCCCCCAAGACTTACAGTTGCGTCTATCGTGTCTGCGTTATCGTTAGGGGAGAAAGAAACACCTGTGTGAGCTCCACCTTGTAGAGCTGTGCCAACAGCGTCCCTTGCCATTTCGTCTGTGTAAGTCTGAGTAGGAGCTGTAAACTCAAATCGGTTGTTCCCCGCCACCCAAGCGAGGACGTTTCCGTCTTGAATGTTCGCAATCGAGTTGACGTCAGAAAGATCAGAGATGGAAGCACCTGAAGCGAGAAAGTCCCCTACATTACTCTGAGAAGCAGTGCCAAGAGCGAGCGCGAGGATGTCTGTGTCAATCTGAGCGTCTACATAAGCAGTGGTGGCGAGTTTCGTTGAGTTGTCGCTTGCGTTCTGAGTGGTGGCTAATACTGTTCCTGTGAAAGTCTGATTGGCGCTGAGGAGAGCGACATCTCCTGTCCCTGACAGCTCAGAGAAATCAAGATCTTCGTTAATCCAAGCGCCGTTCTCGTACTTCAAGACTTGGCTATTAGCGAGCCCCACTCCGCCAAGTGTGACGTTAGAAAGGTTTCCGATCTCAGCGTCAGTGCTTAAGAAAGACTCTAAGTCAGCACTGATGTTGATGACGCCAAAAGTGTCGTTTCCTGTAGCGATGATCAGGTCATTGTCTACAGGAGCGAGCGCGGATAAACCTGTCAAAGTCGCGTCGAGAGACTGTTTTGTAGCCACCTCGTCATCAACGTATTTCTTAGTCGATGCGTGGGCATCAAGAGTAGGATCTTGAACACTCACTGTAGAAAGAGTGAAGTCGTAAGCGAAAGCGCCGAAAGTAGACCCTGAGCTAGTCAAGACAACATCGGCGGAGTCTGAAAGCTCGGATGTTGATATCGTCTGATTCGCGAAGTTGTTTCCGTCAAAAACAAGGAACTCATTGAGCGCGGGGTTCGCGACAGAAGCATCTCCGAGATCATTCAGATTAGCTGCGCCACCACCGCCACCTTGACCTGGTACCCACTGACCCACGTTCGCATCATAGACTAAGGCGTTTCCGTCAACTAGACCTACTAGATTTACGTCAGAAATCAAGCTCAGAGTAAGGGTCGCGTTTTCCCATTTCCCAGCTCCCACGTTGTACTGAAGAAACTGATCATCAGCGAGTCCCGCTATCGTCACGTCAGATAGCTGAGCGAGTTGAGCGTTCCCCCCTAAGACTGCGTTTCCTACAACATCTTGGACGAACTCTGTGGTGGCGATGCGACCTGAACTCTCATTAAGTGGGATGCCACCTAAGATACTTAAAGTCCAATCACCTCCTGACCCTAGAATATAGCCTGATTGGTTGATGGAGGGTCCGGGTACAAGCCCGTCAGTACCCGCTTGCGCTCCATCTGTTCCTGTGAAAGCGGTCAAAACAATCGAAGAACCGCCCGTTGTGGTCGTGCCTGTGCCGAAAGAACTCATATCGAACTCCTTTATATGTCTCTCTTCTTTCTCCAAGAGACATATAAAGACTTAATCAACCAAGACCGAGAAGGAGAAGACTACAAAGTGGATAAGGTTATCTGTGTGATAGACCGCACCGATGCTTTGAAAGAGGTTCTTTCTTCTGAAGGCATAGGCTATGAGAGCTTGATTAAAGCCTCCCCGTTTCCTCGCGCAAAGAGAAAGGGTGAAAACCTTTACGCTACGAACGGTATTACGCCCCCAAAACTCGCTGACACCCTTCTTCTTCGCTTTTTTAAGAGAATGGGGGGACGAGGGAGAGGGTCACACCTTTACGAAGAAAGAAAGATTACCTGTGTTTCGGTCGGACTCTTTGTGGAAAGAGTTACCCTTAGCCAAGAGACCTCTATCTACGCAGACCTTAAAAGATTTCTTAAAGTCCTCGATAGCGGAGGCTCGTTCCTCTTTCATGCGCTCTTTGAGAGAGATGTCAAAGTTAAAGGCTTCGATCTCTAGGCACTCTTTGGTCGCTTTAGAAACCGAGTGGAGCGATGTCTTTCTTAAGTAATGGCGAACTTCTACAGAAGAGAAACCAACTACAGTCAGACAGATCAAGCCCTTATTGACAGTAAGGGTTTCGATATCCAAAGTGAGCGCCGACAAGCACTTGCGAAGGTACTTCTCCGCTTCAACACTAGCTATCTCTACGCACTGTTCTCTTAAGTCACCGAAAAAGTCGATGCGTAAGCTCTCTTCACTAGGAAGGTAAGTCGAAGAGAGTCCTCTTTTAGAAAACTCTTTCTTAACTTGAGTTATTGTGGGATTCATTTCTATGTCCTTTTCTCTGAAGTTCATCTCACACACAGTGTTAGATAAATAAACTATCCCTAAGAAGAAAGAGGTCTTTGATCATAGGGAATGAGAGCGACGCCTACACGATAACATCGTACTTGACGTCTCCTGTAAAAGCCGTCGATAACTCAACTACAAACCCTGTGGTAGACTTACTCTTGGCTCGCGCAAAAACGAAGTCTCCCACGAAAAAGAGGACTCGATAGTTAATGTTGGGCATAGGGGAGTCAAAGAAAACGCTAGCTTCAGATTGGTTCGCAAAAGTAACCGTACCGCTCAGGGTAGAAATGTTAGACATGATAACCTCCAAGTTTGAAATAGCATCACTGATCGCTCTTTGAACCTCTACAGGGTAAGACCCTAAGAAAGCTATATTGTCTTTAGTGACGCTTGATACGGAAATAGACCCGTACTTGTTAGCCGACACAGAGAACTTGAATAGCCCCTGAGTAGACGGGTAAGAGTAAGAAAGAGTAGTTTCTTGCAGTATCATTTCAGCACTCCTCTACAAAGTAACCTTTGCTCTTGAGATAAGCCATTAAAGAGACAATCTTATAGGGGTCATTTGACGTGACTACGAGCTTGTTCTCTTTGAGCGAACACTCCCACTCCTCTTTCTCTTTAAGGGTTCTAAGAAACCTCTCAGAGAACTCTCCATACTGAGGGTGGACGGTCACAGAGTATTCTTTCTTAATAATTCTCTCTAACCACTTATCTGCTACTTTCTTGCTGATAATGCTCACAGAAGAACTCGCCTTACTTCCTGACCCCCCCCTGTCTTTCTTAGGAGGGTGAGGTTTGAGTTGACTGTGCTTAGAGCTAGGTGGATCTCTTTCAAGTCCTCGATCTTTTCTAGTGCGCTGAGACATCTTAGAAACCTATACCTTACTTTCCCTTGAGACTCTCCGATTTCCCTAGCCGCATGGCTTTGACTAGAGTAGAGATAAAGAAGTATCATTACTCTTATATCCTTCTTATCAGAAAAGTACCGAGAAAGATTATCTTGTAAGTATGCTTCTGTGAAGACAGGTATCGTGAGCAATACTCTGAGTCTATCCATAGCCCGATTCACACGATAGTGTATGTTCGGCTGAGTGTACCCGAATATCTTACCGAGAGATGATTGAGGCACACCTTTCAAGACGTGAAGCTCGATCATATCAGCCTCCACAGGGCTAATCCGACCCATGTGGTCGAGGACACACTCAAGCCTCTCTAAAGTCTCCTCGCTTGATTCTTCTGAGTACGTTGGGAAGTTCGACATTGAGTGCTCATTAGAGAAGATTCTCTCCATGATGTGGCTATCCATTAGAATCTCCTACTGAGAAAGAATCCACTGTGAGAATCACTTCCGCGCTCCTCAGAGTGATCAATATCGAGTACCGTCCACCCTCAAACTCGCTTTCTTTTTCCAAGATATCGAGGACAATCCCTACGCACCCTTTAAAGTCACCCCCCGTGATTTCAACCTCATCCCCCAATCGGTAGTTCCCACCACGACTGTAAGCCTCAGAGATCATCTTTCTTAAGTCGGACTCGCTTATCGTTCCTTGAGATATCATGTCGCTTCGGGTGTCGTATTGACTGATCATGCTGTCTATGTAAACAGACCTCGCTAAGTCATAATACTTAGCTGAGGGATAGCCAGACTTGACGAAGATATACCCTTCTATAAGAAAGGTCGCTTTTGAAGAACCTCCTCTTAAGATCGGTATGTAGATGTCTTCAAGGCTTACCTCAGCTAAGTCTTTCAGCCGTTGCGCTAAAAGTCCTAGCTTAGCTTCTTCCTCCCCCTTCGGCGATGTTTGCATCACCACCCAAGTCGATCTCTTTCTCATCTACACTCCCTCTGTAAGAGTTTGATCTCTCTATTATTCTCTTTACCCATTTCGAGAATAACATCAATGAAACTTCCTCTTCTTTCTCGCTAGTTTCTTTATCCGAAGGTGCGTTTTTTGCGTTTTCGGGGGCTGTGTCCAAAGAAGCGACCGCAGACTCTTCCGTAGAAGGGGCGACCGCCTCTATCTTAACTCCCCTAAATCGAAGCCACTTCAAGAGTTCACACTTGAACAGCGCCTCTGTAGAACGGCGCGGTTTTGAAGAGATTGCTTCTGCTAAGAAAATGAGCTTGTCTCCATTCTTCTCCCAAGCCTGAGAAAGAACATCTTTGTTCCAATAAGGAGGAGGGTTGCCCACGCCCATACCCAAGCTGATCGCAAGCATCGTGGCTGATAAGAGCCTGTCGAAAGCCACCCCCACAGGAGTGCTCGAAAGAACCTCATCGGATATTCTTAGAGCTTCTTTTTCATCGCTCACCAAGAGCTTGCAGATGAGGTCATTCCTGTCTACATGAAGATAAGAGCGAACCGCCTCTAGTGACACACTCTTAGAGTTCGATGAAGCAACTCCCTCAACTCCCTTGAGCGCGTCTCGGATGTGACCCTCAGTGAAGTCTGCGATGAGTATGAGAGCTTCTCTTTCGTATGAGAAACCCTCCTGATCACAGACCACAGCAAGCCTACTTGCGATCTCTTCAGAATCGACATGGTGGATGATAAAGGCGGGAGCGCATCGAGAAAGAACTGTGGCTCTCATCTTCTCGGGCTCTGTAGTACAGAAGATGCAAACGAGCCTCTTCTCTTCAGACCCTTTGCGATTGTCCTCCATAGGCTTTAAGAGAGCGTCGAGGGCGCTAGGGGAGAGCTGATGCGACTCGTCAAAGAGGTAGAGCTTACGCCTACCTGAGAAAGCACTGTAGTCCAACTCTTCGAGGATTTTCTTAACGTCAGCTTTACCGCTGTTGGTGGCTGCGTCCACTTCGACAAAAGCGTCACTCCCTCCCTCAAGCATACCCTTGCAAGATGAACACTCGTCACAGGGGTTTCCCTCGCTTGGGTTCTCACATAAAAGAGCGCGAGCTAGGATTCTCCCTAGCGTCGTTTTCCCTGATCCGAACGGGCCTGCGAACAGGTAAGACTGCTTCCACCCCGCTCCTTCCGAGACGATTCCTCTTAAGGTCTTGACCGCACCTGATTGACCCAACACATCTTCATAGGTGCGAGGTCTATACTTTGTATCTAAGCTCATCTCTTCCTCTTAACAGCATAGGTTTAACACCCCTACTCATATAGGATTAGGAGAGAGCTGACCACCTTATCGTCTCGTCAATCGGATTCCCGTAGGTCAACGTGAATCCCTGATTAGTCTGATTAGATATTGAAGGCATAACACCTTGTGATGAGGGCTGTACTGAGATCGTGTACTCCGCGCCCTCCAAAGGACATGGGAGAGAGATTTCTTTCTCCGCTTCATTGTCAAAGTCTGAAGATCCGCTCACGACACTCTGCTTCAGCGTGCTTCCGACATCGCCAACACAAGTATTGGCGTTCCCACTCAAGTAGAGATTAGAGTTAGTCAGCGCCACATCAAGAACGCTCGACACAGAAACGAAACTCTGACTGATCATATCGACGAGAGTGATGTCGGGCGCGCGAGCGCCTACTACCTCTAAATGACTCGCCTCAGAAACAGAGATAGAACCTTGCCCTGAGAAAGAACATCCTGACGCGAGTACGCTCACCTTAGACGAGCTTAAGAAAGAAGAATCGGGGTGATCAGTCGTGTCAAGAGAACAGCCGACAAGCTCGATGGATTGCGTTGTGTCTTGCGCGGTAACTTCAATGATCGAAGGGTTATTGTTACCGACGAGATCCCTGATCACAAGACTCAGATTATAACCTTTCAACGAAGCATCTGAGAGGGTGATACAGGGCGCGTCCGTTGAGTCTATAACCACCTCTCCCCTTGAGAACATCACCACAGGCTTAGAGATAGAGAGTGACTCAGAGTAAGTGCCTTGATAAACGACAACCACGCCCCCACTTTGAGGGAGGAAGTCAATGGCTTCCTGTACGCTATTGAAGTCAGCTCCCTGATTACTCTTAGAGACAGAAACCACGTCATCGACGGCTCTTTCCCCTACAAGAGCCTTAAGCGAAATGCTCCCGACACTTGTGTCGTAAAACACTAGGCTAGAGGTTGTGTCTCTTTGGATGTTGGGATGGCTCGCTAGACTACCGAACTGAATCTTATCTGCTTTTATAGGGTTCATAACCGTTCTCCTTTAGCTCTTCAGAAAGAGCTGACTATAAACGAGGTACTACTCTTCAAGTCTCTTTCTATGTCTCTTGACAGCGCGGTAACAGTTAGACCTGTCAGTAAAGCCCGCTATTTTGGCGATCTTTTCATAAGACCAGCCATTTTTCTTTCTTAACTTGTAAGCGAACTCCGCTCTCTTGTCTATGAAAGGGTTAGGTAGGCTCTTGTCCTCACAATATCTTCTGATTCGATAGTAAACCTTGTCTTTGTGAAGCCCTACAAGCTGAGAAATATCCCGAACGCTCATGCCGTTCATAAAAAGCGCATGAAGGTAGTCTCCGTTGTATTTTCTAGTAGGCAAAGGATAGGGTGCGCTCGTCTTTCTCGCGTACTTGACGACCTGATACCTCACTCTTTCTTTCTTAATGCCCAAAGCATACGCGATCTCTCGGTATGTCATGCCCTGAGAATAGAGGCTGTAAGCCTCGAAAGAAAGGGTGTCTAGTCCTCCCAAATCTGACTCCACCAACAGGCACAATCCCACTTGTTAGCGGTGATATGGTGATGTCCTACAACGCCTGTAAAAGAACTCGTCATGTAACTCTTATCCATGACTCCATGATAGAAATCTCCCTCGTAGGACTGACCGTCCACACCGCGAGGACACTGATAAGGGATGTCGAGCACGTCGCAGAGAGACTTAATCGCCTCACGAACTGCGAGCGCGACTCTTGGGTCAAGCGTCAAGACCTTCTTGTCTCCGCGCCCTGTTGTGTTCTCTTCCACTGAAAGATTGTAGCCTTTTTTAGTGTAGTGGTCTTTCCACTTCAGGCTAGGTTGCTGACAGATGTCGATCCCTACTGAATAAGAGTTTGACCAACCTCCATGCCACGACTTGTGGTTGAGGTCGAGATACTGATAAATCGTAGGATCTCCGCTAGGGCTAAGTCCGATACCCGCATGACTAGAAACCTTTCTGTCAGGGTTTGAGAATATCCTATGACAGTGTGTGGGGTCGAGCCCTCCCCAATGCACGACGATGAACGTAGGCTTTCTGCCGTTTCTAGAAGAGAAGTGACCAAAGCGGTGGAGATCAAGACCACCACTCTGATCGAAGTTGATAGTATGAACGTCTCCATCAATCTCTACGTTGATGCGCCTGTCGTTCAGTGTCCAAAAGGGTTGGGTATCGTCAACGTGATCGAATTTCTTAAGGAGAACTGACCATGTTCCGCGCCCCATCTTACCATCTACTTGACTACCTGAGCCGTAGGTGTCTTCTTGGAAAGACTCAACCGCTAAAGCGAACTCTACTGAGTCATAAGGCGCGTCGAGATTCGGATATGCTTCTATAGCACCACAGGGGATAGAACCGCCCCAACCGACACTTGAAGATGCTTTCAGATTGTAAGTGCAAGCACTCTTTTTCGTCTGTGTGATCAAACTTGACATAAAATGACCTCTTTTCTTTCTTAAAGAAGGTTATTGAGAGAGGAAAGCAATGAGCTTCCGTTTATTTATACCCGACATTGAAGAAATATCAGCTCTCCTAGTCTGCTCCCACGCCTCTAGTGGGAAAACTGTCGCGATCTGTAGAAATGGGCAAGTTTTCACTAACTTATCAGCCAAGTCTACAGTCAATCAATGGACTCCTCGACACCATTTCGTACAAAAAGCATTCTTAGAGATCATTGGCGAGGGTGATGGAGGGAAGCTAGGTTGCTTTCTCGCTATTTCTCTCATCAGAAGTTTAGCCAAACACAAACATGGTGGGCATCCTGATCTTACGAGGGAAGTGCTCAGCCACCTCCCTGAAATAGAAGCTCAGATTATCTCAAGATCGAGGGGCGCAGGAAGAAATGATCTCGTCAGCCTAGCTCAAGACTTGCCCTTTGCTGAGAGACTCGCCGATGCGGTTTTTCTATCAGGAGCGGAGTCTCATATATCCCTTGAGAAATACGAAGGTATTGGGTGTGAAGTCGTTGAGTCCGAGAGTCTATACTCTGAAGTGCGCTCAATGGGCGTGTCAGAGCAAGTCTCTCTCAAGGGCGCTATGGTAGCTCTAATCCCTAAGAGGCTATCTTCTTTCCAAGATATAGCTGAGCCCTTAGAGCTCATGGGTTCTTTCCCAAATAGACCTCTTCTGATTGTTGCCCCGATGATCAGGGGGGAAGCACTCGCCACTATTAAGAAGAACAGAGATGGTGGTGTCGTTGAAGTATACGGTGTTGAAGCCCCTCTAGTCTCATGGGGGCGCGGTTGGTTAGAGGATATCGCCTCTTTCACAGGAGGGACGCTCTACGACCCTATGGTATACTCTGAATACGGCTTAGAGATGTACGGCTCAGCGAGAGAAGTAACTCTCAAGCCTAATGAGATCATCATAGAACCTTATGATGATCACGCTGAATGCACCGCGCAGAGAATCAGTCAGCTTCTACATGAGGCGAGTCAGTCACCTCACGCGCACACAAGGGACTTGTGGAGAAAGAGGGCGTCCATGCTCGGAGGAACTCTTATTCGCTTGAAAGTGGGAGGGGTGACTGAAGCAGAGGGGCGCGTGAATAGGAATAAGGCAGAAAAGGCGATCACCTCTATGGGTATGATGTTACAAGGAGGTTGCGTGGAGGGTGTTATCCCAATTCTTTCAGAAATACAGGGGGTACACCCTATTGTTGACCGAGCTTTGTTAGCTCCGCTTAGAGTAGTCGCGCTCAACAACAACATCGCTAACCTAGAGAGTGCTAAATCTCTTTCTCCTCGATTAAGAGATCCATTCCCGACAGAAAGAGCTCTCTCGTTGGTTCGGAAAAGCTTTTCAGTAGCCACCACGCTTTGTTCAGTTGCTAAGATTATTAAGGGGAAGTAAATGATAGAAATAAAGATAGATAACGGCACAGAAAGACTCAAGGGTCTAGAGGATAACTCTGTGGGCGCAATCATCTGTGATCCTCTATGTATAAGGATTAAGAAATGATCATCACATTACTTAGAAAACCCTTAGAGGGGACAGTAGCTGAAAACACCCTTAAACATGGATGTGGGGCGATTAATATAGATGCCACTAGAGTTTCTTTTGATGATAACGAAAGCATCAATTTCAAAGCCCGACAAAGACAGCAAACAGCTTCCTACAAAGAGAGCGGGTGGTCTGGTCATGTCGCGCAAGTTGGTTCTGACATACAGATGTATAAAGAAAAGGGCAGATGGCCTGCTAACTTCTTCTTAACTAGTAATATCAAATGTGAAGGGTCAAATTTTTTTAAGCAGTTCAAGAAAGATAATGACCAATGATAGAAATAAAGATAGGTGATTGTGTAGATCGCCTCAAAGACCTAGAAGATAACTCAGTTGACGCAATCATCTGCGACCCTCCTTATGGACTTAAGTTTATGTCTAAAGGATGGGATGACATCGGTGACGGTAGTCAGCAGAGAGAATGGCATAGAGCTTGGCTAACTGAAGCCCACAGAGTTCTTAAGTCAAGTGGAGTCCTCAAGGCTTTCTCAGGCACAAGGACTTTCCATCATCTGATAGCGATGATGGAAGAAATAGGCTTCTCAGAGTTACGGGTAGAAGCATGGACTTACGGATCAGGCTTCCCAAAGTCACATAGCCTCTCGAAACAGTTTGAAAAGAGAGCGGGTGTAGAAGGTGATATAGTCGGTTACTCTAAGGGGGTTTCAGTGGAAGACTCTCAAGGCTACGGAGGGATCGGAAGAGGCGCTGTGGGTATTGTTCAGAAAGTAGTAGACTTACCTGTGAGAGCTCTCGTCACAGAAGAGGCAAAGACTTGGGAAGGTTGGGGGACTGCGCTCAAACCCTCATGGGAGCCTGTGTGTGTAGGGATTAAGAAAGAAAAACATGAGTAAAGAGTACGAGAAAGTAGACCACCCTGACCACTATCAGAGTGAGCGCATCGAAGCCATCGACGTGATAGAGGCTTTCCGCCTCAACTTTTCTTTAGGGTCTGCGGTCAAGTACATCTTGAGAGCGGGAAAGAAACCTTCAGAGAAAGCCACTGAAGACCTCAGTAAAGCCGTTTGGTATCTACAGAGAGAAATTGAGCGCAGAAAACAATGAACCCTAAGCATCTTAGAGTAAGAGTCGCTCAGTGCGATTTGATATCCTCAAACTCTCCATGCCCTCGTAGGAAAGTGGGTGCTCTTATCATTGACCCTCAGACTAATGTGGTAATCAGCGAGGGTTACAACGGCACTCCTAGAGGATCAGACAAAAGATACTGCGGTGGGGAGTATCTCTGTGAACGCGAAGAGATGGCTATCCCGAGCGGGACGAGAAACGATGTCGGATGTCACCACGCAGAAATGAACGCAATACTTAATGCTTCAAGGGTAGGGCAATCTACACTTGGAAAATGGCTTATCGCCAACTGCGACCCATGCCTGATGTGCGCGAAAGCGATACATCATGCTGGTATTGAGAAACTATTCGCCCCCAACCTATCTTCGGGAGATCACATAGAGGGTCTTGAATATCTCAAGAATAATGGCATCTCACTCGAAGCACTGCCTACCACAGAGGAAGACCCATGAAAGAAATGATCGACTATTTCCTAGCGATGATAACCCCTCCGATTGAGGACGCTTTAGTTCTCGTCTCAAAGCCTTCAGAAATAGACTATGATAAGTATCTAGACAACAGTGGGATAATCCCAACCTATAAGCCCTCTGTTCATGGATTAATATTACTTTCCGAACCCACTGAGAAAGAGGCGGAGCTTATTTTCTCAATACTTAAACCTGGCGCCCACATCGTGCTAATCCCAAGCGAAGACACCCTAATCGGACATAAGGGTGTCATAGAGTTAGAGGACATTGGATGTGAGGTTCGAGATGCAATCTTTGTAGCAGAAGACGCTGAGAGCTTTTATTACACGTCAAAAGCGAGCCGTTCAGAAAGAGAATCGGGATTAACACCTGAGAAAGAGGGGGCGCGAGCTAACACACATCCTACAGTGAAGCCCATTTCTATCATGGAGTGGTGCGCTAGAGACACCCCACCCAACTCCACTGTTGTAGACCCATTCTTAGGCTCGGGTACGACAGGCATTGCGATGTCTCGTTTAGGGCATTGCTTTGTGGGGATAGAGCTTCAGCCTGAGTACGCTAAAATCTGCGAGGCGCGTATTCGGTATTGGATGCCCATAGGCACTGAGGTTAACTCTGAAGCAGAGGTAGGAAAGACCGAAGAGAAAGAGGGGAGGACTCTTTCCATCTTCGACCTCTTCTAATATCTCTCGTACCATCGCTCTGCTTTGTACTCAGGACTCTCTATTTTCACTGAGAAGAACAGAGGGAGCAGAGAGATAAAAAGTAAGAATAAAAAACACATCAAATAGCCTCCTTAGTTAGTATACACACAGTATGTGGATGTAAGACTTATCGAAAGGAGATTACATATGATACTTGGATTAGACCCCTCTCTCCGAAACTTCGGATGGGTTCTCATGGAAGATGACGGCATCTTCTTAGACAAAGGAATGATGTCTACAGAAGCGAGCATGGTCTTCGTTGAGAGGTATGTCTTTCTCAGAGAAGGTCTGCGAGAAGTCGTTCAGAAAGTACGAGCAGATCACCCTGATAAGACGCTCAGAGTAGGTATCGAGTCACCCATCTTCAACGACCTTTACTCTGAGGGTATGTACGGACTCTTTCTCTACTCTAACGAAGCTCTCATGCTAGAGAAGTGTGACACGGTGTACTTGTCGCCCAATCAAGTCAAAGCTCACGCCGCTTCTTTCTTAAATCGACCGAAAGGGTGGAAGATGCAGAAAGGAGACATGGTGGACGCGGTTAAGGAAGCCACTGAGGGTCAGGGCGCGAAGAGGTGGAATCACCACCAAGCAGACGCTTATTGGGTCGGGCGCACTGCGGGTCGGTTTTGGCAACTGACCGAGGGTACGATCACCCGAGATGATCTCTCAGACTTAGAGCGTAGGCAATTCACTGATTATGAGAAATATGTGCGCGGAAAGAAGGCGGGCAAGACCAAAAGGAAAGGCATAACCTACAAGGAAAACGACAGATATTTCCGTTGGTCTGAAGATTAAGTTTTTTATTCGGTGTGCGCCCTCACGACTCTGATATAAGGGTGTGTCACCTTTGATCCCTAAGAGGAAAGGAAGCCGAGAACATGGCTAAAGGAAAGAGAAAGACAGATTTAATGGCGGCGGCAAAAGTCGTAGCAGGCGTTTTGAAAGAGGATCATGTTGTTTCTCTCGACCCAAACAGTCTTAAAGAAAGCAGACCTCACGTTTCAACAGGGTCAGTAGCTCTCGATTATCTCATCGGGGGGAAAGAGAACGAACATGGAGTGCGCCCATGTCCAGGAATACCGAAAGGAAATATCACAAACCTTTACGGCTTGGCGGGTGCGGGAAAGACTACAATCGCGCTTCAGACTGCCGCTCAGGTGTGCGCGGAGGGCGGTACTTGTGTTTATATTGATTGGGAGCACGAAGTTGACCATAGATACGCCTCAGTCTTAGGTGTTCCTGTTTCTGACCCCTCCAAGTTTCTCCTGATTCAGCCTGATACTCTTGAGGCGGGACTGCGCTACATCTTTACCATGACTGATGCGGGAGTAGACCTCATCGTCATCGACTCTGTGGGCGCGGCTGTTCCGAAAGCCGTCTTTGAAAAGAATGACGATGGCCCTACGCCCGTAGGTCTTAACGCTCGTCTTTGGAGCACCTACCTCCCTAAGATCAAGAGTAAGATCAAATCCTCTGAGACTGCAATAATAGGCATTTCTCAGCTCCGTGAGTCCATCGGGGGAATGTCCTTCGCAGGCCCTAAGAAGATCCCTCAAGGTGGTAAGGCTTGGACGTTCTACTCGACCCTTCAGATTATGCTTCGCGTAGTCGGAAAAGAGAAAGGAAAACAGTGGGACGGTATGCAAGGAAAGGTCGTGGAAACCGTACTCGGTACTGCGGTGAGGGCGAAGCTCGACAAGTGCAAGGTTTCTGACTCGGCGCACAAGGAAGTTGATTTCTATCTGATGTCGGGAGAAGGTGTCGATAACGTCCGTACTGTCCTTGAGCTTGGCGTTAAGACAGGCGTGGTAAGCAAGAAGGGATCTTGGTTCTCTTGGACGGGGAGTGAGGGTGAGGTTCGAGGTCAAGGTCTTAACTCTTTCAAGGATATGCTCACCGACGATCACGTCTCTCAGATTTTCGCTCAAGTTAAGCCGTTCCTCGCTGACCCGAAGAAAGCGAAGAGCGAAGAAGCGCCGAGCCTTGAGGATCTCGCAAATCTCGGAGGCGATGAGGATGACGATCTTCTAGGGGATTTGTGAAAGCGTATTTCTTATTGATCCTTCTCATCTTCACGATGATCGTTAATGCGTATAAAGCGAAGCCTGATGAAAAGGTAACTTTGTATGCATGTAGAGACAGCCGTGAGCGCCTTTTTTTCGTGGGCGAGAAAGAACACTACCGAGACTTTCTGAAGAGAGGTGTATTTTCTAAGTCCTCTTGCAGATCGGCTGATATTAGTGTTCATAAGTGGATGAGCTTAAGAAGAAGGCGTCGCAAGTTGCCTCACCCACTCTAAGAAAGAGAGAAACCATGAAGATCAAAGTAGAGAACTTTCAGTCTATCAAGAACACAGAGATAGAGGTTAAAGGACTCACTGTGATCACAGGTGAGAACAGCATCGGAAAGTCGGCTCTCGCTCGCGCTTTCAATGGGGTGTTCACGAATCTTAGAGGTAATGCTCATGTGAGGAATGGCGAGTCTCATTCTTCTGTGTGCGTCTCCTTTGAAGATGGGAATGAAGTCCTATGGGAGAAGGGCAAGAAGGTCAATCGGTATGTTGTAAATGGGAAAGAGATCGCTAAGGTTGGATCGGGTGTCCCTGACGAAGTTAAGAGTCTAGGTGTCAGCGGTGTAGAGGTCGATGGGAAAGAGCTGTACCCTCAGATCGCGAAGCAGTTTCAAAACATCTTTCTCTTAGACCTCCCTCCAAGCGCACTGTCCTCTGCGCTCTCTGATGTTAATGTGATCCAACAGCTTGAGAAAGCATCTGCAAAAGCGCGATCAGAAGTCCGAGATATCAAGTCGAGAATGAAGGTCAAGAGAGAAGACCTAACGCAAGCTCAGAGTAACCTCAATGCCTATGTGGGTTTTGACTACTCCAAAGTCCTTTCTTACGAGCAAGCTGAGCAGAGAAAGAACGAGACTGAGGCTCTTCTTCTTAAAGCGGAGAAGCTCGCAGAAAAAAGAGCCAAGATCACCTCGATCATCGACGCTCTTTCTGAAGCAGATCGCGTGACTTTACCTAAGCTCGACCAATCGAAGTTCAGTCACCTAGATGAAGCCGTAACCGCGAGAAGAAAGAAAAACAAGATAGAGAACCTTATCTTAATCATTGAGGTCGGACTCGATAGTTACTCCGCTCCTGTGACTCCAAACGTGAGAGACACCTCAGAGATAGAGAGGCTAAGGGCTCGAAGGGTCAAGCTCAGTCGCGCAGTAGGGGTGCTTTCCGATATAGCAAAAGCACCTGAGCTGATCCCGATGGAGGACCACTCTGAGACGATCAATATGCTAGAGAGAAAGAAGAAGCTCGGTTGGGGTATCGTCCTCGTTGAGAAAGAGATTCGGACTCTCGGAAAGGAAAGAACAATGGTTCAGAAGAAGATTACAGAGGGCATCTGCCCTGTCTGTCTGAGAGAGGGAGACTCATGCCTAAGCTAGTGTGGCGAACAGATGTTCATATGGGAGATAGGACACCGCGCCGACGCACAGGAGATTGGTGCGCCGATGTGGTTAAGAAACTCAAATGGGTTGGAGAGAAAGCGAAAGAGATAGGAGCTGACGCTGTGATTGATGGGGGCGATTTCTTCGACGTTAAGTCGCCCGCTAAAAACTCCCACAACCTTGTTAGAAAGAGCTGTGAGACTCACTCAGAATACCCCTGTCCTGTCTATGCGCTCGTTGGGAATCATGATGTTAAGTATGGCAACATCGACTACCTACCTGAGCAACCTCTAGGTGTCCTCTTCTCTTCGGGTGTGTTCAAGCAGTTCGGAGACGAGAAAGAAATAATCTTAGAGGGTGATGGAGTCAAAGTCAGAGTGGTCGGAATCCCTTATCATGGGGTGGAGTATGACTTCGATAGGCTCTCATCTATCACTAAGAAAGATGAGGACTACTTGCTCGTGGCTTGTCATCTTCTAGCGAGGCGCGGAAAGACAGGCTCGATGTTTGAGGGTGAGGATATCATCGGGTATGACTTTCTGAACTCCATACAGGGAGTTGATGGTTGGTTCTTTGGTCATTGGCATAAGGATCAGGGCATAAAGACTCTTAAGAACGGCTCTACAGTAGTCAATGTGGGTTCTTTAACGAGAGGGTCGCTCCACCTAGACGACTTAGATCGGAAGCCTTGTGTAGTAGAGGTTGAAGCCACGAAAGAAGGGATCAGATTCACGCGCCACAACGTACCCGTGAGGGATACAAAGGATGCTTTTAAGATAGAGGAAGCGGTGAGAGAGAATGAGGACTCAGATCGCATGATAGAGATTGTTGAGAAGATGAAGGCTGTAGCTACATCAGGTTGGTCGGGCATGACGCTCATTGATAAGGTCAGCGGAATGTCTCTCTCAAATGAAGTGAGGGAGAAGGTCATATCTTACTTGGAGGAGACAGCGAAATGAAGAATCTATTTACTTTCTTAATATTGGTTTCTATCCCTTTGAACGCCCATGCTTTTGAGAAGAGGCTCGAAGAGTGCAAGGCGAGCTATCAGAGGTTCTTTCCCAAGTGCATCAGCTCCTTTAATCAGAAGAGATGCTTGTGGGAAGGTCTAGAGGCACTAAGAAATAGTGATGTCTTCAGTTACAAGCCTCAAGACAATGACCCCATTACTGAGGTCAGCAGAGCTCGATACAAGACCACTCGCGAGTATAAGGTTCGCCTGAAAGCCTTAAAGAGAGACAGGGCAAGCCTACCTCTCAAAACCTTCTGCTTCTTAGAGCCGAATCTAGTTGACTACACCGATGACATCAGAGCGTGGCGCTATGACAGAAAGAAAAAAAAGCTAAGGGCTTTGCTCAGAGGAGTTAATCAGCAAGTGGACACCGCGTCCTCAGAGTTATCAGGCTTCGTCGCTACGAACCTTATGCCTGTAGCAGACCTCGACGAGCCTGTTTTCTTTTCGGTGGGTCGCTTTATTGGAGGCGGTCTTGAAGGACTGTTTCTCACGCACACTAAGATCTTCTTATTCTTCAAGATCAAGTCGGTACGTCTCAAGTCTCACCCCAACTACGAACACCCTCGCTATTTGTCTAAGAATGAGCTAAAGGAAGAAGCACTACGGGTGGGCATCTCTGTCAAAGAGATGAGAGACTTTCTTGGGAAAGAACACAGCCCCACTACGAAGCACATTGAAGTCAGAGTAACTGACCTCCTCCTATGTGAAGATCTGTACCACTCAGACCAAGACTGCTTTGATCCTTTCCCACTCCTAGTCAGCTCAAGAGGGAGGATTTACTGATCTGTCTTACCTTGTTCCGATATGAGTAGTCCTAGATTCGGTATTGTAGGAGGTAACAGATTTGAATCAGGACGACGAGATGAAGAACCTATATTGGTCACACGTTAAGATGATGAGGGAATGTCCTCAGAAGTTCCTTTGGCATAAGGGTCACCCACTCCATGATCTCGGAGCTGGACAAGGAAAGCGAAAGCCACTCCCCCCTGAAGATCAGAGACAGTCTGAGCATCACCTATTGATGGGTAGTGTGCTTTCTAAGGTGGTTGAAGACCTTTATAACCATGAGCTTTGGAAAGAACCTAAGAATCTCCCTCAAAAGGTTGAGGAGATCGCTCGGAAAGAGTTCGTTTTTGAGGAACAGAGGCGCTACTGTCTGTGGACGTACATGACGCGAGAAGACTGCATCGACATCTGCGTGAAAGGTGCGCTCAACTACCTCAGAATAATGAAAGAGAACCGCTTGCTCGGAGTGTGGAACAAGTCAGAGCTTAAGATGACACCCTCAGTGAACAAGTATTTCAATGCGTCAGGGATCGCGGATCTTGTGTATCGAGACAAACAAGATCAAATCCATATTCTTGATGGAAAGAACGCCTCAACGCCAGGGAAATATGAGGATGAGGATCAGCTCAGGTGGTATGCGCTCTGTTTCCGTTTACAGTATGGTCAGATGCCTCATCGTCTCGGTTTCTTTTACTTTCGATATCCTTCAGACAATCCACCTGGAAACCTCAGCCACGTTGATGAGAAATACAGAGAGGATTGGACAGGGTTCATTGAGGTAGACTGCGATATCAGCGACATTAAGAGACTCGCGAAAGAAGCGGTAGAGACAAGCAAGGCGATCCACAGAGGTGTGTTCGAGCCCAACCCTGTCCCGAAGCACTGCACAATGTGTGTCTACGAGTCTGTATGCGAAGAGCGCCAAGCCCAAAAGCAAAGAAACGCAGCCAAGAGAGGGTTAAGAAGAACAAGCACACCCGACCCACTTAAAGACAGGGGAGAAACAGGATTCTTAGATCTGTCTTTTGGTGTGAAAAAATAAGCTCAGCCCTCCTTATTTTCTGATATATCCTAGCTCCCCTAATCTCGGAGAAAGGAAAGACTTATGTCTGAACCTACAGTCCAAGACCTAGTAGAAAGACGAGACGAAATCGAGAGCCGTAAAGCCAAACTCAGCGGTAAGCTAGAGTCTGCCAAATCTGCTCTCGGAGAGATCGACACTCGCCTTTCTGAAATGGGTCTTGACCCCTCAGACCTAGACGCTGAAATAGAGCGCCTGAGATCAGAGCGCGACCTCGCACTCGCTAAATTTAAACAAGAGCTTGAAGAAGCTGAAGAAATCATCACCACCATAGAAGACAGGATTAGAAACCTATGATGAAGATATCTAAGAATGACTTGAAGGAAACTCTTTCAATCGCACAGGCGACGCTCGGAAGCGGGCCTGACATCACCTCACATTTCTTATTTGAAAGCGTGAGTGGCGAAGTTTTCGTTTCTGCGTGTAACCCACCGCGCATTTACTCCTCTATTCCGCTCAAGGGAGCAAAAGTCGATGAGGTTGAGAATGACGATGGTGAGACAGAGAGCGCCTTTCAAGCATTTACTATTGAAGGTAAGCGCGTGCTTCAAGCGATTGATGCAGTAGAAGGTCTTCTTTCTATCTCTATTTCAGAGGGTCAGGTTTCTATCGTCTCCGACAAGGGAACTGTCGATCTGTCTAGTCTCGATCCTACAGTGTTTCCCCCTTGGAGAGATATGCTCAAGGACGCTCAGAAGCAGTCTGAAGTCCCTTCAGGTGTGCTCCATGACACTCTCCTCATCTCTAAGCCTTTCGCGTCTACCGATGAGGCTCGACGCCCTGAGCTCGCTCAGGTCTACGTCAAAGATGGTATGGCTTTCTCGTGTGATGGGTTTGGTCTTTCTATGGCTAAGTCTGAGGGCTTCAAAGACCTAGAAGTCAAGTTCCACCTCAAGGACGTGTCTCCCGCAGTCAAGTTCTTAAAGGCTCATGAGGGTCACTCTGTTGAGGTTTCTAAGTCAGACAAGGCAGTGTTTCTCAAAGCTGAGGACGGGGCAATCTTCGGTCTTATGGATGTACCATTTGATATGCCTACAGTTATCACTCAGAAATACATGGATGCGTTTGATTGGACACCTCGCCGTGTATGGCGTATTAAGAAGGCTGACTTCTCCAACGCGCTTAAGTTTCTTTCTTCGGGCGCTGATGGTTCCAACATGAAAGTAAAGCTCATTGACGCGGAGGCCGAGACTCTTTCTCCCCCTCGCCTAGAGATGGATGCCTACAACGGACGCAGTGTAATCTCGTATAACCTCGACCCTGTTAGTCTGAGCGTGGAGCTTACAGATGACTTTGACCTCAACACGATTGAAGACATCGAGGAGCGCCTGTATGCCTCACGTCTGCTTGAGGATAAGAAAGGCGAGACAGAGGGAGAGGACATTGACTCTTTCCACTTTAATCTGAGCTACATGAAGCGAAGCCTAGATGTGACTTCCGATATAATCACATTCGGCTGTAACCGAGAGGGAGAGAAGCGCGGTTATATGCTCTTCAAGCAATCGACCTCTAGCGGTGTCGAAATCGTGTCAATCTTAGGTTGGATGTTATAAGCTAATGTATACACTCAAGGAACGCTTTCTTAAGGTAAAGACCCTTCAAGAAACAGAGCAGAAGAAAGTCAATAACCTCGATCTTGAGATCGCGATCCTTGAGTCAGACTTAGATGTCAAACAACAAGCACAGGGAGTGCTTGACCTCCTCGCAGAGAAAGAAGTCGAGGAGGGTGTTAAGACGTATATCGCACTACTTGATGAGGGGTTGAAAGCAATCTTCCCTGAGCAAGATATCAGTCAGGTAGCTGAGATCACAAAGATCAGAGGAAAAGTCTCTGTCCGTCTTAAAACGGTCGTTAAGGGCAAGGATGGTATCGAAGTAGAGGGAGAGGGGCTTGACACATTTGGAGGCGCTGTGAGTACAGTACAGAGCCTCCTGTTGCGCGTCTCGCTCTTACTTAAGAGAGGTCTTAGACCTGTCCTCGTTCTCGATGAGACTTTCCCCGCCGTAGATGAGAATCGCGTGGAACTCCTCGTCGATTTCTTAAAGGCTCTATGTTCAAGATTGGACATGGATATATTATGTGTTTCCCACAACACCTCTCTAGCCGATAGTGCTGACCGATCATACAAGGTCAAAGCTACGAAAAACGGAGCGGTGTTCACCGAGATGAGTTGAGCTATGAAATCTGAAGGAAAGATCAAACACAAGCTCAAGCAAGTGAAACACCGCATCACTCAGAAAGAGATGCGGAAAGCTACCTCAAAGAAGCCCTGTAACTGTAAGCACAGTGGTGTCGTGAGAGGTAGTGCTTCCGAACCTCTTTTCCATGTGTGCCTCATGGATTCAGATAAACCCGATGAGTGGGAGGGGATGATCTGTGACGCGAGCGTTCCGAACACCTGTCCGTTCTTTCAACCTAGAAAGAGCAAGGGTGAAGTTCAGGCAGAGGTCGATGAACTCTTAAATAGTGGTGACATGGGTATCATAGCATCGAAGTATCCTGATATCGCTGCCCTTCTTTGGGTTCTCGCGGGTGTTGACATAAACTCTGAAGAAAGAAATGAAGATGATGAACCCTCAGATCCTAGAGATCATACAGATGAAGAAAGATAAGACTCCCCTCATGCTCGAAATGCCTGTGCCTGAAAAGTCTTTCCCTTACCTCGTGGGAAACCCCAAAGAAGGGTCTGATCTTCTTAAGTGGGTAGAAGCACCTTCAGTCAGAGGTACGATTCTTTCTTGGGGGATTGAGTGCTCCGTAGAGGATATTCTTTCAGAGATGGAGCGCATGATAAAAAATCGAGGAACTGAAGAGCAGTGGGGCATCATTCAGATATGTAGTAACACAGCGGGGCAAAGGATGCTTTCTCTAGGTATCTCTGAAACCCGAAAAGTTGGCAACGCTGTCGTACCTAAAAACCCTAGCTTACTAGGGTGCATCATTATCATCGGGGGAAAGAAATACCCCCTCATCCATAACCCATCGAGAGGTATCACCTACCTCTCAGAAAATCAGGAGAGCCATCACAATGGATAGATGGAAAGCGGGCGATCAAGTCCAAGAGCAAATCAGAAATCTTATCGGTCAAGCACACCCTCATCTCGTAGATATCTGCGACGACATCATCGTGATCTTCAAAGAGAAAGCGTCCCGAAAGGGCGGTCAGCCCGTACTCGGTAAGACCTCCAAAGCACCTTCCCTTATTTCTCTTCTCGGTGAGCGCGAGTATCAGTTCGTGATTGAGCTTGCCGCTGACACTTGGAATCAGCTTGACGACGTTCAGAAAAACTCCCTCCTCGACCATCAGCTCTGCTTTATCGGAGGCGAGGAAGATCAGAAGTCGGGCGAGATGAAATATCACCTCACGACTCCTGATATCTCTTATTTCTCTTCTGAGGTTGAGCGTAACGGACATTGGCGTCCCGACCTCTCAGAGAAAGACGAAGAGAGCGAAGACGAGGGTCTGTTAGAGGATCTTGTATGAGATATTGGCTCGGCTCTGTGATCCATAACTGCATCGCACACCCACTCATCCCTTTCTTACCCGATTCATGGGGAGATCGCTTCCATGATTGGACTGCTCAGTTCATGGACGGATCGCCTTACTACGAGACTGAAGATGAGTGTGTACTCACTAAGATTGAGAAAGAAGATTCGCTTTGAAGTACGCCTTTAATGAGGATGGGAAAACGATCATCGTCTCTAGGGAAGAGATCGAGTTTCTCGTCACTAAGAATGACATGACAGAAGAAGAGAAAGAGCGCGCCGTCTTTGACTATCTCAACGAAGTCAACGCCTCCGTCTACTCAGATATTACTTTCAATGAGTATCAAGATTTCACTAAGCAAACCGCTATCTACCCTCAAAGCAGAGCCCTTGAGTATCTGTGTTTAGGGCTCGCATCTGAAGCGGGTGAAGTAGCGGGGAAACTTAAGAAGATCATCCGAGATGAAGACGGTCAAGTGAGCCCCACAACCCGATCTCAAATGGTAAAGGAAATCGGTGATGTCCTTTGGTACTGCGCTCGCTTCGTAGATGAGCTCGGCGGTTCTCTTTCTGAAGTAGCGGAGCTGAACATGGATAAGCTCATCAGCCGAAAGAACAGGGAAGTTCTAGGTGGCTCAGGAGACGACCGATAAAACGAGAAAGGGGGGCTTGCTAGGCATTTCTAAAAGACCACCCAACAAGCCCCCCTTTAGAGCTTAAGAAAAGCTCCTGTCAGAGACAATGATCTCAGTAGAGGCTGAGCGCCTCGTCGATCTCTGCGTCAGTCATATCGTCATCCTCGATGGTGACATCCTCTGAAAGAATCTCAAGGGCTGTCGCGAGCTTCGTTGAACCCGTCTTAGAGCCACAATCAAGACCCATCTTCCCGATGAACTCTGAAGGCTCAAGCTCCTCTCCCTTTTCATTCTGCTCGTAAGAAAGAACCGTGACGCTCTTCATACCGCGAGTGACTGCGACGTAGGCGAGCTTCTGCTCTTGTTCTGCTTTATCAGCCTGAGCCTGAGCTTCGTTAGCGTGGATGATAGGGTCGAAATCCACTTTGTCTGAGGGGAACTTGCCTTCGATCATCGGGACGTAAAGGTTCGGAACTTCAAGACCCTTCCAACCGTGAACGGTGTCGAGGACAACAGCATCCTCATCGCTCTTGGCGAACCCTCTCTTAGCCTTGCTCTTCATGACCTTAATCTTATCAAGAGCTTCTTGGACGCTCTCATGCTTATTGAAGAGAGATCGCAGAGAAGGGAGAGGAGCAAGGTTGTACTCTTCAGGGTCGCCTTGACTGTCGCCTTCAGATTCGACGCTCGGCTCAATTTCACCGCCTCCGTCAGAAACCATCTTGCTAAGGTACTCCGTGTCAGAAGCCTTCACCTTTGAAGCGAGGATTTCATGGAGTTTCTTTCCATTAGGTCCTTCTACATAGAAGTCTTCGTCTCCCTCATAGATGGGCTTATATCCGAGAGCGATGTCGAAAGCCTCTTTAGGTCTAGCCGTACCCTCACCACCCCAATGAGCAAGCATCTCCAAATACTTAAAAATCTCGTTCTTCTTCTTATCTTTAGAATCAATGCCAAGAGCTTCTAAAAGGGTGTAGAAGTTATCTTCTTGACCCTCGTCAACTTGATCCATGATATGATCAGGCAGATCTTCAACTTTTACTTTAAAAGAGTCAGCCACTTTTCCGAGCGTCTTTCCGTTGAAAGAGCTTGGGAAGTCGTACCCGAAATCTCTCCATGAGTTGAAGAGAGCACTCATTCTGAGAGAAACGTCTGAGCTTGACGCGCCCATTACTCTGATGATTGACTTTGTAGAGGTGTGGTTGAAGGGATCTACGCCTGATACGAAAGGGATGTCTTGCTCAAGTAAAGCGAGGGCGTATGGGATGACCTCAGCGTTGGTTCGGCAAGCGATACCGAAATCGCTAGGTGTGCTCGTCTGAACACTACTAGTGATAGCTGTCTTAATGTCTGAAGCGAGGCTACGAGCAGACTCATTCGCGTTCTTCTTTCTTTCGTGCTTAATAGAGTCTTGACTACCCTTGAAAGAAGCGACGCAAGAAAGCCCTAGACCCTTACTCGCGAGTCGGTTGGCTGCGCTGACAATGTTCTCACCTGAGCGGAAGTTAAGCCCGATAGACATAAGATCGAAAGAGCCTTGATTAGTCTTAGACTTACTCGTGAACTCTTGTGAGGTCGCGCCTCGGAAGCCGTAGATACTCTGATTCTCATCGCCGATGAGAGTGAAGCTCGTACCCTGAGTCGCTACAGGGGCTTTCACAGGAACAGGCTTAGAGTTAGAACCCTTAGCTGAGTATGTTCCCGCAATCATGCCGAAGAAAGCGTGCTGGACAAGGTTCAAGTCTTGAGCTTCGTCAACAATGATGTGCTTGTATTGAGCGCGGATCTCATCAAGGTTTTTCTTATAAGAAAGAAGCCTCGTAGCTTTGATCAGAACATCGTCGAAGTCCATTCGGTCGTCAATGTTTAAGAGATGCTGATAAGCACCATAGACTCTCGCTTGCATCTCAAAGAGATCACCCTTACCTGAGACTTTTACCCAAGCCTCAGAAGGGGATAGCATACGCGCCTTACATTTAGTAATGAAGAGCTGACATTTCTTAGCTGAAGGGATCTTAATCTCAGCCCCTTGACTTCCCATCCCCATGATGCCCCACCAAGCAGACTCAGTAGATGCTTTCTTTCCTTTCTTCTCCACTGCACTAGGGAAAGAATAAGAGTCGATTTTCTCTTGGTTTCCGCCGAAAGCTCTCGCCAAGATTTTCTCGCCTCTCGACGTTTTCAAGATAGAGTCAATGAGGCTGACGTTCTCGGTAGTTACGCTCCCTACTCCGTTTTTCTTATAGCTCTCTCTAATACCCAAGACGACAGAAGACACGTTTTCTTTCTCGTATCCTTTCTCCTCACGCCAATTCTCAACGGTGTAGATCATAGAAAGAACACGGATGTCGTCTCTTTCTGCACTCGCACTCATTGGAGTCATCTTCTCAGACCAAAAGCTATCACTCTTAGGTCTTGAGCCTGAATTGGGCGTGTCTTTCGCGAGCTTAACTGCTCTCTGTACGAAAGAAAGAAGATCGTACTCATCAACTATTTTCTTAACTCCCGCAGAAGGGTCAAAGCGGTTGATAAACTCAATCGCAATTGAGTGAGTGGTGCGCCCAATCGTAGTGTACTCAATGTTCTTGAGTGATCTACCTACGGCGTCCTCGATCTTTTTCTTAAGGTCACTAGCAGACTTCCTAGAGAAAGAACAAGCAAGGATAGAGTAAGGGTCTGCTCCCTTGTCTTTGATGAGGTGAGCTACCTTACCTGAGAGAACACGGGTCTTACCTGATCCCGCGCCCGCAGAAATGATAGTCATCCCGTCAGAAAGCATCGCGTCCTCTTGCTCTCTCGTAAGACCTAGATCGCCACCGATATCAGTTTTATGCTCAGCGTCTGTGACGAGAACCTTAGCCTCATTCAAGACCTTGATAACCTCTACGATAGAGCTATCTAGATTGCCCTCAGTCTGCGCCTCTTCGATAAGGTTGTTCTGCTCTCTAAGAATCTCGGGGAGAGAAGCTCCGCTTTCCCTATTCTCTTTGAGAGACTTAAGTAGACCCCGAACCTCGGCAGATTCGCTCGCAGTCTTCGCAGGAGAGCCATACGCTTCGGCTACTTTCTGCATGGACTTGATTAAGGCTTTAGACCTTCCATCGGGAGGAGTCTTAGTGCTGACGTTAACGATATCTGTTAAAGTTGGCGCATCGGTCAATGAGCGAAGCTCTTTCACCCTAGCGTTGTCGAAAACGTCTTTGACCTCTTGAAGATCAGTGTTTTTAATCTTATTGAGCGTCACATGAGTTGCCCTCGCAGCGTATGCGATTTCTCTCACATTGTTCAGATTTCCTCTGACGGTCTTGAGGAGGCGACTGATCTGTGTTCTCGCGCTGTTGTTACTAATGGCGCTGATGAGGTCTCTTTGAACATCGAAAAACACGTTGTGCTGTACGTCGAGCTTCTTAATGCTATCTTGAAGATCAGAAACCGCCTCAGAAAGAGATGGGTCAGGGTTGTTGTGTGAAGCAACAATCGCATCGTAGTAAACTTTAAGAGACTTGACGATAAGCACCATTCTCTTCTGCTGATTCTGATCAACTTTGGTAGGCTTGGGCATACTCTTGAGAGATTTGATCTGAGCCTTGTTCAGACCAACCTCTAATCTAAGAGTGTTTTCGCCTGTGACACCTTTCTCAAGGAGAGCGTATGCCGACTCGATTGAGTCAATCATGCGGTATTCAATGGCATCTTCGATCAACCTAATGGCGGTTATGTAGTTTTCGCGGTTCGTAGCCGCTTCTTTCTTAAGATTGGACATACAGCGCCCCTCGCTTTCTTATTTCAAGATAGGTTCTATTCAACCAACTCCATAAAGAGACTATCACCACTTCAAACGCGGATAAGAATCGGTAAAGTGGTTATAGTGCTCTTAGAGAAAACTCCCCAACAAAGAGGACTATGATCATGAATGAGAAAGACATTGAAGAGGCGAGCCTGGTGTTTCTCGTCATAGACGAAGAAGGCAACCTCATCTCCGTTCAGAATGAGATCCATAAAATGACTGAAAAACAGCACGAAATGTTTACGAGAGTAATCGCCGTACACAAACCCTCTTTCGTCCTGTTTTTCTTTCTCAAAGTAGAGCTTCTCTTCGACATCTTATCGGAAAAAATCTTAAACATTTTCGAGGACAGATTTAAATGAAACAAGTGATTCTAATCAGAGGCTTATCAGGGTCGGGAAAGACGACTCTAGCTGAGACAATCGTTTCGGGTAATGACAACTCAGGCGAGGTGTGCGCCGACGATTTCTTTCTAGACGAAGAGGGCAACTATCACTTCGACTTTAAGAAGATCAAGGAATCCCACGCTTGGTGTCAGTCAGAAACGAGAGAGATGATGGAAGATGGCCTTGAGGTCATTGTCGTACACAACACCTTTAAACAACAGTGGGAAGCAACGCCCTACTTTGATCTCGCGAAAGAATACTCTTACGAGGTTCAAGTTGTCTCTCTTTATGATGGAGGACTAAGCAATGGAGATCTCGCGAAGAGGTGTGTTCATGGTCTGAATCCGCGTCAGATTAACGATCAAAGAGGGAAGTGGGATCTCAACGTCCACCCTCACAGAAAGAACCGACCTCGCGCTCCGAAGAATATGTTCATGTATGGGTGGAATATGCCTCCATATCCGCATTTCCCTCCTCATCAGAATGACCCGAGACAATGGCGATCAAAGTCGGGCAGAGACTACTGACCTCATCTTTAGAGGAAGTCTTAGTCTTACAAGTGGAAGAAAGAAACTTTCTCGTGTCCTGTAAGAAAAGAGCTTTTCCTCTAAGCCCGTATGAAATCTATGGGGTAATCTTAGACGTGAACGCGCCCGAGACAGAAGATGTGGGTCATGTTCAGTTGAGCGTGGGGGAAACAAAAAAAGCCCACACCACTTTCCGAAAAAGTGGTGTGGGCTTATTTCGTTTTGGGGCTAGAGCCTCTTGGACTGTTGACGTAGGTGGGGCTGAGCTTAATATCAGAGGCTTTGTCTTAAGGGACAACCCCTACCTCACGCTACTCTCGGAGCTAGGGGTGAGTAAGCCCGAGAGAACGTGGGTTGTCCCTACACACCTATTAGAACCCTGTCTTAATGTTGACGACTAGGCTCGTAGAGACAAGGAATCAGGCGGTCGGTGAAGTAGCTCACAGCTTGGTAAAACTGCTCCTCGCTCATAGGGATTCCACGCGGAGAACCTGCAATACCCTGATGGCCTCCTGCCTCATCTCCCCAAAGCTCTTGAACAATTTCTCTACATGAGAAACCCTCAATGGGTTCGGCGAGACTTACAGAGATTGATCTCCATTTCTCATTGTAAGTGACAACTGCGATACCTCTTACTCCATCAGGGTCAGAGTATAAGTGGTTGCAGAAGTCTCCATCAGGCGATCTTCGGATCACCACCGAGAGGGGTGTCATGTACTGAAAGGTCTTAAGATTCAGATCTCGCTCACCCTGAACAAACCCTAAACCCTTTTCATAGTTGCTTCCCTCAAAGGGAGAAGAAAGGGCGTCAGAAATGTAGTTAGAAATAGAACTGACGAAAGAACTGACCTCAAGGTTGTGGTCTTTAGGGAACTGAGGGCGTGTGTCCTTGATTTCTTTCTGAATGCCCATCAAGCAGAAATAGTAAGGGTCTTTCTCATCGAGAGAGTGTACTCCATCAACATCGCATTTCTCAGCCAAGTCCCAAAAATCACTGTGATCAGAGAAAGACGAGTTGTAGAGACCTGTCGCTCTCATCAGACCGCCGATAGTGTCGAGGTCGAGGTGGGAAATCAAAGCGACCTCATCGTCCGAGAGAACAGGAATATTCTTATCATTACAGGGCGCGGGTCGGCCTTCGGGGTGGAGGTGTCTCCCCACATAGTCTGAACCCACAGGCTGATGGTGGGCAGCGGTATAGCGAGTTCCCTCGCACACGAACGCGCCGTACTCAGCTTCTACAGTCAAAGAGGGAGGTTTATCGAGGCTCAGGGTGTCTGATGCGAGTTGAGCAGTGGGTGAGAGAATGACGATCATTATTCAATAACCTTTCTATAAAATCGGTGGGTTAGTCTTATATCGTAAAAGGAGTTTCGCATGAACAGAAATCAAATGATAAGAATCGCTCATCAAAACCCCCACATGAGGGAGCAGGTTCTTCGTATTATTCAAGCTACAGACAGAGTTGCATCAGCGATAGATCGAGCTGAAGGGCTTCTTATGAAAGAAGCATCCAAGGGGTTACCGATCTCTAAGCTTTTAAGATATGCTCAGTCAGGTATCTTCATCGTCTCAGCTTACCGCAATCAGTTCTCACGCAAGCAGAACAAAGAAAGAAACGAAGAGCTCAGGCAGATGATTCTTTCTCTCGGCGTCCCTGTCAGTAAGATTGTTAAGCTCAAGTCTCAATGGCTTGAGGAAAACTCGGACGTACCGACTCAGGAGCAGAGCTTTGCAATCCTCGCCCCTGTCTCATGGGCAGACGCGCTCAGAATCTCAAACCACTTCGAGCAAGACGGCTTCATTTGGTCTAGCTCAACAAACCCTCTCGCTATGTATGAGCAGACAGGGAAAGTCACTTTCGCTGTAGATAAAGATATGGCAACTCAGATTAGTCTGAGCAGTGCGAAAGACCTCTATTCTAGAGGTCGAGGTGGCTCTTTCGACATCGGCTTCAATTGGAACAACCCTCTTGATTGGAATCGCACAAGCCCTATCAAGACCTCAGACATCTTGGCGGTTGCTAGTTAATCTGAGGCTTCGCCCAACCACTGTGGTCAAGAGATTCAACGCCCTCTCTCCATTTGTCGTTGCGAAAGAACTCTTTGCGAAGCTCTGCTTTCTTCTTCATTAAGATATTGTCGAACTTAAGTGGGTCGGTAGCTTCAGAGAGCCTTGCGCTCGCCTCCTCCCGACCGTACTTGAGCGCGATCATGTTGAGCATGAGAGCTGTGGGCGTAGTGCCTCTCTCGGGGAACTTAGTGTTAAAGTCAGCCTTAGCTTGGCGTAAAGCCTCTAGGCGCTCTTTACGGTTCTTTCTTCTTGCTCTGCTGTTTCGTCTACTCATCGTTTCCTCCTGATTCTTAAAGCTGTATCTCGATCACTCGCTTTGGTTCGCGCTTGGTTTCTTTCTTCGGGCGCTCTATCGGTGGCGGTGGTATTTCAAGGTAAACCCTGTGATCCTCCTCCACCTCTCTCTGTTGACGCTCCTCCACTCTTTCAATGATAGAGATGCCCATCTTCTTTCTCCTATAGGTGGTCGGTTTCTTAAAGTGTAACTGTCCGAAACGGATTCGGTCAAACTTGAAGCTCGGGGGATCTGTTTAAACTATTCTTTCTCAGAGTCTGCGTAGCTTTCTCTTTCCAGCCCCACACGTCTTCTATCTTGAGGTTCTTGAGCTTCTCCGCCGACTTGTCCCCTAAGTAAGACTTGATATCCTTGTTTCTATGCGCTCGAAAGTAAGAGAAGCTCAGTCCATAGGTGACCCCCTGACCCTCAATGTCATGGACAAAAACCGCTAGATATTCTTGATAATCAGGGTACTCCCACCAACTTCCTTCAGGCTTGACCCACAAAGAAACGCCTTGCGGTAAGTCTTTAGCGTAGGGGATGCGGAAGTAGCCTCCTCTGTAGAGATCTTTCTTAACATCTATCATCACGGCCACCCCCCTCAAGTACAGTCCAACTCAAGTTGATCTCTCTTAAAGGCTTTCCAAAGAGCCTCCTCGATGCCCTTGATGTAGGGCGCGGAGTCGTTAAGAGTCGATTTAACCCACTTAGTGCGGATACGGACTCGACCCTCTCCCTCAAGGATTGCTCTGATCTTCAAGATCTCGCTCTCGACGTCCATGCGAACCTCAGAAAACAAGGTGTACTTGACCGTCTCTTTCCGACCTACGAACATCACCTCTTTCTTTGTGAGCGTAACCATCCGACCACCTTTTGACGGGTTCTGACGATACTCTGAAGTCGAGTAAACCTCGTCGTATCCGAACTCGTTGAGTAGTGGGTCGGCTACTCCGTTAAGTAGCCTAAAGCAGTGCTCTTGTTTCTGTGTAAGGTTGTTCATGCTTACTCTCCTAAAAGGGGAATCGACCCCCCTCTCTTCAAATGCCTTCATCTTTACCTCCTTCTAACACATATCCCAAACCCGATACCTCACCAATACCTCAACTCCTACTTTTGTCTCATTTTTAATAGTTCCCGAGTGATTTCAAGAGCTTGGTCTTCTTTATTAGGGTTCTTGTCGGGATGACAGAAGCTAATCAGCTTCTTTAAGAAGGATGGGCTCAAGATGATCTGACTCATCGCCTCCTCTACGTTACTCTGAGACTCTAGCAAGTCCATCTTGAGCCTGTGAGCCTCTTCTTCAAGGTCTTTCACTCTCTCCCTCAAGTGAGTCATCTCTGATGAAGATCCCTCAATCAGAAGACCCTGTATGATCTTCTGAAGCTCGAAGTATTTCTCGTCACTCTTATTCCTCTCCCAACCGTTGATCTCTTTCCAACAGTCGTAACAGTGGGCGTAAGGTGAACTCTCCATCGGGTAGGCGCACCGATCACAGTGTTGTATCTCCATCAGGTTTCTTTCTTAATACAAAGCTAGGATCGTCTCAACTACCGCGCAAACCACTAAAATAAATTTCACTAATAGTGAGAGATCATACTTTCCCACCTTATGGAAATGAAACGAGAGAAAGATGATGAACACAAGCGTGAGATAAAGCATAGCGATCACTCTTAAAGAGGGAGAGAGAAAGCGAGACAGATGACCGCTAGGTAGAAAGATATCATCTTCATGTTGCCCATGCGATCAGACTCTAAGACTAACATACAAGACTCAGGGTCACTGAAGATCACCTCTTTCCTGAAGACCTGACCTGTCTCAGAAATCACGAGCAACTCTTCACCTTCCTCAACCGCGCTCTCGAAGACCTCTTGAGTTAGGTAAGTCTTGGAATCGGGCTTACTCTTGATGACCTCCTGTATGCGGAGGATTAGGTTATGGAGCGCCTTCTTCTCTTTCTGTCTGAAGAAAATAGAGGCGCAGAACAGAAACAGAGTTAAGTAGTACATGATTTAACCACTCTTAAATAGTATAGGACAGGAGCACTAGAGAGGATTGTGCAATCACCATAGCCCTCTGATAGTTTAACATCAAAGAAGCATCATGAAGATGATCCCAAAACTCTCTCTCAGAGAAAGGCAGAATCCCACCTCGCTCCTTAAAGACATACAGAGCCTCCGCTTTAAGAAGAGAAAGCGTCTCTAAGTCTTTGAGGTAAAACGACGCGATAATCGAGAGTAGGAGGAGCACTGAGATTGTGAGACTGCTATTCACGACACAGCAGAAAGCAAAACCGTACTGCGCCCACAAGATCCAACTGTTCTTATCATTGTTCATTGTATTTTCTCTTTCAAGCCAAAGCTAAGATTTTAATCTCTTCGTTATCCCAAAGAACCTTCCCTCCCGAAACCTTCTCATAAGCCTCTCTCAAGAAAGGATTAGAGGGGTAAGAGGATGATCCGCTGATGATCCCACACCACTTGAACTTGTAAGACTCTCGATCCGAGATCTTCTCGTAGAAAGAAGTCTTGGAAGAATACTCTCCCATCCAATGATGAATCCCCGCAGACCAAGTAGATCGCCAATTTTTAGTGCGCTTGAAGTGCTTCCTATCCCGCGCCTTTCTGTTAAGAGTCCATCCGTTCAGACGCGATACAAGACGGAGGTTCATGCTCGCGTTCCCATGACCCATCGACTTATCATCCCGCGTCTGCGTAGAAGAAAGAAGAATCGCCACATTGTCTGAAAGGAGGATGTGGTAAATCCCCGCTCGACCATCAACGCGCTCCCAATCAAAGTTCTCAGAAGTTAACCAACCCTCTAGATCGTCTCGGGTGATATTAACGTAACTCATCTGATCTCCTTAGTGTGTGTGAAGCATCAGTTCTTAAGGCTGATGCTTTAAGTGGTTTTATTTATATGGGTTTAAACCCTTCAAACCGCTCCAATTGGTGAAGACTCTCTCGTGGGTTCCCACGCCATGTAAGAGATGCCCCGATATTCCATAAGCAGAGATATAGTCAACCACCATTTCTTTTATTTCTCCTGAAAGACAGAGCCTCTTTACTCCTATGAAATAGGGGTGGCTGACTCTCTTAAAATGACCAATGTCAGCTAAGATAATGTCGGACTTCTCTACTTCTTTCTTGTGGGCAAAAACACTCCCCTTCTCTACTTCTGTGACCCAATCAACTAGAGTCTCACAAAGACACTCAAGAGCACAATAATCAAGGGTATTGTCCTCGCCCACATGATCATTACAAACTAGAACATTCTTAGCATGAGTTCTGTTGTCGTCTACAGCCATGTTCTTGTGTTCAAAGTCGATTCTCAGAGAGTCAGGTCTTTTCATTACTCTGACTGAAAGGTGAGAGTCAGATCCGATAAATCCATTTTTCCTTAGCAGGATGCCCGCCACCACTGAAAACTCTTTACCTTCACAGAAAGTATCGACGCCGATAACTTTGACCATCTCGCGTACAAAGTTGCTTCTGCTCATTTCTTTCTCCTTAAGATAATACACCTGTGATTGAAGCCCAAGACACCCACTCTTTGGTCATTTCGTTAAAGTCACCGAAAACCGCGAGAGGCGTCACAACATTGACACGAAAAATACCCTCTGCCCCCTCGTCTACGATCAGTTCAGACCCAACTTTGAGATCGAAGCTCTTATAGCTCTCCACGCTCGATTGGAAAGCCTTCCTGATCTCAACATCTGACGACCCCCTCTCGACATACACAGGTAAGAATGGAATCCACTCAGTGGAAGTGGGGGACGAAGGATCAGGCTCAAAGCGAACTCCTACCTCAAAGAGATCGAAGCCCTCTTTCTCAGGGTAGTCGTGGTAAGCCATAAGACAGCTCGTGTAGCTCTCCATCACACACCCACCCCCATAGATCTTTCTTAAGCAGACTAAAGTATGTGATACGAATCCTGTCGCTAAGTCATGGCGAAACATCGCATCCACTAAAGTATTGTTGACTCGTTCGTTGTAGGCAGTCATATAAATCTCTTTCTCTAGAAGCCCTCGTATGGATCTTGATCTAGTCGTTACTCTTAGTTACCTAATCCTGATACCTCACCAATACCTCAACAATTCGACGCGCCACTATGTGTCAGAAAACCCCCTCAATCTCACACTACCCGATCAGAGTAGGCTTGCCATTGTGTGAAAACTTCGCTCCAAAAGGGAAGACCTCTAATACTTCGTGAGCCTCCGCGTTCTTCTGAATCATCTTAAAGAACTTTTCGTCTGTCATTTACTTATCTTTCTGACTCAAGCCAACTCAAGTCCAATGTCCATTGATGCTGTGACCTCTCAGCGTGTTTCTGAAAGACCTCTACGATGTAAGCCTCAAGCTCATCTACGGTCATCTCATTCTGCTCAAGAATATGGATCAACACTTTCTCTCTCGCTTGAGGCTTCTCTACAGAAAGAGTGCGTCCAAGATGCTTCGCCTTGTGACAAGTAGGGCAGAGCGCGATCAGACCCTTTAAAGTCTGCTCTTTCTTTCTGTCATCGTATGACCAAATCTCGTGACACTCGACAATACTCTTAGGCTTTCCGTTGTATCTCCTCCAGCCTACTCCGCCACAGATCTCACATTTGTGACCCGCGCTCTCATAACAAGCCTTCCTTAACTTATCCCACTCTTTCTTAGAGAGGTTCGCCTCAGAACGTAGGTTGTCCCCCCATGAGGAACTAGGCACAAGCTCAATACTCAACTTCATAGTCTCTTCCTTTCGTTGTGATTACTCTTACTCTCCCAAACCTGTTGACTCACCAATACTTCAAGTCACCAAACGCAAAAAAGCGCGGTGTAAAGTGCCGAATATCAACACTTTACACCGCGCTCCTCACTTCAAACTCCGCTCGATCTGTCAGGCGATCTTCTTAGACTCCCTCTCCTCTCGTCTCTTGCCCTCTTCACATGAACAGTAAGGTGAGTCATTCAGGTGGTGGTCTAAGTTTGCCCTGAAAGAGAAATCAAAGAAGCCTCTCTTCTTCAATCCACCCTCGCACAAACCACATTCTTTCTTAATGTTTTCTTTCTTCATATCTATCCTCACTTCTTAAGGAATCCATAGCTGTAAACTCCATGCTCAAGACTCTTTCCTAGACGACTGTGCTTCTCTCTTAAAGCATCCCACTTCGCTTTCAACACAGGGTCGGTGTACCACATCTTCTTGTGCTGATAGATACCCGCATCCCACGCGCCTAAGTGAAGGTCAATGCTCTTTCCCCTCTCTACCACATGGTCAGTCTTAGACCTCAAGGCAAAGCTCTCAACGAATAACTCTCTCAAGTCAGTCATGATCTCTTTAGCCAAGTCAGAGAGATTAAGAGTCGGAAGCACATGAGAGAAGTAAGGGTCGCCGTTCTTTCTCCACTCAGGTGTCACATCCTCTCCTAACTCAATCCCTTTCTCGTAAGGAATCGGATTACTCTTAGCATCTCGGTAAAGAGCGCGAGCTTGCTTGTGTGATCCGTAAAGATCAAGAGCCTCTTTCCGAGTCATCCAAAAGAAATGGTTGTGGATGTTGTGAGTCTGACCCTTGTACTCAACTCCTCTCATCGCGCTCATGTTATTAGAGATATGTAGGAGAGCATAAACGTGACAGTCATCAACCCACTGCTCATAGCCTTCTTTCTCAGTCTGAGGAGCTAGATACTCGTCCTTGTTGTTGATCCAAGTGTCTGTTGAGAGCTTGCGAGCAGAGTAAAGGGCGATAGCTCGTCTAAACCCTTCACCTGCAAGAATGGGGATAGAGCGATTGTTTGAGTAAGGGGGCAAGGGGGCAAAGTAAACAAGCTGATTTTGGTAAGGGGAGTTGGAGTCGTTTACAAAGTAAACTAGTCCTTTTGGATCATGCTTTATTTTTTCACCTGAAACCATGAGTCCACTTCGACAGGTCAGATACGCAGACTTTTTAGCGGTGCTGTTCTTTAACCCTACCCATTTAGAAGCCTCTCTTTCAGTTGCCGAATACAAGTTTTTTCTCCTTAGAGAAACAACGCTTTCTTCTGCTATATCTTTCAGAGTGAGGGGAAGGTCTTGATTAGCTTCAGTAGTACCCTCGTTCCATAAAGTGAAGCTAATCGCCCAAGACCCTTTCACATCAGCGAAATGAGAGGCTTGGAACATGAAGCCCGACTGATAAGAATAACGCTCGTACCAATAGGGGCGAAACTTAGCGAAAGAGCCACTCACCATGTAAAGGATAGGCGAGAACACTCCCACACTCTTATCCTTGAACCCATACTCAGACGCTACCTGCTCACATTGAAATAAGAACTGAGCATAGAGCTGTTGAGAGCAAGCCCCTAACTTAGCCCCCTTCATCTCTTGGTTTACAATGGTACTCGCTACTCCCTTTCGAGATTCTGCACTCTTTACCCCTGCTGTGGCATAAGGGGGGTTGATCAGAAACACCAATCGCTTCCCACTCTCCGCGCCCTTTCTCAGCATCTTCTTAACTGAAAGAGGTAACACGTTCTCGCGCTCCGAAAAGAAAGGGCTATCAGACTCAGGGTTCAAGAAATCATACTGAAAGACCTCCGCGCCCTCATTGTAACCCTCTCTAACAATCGCCTTCACGTCAGGTGCTTCCGCCGTAGAAAGAATAAGATTCTCGAAGTCAAAGTCGCGAGTCAAGTTCCCCGTCCCCGCGCAACAATCCCACACAATACACTCATCTCTCCAACCCTCCCCCAACACCTTGTCCATCTCAGAATGTGCCTCGTTTACCCATAACGTAGGCGTGTAGAAAGCACCCTGACGACGACGTGTGTCATCCTCAATGATCCTGTCTCTCATCGACACAAGCTCATCAATCTCTTTCGCGGATAAACCACGCTCTCGGCGCTCAAAGAAAGCCTCCATCGCCTTGAGATTCAGACGGTACTCCTTGCCCCCCATAACGAGCGTTTCTTTCTTCGAGGGATGCGCGTAAGCAAAGTGATCATCTTCCTCAGAGTAAAACACACAACCAAAGAAAATGTCCGTCATCTCAACAGCCTCATAAAGATCTTCAGGGATGATGTGCTCCACCCAATACTGATACATCGCTGAGATGTTCTTCTTAGATGGTTTCACCTTCAAAAGACAACCCTCTGATAACTGCTCGCAGAGACTCTTCAAGTGATGACCGTCAACTCCCAACGTAGGCTCAAGATGAGCTGAGTGAGACACCTTAAGAGATGCGTCAGGACTCGATGGACGACGACTCCAATCAACCTCCGCGTTCAAGAACTCTTTCACGCTCTCGAAAGAAATCGCGAAACAATGCGACTCGTCTCCAATAAAGATCACATTAGGAAGATCGTCTCCGCGCTCCTCAAATCGCTTGCAATAGTAAAGCGCCTGAGCCAACACCGATGAACGCACCTCTTCTTTCTTAAGGTCTGTGCCAAACTTCGTCTCAAGCAAAACACGCACCGAAGACTTCGTAGGTGACTCCCAAGAAAGAACTCCGTCCGTTGCCCAACCCGATCCCTTAAGACTCTTAAAGTGCTCGTCCGTTGCCTCCTCAAGAAGCCTACGGAAATGTGTAGTTACGTCCATCTCTGAATGGAATCTCATACTCAATCTCTTTCTCGACACACCCTCTTATGAGCGCGCCTGTTTAATCGTTACTCTTAGTTACCCAACTCTGTCACCTCACCAATACCTCAACCCCAACTAACCCCTAAACAACCTAAACCACTCGGTAAAATCCCCTCGAAACACGCTCAATCAAACCGAGATCACACAACGCTCCCAAACCACCTCCAACCCGACCATACGACATACCCTCAATAGTAATGTCCCTCCTGAAAAAAGTAGCTCCCTTACCCAAAGATTCAAGCTCAGACCACACAACATCTCTGCCCCTTCTCTTCGCCCCCATATCCTTAAGAAATGCATAGACTGTCGTTGTAGACTTACCACACTCATTCGCCAAATCTTGTACCCTCTCGCCCGATAAATACCTCTCTATTAAACCTTCACTCAATAAAGCCTCATGCCTAATCTTCTTATTCAGACCCTTTATGTCCCTCTTGCCCTCTCTCAAAGCCCCATACACTAAAGAGGGACGCACACCAAAATGTGAGGACAAGTCAGCTACGCCCATACCCAAATCAAAAGCCTCGACAATCTGCGCCCTCAATGCCTTCTTATTCTTGTAAACACCATGACGCTTCAAGACATTTAAGACTGTCCTATACGATACTCCATAATCCCGCGAAATGTCCTTTGCACCTTTACCCCCCGAGTAAGACCGACAAACATTCTTCTCTTGCTTCTCCGTAAAAGCCCTACGGTTATCTCCCAATTTCATGTGACACCTCCTGAATGTGTTTTGAGCTAATGAGTGAGAATATATGAAAACTCCCTCCCTGATGACCACTTTCCCAAACCTGTTACCTCACCAATACCCCCACTCAAAATCAAACACGAAAAATCCAAAACCAAATAATATATGGCTGACGCTTTATAAGAAAAACAATCCTAAAAATCTCTCGTGTAAGACCCCCCCTCTCTGAGAGGAAATACTAAGGAAGTCTATCCGCACAAGAGAAAAGGAAGGTGAGAAAGAAACAGGGTTCAAACATGGTTCAGAATCAGGCTTCTCATTTTCAATGCGTTTTCAATATGGCTTTTCGGGGGTCCCGACCCACTCCGCCCACTTTTTGGCGCGAATCTGTGAGGTCGAAAGCGTGAACTCAAGGATCGCGCCGAGCCACACGCCTAGTTAGAGAGGGTTACGCCCCTATATAGACCCTGACCCCCCCTCATCCCCTGAGCGCGCGCCGAACACTCCTTCTAGCCTGACCTCACCCTTGAACGAGCCGAACACTCCTTCTAGCCTGACCTCACCCTTGAACGAACCGAGCCTCAAGCTGACCCCGCCCTTGAACGAGCCGAGCCTCAAGCTGACCCCAACCACCCCACATGACCTCCGAGCGCCAACCTGAGCCGACCTCTAGTCATCAGCTAGAGGAGAGGTCAGCTCAACCCCTCCTCTAGCTGATGGCTGAGCTAACCCCGAGCTGACCTGATTACTCCCTCACTCAACCCCTAGCCCTGATCCGACCTTGACCCCCTCCCCTGACAGAAAGGAGCGCCCCTCCCTCTCGCTTCTTTCTGTTGATCCCCTAGCTCGCCTGATCCTCTACGAGAAATAGGAATCTGTAGGTAACTAAGGGGAGTGAACTCATAAGGGAAGGGGCGCGTCAGCGACCCAACCTCGACCCTCAGCCTACCACGCCCTATCCGATCCCTCAGTGAGTCCCAACCGCGCCATAGAACGCGAGCAGATGCTCCACGTCCTCGATGAGTGCCTCCCTTGCACTCATCACTGTAGGTAGCTTCGAGAGG